AACGGCGTTGAGTTGTCAATAAACGTCACTTCTATCGTGGCTGAAATTGTTGGTCGCGCCGGCTGGACTCCTGGCAACGCCATAAAAATTGTCATGTATGGCGACAATGCTACAAACGATTCGGTCTGGCGACCGCCTAACACTTCCGTTCCAGGCACTCTTACTATTGAGTGGCGAGACACAGCCACCCCAACGCCCACCGCCACAAGCACTCCGACCAATACGCCGACACTAACATCCACACCAACACCAACCAACACACTAACACAAACCCCCACTACTACTCCGACAACTACTATAACCAACACTCCTACCTCTAGTACCATAGCAGTTACCCCTACCACGACAACTAGTTCTACTCCAACAATTACGCCAACTTCCAGTAGTATACCAGCTACACCCACTCCAACTACTACCTCGACTCCAACGCTAACGACCAGTATTACTCCCACTCCAACAAGCACACCGGCAGCAGCAGTTCCTATCAGTCCATTAAGTTTAGCAAACGGATTCCTTAGCGCACTAAGAACTGACACCGTTAGTGACAGCGAATTCCCTAACGCTGCATTGACCAATGGATATTTGAGTGTTTTAAGAGTCAACGACACAATTAGTGAAGCTGAATTTCCAAATGCTGTGTTAGCAAACGGGTATTTAGATATCTTGCGTAATGATTCTATTACATATAATACAGTTAATGCTCCCACAAATCTAACGGCAACTTCTGTTGAGTTAAATGTTATTTTGACATGGACAGCACCGAACAATATCAGTTCGTCTTTGATGAGCAACTATATAGTGGAGTATACGCCGTCAGGAGGTACGGCACAGACCGTCACTACCAACAGTAGCAACACCAGCTACACAATAACTGGACTAACAAGTGGTATATCTTATACATTTAGGGTGGCTGGTATGAATAATGGGAGTGTTGGAACTTACACGGATCCTAGTAACTCCGTGACAATTCCTAATATTCCAAGCGCTCCTCGAAATCTTACTGCATCGCCTACTTGTTGTGGGCCACGCATAAATGTAAATTGGTCCGCTCCGACAAGCAACGGAGGCTTTGCAATAACTGGTTATAGAGTACAAATTTCAGGCGGTGGCTTTTCTGTAAATCAAGTAGTATCTGGTACGTCTTTTGCGAGTCCTGATAATGGTAATTATGGTGGTTCCGCAACAGTTTCTGTTAGAGCAATAAACTCAGCGGGAGAAAGTCCTTTAACTAGCACAAATGTATCATGGGATTTTGGAAACTAATGAAAATTGATTATTTTAACACATTTATTGAAGAGACAACCCGTAAAACATTATTTGACTTTGCTGTTAATATGCAAAATGACTTTGTAAAAACTTCAAATAAAGACAGAAAAATATCCGGAGCCTTAGTTCTTCCAAAAGAAGCGATATCCATTCAAAAAGAATTAATAAATCTGTATAGTAAAATATGTCCAATTACCCCAATGTCATATTGGCATAAAGGCATAATGTGTTCTATAATGGAACCCAAATCGGAAATGCCTGTTCACTTAGACTCTAACTACAAAAAAGATGGCTTATCGGTTGTTGGCTTTAATCTATTAGTATCAGAATCAAATGTTGAAAACAATGTCACGGTTGAAGATCAGAAATACATTATGAAAACAGGAGATATGATGGCTTACCTCATTAGTGATTACTATCATGGTGTATCTCCTATAGGAAACGTTCCTAGGGTTATGTGGTATTGGCGTTTTTATGTAGACAAAAAAACTTGGGAAAACCGATAATAAATTTTAGTAAATAATACATACTTGTAAAAGGAGAATAAAATGGCAATTATAACATATGAAGGTTTTGAAAATTATAGTTCTTTTGATGCTGTTAAGAGTTATTTGAATTATACTAATTATGGAACTATGGGTTTTATTAGTTCAACAGATGCCAATGGAGTAACGCCAAGAAATGGCGGTAGTTGCATAAAATTCACTAATAGTACCAGAACATATCCTAGATTTTTAATTAAAAGTCCAAATAATGCTACCAACAGTAGCGGCGTTTTTGGTTTTGCTTGGTATCCAATATTACCAGCGGGCGGAGGTTGGGGAGACGTTACTCCTATAGCAACTATTGTAGATTCTGCTGGAAGACCTCATTTTTTTATTACAGTCAATAGTAATCTAAATATACAAGTAAGAGTGCTGAATACAACTTATGACGCAAGCTATCACTGTGCTGGTAATCCTCAACCTTATAATCATTCTAATTATCTTTGGAATGTTCCATCCTTTAATTATGAATGTGGCAAAGGTGGTTGTAACATTAATTATTATTTAACTGATTATTCAGGAAATTGTGGTGGTAATGAAAGATCAGATATAGCCCCAATGTCTGCTAATATTTTAAACTTACTAGGCTCAAGCAGCAGCTTGATTACCATGAATGCATGGAACTATATCGAAGTAAAGTATAGTCTCTCTTCATCAACAAACGGTTATATTCAGTTAAAATTAAATAGAAATGCTAATGATTCTACTTTAGATATAAATTCTCAAAATATTAAAACAACATTTCAGAGTTCTCCTTCCGCACAGGGTCTAGTTTTTGGCATACATTGGAGTAGAAACTCTGCTAATACAGCTTCTTTACATAATAGCGCTTGGACAAGTTATTTTGATGATATCTACTGGGCAGATCTAACTGGTTCTAATAATAATGATTTCCTAGGAAGAGTAAATTGCAAAAAGTTTAGTTATAATGAAGTTGCAAGTTATAATATGACAACACCAGCGAATAGTGGTACTGCTCTTTCTAATTTTAACGAGACTTTTAGTGGTATTGGAACCATATCAACAAGGAATTTAGGCAACGTTGTTGGTCAAACATTAGATGTTAAGAGTACAGGAGTTAGTAGTGAAACACTAAGCCCTATATTTGTTCGTCAATATGTTCATGGCTATAAAACAGAACCTAATAGTGATATTGCTATCGGAGCTACTAATGGAGCAAATAATATAGCCGTTACTGGTGTTGGCTTGAGTAATGATAGTATCAACGGAACATTAAAGTTTAGAGATTATGATAATGCTCCTGACGGTGCTGAGTGGACAAATCAAAAGATTGCAGATACAACATTTAAACACACTATAATAGCAAGTTGAAAAATATGAAGGGTGTTTGTGCAATATATAAAGGTAGGGCTTTAGCTTTAGTAACTCGTAGTGGTAGTCATGCTCTTATGAGCTTGATGTTGCCAGAGGTTTATGAAAAGAAAATACCTTCTAACCTAAAAGAAGATCGTTGGCATCCTATAATGAATCTACAGGGTTGGGATATTAGAAATGGTTTACCAGAATGTGAAGTTTGTTGTATGGTACGAAATCCTGTAGATAGATTCAGAAGCTCTTGTGCTAGACGGAATAAGACTGTTGAAGAAGGTTTGTTAGAAGACGAAGTTCATTTTTGGAGCATAGAAAGTATGGGGCTTTTAAATGACAAAATTAAATACTTTTTATTTCCAGAACAAATTGATGAATGTGCATTTTGGTTAGGATTACCAACACTAGCACCAAGATTAAACGAAGAAAAAGATGATAAGAAACCAGTTTTAAGCGAGAGCCAACTTAAATTAGTGGTTAAACAATACTATAGAGATAATGAACTATATAAAAAATTAAAGGAGAATTATTATGCCAAACAATTTTGATGGTCAGGTTTTACTAGTTCCTAATTTCCTATCACCAGAAGAAATTCAAGTTCTTAAGGACTGGACCAATCAAGCTGTAATTGATGGTCAGTTTGTTGATGGAATCACAGGAGACTGGAACAAGAAAGAATTTGATCGAACAAAGAAAAGACTTACTAACAGAATGAGTCAAAATATTAATTATCCAGAATTAGTAAAGACTTTACAGGAAAGAATTCGCCAAGTTGTTCCACTAACAGCAGAAGCTCCAGTTATTGAGGGGCATGGTAAAGACGGAGTTGTTGTGAGCGTAACATATAATGATGGTGATGTTTACAAGCACAAAGATCCTAGTGTTGGCGAAGGGGTTGCGGGTTTAAGATGCAACATTTTAGCCAGTAAAGCACAAAACGGTGGAACAATCCACGTTGAGGATAAGACTTATAATTTGAATGAGGGCGATATGATGTGCTATTTAGTAACTGAACTTTATCATAGTGTTGAGGTTTGTAACGGAGATAACCCACGAACACTATTTATGTTCGGATTTGTTGTTGATAAAGATAGCTGGAATAATCAAAATGGTGTATAATATAAAATATTGCCATAAAAATTGTATTATTTGCAAAGGGTTTATGTATGATTAAGCCTGGATATAGAAGTTCAGAATTTTGGCTAACCGTAGTTAGTTTCATATTTAGTGGCTTATATTTGATTGGTCTATTAGAGGATAATAGTCAAAAAGAAGACCTGATAGCAGAAACTAGTCGGGGAGTAGAAGCTGTCATATTGGTCATAGGACAACTATTAGTATTATATAGATATGTCAAGGGTCGTAATGAACTTAAAAAGGTATGGTGGGATACAGCAAGTCCAGAAGAAAGAAAAGAAGCTAATACCAGAAATGCTAGAACAAAAAAAACCAAACCCAAAAAAACCAAATCCTCAACCCTAAAGGGAAAAAACAATGTCAATAATAACAGTTAAACAATTAGTTAAATTAGAAATTGATAAATTAATTATACAAGCTAAGTTATCTCTCAATGAGGTAAAAACAGTAGCATTAGCTCAAGCCTGGAGAATATTACAATTAGCCGTAGCTAGTACCATTCAAGTAATAGAAAATACAGCTTTAGACTTAACTGGTAAAGATAAAAAAACTATAGCTATGGAATTATTAAGCGAATTTTATGATAAAGTTTTTATAATTATAGATATTCCATTTGTTCCTAATCTTGTTGAGCGTATTATACATAAGTATACTAAAGTATTTCTTATGATTTTAGTAAGCAGTACTATCGATGCTATGGTAACCACATTTAGAAATACTGGTGTTTTTGTTGATCGTAGTATTGATACAAATGCTTTTATGGAAGTTAGGCCAAAGATTTCAGAAAAATAAAAGAGGTTTACAATGAATTTTACAGAAAGTTTTGAACAATTTAGCAGCAAATTAACCACAACAGATTTAGCTTTATATGCTGGGGCTGGACTTGTACTATGGGTCTTATTCAAAGAAAAACTTAATCCAGTTCAAAAAATGATATCTGATTTATTAAATAGGGCTAAAAGCTCTATAAATAAACCTAAAATTGATGCTGTTGTTATTCCAGAAGTATCTCCTGTTATTGTGTCAGAAAGCAATAAAGAAGATGTATTTTTTAAACTAGTTGTAAGCTGGAAACAAACACGAGATTTGGCGGTAAAGAGTGGTTGTGTTGAGGCTGTAAAAGTGGCTGACCAAATGTTTCCGTTTTTAAGTCCTAATGTGTGCGGTAAGACTGAGGAGAAAGTATAATGAATAATGCAAAAGTATTATTAATAATTGGACTAATATTAGTTCTTCTTGGTTGGTTTAAACCTGATGTCTCATCAGTATTTCCTAATAAAAACACCAATGTAGACGTTATGGAACTAGCTGCTCCAACAGATGCTAATATCAAAAAAGAAGCAGACGAAGTAGTGGTTTTATTAAAAGGATATAAGTCTGGTGATAAAAGAGATTTTAAAAAATTAAGAGATTTATATTTAGATCTTGGTCGTTTAGTAGAATTGGACGGAGAAGATGAGGTTATTACTAGCACAGAAGAACTTCGTCAGGCTAATAAGCTGACAGGAGTAATGTTAAGGTTAGATATTAAAGGTAAGTATCCAGATCTAGCTAAAGAATGCAAAGACGTAATTGTTGCTGCTGTGGGTGATGATGCAATTAAACTATCTAAAGAATTAAGACCAAAAGGTGTTGAAGGTTTTAATGGTTTAGCCTGGAGCTTTAATGAGGGTAGTAAATAATGCCACGCTTTACTCCTAAAGAACTATACGATAATTATCGACAGGGCTACAATGGTTGTCTTTGGGAGCCCCATATATTCGATCATTTAATGGAAATTTCTAAATATCCATTATTCGGAGATGCTAGTAAGAAAGTTTCTGGAACAGGCAAAGGAAAGCTGTCTACTCCTTATAAAAGCGTATTAAAATTTGATAAAAACCCATATAATGAAAGACAAGTAACTGGTGACTGCCAAAATGGTAGCGATTTAGTATTGATGAGCGATGGCTCGTCAAAAGCAATTAAAGATATCAAAATTGGAGAGTATGTAATCAGCGCTCTCGGCAAGAAGAGAAAAGTCACAAACATTTTTAAAAAACCTTATCACAAAAAAATGGTGGAGTTAACCCTGTCTAATCATACTAAAATAGCTTCTACTCCAGACCACCAATATATTATAGATAATATATCAATGAAAACAAAGGCTATTGGATTACTAGAGATTGGAGACAGCGTATTTATGCCCCAGGTTGATTTTGAAGAAGATCATATTTTTGATATGACTAATTTCTATGATGGGAAAATTATAGATGAAAATACCGACTACAAACAACTGAGACTAGAACCCGTAGAGAAAGGATATATTAGAGCCAAAGGGGGTAGATGCCCAATTAAACGATATATTAAATTAGACACAAAATTATGTTGGCTTCTAGGCCTATATGCCGCAGAGGGGGGTGTTGATGGTGTGGATAATAAGATCGAAAGAATCACTTTCAACTTAGGCGGACATGAGGCTATTATCGCAGAACAAATTCGTTCTTACATCAAAGAAATCTTTGATATTGATACTCATATTTATCAAGTGCCATCAAAATCAACAGTTATCTATGCTAGAATAAATAGTGTATTTGTTGCGAATTTATTTAAGTATCTTGTTAATGGCAACACCTATACCAAAAGCTTAGGGAAACAATTGTTTGTAACTACTAAAAAAAATAAACTAGCCTTACTAAAAGGCTGGATTGATGGTGATGGCCATCAAGGTAAAATACAGACTTCTGCTTGTAGTGTTTCTAAAAATCTAGTATTGAATTTTGCCAAAATAGCTAATGATGTTAATCTTAATTTTTCTATTTTGAAAAGAGATATGTCTCATGATCAGAATAGACAAGATGCGTACGTTTTAAATTTAAGTGCTTCGTCGAGCAGACATATAGCTTGTGAAAAAACTAAATACATTACAAAAATATCTATGAAAAATACTATAGGTTCTATGATTAGAATCGTAGATATTAATATAGTAGAACCAGAAGAAAATTTTGTTTACTGTATAGAAGTTGAAAAAGATCATAATTTTATTTGTAATGGTATTGGTATCAATAACTGTGTAAGTCACGCAACGCGAAACGCTTGTGATGTTAGTCGAGCAGTAGAAATTGATGTTCATGCAGATAGAGAGAGTTGGATAGCTAGGGGCGCAACAGAGGGAATTTATGGTGCTCGTGGGCATGGTGGACAAGGCATGAGTTGTGCTAGAGCGGCTGAGTTTGTGAGTAAATATGGGGGTGTTTTAGTTAGAAAAAACTATAAAGGCGTTGTTGATTTATCTAAATACCAAGGAATGTTAGGTGCGGGCTGGGGAGGTCGTGGACTACCAGATCCTATTATAGATTTAGCAAATGACCATCAAATAAAAACAGTTAGTCTTGTAAGAACAGTAGAAGAAGCACGAGACGCTTTAGCTAATGGTTATGCATTAAGTGTTTGTTCTAGTTATGGATTTAGTAGCATACGAGATAAAAAGGGCTTTGCTAAGCAGTCTGGCTCATGGGCTCATGCTATGGCATGGATAGCATGTGATGACACTAATGGAGAACTAGCGTTCCTGATCCAAAATAGTTGGGGCAAATGGAACGATGGAGGACATCCAGATTGGGGTCCTATTCCAGATGGATCTTTTTTAATAAAAGCCGATGTGGCAAAGGGAATGCTTTCTCAAAACGGGGCCTACGCATTCAGTAATTTTGATGGTTTCCCAGTACAAAAACTACCAGATTACGGATTTGATTCTTATCTATAATTCTTAAATTATTTTAATGGTGTATTATAATAATACCTATTAGGAGTATTTTTATGAATCTTAGAGAGCGCTTACAAATACGCGGTTTAGTTAATCTAATCATTAGTGTTATTGAGCGTTTGGTTAATTTAATAATCAAACTATCTCCGAAACCTAAAGCCGATAATGTTCCTGTAAATAAACCTAGTCGTCCTAGACCTATTAAAAAAGTAGTTGATACTATAGACAATATAGTACCATTGCCTTGGAGAAAAAAAGATGAATAAATTAGTTTGTTCAATTTTATTGGCTGGCATATTCTTTTCTGCTACGAGTTATTATGGATCCACAACTGCTCCTGTTGTGCTTGTAGGGGGTATTATTAAAAGTAAACATATGGATGAGTCTCAAAAAAAATATAAAAGAAAAGACTGTCCGGTTTGCAAAGGCAAAGGATGGTATATGAGTGGTGATAATATTAAAAAAATAGAATGTGGTTATTGTGAACCTGAAGATGAATCTAAATCATCTGATCCTAATGTTAAGTGTGGTAAAGACTCATGCAAAACCAAGGTTATACACAAATGAATAACGAAGATCTTAAAAAAATTGCCCAAAAAATTATTAACAAAATGCCTAATAAAGATGAAAATACAGAAAAATTTGGTAGCGTTATAGCAATATTGATGGTTATTAGTATCATTTTAACGGTGGTTCGAGTTATACAAGAGTGTGAGAAAACCAAAATCAAATTATTTAATCGTCAGCAAAAATACGAATATTTTAGCGAACAAATTAGAACGCTAACTATGAAAAGATCATGGTTTACAAGAATGACTATTAAAAAAACCATCAGAAGAGAATTATCTAAAGAAGATTATAAAAAATATGGTGGCTATTTAATGAATGCTATTTTAGATACTGGCGAAAATTTAACAGAAAATGAAATTAAAACACTAGTGGAGGCAGCAAATGTTTAATATCTTAGTATGGTGTGTATATGGACTATTTGTTGGCAGCATAGCCAAAAGCGTTGTTCCGGGCGAAGAAAATTTCGGTTTCTGGAAAACTATAGTTCTAGGTGTTGCCGGATCATATATGGGTGGAGCTGTGCTATATATGCTTGGCAGTTATGATGCCGTTTCTCCTGCTGGTATAGTGATGGGTGTGGTTGGTGGAGTTCTAGCTCTAGTGCTTTATAACAAGCTGTCAAAAACTAGTCCTTGACCTAGGAACCAGAAGCTGTAATATATCTTATCGGTTGTCACCAAGCTTTCTCAATACCATCACTAATTTATACAAAAATGCTTAGACCATCATGGACAGATTATTTTTTGGGTTTGGCCAAGGTGGTTTCTCAGCGCAGTCATGATATACATACTAAACATGGTTGTGTTATTACTGATCAAAACAATAGAATATTAGGTGTTGGCTATAACGGTTTTCCTAGAGGATTAAGAGACCAAGAACTTCCAACAGAAAGACCAGAAAAATATTTTTGGATGGTTCATTCAGAAATCAATGCTCTGGCTAATTGTGTAGTTAGGCCAGATAATGGTATAGCTTATGTAACAGGTCAATGTTGTAATAATTGCATTATATCTTTGTGGCAGGAAGGTATTAAAACTGTCTATATGATAGATGATCATGGTACTTATTTGTTTGATGAAAATGCAAAAAAAAGATTCGATACTTTTGTTGAAATGAGCAATATAAAAATTCACAAAATAGATCCGGATCTTTCTTGGTTAAGTGGTGTTTGCGGTGTACTATGATCAATATAGTACCATGGTTCTATCGAAGAACTATCGGTTAATTCCAAAATATAGAAAGATTTTAATAATGTTATTTGATGAACAAATTAGTCGCAAACCCGACCACTACCCTTGGACCCAAGAATTCATAGAGGCTATGCATAATGGATTCTGGACTCATAGAGAGTTTAATTTTAGTAGTGACACTCAAGACTTTAAAGTGAATCTTACAGAACAAGAAAAACAAATTATTACCCGAGCACTATCCACAATAGGTCAACTAGAGATTAGTGTGAAAAAATTCTGGGCTAAACTTGGAGATAATTTACCCCATCCTAGTATGAATGATATGGGTTATGTTATGGCTAATGTTGAAGTTATCCATGGGGATGCCTATGAGAGACTGCTGGAAGTATTGGGTATAGATGATGCTTTTGAAGATATTTTACAATTAGATATTATTAAGGGGCGAGTTAATTATCTTAGAAAACATCTCCATAAATTTCATGACAATAATAAAAAACAATTTATTTACTCGCTCATTCTTTTTACTTTGTTTGTAGAAAACATAGCCTTGTTTTCTCAATTTTATACTATTAGTTTTTTTGGTAGATACAAGAATTTACTGAAAGACACTAATAAACAAGTTGAATATACTAGTAGAGAAGAAAATCTTCATTCTATGATAGGAATCAAGATCATAAATACCATTAAGCAAGAATATCCTGATTTGTTTGATGATGAGCTTAAGGCGAAGATAGAGCATGAGGCTAACGACGCCATTAAATATGAGTGTCAAATTATAGAATGGATAGTTAACGGATATACACATGAGAAACTTAATTCGGAACTTCTTAAAGAATTTATTAAGAACAGAATGAATGATTCTCTCCGGAAAATAGGATATGATTCAATTTTTGAAGTAGACGAGGCAACCATATCTAAAACATCTTGGTTTGATGAACAGGTATTAGGAAATAATATGACAGATTTTTTTCATAGCCGCCCAGTAGAGTATGCCAAGCACTCTCAAAGTTTCAGTGCGGAAGATTTATTTTAAGAACCCATTATAAGCTTTAGGATAAGATGACTAATAAAAAATATTACTGGTTAAATTCTCATAGTCGTATTTTTCTGGAACGAGGATATGTCAAAGAAGGAATTACTCCGGAAACTAGAGTTAGGCAAATAGCCGAAACTGCACAATCTATTCTAAATATAGATTCATTTGCCGATAAATTTGAAGACTATATGAGTAGAGGATTTTATTCTTTGGCTACTCCTGTTTGGACAAATTTTGGTAACGATAGAGGTCTTCCAGTATCATGCTTTAACTCGTATATTCCAGATACTATGGATGGCATTCTAAATAAAGTGGCAGAAGTTGGAATGATGAGCAAGCTTGGTGGTGGAACAAGCGGTTATTTTGGAGACCTTAGACATAGAGGAGCGAAAATTAGTGTTGGTGGTGAAAGTAGCGGGCCTGTTCATTTTATGGAGCTATTTGACAAAGTAGCAGAAGTTGTGTCCCAAGGATCTGCTAGAAGAGGGTCATTTGCTGCTTATTTACCCGTTGAACATCCAGATATAGAAGAATTTTTACAAATACGTTCAGAAGGCCATAACATTCAAAATATGAGTATTGGCATTACAATAACTGATGAATGGATGAAAGATATGGTGGCCGGTGATAAAGATAAAAGAAAAATATGGGCTAAAATAATTCAAAAAAGATTTCAAACAGGGTATCCATATTTACTTTTTTCCGACAATGTTAATAACAACGCTCCTCAGCCATATAAAGATAAAAGACTTAAAATAAAAAGCTCAAATTTATGTTCCGAAATCACCTTGCATTGTGATGAAGATAATTCTTTCGTGTGTGTTTTATCTTCTCTTAATCTATTACATTGGGATGAGATAAAGAATACTGATGCGGTGGAAACCCTTGTGTATTTTTTGGATGCAGTAAATGAAGAATTTATTCGTAAAACAATAGATAGTAAATTCATGGAGTCTGCTCATAATTTTGCTAAAAACCAAAGAGCGTTGGGTATGGGTGTTTTAGGTTGGCATTCTTTATTACAGTCTAAAATGATTTCTTTTGAATCAATGGCAGCTAAAAACTTAAATGTAGATATATGGAAAACTATTAGAGCTAGGTCAGACAAAGCTTCTATCGAAATGGCAGAAAAATTTGGCGAACCAGAACTGCTTAAAGGATACAACAAGAGAAATGTAACAACACTAGCAGTTGCTCCGACAACTAGCAGTAGTTTTATATTAGGACAGGTAAGTCCATCGATAGAGCCTTTAAATTCTAATTATTTTGTAAAGAAATTAGCTAAAGGTAGTTTTACATACAAAAATCCATATCTAAAAAAAATATTAAAAGAGAAGAATCAAGACAGAGAAGAAGTATGGAAAGATATTTTAGTTAGAGGCGGTAGTGTTCAACATTTAGATTTTCTAACTAAAGAAGAGAAAGATGTATTTAAAACATTTGGAGAAATTAGTCAAAAAGAAATTGTTATTCAAAATATACAAAGGCAAAAATATATAGATCAGGCGGTATCTTTAAATTTAATGATTCCGCCAAATTGCCCAGCTAAAGAAGTCAGTGAACTACTTATTTTTGGATGGGAAAATGGGATAAAAACATTTTATTACCAGAGATCATCCAACCCGGCTCAAGAATTAGCGAGAAGTATTTTAACCTGTAGTAGTTGTGAATCTTAAAATTTTTATATTACACCAATATAGTAAGGAAATTAAAAAATGGGCAGTGTATTTTTAGATCAGACAAACTTTATGGTGGCTTGTGATCAAACTGTTTGTGAATGGAATAAAAATCAGCTAGATATGTATCATACATTAATTAAAGAAGAATGTAAAGAACTACAAGAAGCTTTTGCTTCTGAAGATAAAGTAGAGATACTGGATGCTCTTATAGATATCATAGTAGTAACGGTTGGTGCAATTAATAGCATGGGTGCTAATGGCCAAGCCGCCTGGGATGAAGTTATGCAAACGAACTTTGCTAAAATAGATCCAGAAACAGGAAAAGTTAAAAAAAGAGAAGATGGAAAAGTATTGAAGCCAGATAATTGGATAGGGCCTAATTTAAAACCTTATGTTATATGACCATGGTGTATATACTAATACTAAATTGGTATAAATAACTCTATAGCAAAGGAACTCAATTGAGAAAAAACAACAAGTCTAGTAAGAAAAGATCCAAAGTAATCGATGCCACAAATATTCCACTAGAATCAAGTACTCCCATCTATAGAAACAGATTAAAGCCTAGAACAGACAATCAAAAAGAATATATAAGAACTGCGATAGAAAATACGATTACATTTTGTCAAGGATTAGCCGGTAGTGGCAAAACCCACATAGCTATCGGCATGGCGTTAGAATATTTGCTGGACGAAAAAGTAAAAAAAATTATTATTACTAGACCAATCTTGGAAGCTGGTGAAAAAATAGGTTATTTACCAGGATCAGCAGAAGAAAAATTACATCCTTATTTATTGCCAATTCTAGATGAAATCAATCATTTTATATCGCCAGCACAATATGCCACTTTAAGACTCAATAATAAAATAGAAGTTATACCATTGGGTCTTATGAGAGGCAGAAATTTTCATAATTCATTTATAGTTGCTGATGAATGCCAGAATGCATCATATGAACAATTAAAAATGTTAATAACCAGAATAGGACAAAATAGCAAAATGATTTTAACTGGAGATGTAAAGCAATCAGATCTTAATAGACATCTACAGGGTGGTTTTTCGCATATTATCAATGCACTAAAAACCGTAGAAGGCATTGGATATTCAGAACTACATGCTTCTGATATCGTTAGAAATCCTATTATAGCAAACATATTAAAGATACTAGATTCTCATGAGAATACAGGACCAGCATAGTAAGTGTTTATTGCTTAATGCGGATTATTTTCCTTTGAAGACCATATCATGGAAAAGAGCTATGGTATGGTCTATCAAATATAAAGACTCTCCAGAATATGGAATAGAAATACTTGATTATTATAATAATGAATATATTCGTGGTACCGGAGATAGACTTTATAAAGTGCCTTCTGTAGCTAAAACCATAAAATATTTCAATATATATAATCGTAAAATTAATTTTTCTAGAAATAATCTATTTATTAGAGACGATTTTACTTGTCAGTATTGCGGTATTAAGCTTGCTCAGTCTCAACTAACATATGATCACATTATACCAAAATCCAGATTCCTAAAAAACAAAACCTTATCGACGAACTGGACCAATATTGTAACTGCATGTAGACCATGTAACCATAGAAAAGCTAATAGAACACCGGTAGAGGCCGGTATGCAGTTAATAAAACAACCAATAGAACCACAATATGGATTAAAGTACTTGCCTTGGTATCAAGAGGCTTCTACTATAACTAACAATAGCACCTGGGAACCTTTTATAAAGAATATGCAAAATGTCTAATCATATTTTCACCACCATTAAATCTAATAACCATGAATCTTTTTATTGTTTAGCAGGTAAAGAAGATTTTGTAGATGAATCTGGATATCCTAGATTGTCGGACGCAGACAACACTAATATAGCAGCTAAAATTATACAAAATAAAAAAGGTAAACATTTTAATGATACCGCTTCATACAATAGTTATTATATTAAATGCAGTCCAAATAATACTCTTTATAATCCGATAGAACTTCATTCTATTAAAGACACTAAAACACAGTACGGATTTATAGATAAAACATGTAAAAATGAATGGTCTTTTAAGCAAGTTGATCATCATGTATTCTATAAATATTTAACTTTTTTACAAACTAAAAATATTTCTTGGCTAAACGATGCTGAGCGTGAATTAAAATAATATGCCAACCTATACATATTGTTGTGATAAATGCACACGAAAATTTGAACTGTTCTATTCATATACGGAATACCAGAGTTCTCCATTGTGCGTTCAATGTAAATCGTCGGATACATATCGGTCATATAGTGATGATTTATCCAATGCTATATGTAGCGTAAGAAAACACTCTAGCGAATTAAAAACAGTAGGAGACTTAGCCAATCGCAATAGAGATAATATGAGTGATGATCAAAAAATTGAATTATATTCTAAGCATAATTCTTATAAGGACAATTCCGACAGCAAACCACTGCCGAAAGGTATGAAAAGAATTAAAAAATCGAAAACTAAAAATAAATGGATCTAATATATGTTAGAAGATAAAACAGAACAAAATAATCAAGACCCGCCAGATCGTGAATTCTTAGAAAAAATGTTGGCTGGAGTAGCCCAACAATACGGAAGTTCCGATCTTCATAGACAAATACAGATTAACAATCAAAAACTTATCGATTGTAGGCACGAAATTGTTATGTCATTAACAGCTTTTGTTTATCAACAAGACGATGAGGGCAAAGATATAGCCGCCGCAGAAATTTGTAGAAAAAATTTTCATATTCCGGTACCAGCCAACCACGACTATCATGATTATATGAAGAGTTTTTTTGGTTTCTTAGAAAACTGTATATCCGAATCCGCAACATCCTCAGACAATAAAGGGTTATGATAATGAATGAATATATTTTTAATCCTAATTCTACAAAAACCCTAGTATCTACTACCAACGAATACTATTGTGTTAAAGATAAAGAAGACTTTCTAGATAATGGTGGACTGCCTAGAAAAAATCAAGACAGCGATGATGTACTGGCTAAAAAAATTATAAAAGACGGAGGTCAGCCACAATACTATATCAAAGTTTCTAACATTAATAAATTATATAATCCTGTGAATGTAATACAGGAGGAGAAGGCCTATAGTTTTCTAGATAATGTTTGCAGACCATCGGACAGATTTAAGTCTGTTAATAGTAAGGTATTCGATTTGTATTTAAACTTTTTATCAACAAAAAATACAGCATGGTTGTATAAAGCAGAAAGAGAGATGATATGATGGCTAAGCTAAATAAAACACAAATATATGCTATATATTGGTTAAACAGTCAGAATAAAGATATAGATTTTATTTCTAATGATCTTAATATTACAAATAAACAAGTATCAAATATTCTAAGTAAGAATATAGATACTTCAGTTAATGACAGCAGTGCTGTTATTAATAATAATGCTAAGAATCTAATGATAACCCATACTTCTGGTCAAAAAGCTAATACAGTGGCAATTATGACTAAAGATGCTTCTTCTCTTGGAGATAAAATTAAGTCAGAAAGCGTGTCTATAAATAATAGAAACGATAGTGCTATTTTTAGACCCAAAAAGAACAAATGAAATTTCCATCTAGATACTCTAATGGTAAGGAAGTATCAGCAGCTCAGTATATTACTGAACTTATTTGTGAACACCAAGCTAAAAGAAATCAATTAGATTTACATTATAGATTCTGGGTAAGTCCAGAATGGTCGAAATATTATAGAAATCAAATAGCATCAGCAAATAAGTTAGTAGTACAATATCATCCAAAAGCTATTGTAAGAGCACTCAACGATAAGAGAGCAGAAAAAATATATTCCTTACGGGCACCACACCTACTACCTATTATACAAGAGTACCAGAACCAGATTGAAAATGAGAAATCTTCACCAAAACACGAATCCCTTATAGAGCGTAAAGAAAAACCTTCTCACAGACAATCGCATAATAAAACTAATATTTTTTCAAAACTTGAGGAATTAGATAATGAGCCTTAAAGAAGACGTAATTAAAAACTTTGGAGATGAGATCATACTATCTGGTAGCGCTTTAGTCGATAAAAATGTTGTAGTTATACCAGTAAGCCCATCTCTAGACATAGCTTTAAATGGAGGCATACCAGAAGGTAGTTTTGTGATTCTAACTGGTCAGCCTAAATGCGGAAAACTTCAGAGATTAACAGATTTGATTTATACTCCCAATGGTCCAAAAATGATTGGATCTATCCAAATTGGAGACCTAATATGCAATCCTTATGGTTCGGTATCTAGTGTTATGGGAGTGTATCCTCAAGGTAAAAAAGATATTTATGAAGTAAAATTTAATGATGGATCAAAAACTTACTGCGGTTTAGAACACAACTGGACTGTAGCAAAAAATGACAGGACAACTAATTATGTGACCATGACATTAGAAGAAATTCTAAAAGATGGACTAAGATATAGCGACAGATGGAAATGGAAAATTCAATTGACTAAACCTGTTTATTTTACACAAAAGAAAAAACTCTGTATTGATCCATATATTCTAGGATGTATATTAGGAGATGGTGGAATAACGAATAAGACTCCAAAAATTACATCCTCGGATACTTTTGTCATAAATAAATTTAAACAGTTTTGTCAATCCAGAGGCTTATCTCTTAAGCATATTGCTAATTATGACTATAGAATAAGTAGCAAGAATACAAGGAATATATTGGTTAGAAATACAGTAACTAAAGATCTAAAAAAACTTAAATTGATGGGCTGTTCTTCTCATACAAAATTTATACCTAATATATATAAATATTCCTCTATTAATAATAGATGGAAACTTATAAGAGGATTGATGGACACCGATGGTTACAATGATAATGGCTTAAGAGCTGAATATAGCTCGGTATCTGAAAAACTAGCGAATGATGTTAGAGAAGTATTAGAAAGTCTTGGATATACTTGTAATATTACAAATAGATCTACGTCGTGTAACGGCAAAACATTCTTATCATATAGACTACATATTCATGGTAATAATATTGATAAATTATTTAATTTACCAAGAAAAAAGAGCGGAAACAAAAGAAAAAAACCAGAGCTATTTAGAACCATAATAGAGGTTAATAAGATTGGTAAAGAAGAATCTGTTTGTATAGAAGTAGATCATCCAGAAGGTCTCTATTTAACTAATAATTTTATAGTTACACATAATACCACAACAAGTCTAGATTTTGCGGCAACAGCACAAAAAAAGGAATATGCTAGTGGATCTTTCAAAGAAGGTAGGCATGTGTACTATCTAAATATCGAAGGTAGACTTAAGAAAAGAGATCTTGAAGGAATAGATGGTTTAGATCTGAGTCGCTTTGAAATTATAGGTTCTCAACAAGGTAAGATTCTTCATGGTGAAGAATATTTGCAAATTGCTGAACGTATTATTAATGAGGTTCCCGGTTGTGTACTAATTATTGATTCTTATTCAGCTTTATGCACAGAAGCAGAGATCACATCTGATATGGATAAAATGCAAAGAGCTGACGGTGCCAAACTATTAGCTAAGTTCTGTCGTAAAGTAGCAAATGTTATTCCGGTCAATAAAAATATAGTCATAGGTATTACTCACTTGATGGGAAATCCCACCGGATATGGAGCAGAATTTAAAGAGAAATCCGGCCAAGCTATAGCATATCAAACTGACATCAAGCTAAGAGCCAAAACTTTTAAACCATGGCTTCTAGGGGCAGATAATACGCAAATAGGACAGGAAATAGAGTGGCAAGTGGTATGCTCTGCTCTAGGACCACCAGGGGCTGTAACCACTAGTTATATAAGATATGGTCAGGGAATAGACAAATGCACAGAACTTATTAATTTAGCTTCTGATGTTGGCGTTATTCATAAGGGTGGTGCATGGTACACTATTACTGTTGTGGACGATAAGCCTAAATTTCAAGGAACAGAAAAAGTTAGACAGTATCTATTGGACAATATTAAATCATATAATCAAGTACAAAAAGCAGTTAAAGAGGTGTTGGGAATTAAATGAATATTATTGATTTGGATGGCAATAGACATAACTGGAATCTTACGGGGAATATTGCTAAAGCTAGAATACACGATAAATCATCTTTCCACTTAGTCGCCAGACAATTATTAATAGAAACATATCCAACTTTACAAATTTTAGAAGAAGTACCAATACAACTTAGAAAATCAGAAACATTATATCTAGATTTTTTCTTGCCACTAATAAAGACAGCAATAGAAGTTCATGGACAACAACACTATGAATTTATTCCATTTTACCATGGCAATAGAATGTCATTTTTAAAAGCTCAAAAAAAAGATAGAGAAAAAGAGGAGTGGTGCCTACTCAATGGATTAAAATTTGTTGCATTGCCGTATAATGAAACAGTAGATCAATGGAAAAATAAAATCTATGAACAACAAAACATCTAAAGAAGAATTGCATCACTGGGATAAAATCTTAGACGAATATGAACAGAGCATATCAATGCCGTCCTATAATAATATAGGAGGAGTTCCAGAAACAGAGATAAATAATTATTTGAGTATGAGTAGGGATGAGTTAGAAAAATTATCACCAGAAGATTGTGCTCAAATAGCGTATAGATTATCTCAGTTTTCTTTCCATATTCAAAGAACCCTTAATAGAGAAATAGCCAGACATAACTGGTCAGAAGAAACCATTAAAGATACTATAGCCGATGAGATCAATAATTACAAGGGATATGGTTATATCGAGAAGTCTTTGCAAGCTATAAAACATAATGATAAAGCTAACTCATTAAATGCTATAAAAAAATATGCCAAACAAAGAATAGATAGACTATCTTATATAGCTAATTCTCTAAAAAATTTATCCGATATTATGCTTAATATACAAAAAACAAAGGTGAAACATGGATCCTAAAGAAATATTAAACAATCCCGAACAGATCAGAAATTTAATAGCGGTATTACAGGCTCTACTGCCAACGAATAATGATGATGACGATCATGATAATGATCAAGTCCACACACCAACACCAGATCCCGTAGAAACCAAGTCTCGTACACATAATATCAAAACTAAAACTAGACGCAGAGTTGGTAGTGGTAGCAATGATACTACAAACAATATCAATAAATTTGACCAGATGACCGAGGCTCGCATGCACAAAGATGACGGACAAATAGATAAACTTCTTAGTAAGCATCCTCCAGTAGCTAGAATGAGAGATTTTGAGCCTATGGATGTTGTCTGTAGGGTGTGTGGAAAAAAAGAAACTGTAAGTCCCACCCTTGTGTTCGAGGGCGCTTCACGCTATAAGTGTAATAACTGTTCCACGCAAGCAGGATGAAAGAATTCATTTTATGATTTTATGTGATCCGTCAGCAGAAAGAGCTGTACTTAGCGGCATACTCAAATATGGAGAGGATGCCTTTTTCGACATATCAGACATAGTAAAAGAATCTACTTTCAGTATTGATAGTAACCAAATCTTATTCCGATGTCTTAAGAATATCTGTGATAAAACACCAAAACCTACTATAGATATAGCATCAGTCTATTCTTCTGCCCAAGAGTTGGAGCTATCTCATGTTCTATCTAAGAAAGAGGAAGCCCAACACTTAAAAGCAATTTTTGATTTTCCAGTACATTTAGAGAATGTTAGAAAATTTGCTGGTAAAATTAAGAAATTAGAAATTGCTAGAATGCTTCATAAAGAAATGGAGTCTATTCAGGAGCAACTATTGGACGTAAATGGTAGTGAATCTTTATCTAATATTATTAGTATAGCAGAAAATGCTATTTTTGATTTTACTGGATCTCTCTCCAATGACGATACCGCTCCTGCGGCAATGTCAAAAGATATTGATTCTTATATGGAGTATTTACAAAGTAATAAAGTAGATCAAATAGGTATATCTACAGGTTTTCCTGCGTATGATCAGGCTATAGGAGGAGGACTACGAAAAGGAACAGTAAATGTTATTGCTGCCAGACCAAAAGTTGGTAAAACTTTGTTATCAGACAATATGGGTTATCATATAGCTAGTAAATTACAAATTCCTGTATTAAACATGGATACAGAAATGACTAAAGAAGACCATGTTCATAGAATACTAGCAATGTCTTCCGAAATAGAAATTTCTAAGATTGAAACAGGTAAATTTACGGACACACCCAGTAATCTTAGTAAGATCCAAAAAGCAGTTGGAGATTTGAAGAGCAGTAAATTATTTCATAAAAGTATTGCCGGAAAATCTTTCGAAGAACAACTATCTTTAATGAGAAGATGGATTATTAAAGAGGTTGGACTAAACACAGACGGCACAGCAAAAGACTGTGTAATTATATATGATTATTTGAAGCTTATGGATTCTGCTGGATTGTCTCAAGACATGAAAGAGTATCAAATACTAGGATTTATGATGACTTCGTTACATAATTTTGCTATTAAGTACAAAATACCAATATTAGCTTTTATTCAATTAAATAGAGACGGCATAACAAAAGAGAGCACTGATACTGCCTCTGGCTCTGATAGAATTATTTGGCTATGTAGTAATTTTACTATTTTTAAGCGCAAATCCGATGAAGAAATAGCCGAAGACGGATCAGAGTCTGGTAACCGTAAACTAGTACCATTAATTAGTCGTCACGGAGGAGGCTTAGATGATAACGATTATATTAATTGTCATATGAAGGGCTGGTGCGCTAAGATTACAGAGGGTAAGACCAGATTAGAACTTATGAATAATACCAAGTCCAATAAAGGCGGATTTATAATTAACGATGATAATATCAATGAACAAGAAGAAATCCCGTTCGTATGATCAAGCACAATTAAAAAATCTATCAGATTTATTGTGTGATGATATTGAAAACCTATTGAATAGTTTAGAGATACAAGACTTTAAACTAATGGATAAAATGGTTTCTATGTCTTGTCCTATTCATGGGGGAGACAATGGTTCAGCATTTAATCTATACCATCAAGGAGACTCTTATAGAGGCAACTGGAAATGTAGAACACATAATTGTGAACAAATTTTTAAATCTTCTATCTTAGGTTTTATTAGAGGCTGTTTATCTAGAAATGAAGGATGGTCTAAGCTAGGAGACCCAATAGTATCTTTTAATCAGGCGCTACAATACGCTATAGATTTTTCTAAATATGATCCGGCATCAGTTAAAATATCCAGAAAACATAAAGAAAAGTCTGCTTTTGTTAATACTATTAAGCACGTTGGGGACTCTTTGCATAAAGAACTCAACACTTCAAACGGCAATATTCCAAAAATACCTAGACAGTCTGTAATAAGAGCATTAAAAATTCCTTCATCATATTTTATAGACAGAGGTTTTTCGTCCGAAATATTAATCAAATACGATGTGGGAGATTGCATAGATACAACCAAAGAAATGTTCGATAGAGCAGTAGTGCCTGTGTATGATACTTCCGGACAGTTTATGGTAGGATGTACAGGACGAAGCGTTTTCAATAAACATGAAGCGTGTGGTTGTTATCATAATGTGAATAAAGATTGTCCACGAGACACAGATCAGTGGAAGCACTCTAAATGGAAACATAATAAAAACTTTAAGACACAAGATCATTTATATAACTTTTGGTATGCTCAAAAATATATAGAAAAATCTAAAACGGTTATTATTGTAGAAAGTCCGGGCAATGTTTGGCGTCTCGAAGAAGCAGGAATACATAATTCGGTAGCAATATTTGGATCATCTATGCATCAAAAACAAAAGATGCTGCTCGACATATCTGGAGCAATGTCTATTATTACTATAATGGATAATGATGATGCTGGCAGGGCGGCTGCGGCAAATATAGAGTCCAAATGCAGTAGAACATATAATGTATACCATTTATCTTTAGAGCATTCAGATGTTGCCGAAATGACTGTAGATGAGGTAAAAAATATTATTATTCCACAACTAAATATTCATGAAAGTATTATATGCTAATATTGGGAATTTCTGGACGCAAACAATCAGGGAAAACTACTACAGGTAATTTTATTTTATCATTATATCTGTCTAAACTACAATTTAGTGACAAAATATATATAGACGATTATGGTCAACCAGTAGTATCTGATATACTTGGCAATGCCGCCTACAGCGGAGTATTTGACCCTAATAATCTGCCACAAGACGATGATACAAGGTATCTTGTTTCTAAACTAAATAGCCAGATCAAGATTTATAATTTTGCAGATATCTTAAAGACCGATATATGTATAAATATACTAGGACTAACTAAGGAACAATGTTATGGATCAGATGACAAAAAAAATGAATTAACAGATATGTTTTGGGAAGAAAAACAATTGTCTTGTAGGGATGTAATGCAAACTGTTGGTACTGATATATTTCGTAAATTAGATCCTAATGTTTGGGTAAGATCCACCATATCAAAAATTATGAAAGAATCGCCCGAATTAGCATTAGTTACAGATTGCAGATTCCCAAATGAAATAGAAGCTATAAAAAATGTTGGCGGAAAAGTTCTTAGATTAACAAGAAATCCTTTTAATTCTGATCATATTAGTGAAACTATCTTAGATAAAGACAAGTATGATTGGTCTAATTTTGATTTTGTAATAGATAATGACAAAATGTCTTTGTATGACCAATTAGTAGAAACCAAACAACTTTTGGAGCAAATATTAGATATATGATAATTACATATTTTCGTAGTTCTAGCTATAATACACACAGTATGTGTGAACAACAATTCTTTGCAGAATATGTTTTAGGTTGGCGTGGTCCATCCGGACAAAAAGCAGACAAAGGAACTATTGTACATAAGGTACTAGAAATACTAGCGATTATTAGAAAGTCCGAACAAGACAAGATCGATACTTTTGAAGATGATGTTGTAGGCACAGTATCAATACATAACTATAATTTAAATACAATCATAGAAAAAGTATATAAATACTATACAGAAAAAACAACACACCATAAGTGGTCAATCAAAGATTATAAAGATTGTCATGCGTGGGTTTATAAGGCGATAGAATTTAATAATGGGATGTTTGATCCTAGAAACAGAAATATTCTGTGTCCAGAGCAGCATTTTGATTTTGAAATTAAAAAACCTTGGTCCAAATACTCGTATAATATTGACGAACAAACAATAGAAGGCAATTTAGCTCTCAAAGGCACAATAGATTTGATTACATTAGTAAATGATAATACCATAGAAATTATAGACTGGAAAGGATTACCAATAAACACTTCTTTACCAACACCTAATGGATGGACAACTATGGGAGAAGTTTTGGTGGGAGATAAGGTTTTTGACCAATATGGTCATCAATGTTCTGTTATTGGAAAATCTAAAGTAAAAACCAAAGATTGTTATAGAATAACATTTGATGATAAAACATCAGTAGTTTGTGACGATGAACACTTATGGAAATTGAGTAGTGGAGAAACAGTTTGTGTTACAGAACTAAATAATGGTGATACTATAAATGTTTGTAAGCCATTAATTTGTGATGATATTGAATTACCAATAGAACCATATTTATTAGGAGTATGGCTAGGAGATGGGAGAAATAGACAGTGTGAACTGAGTGGAAATGATATAGAGATTTTTGAAGAAATAGAAAAGCGTGGATATAAACTTGGTAAAATATGTTCTGACAAAAGATCCAATAATAAAACTGTAACAGTTTTGAAAACGAAAGATAAATTACGCTCACTTAACTTATTGAATAACAAACATATTCCAGAAATATTTTTTAGAGCCTCTTTTAATCAAAGATTAGATTTATTGAGAGGACTTATGGATACTGACGGAAACATTAATACAAAACGAAAGCAAGCGGTCTTTACGTCTTGCAATAGAAGATTATCTAATGATGTTAAACACCTACTCTTAACACTAGGACAAAGACCTAATCAAAGCTTTATAAATAGAAATACTAATTTCAAAAATGATGTTAATATTTTTCCAATAGCATTTAGGCCAATAAATCTAAATCCATTTTTACTATCCAGAAAAGCGGACAAAGTTGATGTTAATTGGGGGTCTGGCAGATCTAGTGTTAGACGAATAGTAAGTATAGAAAAATCTATAACACAAAAAACTCAATGCATATCTGTAGATAGTCCAGACAATACTTATTTATGTACAGAAAATTTTATTCCAACACATAATACAGGCAGAAGATTAGATTGGGCCACTGGACAGGAAAAAACTATTGAAAAACTGGAAAAAGATCCTCAGCTAAGAATCTATCATTATGCTATCAAACACTTATATCCTCATATCGAGAATATTATGTTCTCTATTTATTTTATTAATGATGGCGGTCCATTCTCTATATGTTTTCACGATAAAGATTTGAATGATACCGAAAATATGATTAGGCAAAAATTTGAAGCTATTAAGTCTACTAAAAAACCTAAACTAAGTAAAAGTTGGATGTGTAGTAAATTGTGTCATTTTGGCAAAACAACATTCCAAAATACTCATATTGAGCCTATCGTAGAATACAGAGATGGACAAGCATGCGGAATTGGGCAGTCTATGACCAAATGTGAGCAAATTAAACACGATCTTGACTTATATGGTATCGACACTACAATGGGTCTGTACAAACATCCCAATCACGTCATAGGTTCATATAAGGCTCCCGGATCGGTATGATTAAAAATTATTCTGTATTGCACTGCCATTCTCACTACAGTCTGTTAGATGGTATAAGTAAGCCACATCAAATTGGAGACAGATGTACTAGCATAGGAGTATCGTCTTGTGCTATTACTGATCATGGATCAATTTCTGGTTGTGTTCAATTTTATCAGGCTATGAAAACAAGAAAAATAAAACCTATACTAGGATGTGAACTATATATCAGTACTGATAGTGCTACTAATAAGACTAAAGACAATAGTAAACTAAGTCACTTTCTTATTATAGCTAAAAATTTATCTGGATGGCATACTTTGATCAAAATAGTATCCGAATCCAATAAAGAAGAATATTTTTATCATAAGCCAAGATTAAGCATGGATATATTGGCTGATTTGTTAGATGGCAATATTATAGGCTACTGTGGACATTTAGGATCCACATTATCAGATCTAGCACACCATTCTGGTGGAGATATTAAACAATGTTCTGACTATATCTACAGAATGAAAGAAATATTTGGTCCTGAAAATTTCTTTTTAGAAGCACAATTAATGGATCAAGAGTTTAGTCCAGAACAAAAAGATATGACCGACTTTATGAGAAATCTATCTCATAAAACACAAACTAAAATTATTGCAACTCCGGACGCTCATTATTGTGAGAAAAAAGATGCTATTGATCAAAGAATTTTATTATGTAATAATCTAAAGACGACATTAATAGATATCAATAAGAAGATTTTGGCTGGTCAAGATGTGCCTATGAGCTGTTTTTTTAAATCAGAAAATTTCCATATTCCAGACAGTATCGAAATGAATGGATGGCATACGGAAGAAGAAATAGAAAACACTAACTACATTAGTAGTATGTGTGAGGAATACGACATACTTAATAAGCCTATGTTGCCCACTTTTCTATGTCCAAATAATAATGCTCCGGATGAATATTTAAGACAATTATGTCGTAATGGATGGAAAGATAAAATAAAAGACGTTATTCCAGAATCAGAACATCACATCTACATAGATAGAATCAAGTTTGAATTAGACATTTTGCAAAAGGCTGGTCTGTCTAGCTATTTTCTTATTGTTCAAGATATTGTCGAATATGTTAAGAATAATAACTGGTTACCTGGACCAGGACGAGGTAGTGCTGCCGGTTGTTTAGTCTCTTATTTGATAGGCATTACACAAATTAATCCGATCAAGTATGATTTATTATTTGAACGATTTTATAATGAGGGCAGAAATACCGCCGATCACATATCTATGCCAGATATAGACGTAGACGTACCAATTAATAAAAGAGAATATGTTATAGACTATATTAAAGAAAAATATGGTAGAGATAAGGTATCGCAAATGATTACTTTTAATACTATGAAAGGTAGAGGTGCTCTCAAAGAGGTACTTAGAGTATATGGTAATATTTCTTTTGAAGAAATGAATAGAATCACCAAATATATACCAGACGAGTCTAAAATAGCAGACGAGCTGCAAGAAATGAAGGAAGATACCGGAGAGTCTTCTATTATACGGTGGGCGTTAGAGAATAACGTTGACAAACTCAAAGAATGGTGCTATATATCTGATGACGGTTCTTTGGCGGGTCCATTGGCAAAAAGATTTGAACAAGCCATACGTCTTGAAGGCACTAAATCTAATCAATCTAAACATGCAGCCGGTGTAGTTATTAGTAAAGAAAGTCTTGGTTCTGTGTGTCCTATGATCTACGATGCTAAAAATAAGCAAAATATCGCGGGTATGGAAATGCAGGATTTAGAGAGCCTTGGTTTAATCAAGTTTGATATATTAGGAGTAGCTATGTTGGATAAAATTATGGCCGTATCAGAAACTCTTAAAAATGGAGAATAATCATGGAGAGAACTTTTAAAGAATTAATTGTTGGTACAAAGTTTACTGTAAATAATGTGGAATATATTAAAACAGAACCGGTAAGAGTTAGTTGCTGTCGATCTATCAACTGTCAAGTAGCTAACGATCCCGGTCAAAAAACCTTTTTTCCAGATGAGGCTGTAGTAACTATCAATGGCTAATTTCCAAAAAATTTGTGTTTTTGATTTAGAAACGGATGGGTCTAATCCAGATATTTGTAGTCCAGTGCAGATAGCTGCCGTAATGGTTGATCCTGTTAGATTAGAAATCATAAAAGATTCAGAATTTAACATTATGATTAAACCAGATGCTTTAGAAAATGACTCAAGCTATAATTACGGAGATTCTGATATATTGGACTTTCATGCCAAGGTTAGGTCATCTACAAAAGACAAGATCTTGGCTAGTTGGCTAGAATATCCGAAGCAAGATCACAGTTGGAATATGTTTGTTTCATATTTAGATATGTATCATATTAGATCTTCTAATAAAAGTTGCTTTACTGCACCTATTGCAGCCGGATATAATATCAATAGATTTGATTTACGAATTACAGAACGACTGAGTAAAAAATATAACAATCTCAATAAAGAAGGCAGGTCCTCTCTATTTTATCCTAGAGACGTTATAGATATCATGAATCTTGTCTTTTATTGGTTTGAAGGAAATAACGAACTCAAAAACTATACTCTAGATAATCTTAGAGATTATTTAGGAATAAATAAAGACGGGGCGCACGATGCTTTAAAAGACGTACAAGATAGTGCTAATATTTTGATTCGTTTTTTAAAGCTACATCGCAATATGTCTAAAAAAATTAAGTTCAAATCTTCTTTTAATCTATAGGATTTATGTCAAAAAATTTAGTATTTGATTGTGGGTGTCAATTCAAGGTTCTTGATGATGCTACGAATAGTAACAATCCTAAAATATTGTTTTCTCCAAAAATATCAGATATTAGTTTGGAGTGTTCAAAAACATGGGAATTAATTTCAGAAGGTAACACTAAGGGTTGTTTTCAACTAGAGTCGCGGTTAGGACAAACCATGGCTCGTAAATTAAAGCCACAAAATATTGAACAGTTATCTGGTTTAATAAGTATTCTAAGGCCGGGATGTCTAGAGGCACATAGAGACGGTAAAAGCGTATCGAATCATTATATCGATAAAAAAAATGGTCTTGAATCTATAGACTATTTTCATCCTGCTTTAGAGCCTATCTTAAAAGATACATATTCAGAAATGATATATCAAGAACAAGCTATGTCTATAGCCAAAGAGCTAGCCGGTTTTGATCTGAAAGAAGCAGACAATCTTAGAAAGGCGATAGGCAAAAAACAAGCAGATAAAATGGCTAAGGTAAAAAAACAGTTTATTGATGGAGCCAAGACTAATGGCAAAATAACAGAAACAGATGCGGAACAAATCTTTGAATGGATAGAAAAATCCCAAAGATATTTATTTAACGCTAGTCATTCTATTAGTTATGCAATGAATGCTTATCTATCTTCTTATGCAAAAGCGCATTTCCCCAGAGTATTTTTTGCATCATATCTAAGATTTGCCAAAGACAAAATTGATCCGCAACAGGAAATCAAAGAGCTTGTTAGAAATGCTGTTGAAATGGATATTGTTGTTAACATACCAGATTTTAGAAATCTGAATCGTTGTTTTATTTTAAAAGACAATTATATCTATTTTGGACTAACTGATATTAAGGGGGTTGGGGATTCTGTTTATAATAAAATTATAACATTAGCAGACCAAAGGAACGTTAATGAGTTGTCCTGGACGCAGATTTTATCTAGTGTGCTATTAAATATTAATTCTATTGCTAGCAAAGCCTTGATTAGTTCTGGTGCATTTGATTATTTTAAGAAACACAGAACAGAGATGCTTTTTGAGTATGATATATGCAGTAATTTAACAAAGAAGGAGATGATAAGTTTCATAGAACTAGCTAAAACAGAAACCTCTGTACAAAAAATTCTACAATATATCCTACAAAATAATAAGCTAATTAAAAATCGTAAACTAGCTTTTCAAAATTATGTGCATTCGTTGATTAGTCCTCCTTATTCTTTAACAGACAAGATAGAGTGGTTATCTGATTCGGAAAATGCTCTGCTAGGCGTTGCTATTACATGCTCTAAGTTAGATGTATATGACGTATCCTCTGCGAATTCTAATTGCAAAACCTTTAAAACATCATACGCAAATAATAATATTATTATAGCTGGAGAGATTAGTAATATTAATATTGCTAAAACTAAAACAGGTAAAAATCCTGGACTAGAGATGGCTTTTATAACTATTGATGATCAATTTGGCTCATTGGATTCGGTAATATTTTTCCCAGAGCAATTTGCTAAATATAGAAACTACTTGTATCCTGGAAATGTATTGGTTTTTTCTGGCAATAAAACTAAGTCTAAAGACGGCTTGGTAGTAGAAAAATGCTTTGAACCAGCAGCTTGACACTGATCTCGTTCGGCCTATTATAAATCGTTGTGTGACCTTTTTAATTTTTAAACGGAGATTTGATATGAATATTACATTGCTTAGAGGTAATTTAGCTCGTGATCCAGAACTAAGAGTAGTTAATACTGGAGGCAAGCAAACATCTGTTGTTAATTTTACTGTCGCAGTTAGTCGAGAGTATACTAAGAACAGCGGAGAAAAAGATAAGATTACCTCTTTTATTAATTGCGAAGCATGGGATAGCGGTGCAGATATGATCGCAGAATCGTTCAAGAAAGGCGATCTAGTAATGATTGAAGGATCATTAAGAAATGATACCTGGGAAAAGGATGGTGTTAAGCATAGTAGTCTTAAGGTTAGAGTTAATAACTTTTCCAAGATTACTCGTTTGACCAAGGGGAACAAGCAAGGACAAACACAAGAGCCAGTGGCTTTTTAATCATATCTAATATAGTCTTAAAGAATCGAGAAATGTGGGGGTTGAAATATACCCCCATATTTTTATATCTATGAAATCTAATAAGCTAAAAATTCTATTGTGTTCAGAAGCCAGCTTTATTAATTCTGGTTTTGGTATCTATGCCAAAGAACTACTATCTCGTTTATATGCTACTAACAAATATGAATTGGCAGAGTTTGCCTCATATGGGTTTGTTAATGATCCTAGAGATTCTAACATTAAATGGAGATATTATGCGAACGCCGTCAAAGAGAACGATCCAAGACATCAAGAATATCAGTCTAGAACAGATAATCAGTTCGGAAGATGGAGATTTGAAAAAGTTTTATTAGATTTTGAACCCGATGTAGTTGTGGATATAAGAGACTACTGGATGAGCGCTTATCAAGCTGTGTCTCCTTTAAGAAAATATTTTCATTGGGTGCTGATGCCAACAGTCGATTCTGCCCCACAACAAGAAGAATGGATTGATACGTTTATAGGTGCAGATGCTATTTTTACATATTCAGATTGGGGTGCGCAAGTATTAAAGACACAATCTTCAAACAGAATAAATTATATCAATACAGTATCTCCTGGTGTTGATCTGAATATTTTTAAACCACAAAATCGTACAGAAATAAGAAATACTTTTGATATTCCTAGCGATGCTATTATTATAGGGTCTGTTATGAGAAATCAAAAACGTAAACTAATACCAGAACTATTTGCTTCTTTTAGAGCCGTATTAGACGAACTAGAACGGTCGGATGATACAGATGTTGGTGAACGTGTGTTCCTATATCTGCATACAAGTTTTCCTGATATGGGCTGGGATATTCCAGAGCTACTTAAAGAACAAAGACTGAGTAATAAGGTTTTGTTTACTTATTTATGTAGAAACTGTGGGGACACATCATGTTCGGTATTTAGTGGTCCTCAAAAGGTATGTAAAAAATGTCTAAATAAAGCAGCAACTTTTCCTTCCGTAACAGACGGAGTAAAATCCGAAACCTTAGCACAAATATATAATCTATTCGATCTATACGTACAATATTCTATATGTGAAGGTTTTGGTATGCCTCAAGTAGAAGCTGGTGCTTGTGGTGTGCCTATTGCTACGGTTGATTATAGTGCTATGTGTGATATTGTCAGTAAGTTAGAAGCTTATCCTATAAAAGTTAGAGCATTATTTAAAGAACTTGAAACCAAGGCTATGAGAGCATTTCCGGATAATCAAGATCTTAAGAATTATATCCTAGACTTTATCAAACAACCTATACAAGCAAAAGAACAAAAAAGAACGAGAACGGCAGAACTAACTAGAGAGCATTATGATTGGAATAATATTATCAGCATATGGGAAACTTATTTTGATAATCTTGCTAATTCTAATATCAGAAAAGATTGGTCTAAAGGCGAAATATTAAAGTTATCAGTATTAACACCACAAAAAGAGGATTATAAAAGTAATTTTGATAAATTATTATATCTATGCAATTATAATATGCATGATCCATCTATGATTGGTTCTTATCGTTTGTTGGAATTATTGAATCATGCAGATTATGGATTTGTTCATCAAAACACTACATCGATTATGCCATATGATTTTAAAAATATATACTCTTATTTAGAAACTATAGTACATAATAATAATAGTACTCAAGAGATTAAGCAAAAAAACATTCAATTTGATGATGATTTTATCAGATACGCACATTTAAAACTTAATAGCTAATAATAATGAATATTCTATACATAGGTCCCTATAGGCAAAACTCATTAGACGGTATACATTCTTTATGTATATTGCAAACACTACTCACTAATACTGCTCATAATATTGTTGCTAGGCCGGTATATATCGCTAACAGTAACCACGTATCGGAACTGCCTTTAGAGGTGGTTAATGCTGAAAATAATAATCAAAATATAGATTGTGTTATTCAACACTCACCAATATCGTTTGCTAGTAGAGTCTATGGTATAGACAAAAATATTATCATACCTATTTTAGGGTCTAATAAACTATCTCTTAACGAAGAAAATATACTAGCATCTTTCGACATGGTATTACTAGACAATAAGTTAGATGCTAATAAAATCTTAAAAAGTAGCTATCATACACTAAAAAATATTAAAAATTTTGATTATGATATATTTTCTGGGTCTGTTAATAATAATGTTTATGATCTAGATATTCTTAGCAGTTTACAGAAATTATATTTTGTTGGTAATGCTGTAGATAATACAGAATATATTAATATTCTGGTACGATCTTTTATTAAAAATAATCATCAAGATAATATGGCTTTAGTCTTGTACTTATTAGACGTAGACTTTAAAGATAAAGAATATATAGACAAAAGAATTAATGATATCTATACAAACTATTACCCTAATAATAGACTGAATAAGGTAATCACAGTTCCAATACAAACCAGTCTTAAAAATTTAATTATAGCTCACAATACTTGTGATATATTAATAGATTTACATAATAAAGGATCTAATTCTATAAATCTCAAGATCGCACAAGCTCTTAATAAATCCATTATTCATATAAGCAATGATTTAACATATAAGTCTAATGATCATGCTGAGATGGCCCATAGCGGTTATTTAAGCATTAATGAAGAACATATAGACAATGCAATTAGAACTTATATAAGTTCTAAGAACTTGCAAACAACACCCTCATTATTTAAAACTCAGCATCTTAATAAGATAATATGACTACACATACCATTAGTAATATCGCCTATAAAGTAATAGATAAGGACATCAGAGTTCTATATGGAACTCATAATAGTAGTTTCGACGCTATTATGTATAGCTTAGATAATATTAATTATTGTCTAGATTCTATATATAGTCATTATTATGATCTATATATTACACATAACGGTTTTGATTATGTTCAAGAAGCCCAAAGTTGGTGCAATGCTATGCATCTGACTACTTTAGTTTTCTTTCATCAAAAACCACCAGTAAAATTTAAAAAAGAAGACGGTGTCATTTTAAAAAATGCCTTGGATAAAACCAATAAAATCTTTATGAGTCAAGAAATAGGTGCTGCTTGGGGTGCTAGCACATGGAACAATACTTATATAATAGAATATGGAGTGCCTGTTCCTGAATTAATATCTGAGAGAACTAAATCTATATTATTTATTAATCAATCAAATAATACTCAAATACATAATCTATATTCTAGTCTAGTTAATAAATTCCACGGCGCAGATCTGCTACAAATATTACCATTAGATATTAATATTATTACAAAAACACTATTAGATTATCGTGTGGTTGTCGATATGGATAATACAATCAATAGCCTGTTGGCCTCTGCTTGTGGGTGCAAAGTAATTACTTCTCCTATGGTTTCTCTTAATGCTGATATCAAAGAAGTTTATAAAGTCATGAATTATGACGGTTTGACTAAGATGATAGAGAATATTATGTTAGAGCCCATAAGTGATAGAGATATAAAATTTAACCAACAGTTAATTAATAATCAGTATAGCTATAATACTTTTAGTAACAAAGTCACAAATATTCTTACAAAAGCTAAGAAGGAGATATTCGTTTTATGAAACATAATTTTGCCATAGTGCGAGATAAAAGTACTACTGTTCCATTAGGATATATTCCAGTACCTCTTACTGATACCGGATCGATAATAAACTTATCTTGTGACAATATAATATGCGATTGTTTAGAGTATTATACTAAAAAGCAGTCAACGGATTCAATACAACAACTATTAGAAAAAATTAAACCATCAGGCCTATTAGTTATTATTTTAACAGACATAAAGAAACAATTGTCTGGATATATAAATGGCTCTACCCCTTCAGATAAGCTGTTGCAAACCTTTGTGGATAAGCTATCTATTTGGTCTTTAGACGATATATTATTGGCTGTTAATAAGCCATATTTAAAAATACAAAAAATAGACCATGTAAATAATCAAATAATTATAACAATTAAAAGAATATCATTAGACTAATGTTAGACATTCTGATTATAGCGCCCGAGATAACAAAAGGTATGAAATCTCTCGGATCAAAAGCTTTATTGGCAATAAAAAAAAATTTGTCAGTAATAGAGTATCAAATCGCACAAGCTCGTAGCATAGACAAGCATGCTAGAATAACAACTATACTTGGTTTTGAATACGAAAAAATACTTAATATCATTAAGCAGCATAAAAATATAGACTATATCATTAATTATGAGTATAAGCATACAAATCAGGCCTATAGTCTAAAATTATTTTACGATCAGCATAAAGACGTTTCTAATTTATTAATTATCAGCAGTGGTGTCTTGTTAAAAGATCTTGTTATAGATAAGTCTATGTTGATGGATCACTCCAAGGTCTTTTTGTTAAATAGGGACAAAGAAAATTTCGAACTTGGATGTTCACAAGATAGTAATTATACTGAGTATATATTTTATGATTTGCCTTTTAGGTGGTCAGAATGTATTTATTTAAACAAAGAAGGAATAGAAGCAACAAAAGAATTTGTTGGTAAAAATATTTCTGAGCAAATGTACTTATTCGAAGCAATTAATAACATACTTAAAAACATAGATATAGATAAGTGTGTTATAGATAGACGCAAAATTATGAAGATTACCAATCAAAAAGATATAGCAAAAGCGAAGGTTTTTATATGATTAAACTATTAGTACAATACTGTGACAGTAAATTTATACAAAATCTTTGTGTTCTACAATTAGAGGACATTGTAGTAGAACCAGCTGTATTTGATAAAAAATTATATAGACTATATTTTTCATATCAACCAACACATATTATATTTGTAGCAAATAAAATTAGTGAAGAATGTGCTCAGTTTATTGAGGACTATCAGGACTCTGTGAATATCTATGTATACCACAATCACGAAAAAACATTATTTCTCATACCAAATTATCCTGATTCTTGTGTACATTTAGTTCCCGAGACTTTAGCGTCAATGATGCCTAATGACCATAATATAGACAAGATTATTTATATTCCGAAGAATCTCATTAGTACAAATATTTACTATAGTGATAATCGCCACAGGAACAAATCCATAGTATACTTTGCTCCAAAACAAATAACGTCTTTACCTAATGATCTAGTTAAAGTATTATATCCCAACACTACATTACCGATTAAAATATTTGACAGTCCTAGGATTCCGCATCCACAAAATCTAGGAGTGCTGACCGAACTGGACAAGGGGGAATTACTAAGGAATAGCGAATATTATTTAACTTATGATTTAGATGAATATTTTATAGAGGCTATAGAGTGTGGATGTAAAATAGTTAACATTAATAATGTTATCAACTATACTACAGAAGCATCTAATCAAGAAAAAATTAATACAATTAAGTATCAAGATTTTTTGCAAGGAGTTTTTAATGTCTAAAGATGTTGGCTTTGTGTTGTTGAAGCTGCTAAATAACAATATTTATGATAATATTCTACAGTGCTTAAAAGGCATATCTCTTGAACATCCATATGATCAAGCCGTTATTTTTAATAGCTATTCAGAAAAAGCAGAAACTTTAAATTTACCAATATTGCACTTAACACAGTGTAAGTTTTTTAAGGGCACATTATTTTTGTTTGATTTGCCTAGCGTAATTTTAACTTCTACATTTCCTAATATTACTAAGCGTATACTATATGTCGGAGACATTCCATGGACGCAGAACCCTGCTACGGCCTATAAGGAATGGTCTTCTATATATAATCAACAAAATCTTGATTTTATAACACAAACCCAAGAACTATATGATCTATACAGTATATGCTGGAAAAAACCTCTAACTATTTCAGAAAATTTTAATTATGAACAAATCAAATCCTTTATATAGTACATTATCTAGTCAAGATAAATTAAAAATTTTAACAGAATTATATATTGAACAGAACAAAAGTTTTGCTGATATAGCCGTTATGTTTGACACTTATCCTAATAAAATTAGAAGGGATGCTAAAACATTAGGACTATCTATACGCAACAAATCTGAAGCCCAAAAAAATGCACTAAATACAGGTAAGCATAAGCATCCGACAAAAGGAACTCAAAGATCAGAAGAAACTAAAATCAAAATAGGATCTCAAGTTATGCAAAGCTGGGAGAACTTATCTGATCAGGAATTGGAAATCAGAAAAGAGAAGGCGAAACAAAATTGGGATAATATGGATACTCAAACAAAACAAAATATACATCAACTAGCGATAGAAGCAGTAAGACTAACCAGTAAAACAGGATCCAAACTAGAAAAATTTTTGCTAAATCAATTAATATCGGATAAGTATGCTGTGAATTTTCACAAAGAACAATCGCTTGTCAATACAAAATTGCAAATTGACCTATTCTTGCCAAAACTTAACATAGCTATAGAAGTTGATGGGCCATCTCATTTTGAGCCGGTTTGGGGAGATAAGTCTTTGCAAAGAAATATATCGTATGACCAAAAAAAGGAAGGATTAATCACCGGCAAAGGATGGCACCTTATTCGCATAAAACAAACTAAAGATTTCTCTAAGGCCAGAGCCTTAAGAATTTATGATCAATTAATTAAGTGTATTCGTCAGTGTGAATCGTCTAAAGTTTCCCAAAAAATAAATATTGAGGATTAATATATTATGACTAAAAAAGAAAAGTCTCAGGATATTGTTGCTAATGATACCAAGGTCATAGAGGTCAAAATTCCTAAAATTACAGACTTAGAATGGACTGATTACGTATTAGCCCTATTATCCGATGATGAAAAAATATCGGACAATCCCACTACAGATGGTTTACGTCGCATTTTCGAAGTAGCCCTAAATTGTAAAGTTATATCCTCAACAACAACAATAGCCCAATCTCCTGAACCAAATAATGAAAAAAGAGCCACTGTCGTTCACTCTATAACCTACGTTTTAAATGAAGAGTCATGTTCCAGGGCTGAATTAAATGTAATCACTGTAGACGGCGCAGCAGACGTTTATTGGGGCAACTGTGACAAAGTATATCGAAACCATCCTGTGGCCGTCGCTGAAACCAGAGCAGAAGGCAGAGCCTTACGCAGAGCATTGAAATTGAGAAAAGTTGTGGCCGCTGAAGAACTGTCAAAAGAAATTGATGATAATCCTGATGCTAATACAGTATCTCGAATTAGTAATGCTCAAATTAATTTTATTGACATTATGGCTCAAAGACTTAATATAAATGTAAGTAAGTTATTGACCGAAAATAAATTATCTGTCGATAACATATATAATATATCTCATGATGATGCTGTTAATATTATTAGACTTTTGTCCAAATATCAACAGAATACGTCTGAGATATTAGAAAGCATCATGGGCTATTCAGGAGACTGGAAATAATTATGAAAGTACTATATAGAGCTAGCGATAAGTTAACATTTGAATTAGAGGGTGCTGGACAAAAAGAAATTTTTAAAGAGTTAGCTATAATTCAAGAGATTTTTGCCGAAGAAGTATGCGGCCTATGTGGTAAGCACAATCTTAGGTTTGTGGTCAGAAATGTTGAGGGTAATGACTACTATGAAATTAGATGTTCTGATTGTGGTGCAATTTTAGCTTTTGGACAACACAAAAAGGGCGGTACCCTATTTCCTAAGAGAAAAGATGATGACGGAAACCTACTTCCTAATAGGGGATGGCATAAGTGGAACGGTAAAGACAAAAAATAATTCTTATTATCTATTTCCACTTACCTATAGGACACGATGCTTCAGGCAATGCTAGTTTATTTATAAACTCGCGTTGTTTGCTTAGAGAACATCCGCATTTATCGCATACACTTTGCTTAGAATTAAAGAATTCACAGCCGTGACATATATTTAGTCTTTCTGTGATCTGCTCATCTGTGCATAGATCCTGAGTGTTTTTATGCAAATTCTTAAGAGCATTTTTGTCATTCTGTATTTGTTGTATTCTTGGCGCTATGCCTATAGGACATATTAATATTGGATAATTATTGTCATAAGAAACTACTTTAGCCCCACATTTTTCACACCAGTATAAACTATACTCTATCTCTATAAATTGACAGAGAATAATATTATTTAGTTCCATATTCATAAGGGATAAGTTCCCATGGGAAGTAACTAGACATAAATTTACCTTTAGTTTCAATTTTATCAACACTACCGTAGAAGCTTCTAAAAATCATTTCATTTTGCAATTTAAAGAAATCTGGTATTTCTGCGTATTCTAGATTATTGTTCGCTGTTTTTTGTAAACTAACCCAATAATATAAGTTGTTATTCATTGAGCCAAATTGTCCTACAGAATCTATCTCTAGTGGTATTAATGGGCTGGCTGAAGAATTTGTTCTATATCCTGATCTAGATCCGTATCTATAAACAGTACTAAGTAAATCACATCCTCTTAATTGTCTTGGTATACGCTTAAACATCACTTCTATATTATTAGTATTTGTAAGATTAAGTAAGTTACCTACTCTTGTAGGCTTTCCTAGTCTATCCCCAACATCTTCTGTAGTAGAAACTAATCCTTTTCCAGGTGAACTACCAGTATCCGTAAAACACTTACCATAGCCCGGAGCATAGTTAACATCCGCAGATTGGTCATTACCCAATAATGTTGGTTCGGGCATTTCATAATAAGGAACGGGAACTAGATATGTTTCTATTGAATGTACTGTTAACTCATCATTAGGAATTCCGCTAATAATTTCATCTCCATTAATATTAAACCATCTTTCAACTATAATGGTTTTCCAGTCCTTAATGCTGGAACCAAAGTCTTGCTGAAATTTAGTTTTTTGTCTATCAATCTCTAATTGTGGAATAATATATTTGTGTTTACTTATATCTCCTTCAAATTTTTCTACACCACTATCGCCTATAGTATCATTGTCAGCAAATTTTGGACATATATTATTGTCTATAGGAGGTCCTTTAAATAAAGGTAAGGCTTCTACACAAGAATATTCAGTAGATACTAATATTTTAGGATTACTAGCAAAATCACAAATGCATCCTTGAGATGGATCTATATTGATCATATAATGATCTTGGTTAATTTTTTTATAATCAATTAAATAATTATTATTATCTTGTGTAACTAAAAGTTCTAGTTTTGGTAAAATATCGGGATTATCATATTTTGGATGGTTTATAGGCAAAGTATGTGTAGCAATATAGTCGCGTGTTATCACAGTATTTCTGTCCTTTACTATCCTAACAGGATCTGATCCTATGTTGGTCGGTTTAACTGTTATATTGTATGTATTTTCATATATAATCTCCCCAGTAGCTGTGCGATTTTGTTGGGTTTCTGGATCGATATAAGTTACAGTAGCAGAAGATATGGTTTGGGTTCCGAGCGCTGTTAGAATATCGTGTCTTTCTTTATATAGTTTCTCTAGTGCTCTGGTTGTTCTAAGAATATAGCATTCATTTACATTAGAAGGATTACGAGTATGGCAATCTCCTTTATCCTTAATTTTTTTAGATATTTTATCTAGATGTAAGGCTATATATTTAATTTTATTAGAATTTATAATTTCCGAAGTAAGGGTTTCATCGCCGGCTTTACTGTCTAAAGCAGCATCATACGTATCATTATCTATGGCGATGATTCTATTTTTTAAATTATTAAAGTCTGTAGTCGATAAGGGTTTTACTGGAATATGTTCTACATAATCATTTTCCACCTCTAATACTCCGTATAAGCCATCTAAAGAGCTATCATCAAATGATGGTAGTTTAATATACATAAAATCTTGAGTATGTTCATTAGTATTAGACGCCGAAAATCTCAGCTGTTCTCGCAATTGATGCATCGTTTCTGATTCTAAAGACGTTGGTTGTCCTCCTCTATATTTAGTATTAGCTGAATTAGCAACAACAAGATTAGCATCAGAATCAAACATATTATTCTGTAATACGTCGGCCGAATAAGCAAAACCATGCACACCGCCTGTAGATACAGATGCTGGGACTAATTCTAGTTTATCATTATATGTCCAAAATTTAATAGAATTATATTTAATTTTATCATTTAAATGATTGTTAAAAATTTCATAAATATTTTTTAATTTATTAAAAGCAATATTATTGTATAGAAAATTTTTGCTAATAAATGGAGAGATATCTCCATAAGAACCTGTACTATGCGCTGGAGAGATAATATCATAAGAACTAAGATTATTGCCATAGTTTCCATTTTTATCTAATCCCCAACTATTATACAAAGCAACTGAGCCTTCTGCGGATGTTGGATTGTTTTTATATACAAAAAAGACTTTATTGCTCAGAGACGGAGAGAGTCTATCATTCGTACCAACGCTGGCGCTTAGAATCAATACTGAAAACAGCTTATTGTTTCTGTAAATAAGAGCCTTATTAGCTATAGATACTTTTAGAATCTCCCTACTATCATCAGGCTCTCTTTTGTTGCTGTCAGTATATAACTCTATAGTATCTCCTATAGAAAAAATATCATAAGGAATACGACTATCTATAGCGATAACCTTGCCATCAAGCATATCTCCATATAAATTATTGCTAAAAAAATTATTTCCATATCTAATATGACTATGCATCAGGCTTAGAGGTAAAGCATGTATTAAATCTCCGTAATTATTCTCGGTTCTCCATCGATTATTATTATTAATTATCTCCTGCTCTGTTGCGTTTGGTGGTAATATAGGCTTGTCTTTAATTCTAATCCACGGACCCTTTTGTACAATATATGTTCCAGTATTTTGTGTACAAGACTGATTATTGTTTGGTGCGGTTGTTGATGTCGAAGGCGGTACAAATGATACATAAACAATATCTCCTTCTTGACACAATACATCAGAAACAACAACTGGTGCCCCTGCTAAAGCTGTCTGCTGTGTAGAAGCATTGCTACAAGTTACTTGAATATGTTTATATAATTTAGAATCCACAAAATAATTTATATCACTAATAACAGAAAATTTAAAAGTAGATATATTATCACAAAAATTTCTACATACTCTAATAAAGTTATAACGATTTGGTTTTAAAACAGGCAGATTACTGTATTTAAAAATAGTAGCTTCTAGAGAATGCCATAGGTCTTGTGGTTTTCTAAAATTAATCAGTACCTTTTCTGGAGAACCAAAAGGATATTTAGTATATGATGGAAAATAAATTTGTCTACCAGCATCCTGCATGTTCTGCACAAAAGAAAGCTCTTGTAAATAATTAAATAATATTTGATAACCAGGCGAATTAATAGCTGTTGCTAAAGCCACTCCTAATCCTGCTAAACCAAACCCGGCCATCATACCAGCACCAATAGCAAGAGAAGCCAATATATTAACAATAGCATAAGTTGGGAAAGGAGGAGACTGCAACATTAATCCCTGGTCTAAGGTGTCAGGATTTCCATTATAACAAAAGGATGAATCCGCAATTAAAGTTCTAGGAGCATTAATATTTGCTAATGGTAGTAAAGCTTTATGGTTAGTTAAATCAGCAATATAAGTATTTCCTGGATAGGATGGGTCTTTACCATATTCTATTAGAGATAAAACATCACAATTACCGTAGGACTCTAAAGACGGATTAGAATAAGGTATTGGTTTTTCAGTATCCCCAACATGTAAAATTAACTCCCAACTACACAAAGAATTAAATATATCTGAACTTTTTTGAGTATTTTCAGCATTCTCTAATCCAGTCAGATATTGACTATTTGCTATATTATCCTGTACACTCATATTGTCTTCTTCGTCTAGTACCACAATAGTAAGCTTAAATTCTGTAGATCCTGTTAGTCCCCGACCCAATTGTGTTTTATTTAGTGTAGACGGTGGTTCCTCTCCTTGAAATAAAGTATCAGCTGCTAATTTTGATAAGCTATTATTATTAATATTAATTTTATTATGTTTCATCATAGCGGTATACAAACAAGCTTCTCTATCAGAATAGCCAACAGCAGCATTAGAAGGATTTACCTCATCAGATGATGATACTATTTTTTGCTTAGATAAGAACAAAGAAGTAGGAAAGGCTGTGCTTATATTAGATAAACCACTACCAGACATAGCGACCAGAATGGGGTTTTGTACATCATTAATTATTATGCTGGATGGTGCTGGACATTGTTGTATATTATGATCATATAATACATTATATTTAGAAGCATTATCTGAAAATTTAATACTAAAATTATATTTATTATTCTGTATATGTTCTTGGTTTAATAGAATAATGCAGTCGGCTGGGCTTTTCCATACATCACCCAGTCCCGAACCTCCATGAGTATCTATCGTGGCTTGTATATAGTCAGACAGTCCAGAAATAGCAATACCCTGTGTTATAGGACCACTATTGTTATACTGTTGTTTAGTGCCACCACTATTAATGTTAGCGTGTGTGGTCGTTAGAGGAGGAACAGAACTATCTATAAAATTAAATGATCCAGCTCTGATAGGATTTCTCTGTTCATTATTCGTTGTGGCTGTTTCTTCGGCGGGAGTGCCTCTATCTTCTATTATTTTTGGGGCTGGTAATATATCTAGTCTCACTATTAGATTTTTAGTATTAACATAATTTAAAAAATTTAGTTTAACTTCTACGTTTTTAATAGCAAAGTTATTAACTCTTGGAATTCTAATTATTTTTTCTCCATTCGGACCCAACACATTCTCTGGTAAAGAATATGGACCTGTTACAGCAAATGAATAAGTGTAACTTCCTTCTCTTTGTTCTGCTTGAAACTCATCATTGACTATTGGCTGATTAGAAGTAGCTGTTCTTTCAATACCTTTTGGTTGACCAGCAGATAAATATCTGTAACCATGATTAGATCTTGTATTAGCATCAATGTCTGCATATTCTTTGTTTAATTGATTGTTATTATATATTTCACCGGGTGAGAAAGAAGGTTCTCCTGCGGTTCTACAGCCAGCATCCCATTGCACACCTTTGCTAATTGCTAAGACAATAGAACTAGAAAATTCTTTTGGTCTAATAAAAGTACTAGCAGAGTTATCTCCTACTGATATTCCTCCAGAAGATAGTCTTTGTAATTTGGGTCCCATAAAACTAAAAGAATCTCTAGCTCCAGGATTGAATTTTAATATACTACTACGATTCGCATGGATACTATATCCTATACCATTGTGTCCTAGCCATCCACTAATAGGATGAAATACTCCTTTAGTAAATGTTAAAACGCCACCGTTAGTAACGGGTAAGGCTTTTTGATAACACATTTTATGAGTAGATTTATTGTCTGACGGTAAACCTATAGAGGTATTGAGGTATGATAAATTATGTCCTGTAATATCGGGTAATAATTTAAATTGCTGAGAAACTATCTGTCCGCCATATGCTACAGGAGTGTCTGTTGGCAACTCTAGTCCTGGTAGTACAGGTATAGAGTACTGGTTTAAAAAATTGCTGTCATATCCTCCATATGTTTTAATAGGAGGAGCAAAGTCTGTACTAATAGAGGGAAATGTAAATTGAGAAGTGTCCTCTTCTTTAAATTTTTGAAGCACAGTATCATATGAGTATTTATATAGAGCAAAACCCTCTGGTGATTTATTATATCTAGTATATCTTAAAACATTTTGTCTATTCGCTCCGGTTTCATTGGTACCTGCACCTGTTACTATTGATGCTTTTCTTGCTACTATAGAAGGATCATATAAGCTTAAACAGTTAGCGCATTCTGGTCTATCAGAACGAATTTTTTCTAATATAATAGAATGTATTTTAATAATAGTATTATTCGGTTTATATACTAATGCAAAATTTGTATCATCCGCATATATTTTATTTGATTTAATATTAAATTTGTAATTAGCATTAAAATTGGTAACTTCTTGTTGTGGCACGCTAAATCTGCCTACTGCGGAAGTGCCCATGAATTCTTTTACTAACATATTAGTATTTATAGGCCAGAATACACCTCCTATATTACTAATAGCAAATCTATCAAATGTAGGACAATGTACTCTTATGTTATCAGCATTGAGATATAATGGCGTAAATTCTGGACTGCTTACTATATTAGGCGGAGCTATCCATGTTTGTGTGTCTTTGTCAAAATATTTACCCTTACACTCTGCATTGTTTTGAATGTCTTGTCTACTACCTCTTTTATCTCCTCCATCAATTACATAGATTGTACGTTGTTTAACAAATGAGCCAAAAGGTGTAGTAATCTCACATTGAATAATAAATATACCTGTGTCGTAAACTATCATTTCTGGTTCTGCTAAGTCCGAGATATCTGTTACCGGGCCTATAGGATTAGGATTTTTAAATTTAGCTTTTGGACCACTGAGCTGCGACCATAAATATGTAATTTTAGGATCCAGATACCTTTCTGGTAAAAAATAGATTTCATCAATTCTAGTTTTAGGTTGATAATTTACCGCAGACAATGGAATAGTGGCACTAATAAGTGGACTAGTTGCGCTAGGTGATTGATTATATGTCTGATAAGTATAAGTACTATCATTAGCTGGTAATATTAACTCTTGATCATTATTTGTATAAAGGCTATTTATATAACCTCCAGAAGTCATTCTGGGTAAAAATTTAGTCTGATCTATTCCTGGAAATTCTGCTTTAACAGCATCATACAATGGAATAGTGCCTACCACAACTCCTGCTGTTAAAAGATTTATATCAGATTTATTATCCCCTATGTCGGTAGCTATTTTATTCGTATCAAATATTATTTCTTGATTATTAAAAACCGTAATATTTGTTGTGGTTTTGGGACATAGTGTTGTCATAACCTGTGTTACAACAAGACCAGTATTATCAATCTTTATTTCTGGTTTTTTGGATAAAATAGTGTTGGATGTTATCTCTAATACGGCTCCATATTTTTGCAACAATTTTGTAAATAATTGCTTTTTTGATGTTACTAGATTATTATTAAAAGAATATGGAGATGGTTTAGTGTCTAAAAATAAACTTTTATTAATAGATAAATTAGTTGTAGAAGGAGTTTTTGTAATTGTTTGTAATGTGGAACTAATTTCTTTTGCATATTTTTTTAATAATTCTATTTCTGTACTAATATCTGTGTTAGTATTAGCTTCTTGTTCAGTAATGTAATCATTAATCAAAAGTTTTATATCTATATAATCCATTGCATTAATAGCAAAATCAGAAATAAATGGACTGGTACTAAATAAGTGTGCTAATTTTTTAAAACATCTAGATCGACTGAGTTTTAATTTTGGATTAATAGTACGTTTTTCGTCTAAAGTAAAGATTCTATATAATTGTGTATAATAATTATGTAAAGCGGCTGATATATACGATTTTGATGGAATACCTATAGCACTTAATTTATCTTTTTCTGCTGTGTCCGTATAAAAACAGAACATATCACCATCAGGTATCCATAAATGCACTTTATGTGGTCCTAGATTAATGTTCGCAGTATCTAACATAAACATAGGATTGGTTGTTCCAAAAGAAGTCACCGGAATTAATGCCGGGGCGGTGCCTCTATGGTCTAATATTGCCATATCCGTAAATGAGCTAGGACGCTCTAATACGGGCATTAAAAAACTAGAATCTATTTTGATGAAAGATTGTCCTGGTCTACTAGAAGATGTTACTCGTGATCCGATTGGAATATCTTGATAATAAGCGGCTCCTCCTAATACTAAACTGGCTTGAATAGAATTAACCGCTGGTGGCGTCCCTTCTGTAGCATCACCAACTATTTTAACCCAAGCTAATATACCATAATATATTGCATTACTATTATTAGGCCTATTTAATACCCAATCAACAACCATATCTCCATTAGTAGCAGACAAGGTTTTAAAAGAAGGTTTAAACTTATAAAAATTTTCTATACCCAAACGACCAGAGGTTAAAGAGGCGTTACTATTAGCAAAACTACCGTCCGATGATAACACTTTATTATCTACATAAATATCATCAGTAACTAATATAGGCAGCCATGTATATTTGGGAGGGGTAGGATACTGAGCGGTAAATAAGGTATTTAAATTATCAAATTTAGTACTAATGGGTGATGAAGTGTTAGAAAAAGATATACTGGAAGCATCATCCGATATGGTATATGGAAGTAAATTTTCTAGTAATGATCCATTTAAAATAGAACAATTACTACTAGTATCTAATATTCTGTTATTAATCATAACTACTATAATTATTCCTTAATAGCCGTTAATGTCCATTTGCCATTAATAAAAGTAAACATTGCATTCTTATCAGAGGCTACGGTAAATCCTACTGGATTATCAAAATTAACAGTTAATACTGGAGCATTTATAGATCTGCGTCCTTGAATATATTCCAAAGTTAAACGAGCTTGATTCGCTGATGATGTTATTCCTTTAGCAATCATAACCGGCTTTGTGAGTGGCTCATAAAATCCTGTAGACTTATTATATCTACATAATAGTTTGGTTCCCATAGGAGCGCAATATCCGCACTTATCTTTTACATAAACTAACCTACGATATCCTGCTTGTAACGGCTGCTTACTAAACTCCATATCGTCTATAAAAGCTCTAGTGGCATATGTTTCATCATAATCTGGTTGTTTAACTAAATCTTCTTCTAATGTTACATAAATATCTCTATAAGGACATTTACTTTCTCTTTTATAGTTTAAAAATTCGTCAATAGTATCTATATCATTAGTATTAGTTACTACAAACGGAGGATTTTCTTCTCCACAACCTTGTCCGGCCGTCCATAATTTTCTATCATCATCCCACGTTAAATCTATAGGACCAACTCGCCACAAATCTGGGCGTTCTGCCCAATTAAGATAAAATTCTTTTAGTCTATATTTTTGTGTCCATCTATTATTAAGAAATTTTTGTGTTTTACTAATAATACTACCCTTATACCCTGAAGTATAATCCAGTGTAGTTGGTAAGGCGGTCGTAGTATTTTCTGGTTCAAATCCACCATCAACAGCCAAATCGTCTTCTAAAAATATCGGAATTACCATAGTATCGTTAATTTGTTGTCTGTTAAGATTGGCCCAAGCAGCTCCCGGTAAGTTTTGGTTATTTAAGCTCTTAGAAAAAATAGTAGTTTGTCCTGATATTTCAAACATATCTCCAACTGACAACATCTTATATTTTACTGCTGCTTTTCTTACAATCTTTAGCTTAAATCTTTTAGGTCTACCAAATACGTCTATAGCATATGGTTCATCCGCAGCATTAGGAATAGGATATCCATCAGTATCATAGCCCCAAGAATGTAGTACTAGCGGCCCTCTTAAACCAAAAAATCTTTGATTATTTTCATGTAAAACCCTATTAGTGGCTGGAGACAATTTACTCATTTTGAAAAATAATTGAGCGTCATATCTACTATAATCTAGATTCCTAGGCTCCAATTCAGCGGGATGTGTAGTATATGCTGTTAAATTACGACTGGTTTCTAATGCATATTTAGATTGATTAGGAGGAACAGATCCTCTAGCAACAATTTCTATACAGTGTCTCATACGATCTCTAAAGTGTCTAGTTTGGCCGCCATAACCAGTAGATGCCGAAGAAATATCCTCATGTACTCCTTCTGGATGAGCGCCACTATAATTTTGTGTGTTTACATTTTTAAATTCTCCGTCTGGCACCACAATAGGGTTTAAAGTAATTAGATTAATAGGAATTTCTTTATTATTCTTAATTCTAGAATTTAATTTTTCTCCAGGAGCGCCACACTTATCGCAGACAATTAAAACCACACCATTATTTGCTACTGTTTTAGTGCCAGTCTTATCATATTGGACAACTTTTATTTTTCTAACTTTAGTTCCAAAACAAAACGGACAATTTTGTGTCATATGAACAGAATATGAAAATGTTGCATTTTTATATGTTGGATAAAATGAAATAGGAGACAATAAACCATCTAAACTCATAGCAGATTGAGTTCCATAATCTTTGTCTAATTGTGAACCAACTTCTTTTCTTTCATATAATTGTACTGTGGCAGTAACTCTGCCAGTATTTTTTAAAGTAGTAGGAGAAGTATTGGTAGTCAAATAATTGTTATTATTTCTAACCAACTCATTATCACCCTGATCGGTACTTGTGGTAGGAATAGACCATTGAGTAGGAGCTTGAATTCTAGTTTGAAATGGTACTGTGGTAGAATTTAAAGAAAAATCTTCTACATATGCTGGTGTTCTAGATGGCTCAGAAATATATGGTGAAGCTTGTCCTATCAGCACCATACTAGGACTCCATCCAAATAATTTGGAAGACAAATCTTCGCTACCAAACTGAGACTTATCTAATCTTTCATCGTCTTGTGTCTTTTTTTGATTTCTTATAACATTCTTTAATTCTTGACCAATACCAACCATTTGCTTGTTTCGTTTAAGATTGGCTAAATTTATTTTTTTGATTCTATCATTTTCTTCTTTATTAAATAGTCCTATTTTACGAGTATAGGTTCTAAAGCTATATGATGTTGATATTCCTTGCTGACCAATAGAACACTGGATGTTACTAATCATCGGCCCACCACTAGGCTTAACATTCGCCTTTAAATCTAAAACAGTATAAGCTTGTATATAGGTGGCAGTTGGAGGAGGGCCAACAGCAACAACAGCTCCAGGAATATAAGACAAATCTGGAAAAGTTTCTGTAATTCTTTTAGCATCAACATATATTAGATTACCAGTATTGACAACATAGTCATAATTAATACCGCCAAAAGAAAAAATTCCACCCAAATCAAATAGCGGCAAACCAGGCATATCTAATTGAGCAGTTTCTATAACAGACTGATAGTTAATCCTAGACTCTATCTCCTTGTATGCTGCAATATCTAAACTATTCATGCCTCCATAATTCCATGGAACAAAATCATCTCTAACTTCAATATCTATAGAGGTAATTAAGTTTTCTATAGCTTTCCTGGCTTCGTCAACATTGGGCTGATATACAGAAACGTTTGTGCAAACTGGTGGTATTGTGTCTGTTTGACTTACTGTAATCCCGGTTGGATAAATATCGAATTTTTCAACATCAGGATAATTAATCCATGGTCCGTATACAAATTTATTAGATTTAATAGGAATACCAGCGAAAAATGGATGTGCTGCTTTAGGCGCTAACTCAACATTATTTGCGGAACTATTAGAAGATACCGTATATAATCCTAAATAATGAGGATTATTCTGATCATCATAAGAAGCAGGAGTAATATAGTTTAACATATATCTAATCCAATCCCAGTCTAAACTGCTGGTGGTTTTTAAATATACTATCAGATCTTCCGCGGCTAAATTTGACAGAACTGTGCGATTAGGATCTTTTGCATTCTCTGTGCTAGACACATTAAGAGTAAGACCAGGAGCATCTATTAAAATTCTTGCTCCTAATAATTTACCCGGATCCAAGAAAACATATCCTTCTTCTACAGAGGTTGACGTGTATAACTTAGATCGTGGCATTGGCATAGGAATAGTCCCAGTAGGATCAACAATCTCAACATTCCAAGCGTCATAAGACTTAACATTGTTACTAAGAGATAAGTTTCGTAATGTCGTATGAGGAGAAGTAACACCATTGCTAGAACGCAGTCCTCCAACAAAACTACTATTCGTACTTAAGGATGGCGGTGGTCCAGAATGTTTTTGGTCTACTATAACATAATCTGTTGGATTCAAGCCAGTAAAATCTAATGATGGAAATACAAAGGATTTAGTACAATCGGTTCGTTTACTTTCTGTTAAAGCTAACCAAGCGCTATAGCTAAAATAAGGATTACCTCCATCTTTAGCAAAATCCGCTATAAAATTAGTGTTTTTACTAGCTTCACATTTTGCCTGTCTAATATAGTCGAAATAATAATTGTTATTATAGCCTAATAATGGCTTAATCTTGCCTTGATCATCAGATAAATTATACCATTCTGAACTACCCACCACAATTCCGTCGTCTATAATATTACCATATTCTTCCCAAGCACCATCATTTGTTGGTTCATAGTTATATGTGATTTTGCCGTCACCAGAAAAGGCATATCCATAACCAATATTGGTTGGAAATGCTATATTCGCTATACTTTCGTCTCTAAAACACTGTAATGCATTACCAGGATGAACCATGTATTTTTTTCCATAAAATTTACCTACCTCGGCAATAAATCTATGAATAATTTTTAAATCTTGTAAAGCTTTTTCTTGAATATATTGACTACCATCGTTTTTATCGGGAGATACAACAGTAGGATACAGACTGTCTCCCGCAATATTTGATCCTAATAATTTCCAATACCAGTCTGTTTGATCAGATGCTTCTTTTGTAGCATCATTATTGTTGAGTCCGAGTTCGCTCATTAATTTGTTTTTAGTCTCAACAAAATATGCTCTTCTAACCATTTCTATAAGGTCTGGCTTATAAGTTTTGGCCAAAGAATATACTAGAAAATTATCAAATCCGGCTAATGCTGCTCGAATTTCAGATTCTGTTAGTACAAAATATTCTATAGGAGGAACAGGACCAGTATTAATAGCTCCTAAAGAATTAAAGGCAGTATCAGCAACAGGAGCGGTTGGCTGATAAGTATATGGTAAAGGAAACTTAGGAAAAAATTTGCCTATTTCATTTCCCGTAGTAGGATCCTCAGATCCTAAGAATGCTCGTGTAAGACTAACCGACATTACTGGTAATTCGCTAACTCTAATTACTACTGCTAACTGACCCGTCCACGTATCAAAAAATACTGGACGTATCTCTCTGGTCGATGTTGTACTATCCGTTGATCCGGCACTAGTTTTAAAAGCAACATCATTATCATGAACATAACCAAAAAATGGACATATTAGATCTAAATGAATAGGAAACCATCGTGCGTTGCCTGCTCCTGCAGTACCAAATCTGTCTGTATGATTAGTTTTTGTAGCCGGATCGTAATTGCCATAATGAATATCTATGCCATCATTTAGTTCTGGTGTAGTTGTCCATACAGCATCATTAGTATCCCATTGTTTTGATACCACTTTTTGTATTTCGTATTCATCTTTAATAATTTGTACAAAAGCTGTTTCTAATTGATTGGATGTTCCTATAGCGTCTGCTAGAGCTGGATTCCTAGTGCTGTTAAAATTAGGAAATCGTATTTTACCATGGCCGTAATTTTGAGTTAAGGAAAGCCTAGGCATGGTATTGTATAGAGATGGTCCGTCCTTTAAAGAAAAATAGTTAATGAATTTTTTATTTTTAGGATCAAACACGAAACTACTTTGAGTGTACGCTAGTCTATAACTTTGAATCTGTAATAATCGTTGTTGTGATCCTCCTATAATCATAGCTCGCGCAGGAGTATCATTTTTTTCTTTGCCAGAAGTATTAGAGGATACCGGATAACCACTACACTGTAATAATTTAATAGTATTATCTATAGTATTACTTCTTGGTTGTTGTAGCCTACTAACGGCTCGTACTTTTATAACATGATATAATTGTCTTAACCAGATTGTTGGAACCATATCTATTGTTATATCATGACCGGTCTGTTCTGCTACTAAATTAATTAGATCCATCACACTAATAATAGGTCCCTGAACTCGTATATCGTTTGGAATTTTATATGTTTGACGAGAATCATCAGTATAGATCAAATCTGCCAAATCCAAAACAAATTGACATCTAGTAGTTGGTGCTCCAGGAGTCACAAAATGATTAAAAACTTGAGGATTGATAACTCCAAATTCATTAAAAGCTGGAGTAATGGGCGCAAATAGATTATTAGCGGATCCTCCTTGTCTAGTAGTATGATAATCTTCTCTCTGCATACACTTTGATATTATTCTACCAAAAGGAGAAAATGCCTTTTTAAGAGCCTCAATGCCAGCGGCATTAAAATCGGTGTCTAATTTATTGATGCTGGTATGTGTGGTAGATGTTAAAGCTATCAAACCTTCTACAATTTTATTGACGCTAACTCCATTATCACTCGGTTTTGCTACACCAAATCCGTCTACTCCAAAAGACTCTAAAAATCCATAAACATTAAATACATTAGGTAACACACCGCGAGATAATTCTCTTAGATTATACTCAGCTCCTGCTTTAAGTAGATAATTTTTTGGAGAACCATAAAAATTCGTTGCTTGGCTACTTGTAGATTTACTAAAAATAGAACCGCCGTATTTGTCTACTATAACATAGCACGAATTTAAAATAGATTGAGCACTATTAACTATAACGCTATAGCTTTTACCTCCAGTAGATACTGTACGATTCCAAGATTGTACAAAGCCTCCAAATGAGAAATTGCCCATTTTAAAGTATACTGGAGTATCTATAATATCATAAGCATAATCAGGATGAGCATCTTGGTTAGAGCTATTATAAGTACCATCTTCTTTCATACGAGTTTTTCTACCAAAAAATCCAGGGTCTGGTCCTGTCCAATATCTAGATACCAATCCCATCATTGGATCTAGTGCATAGTATACTTTGCCTGGCAGAATACGGTTTTCTAGACCATGTATGCTACTGTTAAACATAACGCTATCTGGTTTATTAATATAGCAATTGTCTCCGACACAAGTGTTATAATGGTTATCGGTATAAGTAAGTAAACGAGGATCAGAGACAGGTCTAGATGTTAGATACTGATCATACATACCAGATCCTGCAGAAAGAGAAGATGGATTTTGGTTTTTACCACATCCATAAGCAAAGTCATCTTCTACAAGATTAACTGTTAACTGAGACGGCTGATTACCCCAGCCTAAGCTAGTATTAAAACTAGAAACACTAGCTCCTAAAAATAATGTTTGAGCTATTAATTTTGGTTCGTTTGAGCACGGTTGAGTTGGCATTTTTAATGATCCATCCAGTTCTTATCATTAGAGCATTGTTGATATACCCAACTAACAGTTTTAACAAATCGTCCATTAGTTGGTTCCCATGTTACATTATCTCCCTTAACAAATACTTGTCCTCTAGCTCCCATTGGGCCTAAACTTCGACCAACAATTGGAGTACCAAACATATAACCTGGTCTATCTCCGAAAGGTTTTAGTCCTTCAATAATACCAGTAATAGTCTGAAAGATTGTGCCTCCGGTCCACAAAGGACAATCGATATTTTGCATGAAAAATCCTTTTAAGGATGACGGCGGAACAACTAATACTTCTATACTAATCTCTTTGCTACTAGATGTTTTTGTTCCTAAGTTTTGCAGTATAGGTCCTAATGCTCGACCTAATACAAATGCTTCTCCAATAACGTCTGTTGGTCCGGTATCTGACATAGTAATATTTTCACTAATAACACCACTAATAATAGTAAACTTATTATTAAATTCATAACTATATGAGATAGTACCTTTACGAGGATTGTGTCCTTCTGATGTGCTGACTGGTATAATATTTAATAATCCCAGAGTAGAATACATAGGATTATTTGGTGGTGGTGGAGGATTGGTTGCAGCATTAATGTACGGAGTATTACGATCTTTACTATTCATCACCAAACAAGCTCTACGATAGAGATATGGTTTAATATCACTTAACCATCCACTAGCAGCATTTGCATATTTACTACCATAAAACTGATTAGTATCTGGAGAATTTTGGTCTGCAACGTCTAAAAGCTTTTGAGGGCCGGTCGTCAATAATCCGCTAATTAATCCGCTACTATATGATAGATCTAATCTGGTAGGAGCAAGCTCATTTATTAAACCAGGATTACCTGTTAACGCTCCCGCAGCCGCCATACTTAAGCCTTTAATTTCTCCTTGTACTCTAACAGTATGTATATATTTTTCATCTGTTGACATTTCTACGCTATAATCTTCTATATATCTGATACCAGTGGGCATAGCCAACCATGTATCTGTAACCTCATATTTAGCTTCCGTAATACTAAAATTAATAGATCTTAAATGATTATATAAATAACCACCTCCTGATAGGTGTGGCCATGGATTAGGTATATTAGGAGGAGTAGTATTGATCGAAGTGGCTGGACCAATAGCTATTAATCCGGTAACGGGTGCTGGACTAGTTTGTCCAGGATAGGTGCTCCAGCTATTAATACCGTAGCCTAATCTATAGTCTACCCATTTTTTAGCATTTAAATATGTACTATATTGTGCATTATTTCCTGTTCCAGACGGTACTCCGATAGCGCTAACGGTACGAGAAACTCTAAATTGTGGTATTGAGATAATATCCAAATCAACATCTACGCCGGGAGTAGCTCCTGATCCAGTTCTAGTACTAGCGCTACTAGTATTTACTGGCTGAGGATTATTCGCGGCAGGAGATGTTGGTTTCATCTTAGGATTATGATATTCTTGCTTTTGTTGAACTTTAGTTCTATATGAAGCATATGTATACTCTTCTAATGGTTCGATATTCCATGAATCGACCGTTCCTTTAACTGAAAAACCGGATATTGCAGACTCATTGGCTTCTAATACTATTGTATAGTCTGCTGTAGTCACCCAATTGTCTGTGGTTTTAGAAAAATCCATACTCATTACACGTACGCCGGTAGCGGCAAAAATCTGACCCGGAGGCTGACTAGACGACGGAGCCCCAGCACATGTGATTGACAACACCCCAAAATCATCCTTTGTAAATAATGATTTAAGCTGATTAATACCTGTTACTACAGGAGTAACTCCGCTTCCAAAGGACGTTAAAGTACCAGGATTACCGGTGCGTACAATTTTACCAGTTAGTGTAATCTTGGTGGTTAATACTTCTGCTCCTCCAGCAGCATTTCTTTCTGTGGTATAACTAATATCAACAAATGGAGTTGGACCAGCGATTTCATGAACACCAGATCCATTCCAACGTACTGCTACTGCTGGTTGTGGCTGTGTAGCTGTTTGTGCTGTTAATACTGTGTCAAGTATTTCCGATGAATATACCATGCTTGTGTCCTATTAAAATATCCTTTTACACTGATCTGCTTAATGTCGGGGTGGGAGTGGGGGTTGGTGTTGAAGTTGGTGTAGAACTAGCCAAATTATTCTCAAACAATGTCAAAGAATTAGGTATGATTTTACCATCAAATAAAAATCCTTTATATAGAACTTTAATTTCATCATTAGCATAAACTTGGTCTTGGTAAATAAGTTGTCCAATATGAATAGGAGCACATAAACTTTTTGAAGGTGTTGGCGTTACTGTTCTTGTTGGAGTAATAGACGGAGTTGGTGTTCTAGTGGCTGTTGGAGTACGAGTAGGGGTTAGTGTCATTGATAAAGAAGGAGTAACACTAGGAGTAAGAGATCTTGTGGGCGTTAGTGAACGAGTAACTGTCACAGACGGGGTCGGACTTCTTGTTAGTGTGATGGTAAGAGTAGGAGTAGGAGTAGGCGTTTTAGTAGGAGTAAGTGTGGGACTAACTGATACAGTAATAGAGGGGGTGGGAGTTAGGCTAGAGGTTGGTGTGGCGGTAGGAGTAACCGTTCTAGTAGGAGTCGGACTAATACACACATTAGGCGTACCCCATGTATTATTCGGAGTGCCAAAATTATCGCTCACTACAGAATCCGGTAAAATATCAGACATAGTAGCATATGTCCAATAGCCAGGACTTCCGCTTTTATTAGGATCAAAATAAGCAGCTTTATACCACTCATTTTCATTTGGTAACCAATACGACTCTTTATTCTGTGGAGAAGGTTTTGGTCCGCTAGTAGCAAAATTAGTTAAAAGATATACTCCGTTTTCTGTAGTGCTTGGACCAGGTAAACCTATAGGTTTGTTGTTATATAACCAGTTAATATATCTAACAGCATTAAACCAGTTCATAAAATTTACTGGTTTATTTCCCATATTAGGTAAAACAGAATATGAGTACGCTGTTGTTGAAGAACCAGATCTACTAATACCTCCTCTTTGTCGGCTATCTCCCATTTGAGACACCCATAAGCCTAACGGACGAGAACTGGCGCCAACAGCATTAAGAAATGCCGCATATTCATCATTAGTTACTGGATATTTTTGAATTTGATAGTTATAATTGACACTGCCAAAATTATTATTACTAGAATCAGCTATATTATTAGTATTACCAACAACTACATAATTTACACTATCAATAAAATCAACAGTTTTAGCTAAACGAAATCCAACATCTCCACTTTTTAAATCTAGTGTTGCTACGCCAAAATAAGTTTTGGTTATCATAGATTGCGAAGACTGATATGATCCTCCTCTATATATAGAAAAGCCTCCACTAAAACTATCTAATAGCTCATTAATATTTCCTGCTTGATCATAAGTGCCATAATAGCTAGATCGTCCACTAGATCCTACTGTTGTTAAATTTCCGTCCACAGAATTCCAGTCTGCGGTATTATTATAATTAGCACTATTACAGGATGTTAACATTATTGGTCCTTTTATGACAAACTTCAGTATTATATTAATATAATAAGATATATTAGCAAGGAGAAAGTCCGGTAGCTGTTTTATAAATCCAATCTAAATAGTTCTCAGTATTACATAATTGTTCTAGTAACTGATAGCCTTCACCAATCATTAAAGTTTTAAATTGATCAACAGCAGTACCAATAGCTTCTCTGTTCATACTGCCGCTAGTATCTATAAAAATAACTATTCTTATTGGCCGTAAGGATGACGGAGTAGGCATATTTGACCATATAGACTCTTTTTTGCTCTTAATAAAGGCTCCGGTTAAAGTTTGACCAGTTACAGGACAAGGAGGGGATTCTCTCGGAGTATCTACGACATTTGTTAATGGAATAGGGAGCGCGGGACTTGCGTTAGGAGGGAATATGCCCATACTCTGACAGCTATTAAGTCTAACATTAAATAATATAATTTTAGACGGATCATAGTTTTGATTGGTTATAAGAGTATTAAACTTGTTAACATCGGCAATCCAATCACTACTAATACTACTATATGGAGTACTCTCATCAATAAATACCATAATATAATCTTGAGAATTAATAATACTTTGTGCTAGAGATGGCGTGGGAGTAGGAGTTACTGTTCTAGTAGGTGTTGGAAAGGGCGTTTTTGTGGGTGTTGGTGTTCTTGTTATATTACATATATTATGATTATTACAAATTACAGAATAAGTAGTATCAGAATTAATATTTGAAGAATAATGTACTATTTCATTATTATTAGCTAAAACTTTAACATTTAATGACCAAGATGTAATAATTTTATGTTTTTTAATTAATAGTGGAATAGAGAATGAAGATGCGGATGCTCTGAATGAATATGAGTATTTGTCTAAAGATATATTATATGGGCTAGTTTTATCAACAGAAAATATTATAGTATAATTAGTATGAGGAATAAGATCATTTACTTCTACAAAAATAGAATCAGATGTATATTCCCATGGTCCTATGCCAAACTCATCAACATCAGAACATTCCGGCTCAATATCACTTTGAGTAGCATAAGTCCAGTATCCACTGTTTATACCAGATCCCTTATAATAAGCAGCTTTATACATTTCATTAAAAGATGGTATATAGTATGAGCCTGACGGATTAATTGTTATTATGTTTTCATTAGTAGATAGATCATAAACACCAGAATCCGTATGTCTAGAATCAGGATTATCAACCAGATTATGCAGCCAGTTGCAATAGCGAGCAGCCATAAACCAATTAATGCCTACAACGGGCTTATCATCCATATTGGGCTTAACTTTATATTTAGATCCAAAGTCCTGATATTCATCAAATATAACGCCATTATTATAAGAATTAGAATTTGCATAAACATTTTGTGGATGTACTATTGGCTGACCAAAACCATTTGTAGCAGATGAGGTTTGATAAAATGTGCCACTAGGATCTACTATATTTAAATATTTAGTATAATCACTATTAGTAACCTCTAATCTATTAATTAGATAACTATCCTCTACACAACCAACAGCTTTATGGGTTGATCCGGCTAAGTCTTTAAGACCAACAGTTCTATATTCTGTATTATTTAATAGAATAGGTGTGGTATTTCCTATATCATTGTCTATATCTATAGTATACCAATAACCACTAGAAATATCATGACCATATAATACATTATTCCCAAAAGCAATTTGAAGACCAGTATTACTAACAGCGCCATGTATAATACCGCTGACTAATAATGTTGGGTTATTATATGGAGGAACAGTGTTTTCATTTAAATTAATACCATATAGCAATCCTTTATTTGTTACTCCATAAAGCATTCCTTCATATATTGATATGTCACTAACGTCATTATTTATACCCAGACCCATAGGTACAACCCATTTTTCGGAACTAGTAGCATATGACGTACCAGATAAAGAAATTATATTTATTTTATATAGATCATCGGTTTGATTATCAAAATACCAATAACTATTATCATAATAAGAGGCATTAGTTATGGCCCCAGATACCAATACTGAGCCCGATACTAAAGGCTGTGGGGATAACTGAGTATTAGTATTAATATTGATTGAACTATAATATAAGCCAGAAGCATATAGGCCGTCCCCATTATAGTGATAATACAATATATTGTTAGCATTATCGTATGCCAAACCATCTACGAAGTCTAAATTTAGAAAATTGTTATGAGTTTTAGTATTAGAGGCTAATTTAAAATTAGGGTTTATACTCCAAATATTATTATTTCTACTGACACCATAAATATTAATATCGTTTAAGATAGAAGGATTGTTGTTATTGTCTTGAACTTGTGCAAAATTAGGTAAAGATAAAGGATTATTCTTAGAGGCAAGCCTAAAGCCTACATAATCTAAAGAGCTGTACGAACTATATGTTCCTGGTACTAATCCATAATTATTATGAATATAGTTTTTAGATATGTTAGTAGCAGAATCCATAAAAGATCCGCCGAATAATAGGTGTGCATAGGACTCATAAGACCCATGATAAAAACCTATTTGATCAGATGTCCATTCCCAAACGTTTCCGCTCATATCAAATGTGCCATATGCGCTAGGACAGCCGTTATACCCTACTGATGATACATTTGTTGACCCTTGCCATTCAACACATTTTTTATAGTTGGCTTTATTAAGATTATCAATATCTAAGCCCGGCAATAATAAATTCAAACTCGGAGTTGGTGTTGGAGACAGTGTCGCGGTCGGTGTCTGGGTGGGGGTAATACTGTTTGTAACAGTAACTGTTGGCGTGACTGTATTAGTTGGCGTAACCGTAGGAGTTGCTGTGCTAGTGGGAGTAATGCTTCTAGTTAAGGTTTGTGTAGGAGTTACTGTTGGCGTAACCGTTGTTGTTGGTGTGACTGTTGGTGTAGTTGTTACTGTTGGTGTGGTTGTTGGAGTAACAGTAGAAGTTGCTGTTCTGGTGGGGGTAATGCTTCTAGTTAAGGTTTGTGTAGGAGTTACTGTTGGCGTAACCGTTTCTGTTGGTGTGACTGTTGGCGTAACCGTTTCTGTTGGTGTGACTGTTGGTGTAGTTGTTGCTGTTGGTGTGACTGTTGGTGTAGTTGTTGCTGTTGGTGTGACTGTTGGTGTAGTTGTTGCTGTTGGTGTGACTGTTGGAGTTGGAGTATTACTACTAGTTGGCGTTATTGTTATAGTCGGTGTGACTGTGGCCGTTATCGTAGGCGTAGTTGTTGGTGTTGTTGTAATAGTTGGCGTGATAGTATTTGTTGGTGTTGGTGTTGGGGTTCGTGAAGGATCTATTTGCCAAGAATTAATAATTACTCTACCATTGTCCACCATCCCCGCACCATCAAAAAAAGCATTTCCTATTGCTATGTATTCACCATTATCACTCAAGCTAACATGTGTGCCGGCTATCATAACAGAGCCTCGTAGCACAGCTGTAGCACTTGTTATATCATATACAAAAGTGCCGTTAGTAGCGCTTAGAGCTACGAAAGAACCAGAACCATTTAAGCTTATACTAGGATTCAACTTAGAGACAGACTGAAGGCTAATAATAGAAAATCCTGCCCAATTAGCACCATTCCATTGGTATTTATAGTAATCTGCTAACTGAGGCATACTACCACCGACAGTATATTCAAATCCAAAAAACATAGTATTGCCATCATTACTAAGCTCTACTTGCTTAATAATATATGCAAAGCCAACGGATCCTTTAGCTACCCAATTAGCACCATTCCAGGCAAAAGCTCTAACCACGCCATAACCAGGAGTGGTCTGTAAAGCAGAATAGGCTACAGTAAAACCATCGCTGCTCAAAGATACTGATGATAACCCACTATCTCCATAAGAAGAAAGGTTAATAGTCCCTAATGGCATCCAGCTATTGCTACTAGATTCCCATGTGAATACTTTTATTCCTGTAGTACTTATGACTGCGATGGTGTTGCCGTCGCTACTAATATCCACATCTTTACCAAATTCATCACCAGAGATAGATCCGTTTATATCGTTTCCTCTTTGAATCCAATCCGTACTATTCCAATCATATACTCTAGCGCTACCGCCATTAATAGCTCCTCCATCATTAAATGGAGCGCCGATTACCAATACGGACCCATCGCTATTTAGTTTAACACTAGATCCGTGTCTGTCACCAAGGGTTTCTCCATAAATATCAGATCCTCTCTGAGTCCAGGACAAGCCTATTCTTTCATAAACTCTAACAGCCCCGCTATCGGAACCACCTGTATCAAAATATGGAGAACCTATTGCTAGTACTACCCCATTGTCATTTAGGCTTATGCTACTGCCAGTAGAATCTCCACTATTAATACCGTCAATAGGATTACCAACAGCATACCAGTTATAAGACATAAATGCTCCTTATTCCAATATGTCTATAAGCTGTAGTTGTGCTATAAACAATATTGTCAAAGCGAATAATACCGAGTCCTGAACTAGATAACATTATAAACATCCTCTAAGTTTATTTCCTTAAATTAATTACATTCTGGTCCACATCTAACCACCACAAAACTATTAGCCTGAGAATTAGAAACAGTATTTCTAACTCTGCACTCTAAAATAGCTTGTTCTCTATTAGTCAAATTAGTAGACATTAATGCCATTATAGAACCCACTCCGTTTTTATTTAAAAGCAAGGTTCCGCTACTAGGAGATAAAATAATGTTTTCTGATCCAGAAATCCAGTTATAGGTATGAGATTCACCAGGAACAGCGCCTGTGATATTAGCAGCAATTAATCGTGTACCAGAACAACAATTCAATGGCAAGGTGAGTATTGGGGCACCCGAAATAGCTACGGACAAATTGGTATCAGGCAAACAATTGTTGCAAACCACGGAAAAATCTTCGCTAATTACTGGAGCAACATCACAACTCTTAGGACGAATAGACATATTAAAATTAAAGAATTTTTTATTTGAATTCTTATATACACTATTGCTTCTATAATTAGAGTAAACATCTCGGTTATCTATAGCACAAGACCCGCTAGGAAAACAGAAGCTCAAATCTGTCTGTACCAATTTATTAGAAGATACTGCTAAAAATTCTCCAGATTGTTTAGATACAACCATAGGCCAATTGCCGTCTAGTCCATTAATAGTATATGTATATCTTTGTCCAGGATTTAGATTGCTCACAGTGGTATTGACCTGATAATTATTATTTCCAGGACCAGATAGTGTTTCTCCTAAAGAACCATGGTCTATAACAATCTTGGATAAGCAATCAATACACATAACCATCATGTCATTACTGCTATAAACAGCAGTGTTACAATCATCTTGTCGAACTTCTAGTTTAAATCTAGTATGCTTATCGCTGTCAACAATAGCAGCATAACATGATTCGTCTAAACTATTGACTAAAACTCTGTCATCTGTTCTGGGGCATAGTCCAGTAGACGAGCAAAATGTTAAAGACACAGGAATTTGAGCAGTAGATCCTTGGGCCAGAAATGATCCGCTAACAGGATATATAGTTGCTGGCCAATTGGCATCTATGCCTTTAAAACTATATTTATAGCTTTTTCCTGGATCTAAATTAGAAAGATTAGCAATGAAGTTGCTTGTGTTTTTAGAATTTCTATCTAAAGTAGATGAAGATGGTAGTGACACTTGTACTTTTGGAATACAATCATTGCACACAGCCATTAGCTCATTACTTGTAAAAGATACCGGATTATCACAATCTAATTGAGTAACTAATAATTTGGTTCTTGCTAACTTGTCCAAGCATTGATTGTCTAACGTATATCTTAGAGTATCATCAGACGAACATACTCCCGTAGTTCTGCAGAACATTAGTTTAGTGGGAATATTAACATTAGTCATGGCTGAAGAAACTATACCGCTTATAGGATAAATACTAACGGGCCAATTAGAATCTATGCTACTAAAAACATATTGATAAGATGCTCCTGTAACCAAATCTTTTAATTCTGTGTTAAAAGATATTTTATTAGAATCATTTAACTCCAACATAGAAGGAATGGTAGCAGAAGGCTTCTTTATACAACCACGGCATACTAAAGAAATATTGCTCTTTGTAGCTGTTTGGTATACTTTATCTCCTACCGGAGAAACACTAACTTGTAAAATAGAATATAATTCTTCGGCATTGGCACAGTTTTCTAAAGAGTTATAAGGTAAAGCTGTGCTTTCTGAACATCCGTCAACTGATGGACAAAAAGAAACTATAGCATTAATACTATAATTATCCTGTGGTGTTTGAATATATCCAGATATTGGTAATACTTTAACAGGCCAATTGGCGTCCAATCCAGTGATGGAGTATCTATACAATTGATTAGGAATTAATCCGGATATTTTTGTTGATATATTTGTATTATTGCCAGAAGCATCATCCATAACCACATTTATAGACTCTACTCCTAGTTTAGGTAAACAATCTTCACACTCTACTTCACAAGGGTATGTAAAAGCTATTTTCCCTGTGGATTTTTCTACAACAGATAGTCCCATTACAGAATACAGACTTTCTGGACCTATATCTAAACCAGGAATAGACATATCTGTATTAGGCATGTTAAAAAATACTGTTGGATCTGTTGGAGGACAATATCCTGTTGTGGGACAAAAATAAGCAAATGTTTTAATGCTATAAATAGCGTCCTTATTTGTTGCAAAAAACTCTCCTGATAATGGCGAAACCCTAATGGGCCAATTGCCTCCTTTATTGGTAAAAGAAAAAGAATATTGCTCGTATGGCTTAAGTCCACTAACTTTAATATCGATAGGTTTCACGTTTGACATATTAGTTTCTCTGATTGTAGTTTGAGAGGAAATATTATTTTATAATAACAGGACTATAGGACCCAACACAATCTGTACATGTTAATGTTACCAGATTAGATAAATACTCATTATCTGAACCGACAATTTTGGCCACCGCTTGCAATACTATAGATGGTTTATATTGGTCAAATTTATATAAACTATTATCTAGTACATATGGAAGTACACCTTTTTGACCACTAGGAGGGCACATACTAGAATGTTTGCAAAACATTCCGTTCATCACGGCCGTTACAGTACGTGATTGTGTAGATCCTTGTTGACGGTACTCAATACTGTTGTTTGCTACAGAAAGTGTTTCACCAGAACTCATTATCAATTCTGGTATATATGTTATATTTTGTGTATCTGGTATAACAATAAATGGCCAATCAGATCTCAATGCTCGTAATTCATATGTACATTCTATATTAGTTGGCAAGTTTTTTAATTTAACTATAAAAGGTGTTAGTTCTTCTGCTTCACGATCAAAAGAATTATTTGAAGCAATAGCTGTTAGTGTAAGGTATGGGTCAACAATACAGTTGTCACATCTAACTATCATGGGATTACTGTGATAAACTGGTTCAAAAGAAGCATACGATTCAACGGACACTCGTAGTATTGCCATCATATCTTTTGACTCATCACTATTTATAAAAGTAAATTCAGATGTTACTCCGGTTGGAGTTAATATGCTAAAAGACGAAGAGTTTCCTCCATCAATCTCTGTATATGGCAAATCGCCAATAACATTTTTAGAAAATTTAATCTTAGTTGGTATGCTTATAGTGTCTGTATTAGCAATGATAGTTCCGCTTACAGGAAAAACCGATACCGGCCAATTGCTGTACTCGTTAGTAATCGTATAGTTGTATTTGATATTTCTCCATTCATTGGATTTTAAATTTGAAATTCTAATATCAAATTCACTAGTAGTAATATCATTATCATCATCATTAATTTTATTCAGAGATAAGAATGTTGGAATATTTACAATAGGCTGACTTATACATTCCTGACACTCCACTAATTTTTCTTTAGAAAAAACAGCATCAGATCCATTAGTGCCTTTTTCAAAAATTTTAGCTCTGAGTATAGTGAATAAATTATTATTATTGATCATAGAACTATAATTAATATTATAGTCCATAACATCGGTATTAGAGTCAGAACAAACCGAAGCATCAGAACAAAACAGAACTTGAGCGTCTATTACTCCCGTTTTCGAAGATGCTACAAATACTCCCGATGACGGCACAACTACAATAGGCCAATTGCCTCCTAGGCTTTCTATTTGATACTGATAGTCTAGTTTTCTAATGAGGCCTTTGTATTCTAGTTTAACGCCTGATGGTTTCATATTATTCCTAATTAGTTGATATAACGAATGTTTATGGGTTTACTATAAATGGTTTCTGAATTACAATCAATTTTAGTTAATGATGCCTGCAATATAACGCTATAAATGGCGGAACCTGTTAAGAACTTAGGATAATTAGGTACAGAATAGTTAGGCACCCCATTTTGATTTGGTGGACATAGTCCTGTAGTAGGACAAAAAACTATCTTACCTCCAATAAATGGAATATCAGTAGAAGATCTCAGCTTAATAGTTCCACTAGTGGGAGCAGCAAAAACTACGGGCCAATCTGCTTTTACTACATTAATATTGTAGTTATATGTTTTTTCAATCTCCAAGTTAGTAAAGCTTAGTGAGAATGGATAGTTGGGTAAGTCGGCATTATCGTCTTCTGATTCTCTTATTTCTGTAATTTCTGGTCCTGCAATAGAAACAGAAGCTCTTGGTAAACAATCTTTGCATTCTATCGTAAACTGATTACTTAGCACTTCTGGGCCTTCATATGAAGACGGAGAAATAGATAATTGCATAGTAATAGACTTATCATTAGAACTAGACAAAGAACATACTGGAGGAAGTTTATATGGAAGAATATTAGTATCGCAATTACCAGTGGTAGGACAAAATCCTATCGACGCATCTAATATGGTAGTAGATGATGCTGGTTTAATTATTCCAGATATATTATTGATACTGACCGGCCAGTTAGAAGACACTGTTTTAAATTCATATTTATATTCTTCATAGGGCTGAAGATTTTCAATTTTAGGAGCAAAAGTATATTTATACTGAGTAGTTAATCCTGTGCCTATAACACTACTAGGAATAACCACAGGTAATACTCTGGCATCAGTAAATCCTAATAATAATCCTCCTATAGCAGGAATACGTAATGGAATAGCGCTGTCTTCTCTAACAATAAAGTAATATGCTGATTTTGAATCTAGTTGTGTTAAATCAGAATCTGGATGAGGAGTATAGTAGTACTGAGCATTTCCTAAAGCATCAACAATTTGTGTTCTTTGTGTCCAAAATTTAGGTATCGTGCCATCTAATTTTTGACTACCATATATAGTATCGACAGACTGAATAAAGCGATCATATTCTACTCTCTGAGTAGATCCTGGTTGTAGAGAAGCGGGAACTTCTTTTAGTTTTAATGGCTCTTTGCCAGTATAGTATGTGATAAAAAATTGGCTATTTATAATCATAAAAAACTGATTACAGCTCCCTTATAATTGAATTTATATTACTAATTACACCATTAGATCTAACCAATGGTCTTTATTACGATATTGCTTGAGAAGCACACACAGAGTCCCGCATTACTCTTCCGCCCAACTTAATAATACTCACATCTGGAACAGGTATAGGGTCATTATAAGACAATAATAATGAAGAATTTTTAATTGGCAATAATATAACAGTATCTGAATTTTGGTCAATATCAAAAGGTACAAATCTAGTAATTAATTTATTGTTAGCTATATATGTCCAATTATTAGATTGGTCTAATACCAGATAAGAAGATATCACAGATCGTTTCAATAGTGTATTTGGATCAACACATCCTGTTTGTCTAATAAACTGAAATGTGCCCGTACTACTAATATTAGTAGAAATTATAATAGCTTTATTTAGCTCAACGTCTGTAGCATTAACAATAGTGACAATATAATAATTATCGTTTATTGGTATACCAGGACCTTTAACTGTCATACCAACATCTAGTTGAGAAGTATTTCCTGATAGATTACCATTAGTAACAGTATTTAATCTAACAATTGAGCCTCCTTTTGGACCAATACTATTAGGACTATTATTAGGCAATAAAGTAGCTGATAATTCTGTAATCGACTGAGGCACACAAACAATCATTATATAATCACGATATAGAATAGTATTTAATACATCTTTTATAGTTAATCTAATTAATGTTTTAGTCTCGGCTCGGTGCAGGGATCTTATTTTAACAAAAGCTTTTGGGGCTAAATTCTGTCTACCAAAAACAACATAGGAACCATTAGAAGGTTCAAATGAAACAGTAGCAGGAGGGTCTGTGGGTAAAGATACAGGAGCATCAAAAGTTAATATATATTGATCTTTGGAAGCTATGCTGTTTCCTGACGGAAGAGTAAAGGGCAAAATAAACCCTTTTTCTCCTTCTTCTAAGCTATACGTAATAGTTTTTATCATAAATTTATCTTTTCATTATACATTAGTAGACAAGCATTTTAAGATAATAATTTTTTCTAATAATCTTTTATTATCGGTTTTAGAAGACACCGCAAACTTAAAAATACTGATATCATTTTGATTATTATTTATGCTTAAATTAATAGGAACGGTTGCTTTACGCACTGTTCTAGTCTGAGGAGAGATATTGCCTCCATTAGTATTCGGAGGTATAGTCATAGAATAATCAGCGTATGTTGGGATTTGAACACTAATATCAGAAGGATTCGAATTATTTGTTAATTCTGTTAATTCAAAGGAGTATTCATGAGGATCAACTTTTAAAGGAGATACCACAAATACTAGAATTCCACCAGAACAACAAAAATTATTAATATTATCGTTAGAAATAAGAGTATTCTCATAATATAAATCTATAGTAGGCAAAGGATCAAAACAAATTTTTTGACCGATAAATTCTATAATAGATCCGTCTGTAATTTTAGTATATAATTTACCAGTTACGCTATTCATAATCAATTCTCCAACCTCTAATTGATCAGGACTAGGGAATCCGGTTCCTGTAGAATCTCTTTTTAATAGTAGCTTCATAATTGACATACTCCTGTGAATAGTACTGATCCAAAGTCCCAATTGCTTAATACGTCATTACGTTTATCTTCTTCTTTTTTCTCTTCTTCTGGATCAACTTCTATAATAATATTACTAGATGATTTTAGATAAGCAAATGCTCCTTGACCATTATTATTCCATGCAGATACTCTATAATAATAATCTAAAGTAGAAACTGATCCAGTTATCAATTCTCCAACTTCTGTGATTAGGGCGTTTGGTTCATTATACCAGTACCAAGTATTTCCGTTATCAATTGATTCCTCTATAGTATATCCTAGTATAATTCCGTCTGATCCTGCTTGTGGCTGTTGCCATGTTAGTTGGATATTAGAAAATTCTGTTTCATCGAACGCCCTACTAGCCAAAAAGTTCGGCGGAGCTTTAGGAACAGAACTTCCTACAATGATTACACTAGAAGGATCAGAATAATTGCCAACACCAACCGTATTTTGTGCGGCAATTCTGAATCTATATTCTACTAGTGGCGATAAGCCTGTAATTGTTGCAGATAGCGTAGTTGGGGAGGCTGAATATACGCCATATAGGTTATTAGGTATGTCTGTCCAAGACTCTCCGTTATTTATAGAAAACTGTATTAGATATGCTATAACTTTTTCTCCACCATCTGATGTTGGGGCTGACCAGACTATAGAAGCTTCTCCGTTGCCTATGCCGTTTTGATGACCCGGATCTAGTCGAACGTTCGTGGGCTTACCCGATACAGTAGCATTTGTTTTTGGTATTCTTGAAACAATTTTGCCCGATCTGTCTAATGTTAATAAGGCATTAGCAATATATTCTCCCTGATTATTGTCTAATGGCTTAGGTCTCAAATACATAGCATCAGCAATAATACCTTTACTATATAATACAGAATTGATAGTCACATCTGCATAATGGCTTATATATCCCGTACCAACAACACCAGTGCCCGATGGTATAGAATCAATAATATATGGATTATTAGTATTAATAGTTATTTTAGCATTAGTGTCGAAACCCCATCCTGTAGGAGTAACTCTGGATCTATCGATATACTTGCTAAATATAACACCAGAAGCAATAGAACCACTCACAGCATTAGGAGTATTAGCATGAATCCTCAAAGCAGGAATAAGTCCGGAAGGAGTATTGGTTTCATCAAGATCAAAAATACTATCATAATTATTAAATGGAGTTTTGGTTTCTCCGTATATAATAAAATCAATATTTTCACCTAATTTATTAAATGATGTATTAACATTTGGTCTAATACTAATAGTATTCATAGTACTAGGCTTAAATGTAAATACTGGACTTTCTTCTGGATTAGCAGGAACTGTTGCAGGATCATTTGGATTCACACAATTAAATCTATATTTAGCGTCTTTACCAAGCTGCATATCTAAATATGCTCCGCGATTGACTGACCAAGCATAACCATTACCAAAACCGATAGGAGATCCGGTATTATTACTTCCGGACCATGTTGCATTAATAGGATTCGTAGGACATAGTTTAACGGCCAGACCCTCTTGGAGAGGTCCTAATGGATCATAAGGATCTTTAAATTGTACTGATTCATACAAAAACTTTATAGGAGTGGTAATATCTGGGTCGGTATCATCTGCAATATATCTAATTTGTACGGCAAACTTGACATATCCAATACGTCTGTCGTCATCTCTTAAGATTTCAATTGTATCTTTACCATCGCCCAATTCAATATCTAATTTTTCAATCGTTGGGGCATCCACCCAATCTTGAGACCAGTCAGGTTTATTTAGATAAAATATCATAGTGTTATTATCTTGATCAAATTTTACTGGTCTCTTAGGATACCTATTCCACAATACTCCGTCAGCTTTAAGATATGGGGCTGGTCTCCATTCTGCGGGCTCATCTTTGCCCATATGTGTTAGGATACTATCTTTATAACCTGCTAAATTAGGATATATTTGTATTTTTTGCTTAAAAATAGCAGTACTGTCTACTTCTACTTTTGCAGGAATAGTTATTGCGGACTCTCCTGATCCGAATACTGTTGCGGGAATGAACTGTAATGGAGTAAAAACAGACAAAGCCTTAGAGTCTCCTGATGGTATTCCTAATGCTCCGAAGGGCTGAGAAGGCATAGTTAATTTATTAATACTAGTATCATATGTTAATAAATTTCCTGGTATACCAGCTATATTTTCATCATCAACTTTATATGCAATAGCTCCATTAGGACCTGAATATAAAGGAACTACGTTTCCACTATAATCTATTCTATGATAACGAATAGCATGCGCATCATGAGCACGAACACCACTAATATCCACTGGACCCGCACTAATTAGTCGAATGCCAGAACCACCAACTAACCACATAATACCGCTAGCAGACAGTTGTACGTTTTTATCTCCTAAAATATTAAAGTATTTACCGTCAACCTTTTTGTTACCTGTGTTGATTTGGACGCCGTCCCAATCTTCGGGACCAAGTATTGTATACCATTCATTACTCATAATTATTTCCTATTAATTAAACCATGTTGGACCATTGTTAGGATTATCACACCACCAAGGAGTATTATTACTATCAATTAAATCTTGATCGGAACATAAAGCAAGAACGTCTTGATCTAATCTTAGGGGCTTAGCGTTAAATGAACAGCCATCTGATACACAGCTCACATGGTCTTCATAAACAATAGCATTGGGATTATTCCATTGTGGTTGTAAATTGGTTCTCGCCACCACAATAGTGCCGGTAGAAGCGACCTCAACCTGACCTGTTGTCTCCTCTTCTGTTGGTTGTGTTATCTTTGTAAATTTTCTTGGAGATCTGATAGTACCGTCGCCAACTATGATATGATCCACATATAACCATCCGCTAACACTTAAATTAGCAAATAAAGAAGTCGGCTGCTTTGAAGTATCTTCTATGCCTGATGCTACTAAAAAGGGTTCGTTTCTTTTAACTGTTACCGCAGATGTTCCTCTTGTAGACAAAGTATCTACCGGAGAATAATAAGCAGCTTTATGCCATTCATTAAGATTTGGTAACCAATATTTTCTATATGAAGTTTTAACTATATTATATGATAAATCTCCAATATATAGTATATTATATGCGCCAATGTCAAGATTATAATCTATATTCTCTTCTAATAAGTTTAAATTAGCTCCATTATGCAACCAATTAATAAATCTAATACAACTAATATAACTAACAAATAGAACTGGTTTATTGTTCATCGTCGGTTTTGTAGTATACACATACTCATTATTATCATCTTGAACTCTGACTATGCCACCCTGAATAGCTGAGGCCATTCGGGCATCATATAATCCTCTATCATTAACTTGTGCAACAGCATTTAAAAATATACAATATTGACGATTAGTTATTTCGTGTCTGCCTATTCTGTATGTATTAGGCACAACACCCAAATCATTAATAATAACCGGAGAATATGAGTCATTAAGCTTAAGATATGTTGTAGAATCATCCTGCTTATTTTGAGGGTCAGAAATATTAACAAAAGACAATCCCAAACTGTTAGCACTAGTAATCGTAGATGAATCGGTAATATTAAATAAAGACGCAATTCTAAAACCAACATAATTATACCCTGATCCTCTAACCAATGATTCTATGTGTTTAAGACCACTAGAGCCTATTGGTGATGATCCTACGGCAGATATTGGAGTGATATATGAACCACCACAAACAAATTCTTGAATGTCTCTAGATTCTATCACAGATGGTTTTTCCACCCATTCTGAAGCATTACCGTTTTGATCATAAGTACCGTAATAAGAAGGCCTACCATTAGAACCAACATCAGATACTATACCGCTAAATAAATTAGTATTATTACTACTATAATTAAAATTAGCAGAAGAAAAGGTGTTGGATAAGCCTATGCCGCTAGAATTTATTAGTATAGGAAAAACATCGGATTCTGTGGTAGCAAAAGGGGCGTATTCTCCAGACTGAAAACTTAATCTTCCAACATTAGCCTTAATATTAAGAGCTGGCTGAGAATCAATACCATATACCGTAAAATCAATATCTTTTCGCCTGTTATTAAAAACAGTATTAGTTAATGGTCGTATGCTTAGAATATTTTGACTAGCATCCGAAGCAATTCCATTGTCTACTTTTTTGCTCATAGACAAAAACCCGGCCTGTGTAATAGACAAGACCGTAACTTCTGCCACAGTATTTTGCGTAACGATTTGATCTAATAATAATCCAGTAATTTGATCAGTTGCAGAGTCTACTTCTACTATTGTACGATAAAAATTTCCATCATAAGATGAAATAACTACTTGATCTCCAACAACAAATTCTGTAGACGGTACAGGGTTGTTGAATGTTATTTGCCTTAAACATACCGAGGCTAATTTAGGGGTATATTTATTCCAAATAATATCTTCTTCTGTTAAGAAGTAGTCGTCTAAATTATAGATGCCTGTAATAGCGCCATTTGCGGCTGTGGTTAAAAACCTATTAGCAGGAATCGGCAGTGATATGGTGCCTAGATTATTAGCTGATAAAGTATTACTGCCTACTATTTGATTATTAGCATCTACTATTAATATGCTGCTTGGGGCTATATTTGGTACTACCATAGTAGTAGATTGAATATTTGCTGATGATATTGAATTAGCTATTAATGATCCTGGTATATTAGTATTAGATTGACCACTACCAATAGAGATATTCGATCCTTGAAGAGAAATAGAATTACTACTAACTGTTGTTAAGCTTGATCCTAAATTAATAGAACTAGATGAATTGTTTAATTGAACTAAATTAGTACTATTGTTTATAGATAAATTAATACCGCTATAACCGACTTTAACACTACTAGGATCGGCCGCAAATATATTAATATCTGTATTATTAGATCGTACATTTATATCTAAAGCGCCTTTTGGACTGTTAAGATCTACAGCCCTGGCTTCTAAAGATACATAGTCTGTTTTATTATTATTGCTGTCTTTAGCTGATAAGTTTATTTGTCCTACAACACTATTAGGTAGTATAGTTGATGACGGCTTATGATATAAGGTCATATTAGCTGGGTGACAACTATTACGATTTTCTAATCTAAAACCTTCTTGACAAATGTTATTAACAACATGGAAAATAGTTGATGGTCTAGCACCAGAAGGTATATTAATGCCTAATCTACCATCATAGGCAAAAAATAGATTTCTATTGCCACTACCATAAACTATAAAATCTCCATTGCTTTTACTGTTATTAAATATGGTATTACCAGATGAGGGAAGTATAATATTTGCATCAGAAATACTGTCGCTGCCAATAAGCATACGATCATTTAACGAATCCCAATAAGCTTCTGATCCTAATAAATCATTACCACTTTTATATTGTAAAGACTGGTCATCTCCTTGAGGGTTGCTCATGGTTTGCAAAACGGTTTCAGAGCCGTCAAATGACGACTGTGTTCCAACTATAATATTCGACTCTGTCTTATGATCTACAACTATCCATTGTTTACCATCACTAGCAATCTTTATATATTCATTAAGTGTCAAATTTGCTACAACACTATTATCAGAATCTCTAACCAATAGATGATGATTACCTGATCCTATAACTTTACATTCTACTACAATATTAGACGCTACAGAAGCAGATGGTAACGATAAATTAATATCTTGATTGGTGCAGTCTGCTAGGTAGAGTGACTTGACCGAATTAGCTTTATAATCTTTATCTAGTACAATAGTATTGTGTATAGAGGCGTCAAAAATTTGTTGATTAGCAAATAAATAAAATTCATTTTTATCTGATGTATTATTAAAGTTTACAGGAGCATTATTATTAGAACTATAAGCTATCTTGACTCTGGTAACAACTATCTCTCCTTCGTTATTAAAACATACCTCTCCCACGCCCGTTTCTATCTGTTGATTTTGCACATTACGGGCTAGATAAGGAATATAATATCCTATGTGATTAGAAGATAAGTAATTAAACCCATTAATAATGGCATGCTTACTAAAGTTATTGTCTTTAGTTACAAACGTAAAACCAATATTATCAAAGATTTTTGTGATTTTATTATTCATAATAATTTATTCTTGCCTTTAAAAGTATTACTACCCACGCATCACACTACTAATATCTGGACCGAATATGCCTTCTCCTAGTTGACCTACTCCTCTATTCATATTGCTTACTGCGGATGTAACTCTATCGTTTGCTGCTTGTGAAGCAAATTGATTTAGACTACTGATTTGATGACTATCTATAGGTGCCTCTAATTTGCCTTGTACTGTGGTATTGACTTGGCCGGTAACGTTGTATTCTACCTTAGTGTCTCTTATATTATCAGCCACTGTTTGAAATCTACTGCTTGTATCAGCCATATTTTGAGCAACCTGTGTGCCTCCTTCCACAAATGATCCAACTGCGCTACCAATACTGCCTGCCACCTCTGACATAGCCGGAATAGTAGACATTAGGTCATTGACCGTTTTCTGTAAACCGGCTACTGCGGACGCTATACCATTAGTATCGACACCAATACTACTAGATACACCACTAGAAGCTGAACCTCTTGCCATCCCACCTTCAGCATAATATTTAGGAGGACTAACTAAACCACCATTAGCCAAATACTGTACAATGCCTCCCTGATTATAATAGCCACTATTAATAGCGTTTAGTATGGGCATATGTTGTTGAGTCGCTTGACGATTAACCACGAATTCACCAGGAGTTAACATAGCCGGAACGGTGTCTGTACTTTGATTTTGTGCCGATATTAGCGCTCCGTTATTAGCATATACTATTCCTCCTTTAGCAAAAGGAGTGTATTTTTTTTGTTTTAGCTTATCAATTAAGCCTAGTTTTTGGGCTTCTTCTAATGGTATACTATATAATATAGTTCCACGTCTCCTGCCGGAAGGGTCGTCCCCATAAACTTGAAACATTTTTCTATTGGTGTCTCCGGCTAGTTTTTGTTCAACAACACCAAAGGTTTTAGATTCTCTTACTGTATAAGGCACGTAATCGTTAATATACTCATTTGTCCCATACAAACTATGCGATCTGGAAAGACCTACACCACTACTTATCTTTGGTGAATTCCCAGATGCCATCCTAGCCTCATGACTAGATAATGCTACTTCTTCAAGCTTTCTAGAAACAGATCGCGCATTTTTTGTTGCTCCTGAGCCACCTCCGTATGTTCTATAATCATTTGGTACTCCAATATCCATTAATTCGTCCCACTCTTGTAAATATCGAGTATATTCTTTTGAAGATACATTATCTCTAAATCTTAATCCTTCAGCTTCTCTTCTTGCTTTTTCTAAAGCTTCAGAAGTTACATTGGTTACCTTCGAAGCGGCCTGTGTTTTTGGTTTCTGTTGTATAGTAGCTTTGGTTTTGTTAGATGGAGCTAAGTCTGGTCTACGACGAGACAGTTCTTTAACATTAAACGTATTTCCTCCTCTCCAAGTATCAATTAAGTCTGTATGCGAATATCCTTTTTTCAGACCCTTATTATAAGACTCTAAAGCTTTTTCGTCAGATGCTAATTCTAGCATTCTATTAAATTTCGTCTGTAGCCCAGGATCTAAATCTCTATTTATCGGCAAGTCAGAATGTAGCCATTTGCTTCCTTGTCCTTTGAATGATTTTATATCATCTAAACTAATAGCTGTTCCTGGCTTAACTCCCATAATATCATATATTGTTGCTTCTTTACGGGATAGTTGTGTTATTAGAGACTCTCTGGTCCTGGTTATTGCTGGAGCATCAACACTAGAAGTATTCGGTTTAATTCCCTCCCCAGCTTTCTTAGCATTTCTATCAACTGTTAGTGTGGCTGGATCTGCTTTTGTTTTTTGTTCAGCTGCTTGTTTTTCTTTTGCTCTCATCTCAGTATCTTGTTTAGCTTTTGTTTGAGCGTTATCAACATCGGGAGTTGCTTGTCTTTTAGGTTTATTTCTAGAATTTTGTGCTAAAATATCGTCTACCTGTTTTTGTACCGCCGCATCTGCTGCACTTAATGGTTGAGAAGAAATGGTGTAATCGTCAATCTGTCCTGTTCTTGGCGGAACAGTCCATGCCTCACCAGGTTTTCCTGTGCTGAAGTTTGCTGCTCCTGGTTGTCTCATTTTGTCTAATTGTTTTTTAACAAAATTTGTCCTATTATTGCTAGCTGCTGATACTCTATCAGGATCCATTATAACTCTTGCTCTTGATAATCCTCCTTTAAGGTTTCCTCCGGGCATTGTGCCGGATCTTTCAAAAGCATCAAGACCTTTAGCTCCTCTGGCTGAACGTCCTCTAAATGGTATGTCTAAATTGTTAGCGAATGATGCTGCTTGATCTAGTGCTGAATTAATACCAGTTTGTTTGCCTATGTCATATAAGAAATTGCCAATCGGTTTAGCTACAGAAGAAACGACAGACCCCACAGGGTTGGCTATAGAATTGATTGCTCTGGCTCCTCGGCCAGCATTAACTACATCATCAACTTTTCCGGCTACTTTAGCAGCTCCGGAAACTATGCTGCCAGGATTAGCAAGAGCGTTGTCTATCATACTAAATCCTTTAGCTGCTTTACCTAGTACTGAAGTCCCAGTAGATAATCCTGCACCAGCAGCCATTTGGGCCCCTTGACTAGCAGCAAAACCAACAGTTTGGCCAAATTCTGTAACAAAAGCGCCGGTTTCTCCAAAACCTTCTCTAGCAATATTAACTCTTTCAGCATCTCCTTTTTGTAAAGCGGTTTGTTCACCAGATTGTATAGGACCTTGACCAGCTAATGCTTGTCCTAATTCTACGAGGCTATATCCTCCTTGTGCCATAGCTTGTAATCCAACAGAGGCTCCAGCCGCTGCTGCTGATTCTCCTTTATAATCAGATTTTTGGGCTTGTGCTAATGCGGCATTTTGGTCTGTTCCCTTGGGTCCTAATACTCCTGCTTTTGCTTGTTTTTCCTGAATGACTCTAGTTTGTTCCGTTAGTCTTTTTGTTCTTTCTGACTCTCCAGACACAGTATCCATGCCTAATCCTATAGCTGCACCAAAAGCAGCAGCACCAACTCCGGCTGCTACATTAGCGGCTCCATAAGCAGCACGACCTGTTGCCTCTCCAACTCCGCCAACATAACCCAACCCGGATACTAGCCAATTGCTACTATTAATCCATTGACCCTGACGTTTTTGCTCTTCTTCTGCTGCTTGTTGTTTTTGTTTTTCGACTTGTTGAGCTTGTGCTTTTGCTTGAGCCTTAATTTGTTCGGATATTTTAGCTTCAGAGGCTTGCACTTGTGCCATTGCTGCTGCATTTGAGGCTGTTGGTTGTTCTGATTGTAATGGCTTAACCCCCGGCGTTATTCCCGTTCCTGTATTGTCAGACGCTGATTGCTCTCTCAATAATCTATCAGCAGCAGCTCTCTTAGCACCAGCTTTAGATGCAGCGACCAAAGGATTTCTAGAGCCTTTAGACTCAATAGCATCAGCTTCTTTAATCATACTATTATATTGATCACGAACCGATTGATTGCTAGCATTAGCTGTGGGGGTGGCCGGTTTTGCTGTGGGCGCTACTGGATCTGTGGCTTTTATAGCAGATGATTTTGTATCTATCACGGCGGGGATCGGAGCAGAAGGTGTTGTTTTGGCTGTTTCTGTTGGTTTTTTACCAGCAGATTGTCTAATAGCCTCCATCCTTCTTTGTCCTGCTTTATATCCGGCCTCTTCAGCAGCATCTCTAAATGGTTTTCCTGTGCGTGGATTATTTCTAGTTCTAGCGTCTTCATCAGCTTTTTGTCTGGCCGCCGCTTTTGATCTTGCGTCACCAATAAAAGATTGTACTTCATCCTCTCTCTTTTTAATTATAGTTTTATATTCACTATCTGATTCTGTTGCTCTTTTTTTAAGTTCTTCTGATTTTGTTTCCAGTTCTTGTTGACGAGCAATGTCTGGCTTTTGGTATAGATAGGGCCATTTTTGTTTTCTAAAATCTTCTAATTCTCCACCCATCCAAGCTCTTGTTGCTTCTCCTGGTGTTACAGTCATCTGGGTAAGTGGATCTTTACCTACATATGTGCCTATCCACTCTCCTTTAGTAGAATCGTATTTTTTTCCTAGTGCATCTTCTACCATCCAGGCTTCGTCTAATTTATCTTTTCCTGATAATATACCATTTGGTAATTCTTCAAATTCATCTACTTTGCCATCTTTATTAGAGTCTAGCATTCTTCTTGCTGTTTCTCTATTGTGTTCTGTATTCCAAGAACGCTCAAATTTATTTCCATAAGGACTGGTATGACGACCTTCTCTCTCATGTCTTTCAAAATTAACATTAATATTATCTTCTGGAGAAAATAAGTCTGGAGTATATAATTTATTATTTTCACTGGCGATAATTCTATCTAGAGCTTCAGCTTCCGATAGCTTTTCTTCTTTTATAAGTCTATCGATTTCTGCTTTTGCTCTACCTCTAAAATCACTCATTTGATTTCTTATAGCGTCAACATTACCTTTTCCAGGATACGGAGCATTATTTGGATTATTCATACTAGATGCCCAATCAGCCCTATTTTTAGCTTCTAGTTGTCTTTGTTGTTTTTCTTCTACTGTTGGTAATCTAGCTTCTTTTTGAGATTGAACCTGAGATCGTCTTTGAGCCATCATTGTTTTTCTTTGCTCAAATCTTTTACGATTTTCTGCTCTTATAGCTTCACGAGGATTTTTAGGAACCGAACCACCATCAGCTAAATAAGATACTTCTTCACCTTTAGAGTATTTATTACTATTTATAGCCTCTAATAGTGGTAAGTGTTTTGCTGTAGCATTAGCATTAATAACATATTCGCCGGGAGTTAACATGGCTGGTACGGTATCACTGCCCCTAGGACTAAAATCAACTAAAGCTCCCTTAGAAACCATCATAGGAGCCATCGGCTTAGGTATTCCATAATTTAGAGCTACCATACCAGCAGGAGCACCTTTAGCGCCAACATCCAAGCCCATACTAGCATTAATAGTATCTGTTAGATTTTTAATACTCAAATTCAAATCGTCTGTTGCTGTAGTAAGTAGTCTTTGGGCATTAGCTAATTCTAAGCGACCTTGTTCTTCTGTTGCTTTTGCTTGTAAACCAACAGTTTGCAAAAATTGTTCGGAAGCTCTTTTCATTGCCGGATCAGCATTAGGATCCATTTTGGCTGCTATGGCTTGTTGTACCATTGGGTTGCCACTAAGTCCGCTCTCTCTAGCCATTTGAGTCATAAGAGTAGCTTCTTGCTGTCTAAATCTCTGATCAATATCAACATCAGACATTCCCTGCTGATTTTTCATGTTTAATCTAAGCATGGCTCTAAAGTTAGGATCTTGCATTAGTCCCAGTGTTTCTTTACGCTGATCGGCTAATACAGTATTGCCTGCTTTGGAAGCTTCTCTGACGCTACCAGTACGTCTAAGAGTCTCGTTAAAAGCTTTACGAGCATCTCTTTGGTTATCGGGATTATTTAATCCGCCAGATAGATTTCTTTGTAATCTTACCATTGCATTATTAAGATTTTCCATCTCTTCAGGCGTACTAGTTAATAACTTATTCACAAAGTCTTCACGACCTTGTTGTAGTCCTTTGATATTTTTAACTTCATCTAAAGCTTTTTGAGCTAATTCAGCACTATCTGCTAATTTATCTAGTGCTTCTCTGTTATTATTAAGAGCAGTATTAGTAGCAGTTAAATTTGTCGTTAGTTTTTTGGCTTCGTCAACGTCTCCGGCATCATTAGCTTTTTTAAGATCTTCTTGCTGTTGCTCTCTTTGTTTTTCTAGATTTTGTATACTTTGACGAATAGCGGTCGGATCAGTAATACCACCAGTTAATGCTCCTACTTCTTGATCAAATCTAGCCTTAGCTTCATCAAAGCTTTCTCCCACACCAGTTTGTGCTTCTCTAAGATCCATACTTCCGCGATATCTAATCTTATCAGCGCTCTTAAAATAATTTTCAGCTAATTTAGCCGCTTTTGCTGCTTCTTGAACATTTTCGATGAATTGATTAAATGCTCTTTGTCTTTCTTTTAGCAAGGCAACGCTCTCTGCTACTGCTCGTGCTCCGATTTCTCCCAGAGATTTACTAGTATCTCTTATAGAATCAATAAACTTATCTAATGCGGCTTGTTGATCTCCTCCGGACTCCTGCATATCCTTATTAAGTTGTTCTTGACTACTATTAATATTAGCCTCAAGCTGTTTGATTAATTGAGAGGTCACTTCTGGAGGAAGATTAAGATTTTTTATCTCTTGTATACCGGTTTCTTTTGCTATGTCGGCGGCAGCTTCGGCTCCTGATTTGCCATCTAATTCCAAATTTTTATTATTCTTTAGCTTCTCAGCAATAGCATTAGTCATTTTGTCAGGAAGTTCCACAGAAGCTATTGCAGCTCCTCGTAGCATTTGACCTTGCTTACCTCCTAGCATATTTGCAGCACTATCTGCTGCTGATCTAAACGCTTTAGGATCATTTTTATATGCTAATGGATTTTCTAATACATTAATGGCTTTTGAATCAAGTTCTTCGATACTAGCATTTCCTCTAAGAGCATTAACGCTTGATGCGGTGGCTTGCTGTCTAGCTTTAGATTCAAACTGTATTCTATTTATAGACTGACCGATAGTGTCATATAATTGATTAAAACTAAGAGCTAATTGTCTACCTGCCCTATTGGCCTCTTCCATAGCTTTAGCTAATTCTATAGATTTTTTAGCCGCTTGGATAGAAGCATTGTTTCTTATCCTCTCAGAAATAATAGCTTCTCTATCTCTTAGCTTTTGATTTGCTGCTGCTTCGTTACCAGACTTTCTAAGTTCTTCTTCCCTAGCCATTAAAGGTAGTATTTTTTCTAATGCTTCTCTATCAGATCCTACTATGGCCATTCTTTCATTAGCATATTCCGGTGCCGTAGCTAAATCTTTTCCTTCTTGACCACTTAAGGCCACACCAGAACGAAGAGCCCGCTCCACATTGACCATAGCTGCTCTATTAGCTTCTTGATACTTTGGAGCCAAATCTTTCGCCATAGTCTCATAATCTTTGCCTGTTAAAGAAAAACTATTCACAGACTCTGGTTTAAATGTAGTATCTCCCTCGCCTAGCATTGGAGCAATAACACTGGATTCCCCAGCCCATTCCATCCAAGTTCTCTCCGATTTTTTACGGTCTATAACTTGATTACGTACAGTATTAAATGTATTATTAAATACTTCATTATTATCTTTGATATTTTCTTGTAATTTAGTATTAACTAAATTTTGTAGATCAACATTATTAACATCTTTGGATAAATTATCCAAAGCTTTACCTAATGCTTCGCTAGAGTTTTCTGCTTTTCTATTAGATTCTCTTAGAGCAAATTCTAACGCAGCTTCTGTAGCGGCTTTTACTCCGTCCACCCATGCTTTTATCGCGGTCGTACCAAGAACTATTGCCGCTATAAACGGACCAACACCAGGTATAACAGCTAATGAACTAGCTGTTGCTATTCCTGTGGCAAAAGTAGACGCTCCAGCCTCAAATCCTGCGACATTTGATGCATTATTAATATTAGTATCTTTCTTGCCAAAAAAACTTTCACCTTGACCAGCCAACATACCCACTGCCATACTACCATAAAAACCAACATTACCCCCAACCACACCTCTCATACCTCTACTAAAACCTGATTGATCAAGCTTAGCCATAGCCATTTGAGCTTTATTCATAGCTGCTCTAGTACTATCCATAGCTCTAGATAATAAAGACGAGCTTTGTTCAGCCGTTTTTGTTCGTCTATATAAGCCACCCCAAGCATCTGCCACTCTTCTTTCAGCGGCAGCTTTGGCATCAGAAATCGATATATTTTTATCTATACTTCTAATTTGTTTTACTATTGCTGCTACTTGTTTCTCTTGAGCATCAGCAACCATGTTGGCAGCTTTTTGATCTCCTGTTTCAGCCTTATTTATTGTAGCAAAAGCAACAGGTCCGGTAGATATACCTGTTGAGGCTTGCATAGCCTTTACTCTGTTAAGAACTTCTGTAGCCTGTTCGGGAGCCATGCCAGATGTAGAATCTTTAAGTATGTTAGTTTGTGCTTTTTTAGCTATACTTTCTCTTTGAGAAGTAGATAATGGCCCACCGATAGCATCCTCAGCCTTTTTAACTAATTCATTAAATAACTTAGTAAAACCAGCATTAAGCTTGGTGATTGCTTCTTCTGCTGATTTTGTCACAGGATCGAATGATGCGACGGCCTCAGCCATCTTTTCTGGTTTTCCTCCACTAGCAAACCTTTGAACAGCTCCTCCAGATTTTAATCCTAATGCTTTAGTTGCTTTTTCTCTTAGTATAAAACTACCAACTGGTAAATTGGCAGGAATACTGTCGCTAGTACCGCTTCCCGGCCCCTTGAATATGCTGATACCTCCATTAGAAAAACCTGTCATACCATTAGTATCGGCTCTATTCATTTTATATAAAGTATTAGAACCAATTCTTTTAGCAATATCTGGAGGGATATAGGCTTCACCATTACTAACTAATGCAGGAACGGAGCCTCCTGCTGCTAATCTCTTTGTTTTCTGTAATTTTTTTAATAATGATGGATCAATATTTGGACCATACTTATATAATAGATTATTAGCCATATCATCAGCAGCAGCTTCTAAATCTTTTAAATTAGATGGTTGTTTGAAATCGCTATAGTTTCCAACATTATCTCCTTCTTGTTTTAAACCTCCCATTAAATTATAGCCAAATCCACGAGTACTTTTCCTCTTGCTGATTCTAAAATTAATTTGTGGATATTTTTCTAATATTTTTTTCTTCATATCTTCAAAGTTTGCCTGACCATCTACTCCTCCACCAAAAGCAAATTGTTGAACACTCATTCTAAGATTTTTATTTCCAAATAATTCATTGAATCTTGCAGACTCAATTTTAAATTTGGATCCTGGAAATAACGTAAACTCTTCCTCTGATTCTGGAGGTTTCATAGAGTAAGTTTTCATTTTTCCGGTTCTTGGATCGATCTCTTGTTTTGTTTTATCGATTTTTCTCCCTGATAATCTCTGAACAACATCAACACCCTTAGTATTTTTCTTAGTACTAATATCCAACATAGCACCCCAATTATCTTCACCTCTTTCTGCATTATCTAGAAACAATTTAGCTTTAGCAAAATTTTTACTAGTAGATAATAAATTAGATGATTTAAATGTTTTACCTATCAAAGTTGCTATGTTTTTAGGATCTTTATTAAATCCAGTCTGTTCTGCCATTGAATCAAAAGCTGTTCTCGATATTGCACTGTATAATTGTGATGGAGCGGCTGATCTTAAAGACCTTAGATCTTTTAATTGTGATGCGGCAATTTTTCTTTGCTCTGATGTCATCTTTTTCTTATTTTCTGGAGATAGTGCCGCTCCACCAACTAAAGATTCTCCTTTATAAAATTTTTCTAAAGTATCAACAGCTCCACCATTTGCAAACTGAGATCGTCCAAATCTTGCTCTTGCTTCTAAACGACCTCTATCAAATTGGCCTTCTGTTACTTTTCTTGTAGCTGCCGATTTTGTTGCTCTGTTGGTGGCATCAGTCATTACTCCAGGTTCAACACCAAGTAAACTAGCTATTTTAGGATTTAAACCAGATGGGAAGTCTATAGCAATGGCTGATGGATCATAATTAACATTAGCAGCACCCAAGCCTCTTTCAAAAATAGCTCCAGCGATATCTTCTATATCTTTAGATGATATACTTCTTATATCTTTTCTATTTCTTGTTCCTGTTGTTCCAGCAGCCTTCGCTATTTGAGTTCCAACATCTGCTACCAATCTTTCTATTCTGTTCCTTATTAATGCTTGAACTCTTTTTGCTACTGCAGAAGGCAGGGCTCCTGTTTGTAATGTAACTGGCACACCTCTTACTGATGTTCCACTATCATCTTTAGCTCCTGCTGTCATAATCTCTGAAGATGTTCTTTCTCCAGTTAGACCCACAACAGCAACAGACCTATTTGATGCTAAAGCTGAATTCTTTTCTAGTTGTTGAGCTTCTATTCCTCTGGCAGCCATAATATCAGCAAATAGTTTCTTTTTAATTGCTGATTCTTGTGGATTTAATGCTTTGCGTTTCTTAAGAATATCTCTAGTTGTAAAGGCACCAGATATTCCTAGTCTATCAGCTTCTTTCAAAATTTCACTGGGCAACATTTCTTCCAAACTTTTGGGTGTTCCACCAATACCAAATCTTTGAATTAATCCTCCTAGATTTTTTGATACTCTATTGATTCTTGGACCTTTAGACCTCATAGCTTCAAGAGCCGGAGTTTTAGACCCTCCTTCTGTAAACACCATATTTTGCACAGGGATGCCAAATAGCTCATGAATATGCTCTGCTATTCCAGGAACTCTTTTTGATTTAGAAATTATAGAAAGACTTCTAGGAGATATTACGCCTTTTTTGATTAGTTCTTGTAATTGTTTACCAAATTGTGTGAGTCGTGCTGTTTTTGCATCTTTTAGTCGTGCTGATGGGTCTCTAAAAAATTTCATTAATACAGCTTCTTTTTGAGACTCTGTTTTAGCACTACTATAAGCCTTATCTCCTAGGGTTCTCTGTAATGTTCTATCATAATCAAGTGCCCCTCCTCTATTTTTTATAATCTCATATAATGGAGATCCCTGTTTGAGTCCTGGTACAGGAAGCATGGAGCCTAGGGCGTTTGGAAGATCGTCTACTAATGGGAAACCTCCTATACTTTTACGTTGAAGCTTTGATCTGGGTCTATTAGACCTACTCAATACCTCTCTCATTGGTCCGGTAATCGCTCTACGAGTATTTCCTGCAGCATAGGCACTAATTTCATTGAATCCCTTTAATAATTGCTTAGCTTTAGAAGATTTTTGTCCAAGAGTTTCATTAACGGACTGTGTTAGTAATCTAGGAAGAATCGTTCCAACTTCAGGGTCAGTATCAAAAAATTTTCCACTCTGATTTTTAACTTTTTGACCTAATTTTTTACGAATGTTATCCCAATTCTCATTCAGAACACCATATGCTGGACTGTTTGAGCGCTTATGAAATCTATATTTCTTTTTATTATCTAAAAGAGTTTTAAAAACCTGATTTCTTTCTATATATTTACCTAATGTATCTGAAAAAGCACCCCAATTATCCTTTTTTGATTTATTCCAATTTAGATTCCAATTTGCTGGCAAATCTAATCCCATATTTGTATATAAAAGACTAAGATTTCCTTGGTCTTTCTTTTTAGATAGTGCTTTTAAAGCAGGGGGGATATTGATGCTCAGAGCAGAATGCAAGTGAGTAAAATTCTTTTTTCTTCCAGTCGGTAAATCCGATGGAATATCAGCTGGTTCTGGACTCCACTCTGCTCTTTTTTTCTTTGTTGTTGTTTTACTTGATCCTCCAATAGCATATCTATTCATTCTATGAAGATTAGCAGCACCTATTGCTTTTACCGCCTGTTTACGTACTACAAATTCTCCAGCACTTAACATAGCGGGTACGGTATCTCCTTCTCCACTTCCGGGAACTAATCCTCCAGTTGCAAATTTGCGTATTATGCCTCCGGAACTTTTTTTACCTGGTCTTGCTGCTCCTATAAATCCAGCAGCAAATTGTGTTAATGCAGACGCTCCTTTAAATGCCGCTAATACTCCTAGTACTGGTATAATTCCTTTAACGCTATCTGCAACTTTGATTAAAGCACTAGTTAGATCAAGCGCTCCTCGTACCATAGTTTGAAAACCTTTAGAGCTACCAATCTCTCTAAACAAAGCAAAAAATTCTTCTTTTACTTTAGTAACTTTATTAGCTAAAGACTCTTGTGCTTTAGCAGCATCTAATGCCAATGATCCTTGTCCTCGTTGTGCTACTTTTAATGCTTCTTGAGCAGTTGTAAACTGTTGAATAAGGGGGATAACCTTACCAATCTGTCGGAAGCCGCCTAGTTCTTCTACTATTTGTGAAAACTTTAAATCTCTTGGATCTAATTTACTAAGACCACTAGACAATAGCTCTACTGCCTTATAAGCTCCTACGAATTTGCCCTCGGCGTCTGTTAAGTCTACTCCGAATTGTTTAAGAGCATTGATTGTGCTTCCTCGTTGTACGCGAGTAAAAATAGTTCGTAAACCAGTGGCGATAGTTTCAGCGCTTTCACGAGTAGTAGCTCGTACACTAGTAAACACAGCAATAAATTCATTTAAAGCGTCCGTACCTTGACTGACACCATTACTTGCTGCGGCAAACACACCACCAGTACGCTGAATAGCAGTAATAATATCACTAGATTCTACAGCAAACTGAGCTGCTACTGAGTTAACTGAACCTAATGCTTTTTCCAAATCTCCTGCACTAATACCGAACTGTCTCATCAAAGCAATACTACCTTCTACCGTTTGATTCATATCGTCAAAAGATGGAGCTAAAGAACTAAGAGTTAAAGCCTTGAGTGCTTTTTCTGTATCTTTAGCAGTCAAACCGGCCTGTACTAAAGTAGAAGCTACTTCTGTTATATCTGATGACGCAACACCAAACTGGGTTGATAAACTAGTAATAGTATCAGCTAGAGTTTTTAGTCCTGCGGCAGATTGGCCTGTGACCTGTTGTAATTTTACAAATTGTTTGTCATATTCGATAAAAGCTTGTATGCCTGATGATATGGCATTAGTAACCCCAAAAATAACGCTAGTTACACCAGTAAATGCAGCAAATCTACGAATGGCTAAATAGGCCTGCTTACCGAACTCCTGCATTTCTGTAGTAGCACTAGATAAGCTATTACCACTTTGTGCTGCTGTATTATTAAGCTTATTAATACTAGCAACTGTAGCATTAATTTGTTGTGGTACATTTTTTATGTTTACGCTATTAATAGCAGAACCAAATGATCTAATGGCTCTAGCAGCATTAGTAGCATTAGTGGTTGTGGACCCTAATGTTGTATTAAGATTTCGTAAAGCAGAATTAAGTGCTGATGTATTTCTTACGGCTGTTGGATCTAGACGAAACTGCACATTAGCATTAACCGTTCCAAGATCACGTCTAATGTCTGCCACAATTTTCTTAACATTAGAGGGTCCTCTAAGATTAAGCTGTGCCGTTAAATTAAAAGCTTGTGCCATAATATTTTATTTGTACCTATTAGCTATTTATAAAAAAATACTCCCAGCATAGACAATACATCTATACTGGGAATATTGTTATATAATCCAACCAAGTAAAAGTTATTGAGAGACTGAGGGATTAGGCGAAGCAGAATCTTCTGCGACCACTGGCTTATCTTCTGGCTCTGATTTACTTTCTTGTGGTTTAATATCATTGGTTTTGTCTTCTTCTAAGATAACTGGCTGTCCATTTTCATCTAAAAAGGGTTCTGGTTCAACAACATAATCGCCTTCGGCATTTACTCTGTTACCATACTTATCTACAAAATTTCCGTGCTCATCGATAAATCTTCCACTTTCATCTATAAGCCGACCATCTACGTCAATTAATCTTCCCTTCTTATCTACGAATCGTAGTTTCTCATCAACAAATTTATATTTCTTTAAAAATCTGTTTTCTGGCAAATTCGACTCATAGTCATTATCCAATCCATATAGCATGTTGGCCAAATTCTGAGCGCCCAATACAGCTACCGTATCAGATGACCTGTTTAGGTAGTCTTCCATATTATTAAAATACGGCTGTTTAGTATCATTATACACCACACATACACTAACTAAATAATTAAATCTAGCATTATCAGCTTGCCCTTCTGCACTATGATTATCTAAGCTGGTTCTAACACTGATTAGGTCTCGAATTTCATCTCTTATACTCTTCATTTTAACTGCAAGGTCTTTGGCTTCATTAAGACTAAAACCGCCCTTAGCGAGCCTTTTTTCGCCGTCTAATAGCTCTTTTTGCAGAGAAGTAAATCTGGCCTGTTTTTCATCATTCCATAATCCCTGATCCTGTAGAAGATCATCTAGTTTGGCTCTAACTACACTTTTGCTTTTTACCGCGTCGGTAAAAGCCTGATTATAGATCTTTTGAGCTTCTCTTTGATCATTTAGTGATGGGGTCTTTACTAACAATTCTCTCTCTACATTATCAACGGTGGCCTTAAACGTTTTAGTTTTCATTATTTCTCTCCTTGGTCCTTATTGTTAAACTTATAAGTATACTTAGTTTTATATTGGTTAAATAATAGTTTAGATAACTCATCCAATGCTGATCTCATTTGTCTGTTGCCATTATTAAGTATAGAGTTACGAGTATATTCCCATAGATCAATATATTCTTGTTGATCCGGACCTTCCTCTTCCCATAAATGACCAAAAGACTCTTCAAATCTGGCTAATGCCCCAATCATAGTTGTTTTAAATTTGGTTTCTATTTCTGCTAGGAGCTGATTATTGTAATGCATTATAATCCCATGCCTTTTCTATATAAAATATAATAGTTTATTTTTGTAAAGATTCATGTATATCTGGTAATTGACTATGTTTTAATTCTTTATGCTTATCTAAGCTACTAAATCTTTCCTTAATAGCGGCCATAGCTTCTCCAGAATTCATATCAATAATTTCAGAAGCAGACTGAGCATTATCTGTAAATACGAATACTTCTTGAGCCTTGCCCAACTTAGGATTAGACTTTAGTAATTCTTCTTGCTGTTTGTTCTTTTCATTGGTTCTAGATTGTATAATCATCCACCCATCCAAAATATCATCGTCTGATATAACAGAATCTGTTGGTTTTTCTGGATGACTAAAAACACTATCATACATGCTACTAAAACCAGCCAAAGATCTTTGTTCATCTGTCCATTCGGAAATAGGACCCTTAAAAATATCTGCCTTACTAATAGTCCAATAAGATCTCCATAAGTCTGATCTAGCCAATTGTCGATACAATAGCGGACTAATGACTTGTTGATTAATTTCTGATAATAATGAGCTAAATAATGTATAAGAATTATTAATAGATTTAAATACTTTGCGTTTTTTATGATAGAGTGTGTTAGATATTATAAATTCATTTTTTACGCTCTCAGCATAACCCTCTAAAGTTTGTGCTTTATATGTTTGTTGTGTCATATAAATGTTATTAACTCTGTCTCTAATGCCTGCTAGCTGATTTCTTATGCGTTTAGATTGATTACTATTATACCTATTCGTATAGAGAGAGGCCTTTAGGTCTTCTATATCCTTGTTGGATTTTTTAAGATAATTTGACATTTCCATATTCCATACTCCTAAAAATATCATATATCTTTCTAAATTCTCTTCTCTAATCCATTCATTATATTTTTCATCATTAATAATACTATTATACAATATATTCGACTGATATTTGATATGATTAGATGGTTGTATTAGACAATATTCTTTGCCAGAATATGAAAAAATCAACCGACCAGTTAATATTCTATATAGAGTATACTCAATTTCGTTGCTCATTAACTATTTGACTATCCTTAGAGGCTGATACTATCTTTGTTTTGAGTAAAGATATTTCATTGTCCTTGTCTTTAATTTGTTTTTGTAGAGATTCTATGTATTTTTGAGTATTATACATGTCGACATACAGTCTTCCTACAACGCTAAATAATTCATCCATATTAGTCCTAATCCTAAGTTAAAGTCTTATGTCTTCTAATTAATCTAATCACACTACTGACGTATTGACATATGAGCCCGTAGCATTGATGTAAAAGTCATTATAGTTTCTAAAGCTATAGGTTATGGTAGCATTGCCGCCCCCAGTATCTCCTCCTGTATAATTAACAGAAGTTAATTGATTACCAGAGCCTAAATATAGGTTAAGAACACCATCGCCACTACCACATATGTTAATATTAATTGGTAGTTCTCTTAGATTACTATAATTAACATTACAACCACTTTCTGCTAGAAAATCTTTTGCGGTTACTAAGTCTCCTACCGTACCCATAATTTCAAATTCTGATGTTACTTCTACTGGGAATGTCACATAACGAGTTCTAGGAGCAAACGATCCTAGTTCATTGATACTTTCTCGGCCCAGACTGGCACTAACCGTAATATTTTGGAAATATAAACCACCACTAGCTTTAGGATATATACCTCCCACTCCAGTCGGTAAAATGGAGCCGTCTATGTTCACAAATTGTCTACGAGCTAATTTTTGGGCTGTTTTTGATGCTTCTGTTTGGCTAAATGCTGTCATAGCAGCCATAGTACTATCATTTGTACTCCATTTTTTACTATTACCAACCAGAGTTAATTCTTCGGTGGCCGTACCGTCTATTGGAAATGTAAAATTTAAATTAGAAACATACATTCTTTCACATAATACATAAGCATCTGTGGTGCCGTCTGTGGTGCTCTTTGTGTCATCATAAATGCCTAATCTAAAATCTACAACATTATTAGCTAATCCACCAAATCCTTTAGTTTGCTGTTCAGACGTAGAACTAAAATTACTAAGATTAGCACCAGCAACACCAGAAACTCCTCCCATACACATTAGATATAGTGGTGCTCTACCGTCTACTAATTTACTAATAGTAACTTCTACATTAGGTAAATTCTCTGAAATATTATATAGGTCAATAGCGCCTAATTGAAAAGCTTGTTCGGTGTCAAAATTGGTGGTCATACCAACACTTTGTACTCCTGGGGGCTGATACCAGTTAGCAAAGTATCCAATAGAACCATTACTAGCAGGAGTTCCTGGCTTAACTTGGACTACCTGTGATCCGTAAAAAATTCTGTTATTATTCGCCATGTAACTTCTCCGTTAATTAATTAGGTAAATGTAGCTTGTGAAGATGTGCCGGTGGAACTAGTATCTGAGAATTCTGTAAAGTTTGCATATGAACCAATAGGTATAATGTTTAGCTTATTAAACGTTTGAAAGCTAAATGTAGTAGTAACATTACCACCACCAGTATCACCTCCGGTATAGTTTACAGAAGTCAACTTATTTTTCTTTCCAAGATCAATCACTAATGAATCAGAATCAGTATTTCCGCAAACTTTAATAACAATTTCTTTATAATCTAGATTAGAAAAAGATGTTGTGCATCCAGTGGCTTCATCGAAGCTATCGGCATTGACTAAATCTCCACTAACTGAAATAATCTCAAATTCGGACGTAACTTCGACTGGTAGTGCTGTATACTTATAGTATGGTCCAAAAAATCCTAATTCATTAATATTTTCTCTATTTAAACTAGCATTAATACTAATGGTCTGAATAATCGGTTTTCTCTCGGCAGCCGTGGCTCCCACCATAGGAAGTCCACCTTTGGTACCAGTTGGTAATACGCAAAAGGCGATACTTCCTGGAGCACTTAATTTGCCTTCAGAATCTCTAGCCGGCGCAGAGACTGTGCCTCCTGTGATAGCCACATACTGTCTACGAGCTAAGAAATTGGTGCCACTACCATAAGGAGTAGCATTATCATCTGTTAATAGGTCTGATGCCTGACCGGGAACGTTGCCTCCCCTAAGCCATGTTTTATTTGTTCCTACAAGAGTTACTTCTTCTGTTGCATTTCCGTCTACAGTAAAGCTATATCCTATACTAGAGAGATACATCCCACTACACATTGTATGATATACAGCAACGCCTGTTGCATATGGTAGGGTGTCGGAGAATACAGCGAATCTTACATTAACCATACTATTAGCAGCTTCTATTAGATCTTTATTAACGGTTTTTAGATCAGAACCATCGGGAGTAGCTGTACAAATAGAGTAAAGAGGAGCAGTACCGTCTATAAGTTTAGATAATGTAACTTCAACTTCTGGAGCCGTTTCTGTTTGAGAATAGATCTTTAGCGTACCTAGTTGAGAAACTGGTTCTGTGTTAAAATTAGTGGTAATACCAGCACTTTGTAAACCTCTCGGCTGTACCCAAGAACCATATGTAATATAGTTGCTTGGCTGCCTATAGTCGTGCGCGTTTCCAGTTGTTACTGGTTGTAGATGAATGCCTTGAGATGCATAGAAAATTCTTTTGTTGTCTGACATTATTAATCTCCAGAATTATTGATCTGTGTCGAAATAGTTATAGGATACTGCAGGTGCAACTGGGGCCGACTCAGGCTGGCTTTGCATACTTAAAGAGTTACTAGCAATCTTAAGACCATCTTTGTATGTTCCGCTAGCTTGAATAGTAAAATTATTGAAATTTCTAAAGCTATATGTTACCATAACATTTCCACCACCAGTATCTCCGCCTGTCTGATTGATAGATGTTAAAGTATTTTTATAACCAAGATCTAATGCCATGCTGTTAGATGCTGTAGTAGAATCTCCGTCGCAAATTACAATCCTGATAGGATGTTGCTTTAAATTACTCTTAGGCCCGTTACAAAATGATTGGTTAAGAAAATCATTAGCATCCACACCATCGCCGTCTGTTGACATTACTTCAAATTCTGATGTTACTTCAATAGGAAAGCTAGTATAACGACAATATGGGGCAAAACGCCCTAATTGATTGATACTCTCTCTGCCTAAAGATGCACTAACAGTGATATTTTGAAAGTGAGGCATCTTGTCTCCACCTGGTTGTCTAATCCCACTTGGACCAATTGGCAAAATCGAGCCAACAATATCCACATATTGTTTTCTTAGAATACCACTAGCTGTAGTAGGAGTAATAGCTCCTACCTTGATGCTGGGATTAAAAATATTTCCAACATTAAAAGATGAGTCTCCTAAGAAAGCGCCTGTGTTCCATATTTTATGATTACCAACAAGAGTAACTTCTTCTGTAGCATTACCTTCCACTGGAATAGTATAATTAAAACTAGAAAGATACATACCACTACAAACAACATATTGAGACGCAGTACTAGAAATAAATTGATTAGCACTTTCATAAATACCAAGTCTAAAATTTACTCTGTTGTTGGCTAAAGATACTAGCTGTGCATTTTCTGCTCCGTCAACACCATCTTTACCTCCCATACACATCAAATATAATGGGGCAGTAGTATCTATTACTCTATTAAGAGTAACTTCTACTTCGGGAATAGACTCAACATTGTCATATAATTCAATGGTGCCTAATTGAAACGCTGGCTCCAAAGCAAAATTTGTGGTCATTGATACACTTTGTAGACCTAAAGGCTGATACCATCCATTATAGATATCAGAAGATGAGGCTGGTGTTGCTGTTTGTGGTCTTACTTGTGCTGTTTGTGAGGCGTAATAAATTCTACTGTTAGGCATATTTAGCTCCCATATTATGGATTGTATAGAGTATACTACACCAAAAATTTTTTAATAATGTAATAATGTATCAGATTCGGTGCGGATAGCATCCAAAAGATTATTGTTTATAGATTTAGCTACTGTATAATTTTGAACACTAATAGTTAAGCCATATAAACTATCAAGATTTTGGATCATAGCAATGTGAGGCATTTGATGTAGTACTATCGATTCGTTAATTTTTAATAAGTCTGTATTTAAATGCTCGTAATCCGAAGATTTATACACCAAAAGATATGAACATTGTGATTTAGATAAATTGGTGGATAGAACATGATCTATACCATCATTTAGACTCATATGCTCTAAAAAATTATGGATTTTCCAGGTAGTGTTGGGTATTTTTGATGAGATATTATCGTGAATTGTATCTATAAATTGATTAGATTTATCTCTAAATAGCATAGATATAAATTTAGGATGAAAATTAGACTGTGACAAATGGTCAATAATTAGGTCAATACCCGGACCATCTGGTAGAAAATCGATAATTAAATAAATAGGCAGCTTAGCATTATTGTCTATTTTAGACAATAGATTAATTTTATCAAATTCTGTCTGATGTTTTTCATAAACTTCTTTGGAAAAACCAAATCTACACGCATAATTATGTATAATATTATAATTATTAGAGTCTAAAGTTACATCTTTATGATCTATAATTTTTTTAATAATATCTCTTTGACATCCAGAGATTTTTATATCCTCAACAACCTTATTAGCGAACATACATTGTGAACAATTAGTATTAACCATAACAATTTTCCTAGGGTAAAATTTCCATAGACCATCTTACAACACCATTATAAAGAGAAGAACTCAAAGTGTTAAGTTCTACTATAGTACTATTTTTAATAGTTACCCAATGGTTTTTATATAAATTAACGGCTGCTGGATAATTAATACCACTAGGATTTATCTCTCCAGAAAGTTTTAATTCGGTTTTATTCTCTTTAACCACTTGATTAGTATCATATAGCCAAAACGTATTATCTTTTTGTAATAATAATGTATCTATAATTGAATTTCTTTGGCTGGCATTTTGAGTAAAAATATGTAGTAACAGATCTTGAATCACTATATTTTCAGTTGTGCCTAACTGATAAGGAGATAATACTGTTCTAGGAATTAATTCTAATATAATAGCCGGAAGCTGTACCCTATGGTTGGATGCTATACTATAGTCGTTGGTTTGTTTAAAATTATCTGGATTATATGTTTCTTTTTGTACTTCTTTCCACCAAGCAGCATCACTGGATTTGTATATCTGAATATACTTATGCGAATAAGACGCCACCACAGTGGACGTAGAAGCTACGTTAAAACTAAAATTGATTCTACCTAATGGATAATTAACACTATAACCATGATTACCACTTCCTGTAGGTGCTGGTAAAAATGTACTATTTAAGTAGACTCCAGAAAAAACAACAGGAGAATTAGTATTATAGTTTATGCCAGATTCATATACCCAATCTTTTCTAACAGCTTCCCATGTTCTACCAGATGGTACAGAGGGGTTGTTTACCGGTTTTAATATAGAAAAATTACTACTTGTATTAATACCACTAGTAGGTATAGACACATTAACATAGCCTCCAATATTTAAAAAAGACCAATCTAGAAAACTTTTTATGTTGTCTTCGAGACTAGATACTCTGTCTTTAGAGCCTATACTAGATATGTGTTGAAATTGCGTACTCATAAATATTTCTCAATAGTATTTTGTATTAAATTATATACGGACTTATCAATAGTAGATATTGCTCTAGTAGTCCAGTTATCGTTTTGTGATCCAGCAAATTCTGGTGGTACTCGCCAACTATCTTTAGATGGCACCATAATAGCCATTCCGGACCTAGAATACGGAGACGGGCCATATTTAACTGAATAATTTTTGACTATCGGAGTATTGCTTTGTAATAATAACCATTCTAGCCAAGGCAAAGAATATCCTTTAGAATCTGATACTGAACTTATACTAGAATATAGTACTCCTCCAAGATCATCAGATTTCATCATATTCATAATAAATCCTCCTTTAATGCCTGTGCTACTGGATGTCAAGGGTTGTTTATTTACTTGTAAAGTATCGACTAAAGCATCTACAACAAGATTTATTACAGACGAATCAGGAATACCTAGTTCTGCTCTTAATTTTCCACTAACCAAAGAAGCATACTCTGGTTCCTGCTTTAAAGCTTCTCGAACTATAGTCTTGATACCTTCATTAATAGGAGATAAACTTTTATCAATAGTAATACTAAGTTTGTCTATAATAGTTTTAAATATCATAGATTTAATTTGATCATCAGACTCTAATAAATTAATACTAAATTTCATTTTCTTTTCCACATAGTAATAATATAGCTATTATTTCCAAAACCAACTGGTTCGGGATCTCCAGCTTTTTCATAAATATAATTGCCACTATCTATAAGAGATGTATCTATAACCATATCAGTAGCGGCTCTAATCTTTGACAATAGTTCTATTCTACAAAGAGTTTGTACCATTCCATTCGGTATATTGAGATTAATGTTAGCCCCTTTGTTTATCCAATATTTACTATCAAAAATACAAGCTAAATAAACATTGTCTTCTATATAGTCTATATTATATGATCCCATACCCATACATACAGGACATATAGAACCTTCTGCAAATGGGTTGGGGCCGGTACCATTATATATGTTTGCAGACAATCTTGATATAGAATCAAATACGCAATTATTGCATAAAGACGTATTAAACTGATTAGAATATCTTAGTTTGCATCTTCTAGTGAGAGCAGAATCCTTAAGCAATGCATCAATAGCATTATTAAAAATTTGTTTAAATTCAGAAGTAATGATATTATTAAATTGATTATTCATTGATAGTCACTATTTCAGAACTAAATTCTGGAGAGACAATACTATCAGTATATGTGATGGAATAATTATTAATATATTCTGTATTTTTAATTGTAATAATTTTAGATACGGTGTTATTTTCTAACAATTCTTTCATTTGTAATTTAATATCTAATAAATATTTGTTAATAATAGATGTAAAAATCATAGGTCTTCTGCTGGTGAGTGTGTGATTATTAGCTTCCAAGAATCTAGCAATCCAGATCCTACTGGATCAGTATCCTTAACTATCAAACTCCATGTTCCAGTAACCGATGCTCCAAATAAATGGTCAAAACTAGATAATAGTGTTTCATTAGAAAAATTAATATTAGATTTTTTATCATAAATATTAATTAATCCACCATTGGTAGTATTATATAAATAATCTGTAGTATTTGCTTTATTGGAAAACATAAAGCTAAAATTATTATTATAGTTTTTAATTTTACTATTAGCAGATAGCAATATTTTATTTCCAGAAGGTGGGGCTAAAACAAAAATCAAATCTGATGGACTTTGGTGCTGGAGTTTATTAATGGCTAATTCTATATTTTCAATTGACCTAGTATCTGTTGTTCTGATATTACCGCTAGTTAAACAAAGATCTGATAATACTAGAGAGACTCCTGTGTGTACTACCGAATAAATATCAAGATCTATACAATCGTCTGGTAAGCATAGATCGGAGTTGTCTGGTGTTATAGATAATGTTGGCGTTGGTGTAACCCCGCCATCTAATGGTGTCGGAGTTGAAGTAATAAGGTTTATATTAGGATCTAAACTAGAAGGACAGTTAGAAACTAGTTCTAAATTTCTTTTTACTAAAGTAATAGTGCCAGTAGCTAATCTAGTATTTCTTAGTCTATTATTTAGAGAAATAATATCTAAATCATAAATAGCTGTATCGAAATTATAATTTTGTGTTAAATTAGCAGATATTCTGAATCTAATCCTGCCCCTATTATCTGCTGTTAATGACCAATCGTTTGTATCATACTGAGCCAGAGCTGCTGTAGAAAAAATCTGTTTATTTATTTTACCACTATCTATCCACTGTAAAACAACACACTTATCGCTTAAATTTATAGGACTATTATTAGCATCATTATATTGAAAAGAAATTTCAAAATCAGATCCTTGTTCTAGTAAAAAATTATATGTAACAGCTGGCATAGTGATAGACTCTGTGTTAAAAGGGATTAATATATTTCTCGATTACGCATATATGAGGACAATGATCTGGGGTCGAACTTATTCCCAACAAATGGGCTAAGTATTGCTCTAACAGCAGTGGCTTCTTTAACGTCCCAATGAGATGATAATTCTTCGTATGCTGCGCAAGGACCTTTATCCAAAATTAAATTCCACCCTGCTAAACTGCCAGTAACACTTAATTGTGCCGGTCCTAATGCGGCTCTGATGCCTTCTAGGGCCGCTCTAGTTCTAAGATTACTTTGATCAATTATACAAGCAGCTTTTAGGCTAACCAAACCAATAAAAGTATCATCATTATCAGCCGTTGGGTCTGGACTTATATTAGAATTTACCACATCTATCTGATATGAACGGTCTAAATCTACGTCAAATTGAACATATTTTGCTGCAACGGCTATGACTTGCTGTATTCTAGGGTCTGAATACTCATATGGTTCATTAATATCGTTAATTAATGTTCTAACAATGATCGTTAATTCATTTTGCCAACTCATATATTAGCCCTTATTTTATATGGTAATGCACAAATAGATTATACACCTTATAGGGTTGAGGCTTCAATAAACGCTCTATCTATATCTATTTCAGATAAACCAAGACTTTGTGCTAATGGAATCAGCATGGGGTGAGAACGCTCAATATATGGGGCATATTCCCACTCGACAGCTACACTGTCTCGCAAAGCTGGATCTTCAATGGCATTTATAACATCATAAACACTCTGTAAATTAATACCATTTTGAATTAGCCACAATCTTATTTGTCTAGCACTAACCTTCGGATAATTATTAGAAATTGATGGCGTATTAGGATCAGTATTTCTTGGTATAATATTGCAATTATTACATGATGTTAAATACTCACTATAATCGCTTCCTATCCAATAAATATGCCACCCATTTCCAACGGTGGTTACTAGGGTTGGATCGGTCACGCCGTCCACATAACTATTGCCGTTACTAATAATCCAATATGTTCTATTATCACCCGCTCGTATTTCGCTACTCATGCTACTCCTCCATCTGTTATTGTCCATCCATAACTTACTAGGGCTGCTCTAGCCGTTGCCGCTGCACCACCCGCCGTATATTTTGCTCCACCAAAATTGGGACGCAGATCTGTTCTCCAGTTTGCTACACCGTTTGCTGCTAGTAGCTTATTGTTATTCCAACCAATAAGTAAAGCGTTATAGTTGGTTGTTGAGATAGCGTTAACTCCTGTCTTATCAAGCATAAAACTATCCAAGCCGGTATTAGCATTGATTCCAGCCAGATTCCACGAACTAATATCTTGGTTAAAAGCATTAGCTCTATAAAACATAAACGACATATTTCTTACTTTACTAACGTTCCAATTGCCTATAGGCTGGTTAAATACTCCAGCTTGATAAAACATGTTATTCATGTCTATAACATTACTGGTATTCCAGTTATTTATTGAACTAGAGCCGCCATTATTGAAATAATAATTATTATAAAACATCAAGCCCATATTAGTCACGCTAGACGTATTCCAAGATCCAATATCTTGATTAAAACCACTAACGTTTAATTGTTGAGCAAACATATTGCTCATATTTGTCACTTTGCTTGTATCCCAATCCGAAAGAGATTGATTGTATCTTGAGTTTTGAAACATACCCGCACAACTAGCACCTGCTGTGTCTGCCCCTAATGCCCATCCACTGAGACTACTATTCAATGCTATGTCGCCATCAAACATATTAGCAAAATTTGTTACTTTCCTTACATTCCAATTACTAAGACTATTGTTAAATCTACTATTAAAAAACATTTCGCTCATATTTGTACAAGAAGATGTATTCCAAGAATTTAGGCCACTAAAATTACTACCAACATTATTACCAGCACTATAAAACATTCTACTCATATCGGTGCAATTACCCATGCCCCATCCACTTAAACTACCTGTTGGAGCTAAATTAAAACAATTAAGAAACATGTTGCTTGCTGTGGTAACAGATGGTAAAATCCAGCTATCTATACCTTGGCCAGTAAAATTATTAGCAGACTGAAACATAGAGCTTGCATTTGTTATCCCCGACGTATTCCATGTTCCTAAATTCTGATTAAAATTAGATGCATTAAAAAACATAGAGACACAATTAACACCGCTGCTAACTAATTGCCACCCGTTTAAACTTTGATTAAAAGACCTTGCTCCGCCAAACATACTATTAAAATTCGTAACCTTACTGACATCCCAAGAACTTAAATCTTGATTAAACGATGTTGCTAAGTTAAACATCGATGAGCAATTTGTGCCAGCGGTATCTGCACCTAAAGCCCATCCGCTAAGACTACTATTAAAATTTGTGGCACCTTGAAACATATTACTAAAACTTGTTACTTTTCTTACATTCCAATTATCTAGTGACTGATTAAATGATGTTGCTGACGCAAATGAGCTATTCATATCTGCAACATTGCTAGTATTCCATAAACTAATATTGGGATCATTTAATTTTGCGCAGTTAGAAAATATCTGCAAAATAGTAGTGGTATTAGAAGGTAAATTTGCCGCAACAGCTATAAGATTTGTATTAAATCTAAACGCAGTGTTATAGTTTGCAGGGAATATTATTGTTTGACCAAAAGAGTTTATCTTTATCAAGATCGGCTGACTAGCACTAGAAAATCTTGGAGCATAAACGTCTCCAGTAATTTGAATAGTATAAATACCTCTAGCGTTATAGGTATGAGAATAAGAAGTATTATTATAAGAAGTATACTGTTCAATAATACCGTCTCCCCAATCGATACTAAAATTTCTCGTAGCCGTACCAGCGGCTATAAAAGTAATAGTATTACTCTGAGAAAAGGCCAAATCGACAACCAAGATTAAATTTTTAAAATCTAGTCTAGATTCTGACCCAAAATGATATGGCATTGGGAGCGATGGATTGCCAACAAGGGGTCTTGGCAACCCATTATCTGAACCAATTTTATCATAAACATCTTGAACAAAAATACCATTATTCACAAATCTGCTCCCAAAGCAAATACATTTATAGCAACGGCATTATGAGTACTAGCTCGTATTCTCCAATTTTGATTTGGAAGAATAAGATTATTGTAGGTTATACTTAATCTTGTTCCTTTTACTGATGCGCTCACCGTAGCGGCAGCAACAGAAACTTCGTCAAACATTCTGGCTGTTGTTCCATCCGTAATAAATAAACGCACCATACCGGCTGTTGTTGTTACAGTAGCCTGTATAACAATTTCAGCTATTCTTGTGCCAGTGCTAGCTCCCGTTATAATATCAACATATGTTCCGGTCACACCGTCATAGTTTGCGTTTGCTACGCTGACTTGACCAAACCCTATACGCGGTGTTACTGCAAAAACTGGATTACTTGCCATGTTATTTCTCCCTTTATCTGAAATTCGCCCATAAATATAATTGTGAACCTATTGAACTTATTTGTCCACTATTTGATACGTTAATGCCGCCACCGTCAACTACTTGCACACTACCTTGATTTAGGGTTGATGCTGTTGGCGAAGTATATGTTACTAAATTCCAAGCGGTACCATTCCACTGATAAGTACGCCCATTGATAGTGGTTGTTTGGCCGTTTGTTGGATTGTTTGGGAAGTTGAGGGGCATTATATTGTCCTTGTATTTGAAAGTAGATCAACTAACGCTGTAACTCTATTATCTAGTAAAGATAAGTCTAGACTAGTTCCAATACTATAAAAAGAAAGCCTAGCATCACTATTTGAATAAATATTATTATTATCTCCAGTCACGCCAATACCAAAAATAGCTATATTGCCGTCGTATGGAACTTCCGAAGATTGATTTACGGTAGTATTTGATTTGTTTATTCTGAAGCTAAAGCTATTTCCGCTGTTTCTAGATGTTCCGTAAAAAGTATTACTAGAATTAGTAGAATAAGAATTTCGAAAACTATTTCTATTTCTTGGCCCCAAAGTTGATAACTGTGTAACGCCAACTTGATTCGATCCAACGCCCATAAATGTCACTTCTCCTGTTCTAGAATCTGCTTGATTTATAAATATAGACATATGAAAATCGTTTTGAGGATCGGCATTATTATTTCTATTAGAAAAAAGACCTTTAGTGAAAATAGAGCCTTTTAAACCTAACGATTGAATATAATCTGAATTAACAAAGCCTATCCTTGTTGGGGCTGTTCCGATCAGTGGAATCAATGACCCAGTTAAAGTATTAGAACCACATAGTACGCAGCACGCTTTAATGCTATTCCAAATATTATCATTTTTACAACCAACAACAAAATCGTTTATGGCTTTTCTATAAGTATATCCCATGCTTTTAACACTATTAATATTTGTTATTTGATTTACATATGCTATAGCATCGCTATCTGTCATTTGGTATGAACTATCAAAATGTCTATCTAAAAGATTAATAAGCTTATCTACGCAATCATTTAAAGCTTTTAGATTTACTTGTTCACCAATACTATAAAAAGCTATACGACCATCACTAAACTCTCCCATTACATTATTACCATTTCTTCCAAAAATTCTCATTGTTCCGCTAGTGCTACCAACAGAACTAGCACTAACGACTCTGTTTCTTGAACCTATTCTAATAGTAAAATTACTAGCATTATCTCTGGATAAACCACAAAAGCCAGTAGAGATAGCCATGTCCAAGTCTCCTGCCGCAGCACCGAAACTTGCATTAATATTAAACTGTGTTAATGTATTATTACTAATTGGCCTATACATGTTCGTGCCACCATCGGCCATATATGTTTTTTGGGCGCCAACAGAACTTAAAGATGATATATGCAAAGAAAAATGAAAATTATCTTGGGGCAGAGAGGACGAAGCAAAGTTAGTATTTAAAAATTTACTAGAACCATTTCCTTTTAAACCTGTTTCTCTATTATAATCATTGTTAGTAAATAGCGAATTAAAATTTGTTGGTGCTGGACCTTTTAGTGGCACCAAAGCTCCATTTAAAGTCCTTGCTCCACATAATAAGCAACAACTTTGAATAGCATTCCAAATCCCCGCAGTTTTGCAATCAACAACAAAACCAGTGATAGCATCCTTGATTCCTTGCTCTAGACTCTGACCGTCTGCGGCTTCAACGCTGGCAATATACGCCGCAGCGTCAGGATCATACCTTCTTCGTATTTGTGCCGGTAATACTAATTTAGCTAAACTCACAAAACTCTCCATCTCATAGCGTCTGTACTATATACTACCGATAAACTCTGTCCCGGCAATAAATAATAGTCTGATCCAGTATAAATTAAAAATCTGTTTGCCGGATCAGAATTAGTAGATTGATTATCTATTATTATAGTATTTGTACTACTAATATTTACCAATAATTTTACGCAACAAAAAGCTGGAGCTAACAGGCCCGTTAATTCCCTATTATTAGCATCAGCAGTAATATATAATATATCTCTATTTAAGTGATTTAAGTTGTTTGTATTTGATGTAAACTGTGGAACATTATATTCTGTAAGAGGAATAGGGTCAACTCCGTCACTATCGTGTTGAGTTCCGTGTGTTCCTGTGCTTGCTCCTTGTGGTCCAGCCTCATAGTAGACAGAATCATCCCACTTAAATAATTGACCTGTATTGGTAGCTACATAAAGAACGTTGGCATTTCCACTAGCTGGGAAATTACTTGTGGTCGCATATTCTTCTATTTCATCTGGACTAATGCTAGTATTATTAATAGTCAAAGTATTAGCATTGTCATTATAATTTAAATTAATACCACTACCAGCTACCAGTAAATTACTAACCCTATCATCTACTTCTTCTGTAGTTAATCCTAAACTTCCGCTTACGCTAACGGTATATACTGTGCCACTAGGAACTACGCTAATATTTGTTCCACCAACTATATTTGTTAATGGTAGCAAACCGCTAACACTACTATTGAAATTTGTAATATCAGACGATGTATGAGTGTGAACGGCATTAGCATAGTTGCCGCTTGGCTGTAAGCCGCTAACACTAACAGTATAGTTACCAGACGTTGAACTAACATTAACGTATCCGCTACCAATAACGTTCTTAACAGGTAATAATCCGCTAACGCTACTATTAAAGTTGGTTATGTCACTAGATGTGTGACTATGACCAATAAGGCTATAATTACCAGAAGGCTGTAATCCACTAGTTGATATTGTTAATGTATTTGCATTATCATTATAGCTTAGTACAATTCCAGTGCCGGGAACGAGCAAGCTATTAACTCTATCATCAACTTCTTCTGCCGTCAATCCAAGTTGTCCACTTACACTGACTGTAAAATTGGTTCCATTAGGAACAACGCTGATATTTGTTCCGCCAGTAATATTTGTAACAGGAAGAAGTCCACTTATGCTAGAGTTAAAATCTGTAATAGATGAAACGTTATGAGTGTGTCCATTTACACTAACGGTTACTCCATTTTGCTGAAGAACAGTAAAGTTGCCGCTAGGTGCTGTAACACTTCCCGTAAAACTAGTTCCACTTATATTAGCTTTTTGAGCTAAACTGTTTGTGACTGTCGTACTAAAGTTAGCATCATTACCTAAAGCGATTGCTAGCTCATTTAGCGTATCTAGCGCAGTTGGTGCAGCATTAACTAGGTTAGAGATTTCATTTCTAACAAACTGTGTACTTGCTATCTGATTATTGCTTGTTCCAGAAGATGCCGTTGGAGCAGTTGGAACTCCTATTAAACTAGGATTATTTAGTGGTGCATAAATTCCATTGACTAAACCACTAACAGAACTATTAAAGTTAGATATATCACTCGAAGAATGCAAGTGGCCAATTAGACTATAATTTCCGCTTGGCTGCAAGCCCGTAGCATTAATGGTTAAATTATCTGCAACTGTGTCATAATTAATATTTATATAATTCCCAGCAACAAGCAGAGTGCTGACTTCTTGGTCTATGCCACTAGCAAAGTTTATAATATCAGCATAACTATGTTGATGACTACTTAAAGCCAGTCCTGTTGTAGATATGTTGAATTGTTTATTACTAACATTTAGTTGTATGCCGCTGCCAGCTTGCAAAGAATGTAACGGAATTATTCCACTAATAGAGCTATTAAAATCAGTAATATCAGAAGCTATATGATTATGAGACTTATTAGCATATTCCCTACTATTTGCTATTGTTAGAGAAGGCTGATTAATATCATAACTTATGCTGATCCCAGAACCAGCATCAACGATACTGAATACTCTAGCATCTATATTGGAATTAAAATCAGAGGGTAATACAGCAACTTGATTTGAGATTTCTATGTTCGAAAAAAAAGAAGGATTGGTTACTTCTATAACTGAAGTGTTATCTCCAACAGTTGTTTCTATCTCAACTCTGCGGATTTGTGGTTCTATAGTCTCAACCATAAAGGTAGTCATGTCGAACAGCTCAGTTGTTCTATTGTTTGACTAAACCTATGAATAATCATCACCATTCCGTAAATAACCCTTTCGGTATGTTTGCCGCCACCTAGATAAAGGTCTTGTGGTGTTTTGATTTCTAGGTCATATTTTGCATTGTTAAATGTATAATTATTTGTTATTGTAGCTGGAATTAAAAGAGTAATTTTACCATTTAAAGCATCTAGAGTAAATTTATATTTTGAATAGTCTGTATTATCAGAACTAAAGACCATTGTATCACCCGTGTTGGTTTTCCAAACAAGTCTAGCACAATACCCAGTCATATTTATAGCATTGCCGCTAGCGTCTTTATTTGTTAAAGACAATTTAAAAGAAGAGCCCTGTTCTATAGAAAAATCATACTTGCTTGCTGCCATTGAACAATTCCTGTTTCAGGGAGCGGTTTATACTTGTTATACACCTAAAATAAAAAAGGCTAGCATATAGCTAGCCTATCTTACTTCATCTAAGATGAATAAATTAGTTATTATAAGGAGCCAACAAGCACTCTGCGGTTGTCTAGAACAGCAAAGCCAAGCTCAGCCCATCCATAGAAACCAGCTCTCTTTTGACGATGAAGAGTATCGTCTTCAAAGATCTGAACTTCTTGGCGAACAGGCATAATAAAGCTGTCGCTCTTACGAAGATCTAGACCAACCACTATCTCGCTATCTCCGCCCGGTAATGAGCCCCCTAATGTAGAACTATAGAAGAGTTGGTACTGTTGACCAACACCGAGTTCATCTAGATCGTGTAGGTTGATGCCAAATACTCTGTTGAGAGTGCCGTCAGCGGCAGTATAAATCTCTCTACGAGTAACTTCATCAACTTGATCAAGACCCCACTGGCGAATATCTTCCATGGCTTCTGGAGAAACATAGAGGTCAGTCAACATGCCACGATTAGCACTAGTACTGTTACCGCCGCCGTTACGACGCATAACGGTCTTCATAAGACTAACAAGTCTTTTTGTGAACTGATTGGCAGAAGCATCACTGTCATATACTACGATGTTGCGATCAACACCAGCAGCAAGGATTGTGTGCCAGCCGTCATCGTTCATCTTCTTAACAAAGGAAGCTTCTAGAACCTCCATAGCACGACCTACAACATCCCAGCGGGCATCACGAGCATACTTGAGTAGATAATCAATAGATGCTCCAACATCATATGTTGGTACCATCACATAATCACCCTCAACATGACGCTCTGGGATATATCCGTGGTTAGGAATAGTATAGGCAACAAAGTCTTTCTCTGTGCCAGGAGCTAGAAAATCAAGAGGAAATTCTGGAGTAGCACTTTGAGCTAATTGAATTGGCTCGAAAATACCATCTAGAATATCGCCACTTAAAACACCCTGACGCAAGGGTAGCTCTAAAGCCTTAGCAAACTCTGCATTAGCAGCTAGGGCTACCTCTCTGTTGGGCGAACCAGAACGAACAAGAAGATCTGTTAATTCTGGTGTTGGTTGAAATCTTTCGGTTTTGGCTGACATGTGTTTATCTCCCTGTTATATAAAAAGTAATTTATAGATTAACTGATACTTTTGCGTAGCCGTCGCTATCTTTAGCACTCAAGAACTGACCAATCTTTACAGCGTTTGTTGAGCTAGTTCCAATAAGACCGCTGGCACCAACATAAGCATCAGCACCTGCCGAAGGCGTTGTGCCTGCTACTAGTTGATTGGTTGTGACTTGACCTTGACGTAATAGTGTCACTTTACCACCAACCTGTACTTCATCTTTGTGCCAGTTGATGTGCTGTCTGGTAAGATCCAGATTAACAACATCGTTTAGCAATACTCCAAGAGGCTTAGCTCCGGAAGCAACTGAGGCATAAGCAACTACGGCATTGGCATCATCCATAGATACGCCAACACCACTAGTAGCAGTAACCACACTAGCAACACCGCCACGCTCAGCTGTTGTGTTCATGAAAAAAGAGATATCAGTTAAAAGTTCTACACGATCTGGTTTTAGAGCCATTTTATTTCTCCATTATAATGGGTTATTTACTTATTAGTTTTTTTGCCTAGTTTGCTATACACAAATTCAACCAAAGCTGCTCTAGTAGAATCCATTCCGGACTCTGCTTCGCCACCAATTGAAAGATTTACATCTTCCTGTACCTCAACAGAATCTAGAACAGCAGGATCAGCATTTTGAGATGCAGATTCGGTTGCTGTGTTAGTTTCAACCTCTACTTCTTCGGTAGCTACTGCTTCTTTTTTGGACGTTAAAGTAGCAAAAACAGAAGCCATAGTATCAAAGGCATCGTCAGACATTGATTCAAATTTACTAACAACACTATCGGCAGTGTCATTATCTAAGCCCTTCTCTACTAGAGAGGCTTTTCTCTTCAGCATTTTTTCTTTCTTTAGCATCTCTTCTTCTTTAGTTTTATATCCAGCTAATACTTCATTAAGAGTAATGAGTTCTGTTTCCATGGACTCAACAGCAGCTTTCATTTTCTTAACTTCTTCTTCTTTGTGCTTTAATTCTGTATCTTTCTTTGCTGCTTCTTCCTTAATGGTATTGATCTCATTCTGGCTAGCCTCAGTAAGAGCAGCAATATCTGCCTGAAGTTTATCGTTTAGTGACTGAAGAGACTGAACATCAACGTCAGCTTGAGCAAATACTTCAGTGTTTTCTGTGGTAACTGTTGTCATTTCAGTATTCTCTGTATTTGATACAGCGTTTTCTTCTTTGGCTAAACTCATATTTAAAATCTCCGAATTAATGCTGGGTTGAAAATTTAATACACCTGATTCGATATTTTTGTGATTTTTTTTTGGCACCAATATTTGGTCTGATTGCTTACTGAAAGATTTTATATCTTTTTTACTAAAGATTATACTATCTTCATTAGCTGGTTTGTCAACAAAACCCTTGCCTGTAAAAGTAATGTGTCTTAAAACTCTGCCTATTTTATAGTCTTGATGTTCACCAATTCCGCCATATGCTCTAAGATATTTAGTTAAATATGCGGTTTCATTATTTCTGTTTAGTATTTTATACTCACTAGTCTGTTTATTTAATACACCATAATCAAAACCTTTGAAAAAACATTCCATACTAACATACTTAGTTTGATTCTCTATCTCGGCTATAAGATTAGCAGACCGTTCTCTTAAAGCAGGATTGCTAAACCCCTTATATATAACAGAACCTGTTAGGATATGATATTTTTCAGGTAGATTCTCTACTGGAGTATTCTCATCTATTAGAATTCCTTCTTCTGTAATTGGCCAATTAGATATAATATGCCCTATAATAGTATTTTCGTCATGCTCTAAATTTGTAGGCTTGTGTTCTGGCGTATTTTTAGCTTGCCATACTTCAGCCTTATCAAAAATATCATCATTTTTATTCCAAGAAGAGGACACTAAGATAGATTGTACATAATATAGGTCTTCGTCATCAAAAGAAGCAATGCTTTTTAGATATTTGATTTGTTTATTTTCTTGTACGCAAGGCTCTACGAAACTAGCGTAGGATACAGAAGCTTTAGCTTGAATAACCTCTTCTAATCCGTCTTGCTTTTCTAATTCATAAATAAGCATTTATATGGCCTTTCATATTAAATTATTGATCGGATTCATTATACACCATAGAATAGAAAGAAGATTTAGCTTGTTTTACTTCATCGGTAGTTAAATCTCTTCCTAGATCAGATCTTAAATCTTTTAACCATAAATAAAAGTGATTAATATGATTTTTATTTGTATGCATATCATAAATATTTGCTTTAATATAATCTTCTGTAATATCACTAAATGGTTTTAAGTCAAATAAAATTTTACTCTTTACATCTTCTAAATGTCTATATTCTGAACTAGATAAACTACGTAAATTTTTCTTATTATAGAAATCTAAAATAATAGGATTTATAATATTACTAATTTTTTCTTGAGCGCCATTTGCCCATATATTAAGTTTAGCTCCTGTTCTTGGACTAAAAGTTCTTTGTTTTCTGGGGCCGGTATCCTTTGATAGTTTTGGTCTACCTTCTCCTGGTTGACCTGATGATCCACCATCATTAGTAACCGGCCGACTATTTGCTGGAGCATTAGCTATCTTTAATTCTATTGCCGTTTTTTCTCCCTTTTTCTTTTTCTCTAAATCCAATCCAACTTCACTAGGAGCAACAGCACCTGATTGTAATGCTATTTTCTTTAAAGCATTGCCTATTTGAGGATCAAACCAAGGACCAGATTTTTGTACCATACGATTACTATCTCTTTCTCTATGCTCTCTATTTAATCTAGATTTTTCCATATCTGGATCAATACCAAATTTAGTTTGTAATAATTCATCACTAATTAAATTACGATCAGCTAATTGTACCAATAACGATTTTTCTGTATCTTCATTAGACAAATCCATTCTATCAAATTCTATCTTAGCAGGATGTTTGAATCCCATAGCTTTCTGTACTAGTGCTATTTCTTGCTCCCAAAAATCTACTAATATATCTCTGCCATACTGAAGCCTTTGGGTTAAAGTTTTTAATGAAATAAAGTTATTTGTTGTACCGGCAGCTCCGAAAGTGCCTGTTAGAGTAGGAGGAATACCTAGACCAGCATATATAGAATTAAGATGTGGAGTATATTTGCCTTCTCCTAAAAAATTATGAACATTAGTATTAGATTCTAATAGTTCTATATCTGGACCCCAAATCAAATCCATCGTACCTCCACCAACATTATTCCCAAGTATCGATGCAAGTTTAGCTGTAGCCGCTTTGGTAGGAGCTATTTTATGTTCTAGACTACCTAGTTTAAAAATTCTTATATTGGAGATAGCACCGTCTAAAGCTGCCATATCAGCTAATTTAAGTTTTTCTATAACTGCTATGTCATCCATAATGGCGTATATCATAGGATAAGCCCAAGACTGCCAATCATCTTTTTTATAATGAAATACAAGAGTCTTATTTGGATCTAAAGCATATCCTTTTTTTGTTTTGGCGGCTTCTATTATCTGATCTGGAAGACTATCTACAACTTGTTTTTCGGCTGGAGTCTTAGGACTATTGATTGTTTTACGAAGTCCAGCAGGTAATTGTATTTCATAAGTTTTGTTTGCTATAAAAGAAGCTAAAGATCCTCCGGTAACTTCTACAAAAACAGGATCAATAAAAGTATACTTCCACGGAATTTCTCTTTTCTCTATCTCAGGCTCAGGCAGATCTGCTAGCTGCATATCTGCAGCTCCTAAAGATCTGTATAACTTATCTGTTACTTTAAGACTAATTTTAGCTGTTCGACGGTCTATAACAATATTTCCGCTTTTATATAGATTATTTAAAAATCTTTCACTACGATCTTTGCCATTAATTTTACTAAACCATCGTCTATAGAATCTTTCTATACGTTTATTACGATGAACTAATCTAATGCCCTGACTAGCAAAATCACCCATAAGATCAACAACATTCTTTACCAAGCCCACTCTTTGATATATATCTTCCGCTCGCCTTAGAATAACTTTGATTTGATTAGGCGGAGCTTCTTGTGGTCTAAATTGATAGTAATCACTTTTAGTCAAACCGGGTCTACTACCCGTAATGCCGTCTAGCGAAGAATAGTCCAAAGACTGTCTTCTAGCTCCGAAAGAAGCAATAGATTTATCTACTAAAGTAAATTCATCTAATGATGCAGAAGATGTTCTGAGAGCATCTTGTTTGCTTTGTAGATCGTCTCCCCATGTAACGTAGGCGTCTTCGGGGACGATATTGGCATCTTTTATTATTTCGTTTTTGGTTCTTTTTTTGCTCATATTATTAATAGTAATGTAATCGAATTATAATGCAACTATGCTTAGTATACACTTTATCTATAAATTCCTGTATAAATATCATCATTAGCACCACCAGTAAACCAGTCTGGTCCTTTATACATTTGTCCGTCTGTTTTGACCGAATTTCTAGCATCCGAACCGATTACATCATATTGTATTGGTTCCAACGTTCTATTAATTTGTCTCGCTATCATATTCGCAATTATTAGGGCACTGTATCTATCTTTACGTAATCTGCCTTTTTTATTATGTCCGGATTTAGTCTCAGGAGTATCCCAGCGATCTCTAGAATTAGAAGATTGGCTAGTTTGGGTCATTACTATGGTTGTTAGTTCATTTTTAAGTTCTTCTATCTCTAATATACATTCGCTTAAACTATCATATAAAGGATTAATATCATCTAATATATCTTTACCTTCAGACTCCATTGCTAGTCCTAGTGTAAGATTATCGAAAGCAGGAAACAGTATAGCTTTGTCTTCTAGATCTTTTCTAAGGCCATGATTAGCTTGACTAGTCCACTCTGCCTTAGCAAACTGTATAAGCTCTAATATATGCAACCCCGATTGACTATCTGTGTCTTTAAATTTATTTGGATCTATAATAGGCCAAATGAGTTGTTCTCCGTTATCCAGCTTATCTGGATCATGCAATGCTTCTTCGATAGCAACACCACCTCCCTGAGCATCTATGCCTATCCTTATTGGAGGAAAGCTTTTCATCAAATTTCTAATTTTACGAACACAGAACCCATAGAAATCATGTTCATTAACTAATCCGATTCTTTGTCTCTCTTTAAAATTAGCCCTGTTAGTAGTCCAGCAATATACGATTCTGGAATGGATAGGATTAACCTCTAGTATTACTATGCTGAAATTATCTTGTTCTGAAGCCGGATCAATACCGTAAACATATTGTTTACTAGTATCTCCTTTTGTTGTGGCTTCAAATGTAATAGGTTGCCCATCAATAATAATATTATTATTAGACACTACACAACTTTCTATTAAGCTACGCCTAAAGAAACCTTCACTATCTTTGACAAAACATGCGGCATATTCCATATTGTATATACCCGCATGAATAGTGGCTTTAGCTCTGGATACTTGTTTATCATCCATGAATCCTTTAGGTATTAACTCGTAAGGAATACGAATAATAGAATAGTCTTTCCAATTAAAATTAGAAGGAACCTCTCCTTTAAATAGTTCCCTTAACTTACGCTCGTCTCCTTTACTTTCAATAATACCTTTATATCTTTTCCAATACTGTGCAAAATGCTTAAAATCATAATCCGCTGTACCAGATATAACTGCTTGATTACCCATTTTTTTATTGATTGTATCTAATTCTTCATTCCATACTCCAGCGTCAATCATTGCTTGTCTTTTAGCTTCTTCTTTAACATTTTGAATAGGACTAGCAGATACGGCGGCGAATCCAGCAACAACAGTTTCATATATGTCAGGAGAGATAGAACTAAATTCATCAGCGAGAATAATATGTGCTCTTAATCCTCTAATCTTGTCTCCGGTACCCATAGGAATAGCTATAGCCCAACTGTCTCCTAATCTTATAGTACATCTATCAACGTCTCTTCTAGGACCATCGTCATTGCCAGAAAATATGCTACGTAGAATAGGACTTCCTTTCCACATATTCTCCATATATTCAAAAATAATCTTACTCTGACGGAAAGCAGCACCAACAATAACTATTTTGGTACCAGGATAAAAACTGCATTTTAATATAGCGTATAGTGCTAAGGTAAAGCTTTTAGAAAATCCTCGACTGCCAATCAGCATAGGAAATGGTCTGTTCCAGATTTCTTGTAATACTGCTATTTGAATAGGATGCAACTCTAAATTAAAAAGCAATTTACATGTTGATCCTATATATCTCGGATCACGTAAAATCTTTATAAGATGCAAATCTGGATTTTCTATATCTTTTTCCGTCCTATGAATCATAGGATTATTAACTATGCTGAAAGAGCTTAGCTCTCCTAGTCCTAGCCAAGCATCATCAAAATTAGTTTTACCCATAATTAATCAGACTCTTTTTCTTTTTTTATTGTTTCAATATAGTGTATCTTTTTAAAGATATATTCTGCTAATTTTTGAGCACTACTGGCATTACCACAAAATACAACATGTATATTATGTTGTAATTGTAGATCTAATATATTTTTAATTAAAAAAGCTGGACTAATCTTTACTTTATCCCACATCTTTTTAGGAACAGTTGAGCCTATAGGATATATTAGTAGATCTTCTAGATTAAATTCTAATAATAAAAATGAATATTTAAGTTGGCTCAATCGCATAATTACATCACTAAATCTAGACTCAACAATATTAGTGGCAAATTCACTGGAGCTTTTTTTTCTTTCTATGCATACAATATGCTCTAGGCCTTCTATGCTATAGTCTCCTGTATCTAGCTTTCTATTAGCCGTAGTATGATTAGCAAAAGACCAGGGTTGCTGCTCTCTTGTATCGATAATTACTGTAAAGTTATTATAATTATTTGTCATGATTATTTTTTTTACTACTGACTATTTTTAAGAATACCGCCTCATAGATATCTTCTAGTCCATGAATAAATTTATGATGATAATAACATAGTGTTATTCCGTTGCTAACTTCGAATCTCAAACCAGGATAATGCGCCCATGTTTTAATATGATGAGCATTCAACCGTTTATTAGCCGAACATCCTGGCCATTGACACTGATGTTTATCTCTAGTATAGACCTCTTTTCTCCATTTTTTATATTGTGGATCATTAAAGTTGCGCATATTTATTAATATCATTATTAACCATATCTTGGACCAAACTATCAAAAGAAACTGTAGGTACCCATCCTAAATGAGATCGAGCTTTAGAGCTGTCGCCTTTTAGGTAGTTAACTTCGCACGGTCTATATAGTTCGGGATCTATAACAACATGATTTGTCCAATCTAAACCAACTAGCTCGAAAGCTTTTTCTAAGAAATTTTGTACAGTATATGTATCTCCTGTACTTAGTACATAGTCATCTGCTGTATTTTGTTGCAACATTAAATACATGCCGTAAACATAGTCTTTGGCATGACCCCAGTCTCTGCTCGCTTGTAAGTTGCCTAATTTAAGTTTAGTATCAGCAGATATAATCTTATTAATAAGCCTGCCTATATAACAGGTAATTTTTCTCGTAACAAAATTTTCTCCTCGTCGTGGACTTTCGTGATTAAACAAAATGCCAGAACAAGCATATAGGCTATAGGCCTCTCTATAAATTTGAATCATACGATGACTAGCCATTTTAGCTACAGCATAAGGACTTTGAGGCAAAAACATAGTATCTTCATTCTGGTATTTATCGTTATTCTTTAATGTATAATTAGCACCAAACATTTCGCTCGTACTAGCCTGATAAAACCTAGTAGTAGGAGAAAATCTTCGAATACTCTCTAAAAGATTGATAACTCCAACAGTATCTATTTCAAAAGTTGTAGTAGGCTGCTTAAAGCTGGTTCCAACATGACTTTGAGCTGCTAAGTTATATAACTCATCTGGCTTATATTTATCTATGATATAGGCTATATCACTAGGATCAGTTAAATCAAATTCTTCAACAGAGAACTGTGGAGATGAGATATGAGAAATTCTATCAAAATTAAAAGAACTACTACGTCTATATAGTCCTATAACATTATAATTTCTAGACAGTAGCAATTCTGCTAAATAAGATCCGTCCTGTCCTGTAACTCCCGTAATAAGTGCTGTTTTAGTCATTAATTTACGCTTTCTGGTGTTAATAAGGGTTGGTCTACTACTCCGTCCTGATAATTATGGTACTCTGTTAATTTTGCTCTGGCTTTATCTGTAGCTATAGCTAAAATTTCCATCTCTCGTCCTTCTTTTTCTCTAGTTTCTTCGTCTTCTAGCATACGTATAAGTCCTACCCAAGAACTTTTACCATCTTCTATTCTTTTGATTCTTTGCTCTCGTGTTGCTTTCAAATCTTTGCCAATTTTTTGTTGTTCATTAAGAAGCTTAGTATATTCATTAGTATAATTAGCAATACTATTCCTGGCAAAACTTAGTTGTGTTTCTAGATTAGCTAACTTAGGAATATCTCGTTGATCTTCAGGCTTAAGATATTCAGCATCTACGAGCTTTTGTAGTTTTTCAGTTTCACTAATATGTCTTTTTCTTTCTTTCATACTACGATTAATAAGAATATCTATAGTAATAAACTGTTTAATTTGAAGTTCTTCTGCTGGTAGCACATCTTCTCTAAATTGTTTGATTAAACTGACCCAGGTATCTTCAAAGTACTGTAATTCTCCACTGTCAGAATCAAACTGACGTTTTATTTCTAGCCAAAAAGTTTTCGTATGTAATTTTTGTTTTAATATATCGTTGTCACTGTGATCTGCTATAATTGCCAAATTATTTTCTTCGGCATATCTAGACACAGGCTCTACATTACGATTAATGTTATTTGCTATTTGTTGTACTGTTAAGGACTTAAAATTCTCACGAATATACTTTTCTTCATCTAAGCTTAATTGTCCTCGTTTTTTTGGAATGTTTCTTTTTTCCAATTGTTATCCTCCATTAGCTTAAAGATATGTGTTTGTAATTTTGTTAAATCAGATTTAGAGACCTTAGATCCATGCTTTAATTTTAAATATGTTTCTCTGTACTCTGATTGAATATTAGTATCTAAAAATTCTATTAATTCATTATTTGCCACTAAAGAATCTAAATTAGTATTACTTTCAGCAGTGTTAAAATTATTCTCCATATACGAAGGCTGCATAATATTTTTTTTAATCTCGTTACGCTTCGCCCATGCTGCATAAGGAACGCAATCGTGCTTATTGGTAAATTTAGAACATTGATTTGTGGAAATTTTACAGAACTTATCATACAATGGACAAATATGACAAGGCTTATCGGGCCTTTGGTAGTTGTTTCTTTTATAATTAAATAACCTATTTCTAACGTGTGTCCATAAAAAGTTTTCCAATGGTCTTTTTTTGTCGTAATTCTGAAGGCCTTCCAAAGCAAAAATAGCTGCTTGTTGTTTCATATCTTCAATACTGTGATATGCGAATCTAAATTTATTAGCTAATCTTTTGCTTATATTCTCTAAAACTAATAAAAACTCTTCTGTGGTAACTCCATTAGGTAGTTGATCTGGTATTTTTAGTTTCTTTTTCTTCATGTAGTAATTGCGCTATGGTTTTAGTTTCTGGACAGTTCATGTCTGACGATACATCACATATTGTGCCGGATGCACAGACTTTTAATGTGGAATTGGCCACATTTAATTGAGAAAAATCTGGATTGTTCATTTTTTATTCCTTGCTTCAAACTTGCCAACTGTTATTATAGTATGTTTTGTATGGATATTGTCAACTTAAATTGCAGGAAGGAAAATTATTTTTATGGCTAATTATAAGAAATGGACAGATGTAGAGCTATCATATATTCAGAATAATCACTCATTATTGTGCGATGAAAGCTTAGCCTCTTCACTAAGTAAAATTACTGGTAGTCCAATTAGTACCGCTATGGTTCGTCGTCAAAGACGAAAACTATCATTAAAGAAAAGTCGAGGTCGTCCCAAAAAGACAGTTAATATAGTTTCACCATTACAGCCTGGTGAAGTTGTTTCTTGAGTCATTATTCTTCAAATATTTATGCAGAAAGAAGCTGGTTAAAGCTATGGCCTGCTTCTTTTTGTGTTTAATGGGGCGGATTCAAGTGGATTTTAGGTCAAAAATATTAAACATTGTATGCTAAAGCTAAATGATTTTTGTTATAGTAATTAATGATGGGACTAATCTTATTATGGTGCAGAAATGGGGTTTATGGGATTGGCCGAAATGATTAAGTATATTGTAGGATTGATTTGATGGGGAAATTATTTGGGATAGTTCTACTCCTAATAGTAAGTCTAGTAGGTTTTAGATACTACTAAAAGGAAAAATATGTTGGGGTGGGAACCAAGAATCAAGTTTGCTGATTATATGGTCGATATACAAAAATAAGGAGAAATAATATGAAAAATATTATGATAGTTTTAACAGTATGTGTTCTGTCGTTGTTTTCGTTGAGTGCTTACTCTCAACAGATAGTAGTATATAATAATTATGGATATGGTAGTGTTGCTAGCACCGCTAGTGTACAATACTATTCTAGTTATAATTGGTCTGCTTATAACACAATGCCTCAGCCATACCCCGTGTATTATTCTACGGTTCCGATATCGGTACATCATCATTATAATACTGTTCCAGTAACAATATCGTGGCAGCCAGCTATTGTGTATCCGTGGAATTATAATGTCTATCATAGAAAAGGATGTTTTGGTAATTACTATTATTATTACTATAGATAAATTAAAAGCATTAATTTAATACGAAACGATTACTTTGAAAGAGCAGACTTTTGGTCTGCTTTTTTTATTGAAATGCTAAATCGAAAAAATTGATAATACTAATATTGTGCCGGTTGGTTATGGGTCTGGGTGATATGTAGGTCTAGCAACTATAAAGAGAGAATTTTTGTTGCAGTAGAGAAAGATGTGGGATTGGCCGATAAATATATAAGGGTGGTTTTAAATATTTCCGGGTTTCGTAGCATGTTCCTATTAAAGTAGTGGCTCCTACAAACAAATTCCTATGGTCACTAATCCACCAGTTACAAACCCAATAGTAGTTATTAGGGGGTTGGGATCAAAGAGTAGTAGACAGAACGGGACTTTGTTAATATTACTAGAGTAAAAGGATGAGTTTGAGACTCTGACCATGTCAATGATAGAGTCCATAATGTTAGGCTAGTAATTAAAAGAAAGACTGTTGCAGTTGTGGTGGGTGATTGCATCAATACGGCGACAAGAATCATAGATTCAATGTGCTATTAAAATCGCAGAATGTTTAAAAAGAGGACGAATTAGGTAAAAGTATTTACTCAAAACAAAAATATGGGTAAACTAAAAATCATAGGAACCAAAAGGATTAGAAGAATAATATAATGGCTAATAAACTGGTCAATTTATGTGGGAGGTCCTTACTATTTTTAGACCACCGGGTGATTTTCCGGCATTCCTACCATATATGACGGAAAACGAAAAAACCCCCTCCTTATCTAGCCTACCTATCTTAACATTCTGTGTTTATAAACCTATATTTGACGTAAGTTTATGTGTGGCAACACTTTATGACACGTTTCTCACGACACAAAGTGTCCATTGGGGAGAGGAAAAAATTCTTGTTGACGTAAATGCTTATAGGATAATGACTTAGGAAAAATCCAAAATTATTTTAAAGAGAGGGCTTGACTTTTGACGATGATATTGGTATAATTGGTCATCAAAAGGAAAGAGAAGAAAAGGAAAGAAAAATGAAAAACGCTACTCATATCAATACGTTCATCAACAGCCTGCCCAAGATTGTGCAGAAAAAGGTTTGGAAGGTTACGGATTCGGCTGGTACGGTTGTTCAGTATGTTGGTGCTACGGATAATCGCAAGAATACTGCACAAGAGTATATCAATCAAAAGCACGGTAGAACCGATCTTGTCTTGACGTTTTCCCACTTTAACGGAATGATTACCCTCCCCCGATAGGTGGGGTTGACGGGCGGGAAAAGTTTGGTATAATACTGGAAAGAGAAAGAGAGAAAGATTATGAGCAAGAATGAGGTCATGAAGATTGTGGAAAAGATTTTTGGTGATGATGCTAACCGCGTTATCGTCAATATGAGCGGCGACTGCTACCGTATCGAATGGGAAGATAGTTTGCATTCGGTTAGGGTTAACGAAAAAAATGCGTTTGAAAAAATCAATGATCTCTACTATGATGTCGCTTGTGAAAATGCTTCACAGTTTGGCGTCTCGTGAATAAAGGATAAGAAAAATGGTTTTCTACATGTATCGTGCTGTTGATGCTGTTCGTTTGGGTACTGTATTTGCTAAGGATTGGGTGGAAGCCCGTACACTAGCTACTGAAAAGTGGGGGTATAAGTTTGGCGAAGTGTTCGCCTGTACAGCTCCTTTGCCAGAAGAAAACAGCTTAGTGATTTGGTGAACGAATGTTCACTTATCCCACCTAAAAGGGGTATGCTGAACATTTGTACATTCCTCATGCAAAACTCGACGTAAACCCTTGTGGCGTAAGCACTTAGGACGATTTTTTGCCGCAAAATTTGACGTAAGTGCTTGTGACGTAACGACTTACGCTCAGTATCGACGCAATTAGCGTACCGTTGAATTCTGGCACGATTTTTGCACTAGCAAATCCTATGCCAAATCTCATAAAAATATGAAAAAGTTTTGTCAAAATTTCTTGACACAAAAATTCGGATTTTTTTCTTGCAACCTCAAGAATGGCTGGTATAATGTCGATATAAGAAGTAAGAGAGAAAGAAAGAGAGAATGAAAATGCAAAACGTTGAAACGAAGTTTGGCCCGATCAGTGAGCATTGCGAGTTTGAAGGTGTTCGCCGTAAGGATGGTAAGGAATTCAAGGGCGAAATTGTTCGTATCCTGCAAACCAATCGCGGTACGCTGGTTACGCTGATGACCTATGGCGAAACCAGTAAGGAATACCGAAACGTCTACCTCGACGAATGTGAGTTTACTGTGAATCAACCGGCTTGGGCTTGACAGCACAGAAAAAAGTTTTTAGAATCCATCCATTCATCCATCACTAGAGAACCTAAAAAATGGCTAAATTTGCTATCATCGAAAATGCAAAACGACAGGCTCGGTTGTTTTTTGTGGGAATTGCTATCCCTCATCAGCCTACGCTGGCTAACAATGAGTATGGCCCGATTGCTTCGGAAAAAATCTTGAAGTTCAATCGTACCGCTCTGCGGAACATCGGAAAGAAAAAGAAAGAGATCACCGATCCCCGCTTTGTGGGGGGTGAAGATCGTATGATCGTGAAGGTTGGCAAGCCCGGTTCACGCGAGCGTGTTGAGGCTCTGATCGCTCAGTATACAGCCATTCAGGATTGCGGTGAGGAAGTATCCCCCTTCTCGGGGGGATGACATCCGTACACTAGTAAAAAAAACTTGACGCAAACCCTTGTGGCGTAAGGACTTAGGGCGATTTTTTGCCGCAAAATTTGACGTAAGTGCTTATGCTGCAACAACTTACGACGAGTTTTTCTTTAATCTTATCTATCTTACCAAAAGTTTGGCACGGTATTTGCTCATACAAAAAATCTTTTTTCTAACACAATCCTAACTTGAAAGCTAAAGCTGGCACGGTATAATGTCGATATAAGAAGAAAGAAAGAAAGAAAGAAAGAAAGAGAAAAAGATGTTTGCTAACCTGATTGTTCTGAATACCGTGAATGAATTGACCGATCTTCTCAATAGTGGATCGTTGGATACCCTGGTGAATAGGGTTGCTTTTGCTAGTGATCTGCTCGCAAGGGTTAATGAACATAATCAGATCAACATAGATGAGGAAATCGGATTCTGTGATGATGGTGGTTGGATTGAAGTTGATGAAATGGGTTATGTGGTTGATGAGGCTTATCTCCCCTAAAAACATTTGTTCAGTATTGACCCACTAAAGATTTTTCTGTAGAATACCGATATAGGAAGTAAGAGAAAAAAATGGAAAAGATGATTGACGAAAACGGAAAAGAGTGGATGGTTGGATACCAGGATGAGCCGGATTATATCCCCGGATATGATGATGGTGAATGGGATCCGATCATGGGTGATGATGACGATTATCCGGAGACGGATGATGAATGGCTGGATAATTTCCAGGGTGAAGAAGATTTTGCCTGAATACGATCTTAATAAAAACCAAGGATATACAAATGAACAGCCTCGACAAAATTCTTTCATCTATGCGAACTGGTAAGTATGGTAGTATTGTGGACACTAAGGGAAAGGTACACGTTGGGCTAATCAATGGCCTAGTTCGTGAAGATGGTAGTGGTAGGAATTGGTTGGTAGATATTACGAATAAGACCATTACTGAACGAGTGTTCATTCATGCCACCTAAAAGGGGTATGCTGAACATTTGTACACCTCGAATAAAAACTCGACGTAAACCCTTGTGACACAAGGACTTATGACGATTTTTTGCCGCAAAATTTGACGTAAGTGCTTGTGGCATAACGACTTACGACATATTCTGATAGCAAATGACATGCCAACAAAAATGGCAGCCAAAAATGGCAGCTTTTGCCAAAATGACATATTGCCATAATGACATAGCCTGAAAATCCCGAGGAAAATCACTAAAAAATATTTGCGACTTTGGCATAGAAACTGCACTATATTGGGATATAAGAAAGAGAGAGTTGAAAGATGGAAAAGGTTACAAGCATCAATAGTTTTATCGGCAGTCTGCCTAAGATTCGCAAGCGTAGAATCTGGAATGTCGTGATAGATGGTAAGGTTGTGCAAGGCGTGAGTGCTAGTGACAATAGGAAGTCTACAGCAGAAGCGTACATTCGGTCAAAGTATCCGAATACACAGTTTACGCTAATTTTCGCCCATTGGAAAATCTAGCGAATACCCTATAGTGGGGGTTGCAAATCAAAAAAAGTTTGGTATAATTGTAGAAAAGAAAGAGAAAAAAGAAATGACTAAGTTTGCAATCATCGAAAATGCCAAGCGTCAAGCCCGTATGTGTTTTGTGGGCATCGCTATCGCACATCAGCCTAGCCTGGCCGATGGTGTAGTCGGGCCAATTCGGTCGGAAAAGATTTTGAAGTTCAACCGCAAGGCACTTCGGAATCTTGGCAAGATTCGCAAGGCAAAGGCCGATCCCCGCTTTGTGGGGGGTGAAGATCATATGATCGTAAAGGTTGGCAAGCCGGGTTCACGCGAGCGTGTTGAGGCTCTGATCGCTCAGTATACGGCTATTCAGGCTTGCGGTGAGGAAGTCTCCCCCTTTAGCGAGGGGTGACATCCGTACACTGTCTCTGCCAATCCTTCGGATTCGGTCAGGTGGGTATAGTCAGCGAGCTAGCTAAAAACTTGACGTAAACCCTTGCTAGATAAGGACTTAGGGCGATTTTTTGCCGCAAAATTTGACGTAACTCCTTTAGCAGCAACAACTTACAACACAAAAATATTTTCATCATTTGGTACAGAATTATTTTTAGGATTTTTGCTTGACACTCTAAAGATGATCTGGTAAAATGTCGATATAATAAGTAAGAGAAAGGGAACCAAATGTTCGAAGTTGGGAATAAGGTTTCGGTGCTGCTGCCATACTGGGTTCAAGTTCACGATGATGTTGAGCCATATGTTGTCGCTACAGTCGTAAAGGTGTCAGAGAAGACTCTCACGGTAGAATATGACGCTCCAAATACATGGAGTGGCAAGGCGTGTTGGGTAGTTGATGATCTAAACCGGATTTCCAAGGCTTGACAGCCTAAGAAATTCCTGCTACAATCACGACATAAGAAAGAGAGAAAGAAATGCAAAGGGATAATAAGTGGTCGATTGGTGATCGTTGTACGACCCCAAAGGGGGTTGGACAGATTGCGGAATTTGCCAGCAAGATTGGATATTCAGGATTGCAAGTACAACCACATTTCAAAGTTATGTTGGATGACGGCATCTCTGTCTGGGTTCCGGTCAATCAATGCAAAAGGGTGATGTCTCAATGAATCGTGAACAGCGTGAACAGATTTGGATCAGCCTTGGGCTACAAGGTGCTTTGGAATTGATGGATGCGTCATGCTCACTGTGTGAAAGACTCACGGAAGAATGTGTTGAGAATCCGGCAGTGAAAGATGCTTTGATTCGAACCATTGCTGCTGAAATAATTCGTAATCGTCAACCGGTATAGGGCTTGACAAGAGAATAGAGCATACTGTATAATAGAAGAACAAGAAAGAAAGAGAGAAAAGAATGTTTGGTACTGCTTACGCTAACCGAAATAATAGCCTGAAAACTATCTTTGCGTCCATGATTGCTGGCAGTTATACCAGTGTGATCGACCCGAATGGTAGGGTTTATGCTGGCCTTATCAACGGCATCATGCGCGAGGATGGTAGCGGGAAAAATTGGATTGTGACGATAACGAATAGCAAAGGAACTGAACGAGCGTTCATTCATGCCACCTAAGGGGGGCTGGAGTTCCAAGGCCTAACCTAAAGCCTTACCATATAAGGACTTAGGACAAATCGGGCGGGCCGCGATCAACGTAAGTGCTTACCCCATAAGACTTTACGACGAATTAGCAAATGCTATGCCAATACTAAAGAAAGTGATCAAAAGTTTTGTCAAAATCTCTTGACATAAAAATTTGGATTTTTCTCTTGCAAGCTAAAGAATAGCCTGTATAATGTCGATATAAGAAGTAAGAGAGAAAGAGGTTGAAGATGTTCGAAGTTGGTGATAGGGTTGTGCTGAGTGGATTCGACAAGCCGCTCATGGGTCAAATCGTCGAGTTCTACTACGATGAAGGGAACGTGTGGGTCGTGCGTACCGATGGTGGCAATCTTCACGATTGCTGCGATAGCGAACTGAGTCCCGCTTGACAGCGACGAAAATTCCTGCTAGAATCAACACACAAGAAAGAGAGAAAAATATGCTTCGCATTGTTACTGAAAATGAAATTGTAGCCGCTATCTTCGAAATGATGCCAGATGATACGAACTATGTCATTTCCCCATCGGGAGGTGGTGGATTTTTCGTATGGATCAACAGTTTCCCGGAAAATGTTTTGCTTCGTTCTGCCGACACCTACTACCAGAAACTGAACGACTATTGCGTACGGGTTGAGGATTGGAACAGCCGATATCCCCAAACCCTAGACGCATATGGACACACCTATTGAGAGGAATGTATCAGCCTAACCTATCGGTTTGATAATATGGGCACAGCCAGCGTATGTCATAAGTGCTTGTATAGTAAGGACTTACGGCGATTTGGGCGGGCCAAATTTGACGTAAGTGCTTGTGGCGTAACGACTTACGACGAATTAGCAAATGCTGTGCCAACGCCAAAGAAAATGACGAAAAGTTTTGTCAAATTCTCTTGACATAAAAATCTAAAGATTTTGCTTGCAATGCTCAAGATGCTGTGGTAGAATGTCGATATAAGAGAAAGAAAGAGAGAAGCAGATGAATAGCAAGACGATTGCAAAAGAACTGAACAAGCTGGGATATACGCTGAAAAAGACTTCGGACATCGAAGCCCGTTGGATGGTCAGGTCTGACGTTCTCACCTACCATTGGAACTTCAAGGATTTGAAGGGTGTGGAAAGATTCATGGTTGACGAACGTGCCATGTATCGGTATGCTAGGGAACGTGCTGAACTTAGAAAGTAGAAGAAAGAAATATGAAATTCAAAGTTTATTATGACGGTTTTCAGCAAGGCGTATATGATCCAAAAGACGTTGAATTTGTTTTGCGTCGATATGTGGATTATACGGGTGCATATCGTAAAGATATTACGGTTCTTAGGGATACTGATGATCCTAAGTCTTATGGAAAGATTTTGGAATTGCCAATGGTTCTCTACAAAGATTTGACCGTTCAGCATATTTTGGACGCTGCAAAAATTGCTCTTGACAACTAAAGTTTCTCCTGTAGAATGTCGATATGAAGAATAACAAAATTAAAATGAAAAACTGGATTTGCTACAATCTGTTGGGCGAGAATCCCGATAATGTCGATACTTTCGGCATGATCTCTGGCTTGTGCCTGTTGTCGTTTCTGTTCGGAAGTTGTATTATTTTGTTTGTTGTTGCACCCTTTTATATTTGGTGAAAAATGAATCATACTGAAGCAACTAAGATGGTTTTGGGAAAAACTAATCGTGGACAACGCAAGGTTGGTAATAATACCTACGCTTATATTCAGGCTGACGGTAGCGTTGCTATTGAATTGCATGGTACTAATGTTGTGGTAATTCATCCCGACGATAGCGTTATGCTGAATAGTGGTGGTTGGCGAACTGTTACTACCAAAAAGCGTATCAATCAGTATTCTCCTGTTAAGGTTTATCAAAAAAAGCACGAATGGTACTTGCAGGATGGTACAGAGTTTACGGATAGGATGGTAATTTCATGATTGCTTTAGCCTTTTTATTGTATCTGTTTTCTGTTATAGTTATGGGCGGTGTTGCTCTGGCTATATTAGATATGGGCGATGAACTTTAAAACAAAGGAATACAGGGATGTTAGATAATATAAATGTAGAATGGCTATGGATGGGCCTTGGTTTTATTGTTGGTGTTGGTAGTTCTTTGTCTGTTTCTGATTTGATTTTTCCTATTAAGAGACAATAATATGCGTAAAGAATTTATTATACTTGGCATATCGTTTGCTATGGGTTGCGTTGTTGCTCTGCTTATAAATATTTGACGTAACCCGTTGTGACATAAGGACTTAGGGAAAATCGGGCGGGCCGCGTTCGTCGTAAGTTGTTGCAGCATAAGGACTTAGAGCAAGTTTCAACGCAAATACTGTGCCGCAAAAATTTTCTTCATTTGGCACGGAATTATATTTTCTTTTTTCCAAAGATTTCCCTTGCAATGGTCGATAAATACTGTAGAATGAGAGCATCACAAGGAGAAAGAATCATGCTGAACGATTTTGACGATGTGAATAAGATTCTGGCCGAGATGGTTGACGATGGCATGATCGAGCCGATTGACGATCCTAATTGCAGTCCTTTCGACTATGCGGAAGTGACGGGGTTTTGGGAGGAAATGTATCCCGAGCCGGAAGAAATGGTTGACGAGAATGGTCAAGTATGGTATGTTGTTGGTTAAAGGAGAAGTAATGTATCAAACCATGTGGAATATGTTTCAGACCGGTCAGATCACCGAGCGGAAGTGGCTGGTTTTCTGCGATTGGTACATGTGGAACTGTATTATGGTTCGGCCTGAGATTGTTGAGATGATGGTTCGGATGAAGTACAATTGAAAAGGAGAAAGTCATGAGTCACCCAGACCCCTTGTTCGATCCCGATAACGCTTATGAGGATGATGATATGATGATCGAAGATGAGAACTATGATGATCACAATGATTTCCACGACGAAAATAATCGAAAGAATCATTTTGATGATTTTGAGGATGATGTTACACGCGAAGATTTGGAGAACGGTTGGGATGATTCGTATGATGATAGTATGGATGGGGATGCTGAGTCTGCGTTCGGTTCCTGCGGATGGGGTGTGGACGAATATTATGAGCATTACGAATCAGGAGATGATTACTGATGAAAACTAAAAATGTTAAAAATTGGATCGACACTTTTTTCTCTAATAGGAATAATAAGATGATGAAGGTTACTGTTACGCAGACTGATACTTTTGGTGGCGAGGCTAATTACTCTTGGGCAAACCGTTATGAGTTTGCTATTAATCCCGAGGCTTCTCAGCGTAATATTGTGCGTCGGGCCAAGTTTGCTGCCGGTATGACCGGAGTTAAGAGTGATACCTACGATTATGGTGACAGTCTTACTATCAGACCTCGCGGCTATAATCAAGTAATTTTTGTTGATTTTGAGTAAACTCTCTCTCGTCGTAAACCCTTTGTGTTCAAGCACTTAGGGCCGACGGGGCGGGCCGGGCAAGTCCTAAGTCTTTATGTCTCAACACTTTACGTCAATCCTTAAAATTTCGTAAGATTCAAGTTTGCCTCTTGCATTTGCCGATAATATATGGTAGAATGATGGTATACAAGGAAGAGAGTGAAGTATGTTGAGCGATTGCTGTGGAGTTCTGATTTATTGTGGTGATATTTGCACTCGATGCAAAGAACATTGCGAGCCAATGGAAGATAGTGATGACGGCTATGATGCCGCTCGTGACGCTTACTTGACGGGCGAGGGTCCGGCAGTTACCCGTAAGCAAAAAGCAGAGGTAGACGCTTGGAATGAAGAGTGTCGCCGTAATGGGTGGTGAACCAAAATTTTTCTAAAGTTCCCGCTTGACAAATGACGATAATTAGTGTAGACTTGGCGTATGAATGTTGTGATCGGTTTTCAATTTGAAAGGGTTTCTATGAACGATGTGATTCTGTTTAGTTCGATTCTGTCGGCTGTTGCCGTTGCTGTTGTGGGTTTCGTCTTCTATTCGGTCTATGGTGGATCGAAGGCTAGCTTGGCGAATGCCCAAGAGGGTCAGGTTTTCAACTTTGTTTACGAGCAGCCTTTGCATGGAACGCATGAGCGTTTTCTTGCTAAGGTAATCGGCAAGCAGACGTTAACTGCCGATCAGATTACTAGGCTCAACCGTAAGAGTCGCTATCGTGCTAGTGATCCTGAGTTTATCCGTACTGCAAATCTGGTGACTTGTAGGACAACGGACGGTAAAGTGAGAAATTTTTATGCGGAACGTTGCTCTAATGTTAGGAAGCCTTTGCTGGCCGGTACTTTGTTCAAGAGCGGGTTTGCTAACCTGTTCTAAAAACTAGCAGTCTCTGCCTACTAACTGACCAACCCCTAAGTCGTTGCTACGACAGCACTTAGGGCGAGGTCGGCGGGCAAAATTCGTCGTAACTCCTTATGCCACAACAACTTACGACAAATTAAAGATTTCTATTGACATGTGCCGATAATACTGTAGAATCAGGGTATGAAAACCATGAACTGCTATTCTGGCTATACTTGGCGTGTTTTTCAAAATAACCGCTTTGTGGGTTATGTGGTATCTATGAGTTCTATAGATGCTATGAGAAAAGCTAATGAAAAATTTGGAAAATATATTTGGATAGAGAGAGTCGCTAGTCTCTCCTAATCCTACGGATTTGGCTGGTGTGGATTTAGTCAGCGAGATTGTGGTGTCTTTGGAAAAACTAAAGAAAGAGTCTTGACAAGTCGATAATAGAGTGTAGAATGATAGAGTAAGACATGGCGAATGTAGTGTAATGGTAGCACGGGAGTATTCTTTCAAAAAGCCCAAGCGATGGTTCGATTCCATCCTTCGCCCCTAGTCACCAACGAAAATCCGATTCATTCGGTGTCATAATCTTGACAAACCAAAAACGTACGCTATATTGGTGACACAATACAAAATATAACCATTAGCCTTAAAAAGACTTTAGGACATAGAAATATGAATGGTGGGGCAACTTGAATCTAGGACGTTGCCAACAATACAAACATGCGTGGGTCTAGCGACTAGATTGGGATAACCACTTCGATTATAGATATACATACCGTGTTGATCTCTGGTCAAAAACTGTATATCATTGCCTGTTGGGGTTATACAACGGGCTAGGAGTCCAATCTATGGGGGTGCGATTCCCCTGCCACGCTCTAATACAACCAGTAACCGTTTCCAAGAGCCAGACCAGAGCGGGTCTTATGTGCTAGCAATGCCCGCTTTGCAGGGAGGATTTCCGTGGGCGGTTTCCACCAGTGTTTACCTTGCTCCAAGGGTTCATAATATCGGGGTATTGGTGGATTATAGGATCGGGGCGTAAAAGATTCGCTGGTTTTAAATCTGCTGATAGTTTCCTTAGATAAGGTAAAACCTTGAGGTTGAACGGATTAGTACCGAGAGGCTGTTCGTAAAACTGTCAGTGGTCGGTACTTGACTTGACTATAAAGGATGGTATAAAGAGGTAAATATGGATACGATTTTTATTGGCGATATTGATGAGTATTTCTGTGAACCTGTTGATGGTAATGAACGATGGGCAGTTTGGATTTCTGGCAAAAATGCAAAATTGCTTTGTCGATTTAATACTTATGCACAGGCTGTAGCATATCGTAATAGATATATTCAGAATTATCCTAGCGTATCTTTACCGGAGGGTGAATAATGACCGTTAACGAACTTATCCAGCAGTTGCAGACCTATCCGGGTGATATGAGAGTTTTGGCTCTCGGTTATGAGGGTGGATTTGACGATATTAATCTTAGAACGGATGATATTGTGTTCAATGTGAATAGTAAAGATACTTGGTATATGGGTTCTCACGAAACCGCTGGAATGTGCGGTCGATATGGGACAACTGGCGAAAAGTGTTTGATTGTTATAAGGACTAAATAATGGAATGGTTTAACTCTCATAAGAATCCGCCAGAAGTTGGGCAGAAGATTTATTACTTTGGTCCCAATATTGGTATAGGGATTGGTACTTATAAATATGAAGAACGAGCCATTAAAAGCACTAAGGGCAATAAAGATATAGAACTTTGTCCACATATTTTTGTGAATACATATTGGGGCGTAGTAGATGCTTGTGATGCTCCATTCTGGTTGCCTTACAATGAGGAACGAGCAAAGAGTTGGTGTCCAATTATTCCAGAAGAATATACTAAGGGGTTGTATGACTAACGATAGAGAAAAGGCCATGATCTATATTCTTAGTTTTTTTAAGAGCAGAATGGCCGCTGCGAATAAGCATAATGTAGATAGGACTAAAGAACTTATTTCTACTCATCAGATTACGATGAATGAACTTGTGGACAAATATGTGGAGTTAGTTTATGAAAATTCTTAGTGATATTTGCCAGTGTGGCGAAAATAATGATATGGCCTATAGGCTAGATGATCGTGGGGTGTGGTGGTATTGGTGTGGAACTTGTGGCTGGTGGCACCTAAGTGATTGGAAATAAAGGACTTAGGAGCAGGGCGGCGGGGCGGATTCGTCGTAAGTGCTTACGTATCAATGACTTAGGATTTTTTAAAGATTACCCTTGACAATATCCGATAATAGAGGTATACTAGAACACGATAAGTAGATGAGGGCCGCTGGCAGAATGATATCAAAGAAGCCACGGTTAAATGCAAGGCCGAGTATGGCATAACCCAATCTATTTGTCTTGCCTAATCCTACGGATTTGGATAGAGTGGATGTAGTCAGCGAAAATAAGGGAACTATTTATGCAGTGTCGTGCTATTGCTGTTGGGATGATTGAGGAAACGTATAACACATATAAGAATGAGTGGTCTGTTGATGGAAGTCTATTTAGCGAACTGAATAAGTTTGATATTCCTGTTTGGAATAATATGAACAGTGATACTAAGCGGGCTGCTATAGAGTACGTTTACCAAAATCGCAATACTATCGAACTACACTCTGGGGAGGTTGAGTCTTGGGTACAGGCTACAGCCTATTTTATGATTATGAATTTTGCTTGGCTTTTTAATCCTAATGGTGAAGTTGATATTGAAATCTTTTTCGATGATATGGACTTTATGATGGACGAGGATGTTCTAACGGATAGCGACGTTCAAGAGCAGATGGGTATTCGAAAAAATTTCACGGATAAGTTTTAAAGGTCTTGACAACGATTGGTCGATAAGGTATAGTAGTAGCACAGAGGTGATTTATGTTTAAAGTAGTTGTTTGTGGTGGCCCGTATGACGGGGAAGTTATTGGTAATGATGGATGGATTTCATTCTCTGCTACCCCGACATATCGTTTCGATAGTTATTCCGATGCTCAAGAGTTTATTGATAGCCGAAGTGCTAGAACAGCAGATGGTGATTATGGTATTGGTGCAACACTAAATATTGATGAAATAGATGGAGATATCTATTAATGAAACCTAGACCACCACATGCCGAAGTGCGATTTCATCTCAGCCAAGGTGATCATTATATGCACTGGCAAGTTAAGGTGAAGCAAGGTGGGAGGACTATTGATGTCTATTATTATGACCCTAAAGAATATCAGTTAGAAATGAGGGGTTGTAAGTTATGGAACAGGCCGAATAAGGCTAAACAGGTATTTGAGGCTGGGGTGCATGATGTGAGTGGATGGGTTAGATGTAATGAGTTTATGTTGCGTAAGGATTTTTATCCCTCTTTGCCTGTTGACAATCTGGAAAAGTTGTATTATAATCCAATTCGTGACCCACACTGGCGACGAGAAAGCGATAACAATGAGTTCATTTGGGACAATAGCGAATATGATACCTTGATTACTGATGGTAAACAGGTATATGTCCTAGAAGAACGAAACGGAAATTTTGACGGTATTTACGAGATCGAACCTAAATATACAGAAAGTTTTGGAATATATGATTAAGTTGGAACTGACGGTGCGTGAGTCTATGAATCTGGCTACCAGTTGGGCATACAATAACGATATCGAATTGTATCACAAAATCGTGAACGCTTTTGAGGCTGCTTTGGGCGTGAATCAGCGTCGGAGGGTGACGATCACTGGCGGTATGAGTACGGATAACCGTATCATGTGCATCAAGAGCATTCGTGAGCACACCGGATGGGGCTTGAAGGAGAGCAAGGATTGGACTGACGTTATCGTTGGTCATTATGACTCTTATGGTGTGTGGATCAACGGTGGAGACAAGAACACTGTGCTTCTGAAAACGCCACAAGCGGCAGAGCAACTGCTGCGCGAGCTGGTTGAGCGGGGTTGTGAGGGTTTTATCTCTTGACCTAAAGCCTTGTCCCTAAAGAACTTAGGGCGAGGCGGGCCGGCCCGATTTGACGTAAGTGCTTATCCCATAACGACTTAGGAACACTAAAAATTTTTTGAGGCTATCTCAAGTTTGCGGCTTGACAATGCCGATACTATACTGTAGAATGATAGAGTACGAAGCAAGACGCTGCCACGAAGCCAACAATAGAAACCCTCATGGCACTCTTGACAAGTAGGTATCTGTAGAGTATACTGATACTATAACGATTGGAACTGTAACACTTTTGGAGAATGTAACATGAAAAAGTTTTCTTTTGTTGTTGATGTGGTTGCTGATGATCTTGACCGTGAAGTTGTGACCGATTCGATTCGTTCGTGCCTGAGTGATACTCTGCCGGGTGACGTTCATGCGAATGTCAAGGCCGGTGAGGTCAAGGCGTTCAGCGAGCAGGGCTATAAGGTGTGGCGTGCCCGCGTCACGGGTGTGACTGCCGAGCAGGCCGGTGATGCTCACGATAGCAAGGTTGAGAAGGAAACTGTCGAGGCTTGAACTTGAAATAACTGGACTATGCCAGTATAAATAGATTTTAGGCATAGTGCGGCGGGGTCAAACCCGCGTAATGATGGTTAGTTGCAAGACTAAAAGGTGCAACTTAGAGGGTCTAACCAACCAGATAAGTCGGGTGGTTCCGTCGAAGTTATCGACCTCTAGCGTATATACTAATGACGATGGTAAGACGATAACGCCATCAAACCGTATAGCCTACATGGGACGCCATGTGGGCTTGCGGCGTTGAGTGGGTTCTGTTATAATATCGACACGGCCCCATAGTTAAATGGATATAACAAGTGCCTTCTAAGCACTGGTTAGAGGTTCGATTCCTCTTGGGGCTATTATGAATAATCACGCAGAAACGACCGAACAATTCTTAAAAGCTTGTGAGCTTCTCCTAAGTTCTTTACGCATAAAGACTTAGGGCAAAAGCGGCCGGCCCGATTCGACGTAAGTGCTTACCACACAACGACTTACGATTAAATTTTCTCTGCTAAAGTTTCTCTCTTGACTTGTCGATAATATAGTGTAGAATCGGTAGACACAGGAGAAGAATATGAAAACGGCAAATGGTAACGATAAGTTGGGTAAGGAAAACTGTATCGTAGTGAGTCGTCCGGTTGGTGATACTTGTCCTCCCGATTGTGATTTTCTCGGTAATGGTTGCTATGCCGAGGATTTGGAAAATATCTATCCCGGTGTTCGTCCTGCTGCTATGCAAAATCTTATCACGGAAAAAAACCGTATCCGTGCGATGCTCGTAGATGCTGTCAAGAAAAATAAAGATGTTCGCTGGCATGAACGTGGCGACTTTTTTAAAGACGGTCAACTCGACAATGAATATGTCGATAATGTATTGTGGGCTTGTGAGAGTATTCTTGCTAGTGGTGGTAGTCTGCCGACCATGTGGGCTTATACCCATATCTATGATACTCGCTTGTCTACTGAACTTGGCAAGTACATAAATATGTATGCTAGTATCCACGATGGCGAAGATATGAAACAAGCCAAGGTCGCTGGTTTCAAGCATTTCGCATGGTGTGATAGTGATACCAAAATCGCACCCAAGCGTCCGCGTAGCAAGGCCAAGGCCGATGCTTGGCGAGCAGCGTTGCCGAAGCTGGTTGTGTTGGAGGGTGAGAAGTTTATTACTTGTCCAGAAATTCGTCGTGGTCGCGGTGTCGTGACTTGCACCAAAACCAAAAATAGTGTACATTGTGATTTGTGTCCGCGTGGTTTGGCTAATGTCTTGTTTCCCTCCCACTAAGAGAATATAATGCCTACTAAATATAGCTATGTTGGAAAGTATGCCGATGGTGGAAGCCAAAACTCTTTTTATAAGGTAAGGGGTAAGGGTTATGGATTTAAAGGTTTTCCGAATAAGAGTTTGGCTACTTTTGCCCATGCGGTACAATCACACCTAGCACCATTGTCTGCCCCCCAGGTTCATAGTCCGGTTTGTAGGATTAGAGTTCCTAACTATTTTGTTAAGCAGAATAAAAAAGGAGAGATGATTACGGTTACGGAAATGGTATTGAGCGATTGGGGATATTTGACCGAAATCGCTAAACCATACCGTTGTCCTAGTAGTATTGATTGCTATGGTGATTGTGGTCATTGTACTGATTGTGGTAATTATTATCTTGTACAAGATTTGCTGAGTGATATGGAAGATAATGGTATACTTTATACTGATGCCCATACAAAGAATCTGGGCTATGTTACCAGAGATAACGACAAACTATTGGTTGCTATTGATTTTGGTCGAGAAAGTTTAACTCCGATTAACGAAAAAGACTGGCCCGAAGTTTGTTGGGATGGTGCAGAAGAAGCGTACTGTAACTGTGAAGCTTGCTGTGGACAATATGAGGAGCCCGAATATGTCTAAGTATTATATTAAAAGTAACACACTAGAGTTAATTTATTCTACTAATAAAAGTCCTCTTGAGGCGGCTTGTGATGCTCTGTGGGAATTGAACGATTTTGACGTATTAGATGAACATTTCTATATTGATGAAAGAGGATTTAAAGATTATTCAACAGCATTACCAGACACTAAAGTAATTACCACAGAAAAAGTGATGAAAAAAGCTGGCTGGACTATGGAGAAATAAGATATAGCGTAAACCCTTGCTGCACAAAGACTTACGTGCAGCGGGGCCGGCCAAATTTGTCGTAAGTTGTTTGGCCGCAAAGACTTAGAACCGATTAAAGATTTTCAGTCCGAATGTCGATAATTCTTCTGTGGGACAGAAAAGACTCTTGACACGGAATGAACGTATGATACAATGGATTGGTGTAGCTATAGCTTTAGTGGGTTTCTTGTGGAATGGCATAAAGGACTATCAAAAGGGTGAAATTAAGTTGCCCTCTTTGCCACAAAAACAAGAGTTGACAAAAGTAATTTATCCGATACAATACTGCTTAATGGCGTATGATCCTAACGTAGATAAAGTTTTCTATAAACACGAAGATGGGTTATGGTATGAGTTTCCACCGACACAGCGAAAATATCAAGATCAAGGTCAAGAAGCCGTGGCAATTGTCAACGGGACATCGGCAAGACCGCAGCGATACTACTATGGACAATCGGCCCAAGCGTCAGCGAACACGCAGCGGTATTGACAAAAGTTGGCGTAAAGAGTATGATATATAGTCGTGTCTACCCATGTGGATAGAGCGATCTGGGTTCGTTAGAGATAGCGAACCTTGCAGTGCCGGTATAACTCAGTTAGCAGAGTGTCAAATTTGTAATTTGAATGTCGTGGGTGCAAATCCTACTACCGGCTTTATGAGTCGAAAGAATATGAACAAAGGTAATGGTAGAGAATGTAGAAGATGATCCGGAGTGGTGAAACTGGTATCACAAAAGGTTTTGGCCCTTTTATTTCTGGATCGTACCCAGACTCCGGAATTTGATGCTCGGTGGCGAAATTGATAAACGCAGTTGACTGTTAATCAACCGTCGAAAGACTTGCTGGTTTGAGTCCAGCCCGAGCAGCTTGGAATGTAGGCAGATATCGGCTCGCTGCACAGCTTTGCTAAAGCTGGCCGGGTAAAACCGGTGAAAGTTCGACTCTTTCACATTCCGTTTTTATTGGCGTAGTTCAATAGTAGAATAACTGTCTCCAAAACAGTAGATGGTGGTGCAATTCCACCCGCCTTTGCTTAATAAGTTTGCGTGTGTAGTTCAATGGTAGAACCTTTGATTTCCAATCAAATGACGAGAGTTCGATTCTCTCTACACGCTTCAAAAACTAAAGACTGGTCTTGACTCTGGACGATAGGTGTATTAGAATAGATCACAATACACTGCGTGTGCTCGCCGGTAGTGGGCATCAGGCTTATATCCTGAGTAAGAGGGGGTTCGACTCCCCAACGCAGTATTTTTATGTGACGGAGGCTGACGTTAGAGTTACGAATACCAGTTGTGTTGCGAGGTGTCTGGGCTTAAATTAAAACATCTCGCTTTATGGCCCCATAGTATAATAGTTAGTATACCGGGCTTTCATCCCGGAGATCTGGGAGCATAACCCAGTGGGGTCATTTTTTACTCTCTGTATATTCTATTACCTCTCTGCATAGTTGAATATATTCATCATAAGTTAATTCTGTTTTAGAAAGATTAGCTATTCTGCAAGCTATTTGACAATTATCTAAACTATTATCCCCTCCTTTAGATTTGGGTATGATATGATCTAAATGATATGATTTTGAATCATTCAAATCTATATTTCTTCCTGTTAAATAGCATTTAGGATTTGTACCTATTTTCTCTAAGAGATCTTTTGGCTTAAACATAGGTTTACCAACTCCGAACTTTCTAATTTTAGATGATAGTTTTTGTTCTATAGTTTTAATTTTAAAAGAATATTTATTATTGTCATTTTTTTTAGTTGAATAAAATTTATATATTTTGTTATTTAAGATGTGAGAATCTTTATAGGATTTATTTCTTGTTAATGTCTTAATTTTTTGATTAGCACCACAATAATAAGAAACAGTGCCTTTAGAACAATTAAGTTTAGAAGCTATATAGCTGTATGTATGGTTTTGACTTCTTAAGAAGAAGATTTTATCAGCTAATTTATCTTTCATAGTTCAAATCCTTAATTATTAATACACCAAAAGTTTCGGATTCGCTCAAGTTTTTTCTTGACAAAGCCGATTCTAGTGTTAGAATGACAACCATCACCACTACCAACTAGGAAAAAATCATGAAAAATGTTCATATTTATGATATTTTGAATAGTGAAGGTCAAACTCTTGCTGATCTTATTATTCCTATGGATAGTTCTGATTTTACTTACCTTGAAGTTTTTGATAAGGTTCAAAATGCCTATTTGAATGATGTTGATAGTTATAGCTATAGCGTGATTGAATAAATAGTTGGGCCTCTAGCTCAATTGGCAGAGCAAGGAGCTTTTAACTCTTAGGTTCGGGGTTCGAGTCCCCGGGGGCCCACTTAATAGATTTGGTACATTTATGAAATCGTTAAATGAAATGGAAATTGAAGAAGTTCGCAATACCGATGGCGGAATCATTCAAGGAGCTAGCCATACTTGTCATGTATTGAATCATAAGATCAGAAATAAGATTATAATTAAGGCTGTATGTGATCTTCGAAAGATTAGTAAAGACTTTGATAGTATTGTTTGTTGTGGCGTAAGCGGTTTGATGGTTGTGCCGCAAATTGCTGAGATTATTAACAAAAATATTTTGGTGGTACGCAAAGATGAAAGAAGATATAGCAATTTTACAACTGAGGGGGTTGCTCCTTTTAGGTACGTGATTATTGACGATCTTATTTGCTCTGGAAATACTATAAAGCATATTACTTCCACACTTAAAGAAGAATATCCTAGATCTAGATGTATAGGTATTTACTGTTATCTTCCACAAGAAACAGTATTCAAACCAGATACGGAAGGATCTAAAATCTGTGAAAAGAGATTTGGGTCGCCGCTCCTAAACCTAGACCACTAAAGGACTTAGGACGAAGGCGGGCGGCCCGGTTTGACGTAAGTGCTTTGCTCTCAACAACTTACGACACAAGAAATTTTTTCGCAAGTTTAGCTGTTGACAGGCCGATAATCTATGATAGAATCAGCGTATCAGAGTGAGAAACAGATAACACGAAAGGGTCGATTATGCCTGCTATGGTTGAAAAGATGATGTTTGTTGGTGCTACCCCCTGGCATGGTGAGGGTACGCAGTTGGATGAGAATCCGTCCATCAGCGATGCTATTGTTGCCGCTGGTCTGGATTGGGAAGTTGGTACTAAGCCGTTGTTTACTGCGGAAGGTACTCCGGTTAATGCCAAGGCTACCTATCGTAAGGATGATAATCGCGTGTTGGGTGTTGTGGGGCCACGTTATACCCCGCTCCAGAATCAGGATGCGTTCGATTGGTTTCAGCCGTTCCTCGACGCTAGCGAGTGCCAACTGCACACTGCCGGTTCGCTCAGTGAGGGCGAAAAGGTTTGGGTGTTGGCTCAACTCAACCGTGCGAACAGCGAAATTGTTCGTGGCGACGAGGTGAGTAAGTTTATTCTGCTGTCGAATAGTCACGATGGTACAACGTCGATCCGCGTCGGATATACTCCGATTCGGGTGGTCTGCGTCAATACTCTCGCGGCTGCTCATAATAGTAAGGATAGTCAGCTTATCCGTATTCGTCATACTCGTTCCAGTAAAGTTAATCTGGAAAACGTGCGTGATATTATGGACAATATTAATGTGCAGTTTGAAGCGACTGCGGAACAGTATCGGTTCCTCGCGTCGAAAGACTTTAATCAGAACGATATTCAGAAGTATGTTAAGGTTATGCTTGGAATTGATAAGACCCCGGAAGAGGATATCAAGACTCGCACCAGAAATATCATGGACGAGATTCTTGCACTGGTCGAAGGCCCGCACCAGAGTGCTGCCGGAGTTCGTGGAACTTGGTGGGCCGCTTATAACGGCTACAATGAGTACCTTAATTACAATAAGGGTCGAACGGTGAGCAACCGCCTTGACTCTCTGTGGTTCGGTCAGAATGGTGCTGATAATCTTAAGGCTCTTAATACTGCCGTGGATTTTGCGAACGCTGTCTGATCTTTTCTTGTCACGATGAAAAGGGGAAGCCGCCGTAGGGGAAACTCTGCGGCGGTTCTCTTTTATCAAAACGGGAATTGACGTAAGTAGTTGCCGCATAAGGACTTACGACAAAACGGGCCGGCCAAATTAGTCGTAACTTTAAGTGCCATAAGGGTTTACGTCAAGTTTCCTATAGACAAAGCGGCCAAACGACGATATACTATGGAGAGGTGGTCGTAAGTGCATGGGAGGTAAGAGTTTAGATAAAAATAGTAATAAATCAATTTTGTCTCTGCTAATCCTGCGGATTTGCTGACGTTGCTGATAGTCAGCCAGCTTTTGGGGGTATATTATATTTATAGGAGATACAAACTATGAATATATTAAAGCCACCAGCGAATTTCTGTTACTATCTAATAGTTTACTTATGGATACAGATTTTATTATGGTACGGATTTTAATTATGCAGAAAAGAAAAATGAACGATATTCTTAGATCGCTTAATTATACCTTGGATTGTTCTAATCAAAGACTCAAATGGTATATGGATACTAATAATGAGAGGTATCTTACTGATTGTGAGATGTATTTGAGAGTTGCTAATATTTATATGGCGGAAATTAATAAGGAAAGAAAGCATGAAGATTGTTGTAATATTTGATTTTCCTGAGATTCAGGGTATTGAGGATGGGAACCGTGCTATTGATACTCTTAAAAATGATCTAACAATTATGTCTAATACTACTTTATATCAGTGGTATATAGAAAAGGTACTTAGTGATAATAAATTCTTAAGTACTGAACCAATTAATCTGTCTGTTAGTTGATATAAATCCTTTATAGTCAAGGGGTTGTGACTAGCCTATCAATACATGTGGTGACATATGAGGATTGGTCTGTAATACCCTTCATTTACGGTCTGCCGGGCACTATTAAAACTCTTTGTGATCATGGCTATGTGGTCTAAATGGGTTAAAGTAAAAACGTTTTGAAGACTGATAAGATATTGCAATAGTAATTTGAGGGACATTTACTCAAACTATTATAAAAATTCTCAATAAGCAAAGTACATAGAAATGATATTTGGGTAAGATTAGATCCAATTAATTATGGCTATTATTCTTCTTTGAACCTGGGTGAAATATTAATTCGTCCCCTAAAAGATTTGCTAAGAAAAATTTAACCATTGATGCTGCAACTTTGTAGTCAGCTCCTATAGCTTCATTGTATCTAAAAAAACCAACAAGTCAAGGGTTTATGATTATGAAAAATTTCATAAACGTAGAGATAGGAATAGCCCTCATCGGAGATGATGAAGAGCCTGTGGTTGATAAGAAGTAATATATATATTATATCCTCACCCGCTGCATAATATATAATGTCTATCTGGTTGGTTGTCAAGTAGTAAACTTTTTGTAATTACAAGGTAATGACGTAAGCTGTTGATTCTCAAGCACTTGCGTCAAGTGGGTCTGTGTGGTACAATGACTGTGTAGTGGTTAGTCTCACCTTTGGAGTTTTTTATGCTTGGTATTTGTTTGTGCTGTGGTATTTGTGTTGGAATTTTTAACGGATATATGCAAGTCACTTACAATTAGGATAGTAATACAAACATCTATTTAACGTGTTTCTGATTCTAACTCAACTACTTTAAGATTCATTATCTAAAGATAAACCAATAATAGTATATAAATACATAAAACACGAACCAATGCTCGTTAATTGTATTTGCTAATAAATAGTAAATAACAATAAGCCCTCTGGCGCCTCTTTACAATGCGTACTTCCAGAGGGTTTTTTATTTAATAATTATAGGTAGTCTTCCATTATAAGAGACCCATTTGTATTATCTAATATATCGGGTTTGGTGGTAATGGTGATAGTCAGCCAATAATAGGGATCAAGGTAAAAGTTTTATTATGATGTCTATTGCTTTTCAATTCTTCTATTGTAGAATGAACTAGTCAACGAAGCCAATAGTCAAGCAGATCGGTAAAACGAATGTGGGGCAGTTGGAATCATGGGCAAAAGTATTTTTAACTTTAAACCATGAGGTGTTCTGATGAAAACTAGATATATTAATGATAATAATCGTCAAGATGTTCAAAGAAAATATATTGACCAGATCTTGGGCGAAATGGATTTTATGCAGATTAAGGATGGGCTTAGAAATTATCTAAATCAAGAGAAAGATAAATCTGGCAATTACTCTTTGGAATCTGAAATTAGAAAAGAGGCTCCTGAAGTTTTAGTAGACAATTGGGAAGACTTTAACCAACCAGCTACTTTAACAAAAAAGAAAAACAGTTATGGTTCTGAAATAGACTATCCTTCGACACAGGAGGAACTATTCCATGCCTAAAGACTTTAACTGCGGTAATGGTAAACTCATAAAAAAAGAGGTGCTACTATGAAACATTTTAAGATTAATAGCGAAAATAAAGAATATATAGTTAAGAGATATACTGACTATATATTGTCTCGCATGGACAACTTAGAAGTATGGGAAGGCTTCAAGGAATATTTCTATAAGGAAAAATTAGCATATCCTAATGAAACTTTGGAGCAAGAAATTAATAGATACTGTCCTTCAGTACTAGAAGATCATATTGCTGAAGATATAGTAGGGAAAGGGCGAGAATATGCCAAGACTATTTAATAGAATTATAAGTTTTAGAGTAGAGGGTGAAATTTATGATAACACCACTACTGCAGAACAGATCATAAAGAGTTATGATTGGTCATTTAAACATGACGGGGGTAATTCTATATTCTGTTCTGCTTCCTATGATGATAATCGTGGTCGTATAACTAACATGACTAGATTAAATAAAATTCAGAAGTGTAAAAAATCTGACACTGAATATTTTATTGTATAGTTTATCTACTTATTAAGATAAGATAAGTTGAGCGGCATAAAAACCCTTCAACTTGTCTTACCTTATATTAACGGTTTGATTTTTTTGATAGTAGTCAGCTAAAATATTATATTAATAGTCTGGCATAATATTGGGTCCTATAGTCTCACCTAATATTCTAGATTTGGTTTTAGTGGTAATAGTCAGTCAAAACTAAATGATCGAATTAACAAATTGATTCTTGACCCTATGTACCTCAGGCTTATCATAGACAACCTAACCGTCGCATGGACGCGACATACTTTCCAACAGGAGATATTTTTATGAAGAAGTTTGCACTTGTGGTAGCCCTAATGGCAATTGGTTCGTCATCATTTGCTGGTGAATGTGTTAGTGGTAATTGTACTCTGCGTAGTCGATTTGTCAATGTTACTAAGGAAGTAATTTCAGTACCAGTAACAGTAACACGCCGAACAGTTGAAGCTACTCGCAATATTGGTCGCAAAAGTGTGGCCCGCGTTCGTAGCGTTGTTCGTTGAACAATATTATGATTGATAATCTGAAGAGTTAGTATAATTTATCAGATTATAAATTACCAGAGAATTCCCCCAAATAAACTTGGGGGTCTTTTCTTAAATACATTTATTATTTACTCAAGGAGGAATTTATGAAAAATTTTATGATTGCATTAGTACTTATTTTTGGCACTAGTTTTACCGCAGAGGCGGCTCGACCAAACTATTATAGTCAGCCAACTAATAGGACATATTCATATACTAGTGCTCAACATCTAGGTAGTGATCAAGATCGTTGCCAGGCCGAAGCAAATTATATGGCAGCTAATAATATCTCTGGTCATGTATGGGGAACCATTGGAAATTTTGAAGGCGTGGGATATGGTGGTAGTCCAAATTGTAACACTTGTACTCCAAGAAGTCAAATGAATTTAACAGGAGATGCGTCAGCACAAGGTAGGAATGGTATGTGGTACAGAGTAAGGAGTTGGAGGTAAATGACGGAAAGTTTAATTATTACTATAGTAGTATGGGATCTTATACTGTTAAGCGGAATCATATTATATCTCATCAAAATTAATAATTAGGCAAGAGTAGCTCAATTGGCAGAGCGTCAGGTTTCCAACCTGAATGTTGAGGGTTCGATTCCCTTCTCTTGCTTTTAATAGACGTATTTTGTAACAGCTAATATAACGGGTTTGGGTATTATGGGTACAGTCAGCTAAATGTTATTTTATGATTACAATTAAGTTAGATAAAAATTTATCCTGCGAAAAGATATGCGCACAAATTCAGTTACTAATTAATCAGACCCAAGCTTCTATGAATATGGCTAATAGTTTATTAGTTATAGATATAAAAAATATTATAGATAGTGACACTGTTACTGAAGTGCCTAAGTTAACTTATAACAATAGTCCCGATTGACACGGGGCCACTTAACTATTACTATAGTCTTAGCTAAACATTCAACTTTGGAATTTATGGAAACAGTCAGCGAGACTTTATGACAAAAAAGAAAACCAATCAGAAGAAAAGTAAAAAGACAAAGACCAAAAGATCAGGCCAAGATTGTCCAGATGGTGTTTGCCCAATCAAAAAGCCAAAGGCCCAAATAAAGTCTAAGGCAAAAAAAGTAAATAGTAAACAGAAAGACATTGTTTCACCCCCTATTGCTGCGCCTATTAGTATTCCTGTTTCGTCTGGTAACGGAATTCTGAGTAAATTAAAGAATATATTTTCTAAGTTTAATTTTTATGACAACAATTCTTAGGTATCTAATTTCTTTTGTGACCAGCATCTTGGTTGTAGAAACCATGGTATACTTTTTATCTCAATGGTTTATTAATTATGCGTCCAATTTTGACAATAGCCCAGACAATAAATAAACAACCAATCTGTCCTACATTTATTCATGATCCCTTAACAAGACTAGCAGCAATAATAATACTACTAGCACTATGCTCAATAGTCCTATACCAAGTTGGGAAATATTTTAATGAGATATGATGACATAGGTAATTATGGCCACATTATAATTCCCATCTGCATCATTATTTATATGGTACTATATTCATATTTGAACAAAGAATACGGGGCGATAGATGAGTAGTCCAGAAATAAAATCATGGCTAATTTTAGCATTCATTTATTTAATATGTATTATATTCACAATCTTTATAGTTAGGGCTGAAAATGAAAAATAAAGAATTTCATATTCCTTTTGTCAAGAATCTAGCTTTTATATGCCTGGTAACAATAGTTTCTATGGTTTCTGTACGATTTTTTCTAGTAAACATATTATCCTCCTACCAAAAATCTCCCATTTATACCTCTCATCAATCACAGAATTCATCAGAATCACCGGAATAATAGCTAATAACATCTATTTACTATTAAAAGTATTCAATTTTTACTTATTGAATTTGCCCGTGGTGGAAACGGTTAAAGACCAAGATAGGAAATGACCGATAACTCCTATTGACAAGTCTACTGTCTGGTGGTATACTTTCTATTGTTAGTAGTGTGAGTTTTGTTTGTTTTGATCGGGAAAATATGTATAAACAGATTCTTTTGAGTGATAAGGAACTAGAGCTTTTAGCTTCCATAATTCAGTCTTATATTGATGAAAAAAAGACCAAACCCAACCTTCAAATCAATAATGCTCATATTATTTTAAGACATATATCGGGTAAAAAATCATCAGAAAATTCTAATCAAATAGCCTTTTATGGTAAATGAGGACGAAATCCCACAACAATCAAATAAATCAAACGTCTTTTGGGTCTGGCTCCCACAAATCCGATTTTTTGAGATTATCAATAGCCCATAAGGGTTGTAAATTGGAATAATGAAAACATTCTTTTGCTTGAGCAGGATCGGAAAGGTCGAATGAAGATATTGGGCGAATATGGTCAATATGCCAACCGTTTAATGACCAATTTTCCCAAGTCATCCCTTCAATAAATTGTGACTCCAAATGTTTTATTAATTCTTCTTTGGAACATCCGATTAGTTCCATAGTGGAATTATTTTTATCTAATCCTTGTCTTTTTAACGCTATCCATATTCTAGTTCTCGATATATTTGCTAATTTAATTCCAACATCTTGATTATATTTTTTATTTCTTTTTCGTTTTTTGGCTAAGTAATTTTTTCTATTTTTACCATATCTAATAACTCTACTGTATTCACTACGTTTGTCTGGATTCTTCTCAAAAAATTTTTTTATTCTTTTTTTGTTCTGTTCTTTTCTTTTAGGATTACTCTCTCTGGCTTTCCAGTATAATTTACGATATTGTATTTGACAAGAATCACAACGCTTTTTTGGGCCTTTAGCGTCCACCAAATCTTTGTCACAGTCTAAACATTTTTTCATGATTTTCTCCTTGACTGCCGATAAGTTCTATGGTAGAATACACCGAAACCCACAAAATAAACAGAAACCCACAAATGAACATAGAATCAAATTTCAATAGTTTTGCCATTAAAGTTGCTAACTATATTGACGCTGAATATACTGACTCAGAGTTTGAGAAACTTAATGAGGATGAAAAGCAAACCATTTATAATATGATGGTGGCTCAGTACCATTATGATGGTTGTGTTAGTAATGTGGCTAATGAAATCGTGCATTATCTAAGGTTTAGTCGGTCTTATAATAAGGAGAATATTAATGAGTAATTTGGGTATAGCTGAAAAGAATGGTAAGTTTATTGTCGTTGATGTTAACAATGGTCAGCAAGTGCTTCTTCCCAAAAGTAATGGGGCGAATATTGTGACCGAATTTAGCACTAGAGAAGATGCTCAAACTTATGCTAGTATTCTGGAGAGATTGTCTAAGAGGAAGAAGTATCAGAATAGTTAGGGTTGGCCGATTTTATTTATAAGTATTTGGAGAAGAATAATGAATATTAATCTTAAAAAACATGAAGTTGGCCTAATTCTTGACTCTCTGGAAAGTTATCAGTTAGATATTGAGCATGGTGAAAAGAATGGTTGCTCTTATATTTGGACAACGGATGAAGTGGAGAATTTGACCGAATATTTGAATGATATTTTGGAGGAAAATAAGTGATTGAATTCAAGATTAAATCTTATAGTGAACACAATTTTGTTCTTGTGGAAATGTATAATTATCAAACAGGATCTAACATAACATTCTTTCATAACAAGAGTGAAATAAAGGGTTTGGCCGATTTTCTTTATAAGACCATTGGAGAATAACTAATGAAGTATATTGAAATTAGTTCTATGAGTGGCTTTTCAATCCTTAAAAAGAAAAATATTATAATGGTATTGTGTCATACTACGACTGGATCTAATCAATATCATATTGAGATTCAATTTAAAATAGGCGAACCACTTATTAGATTTTATGAAACAGAAGAAAAGATGATGGAAGAATATCGACATATCCACGATAGTTTATTTAATCACTAGACTTATAGGAGAAAAATAATGAGAGATTGTGTAGTTGATTTAGTTTATTTGTCGCTTATTATTGTTAGTTTTGTTATTTGTTACCATAGATTGTCCGTTTTATCTCACCGAATTGATATGGTTATTATTGTTCAACAATCTCAAGAAGAATCATTTCGTCGCTCTCTTGAAAGGGATGCTGATCTACTTTTAAAATTATCCAAGATAGAACAATTATTGGGGGAAAAGAAATGAATCTACTACAACAAGCCACCAAAACTTGGATAGAATCTGTGCAGAAATATTATGAGAATACTTCTCGTAATGAATTGACCCAAATTTATATGAGAGGCTATTTTAGTGGGTGGAGTGAGCGGGAGATATTGGGATTGGCCGAAAAACTACTCAAGAATGAACAAGACTATCCTTTGTATAGAGAGAATGAGAATAAATAATGAGATGGATCAGACTCAATTATCATGATGGTGATACTAGGATACATACGTTTTTTGCATGGTTTCCAGTTAGTATCAAAAAAGATGATATTTGTGAAACAAGATGGTTAACTATGGTAACTGTAGAACAACGCTTGTATTGTGGTAGGTACTACAATCATTGGATTAATAGTGAATTTATTGGAGAAAAAAGGACTAACATTACTAAGATGATGAAAGATGTCCAAGACTGTTCTGGATTAATTAATGCGGCAACAAAATATATATTTGAGGAAAACGGACATAAATTTTCAAATAATAATAATGAAGCGGGAGATAATTTTGCTTCTTTTCTTGCTGGTGCTAATTGGGTTTTGAATAAATATCACAAACTAGATATTGCAAAGTCAGTAATGGTTAAAGATACTGAGGCTCTTAGGAATTTGTTGGACTGAAACTGATGTGGAGAATTTGGCTAAATATCTGAATGGTATTATGGAGAACAACTAATGGAAAATGGAACAGTTGTAGTATTTGAACCCAAAAATTTTAATCCAGAGTTTTGGAATAATCTTCCAGAAAAAGATAGGATTAAGTATTATGGGCCTTTGGGTTATGGATCGGACAAGAAGAAGTTTTTTGTATTTTTGACCGAAATTAAAAATGCTCCCGGCCATTGTGTTCTTGTTGATCTTGATGATGGACATTTAGAGGTTATGCGTCATGTTTCTGATTTTAGAGAAGTTAATGAAGAAGAATTTTAGGAGAATAAATAATGATTGATCAAATTACAAAAAAAATATCTTGTTACTATTGAGATAAGAGCTAATACTCAGTCTGATATAGATACTATTTGGATGAATATTGAAAATAATCTTAATGAAGATCGTGCCACTTATGAGGTTAAAATAACTGATCGTAAAGAAATTTATGCTATTGGGGAAAAAAAGAGTGGGTATATAGTAGACCGATAGTAGGGACTGACGAGAATGGTCAACCAATTATTATAGACAGTTGGGGAAAGAATCATAATCCCTTAAAAGGTTATCAAAATGCTGTTGATATAACTAGAGCAACTGAACTCCAAAAAGAAAATGACTAAAAATTCAAAATTACTGGACGCAATAATAATAAGCGATACTCATCTAGGAAGTAGTGTTTGTGAGAGCAAACAATTATATGCTTTTTTAGGACTAATTTATACCAAAACAAATAAGTTGATTATTAATGGGGATTTTTTTGATAATCTAGATTTTCGTAGACTAAAGAAAAATCACTGGAAGATATTATCTTTACTACGACGCATGAGTAAATATACAGAAATAGTCTGGATAAGAGGAAATCATGATGGAGATGCTGAAAATATATCTCACCTAATAGGATTAGATTTTCATAATGAATATATCTTTTCTAGCGGGAATAAAAACTTCTTGTGTTTGCATGGAGATCAATTTGATGATTTTATATACAAGTATCCTAATACTACAAAAATAGCGGATTTTATGTATAGAACTATTCAGAGATTTGATAAAAGATTTTTACCTAAATTCATTAAACATCGTTCAAAGACTTATCTAAGATGTAATGATAATATGATGGAAAAATCTCGAAACTATTCAATAGATAAACAAATTGATTGTGTTTGCTTGGGTCATACTCATTATCCTCTACTTGACACAAACCATTCCATATGGTATGCTAACAGTGGATGCTGGACAGAAAAGACTTGCACTTATTTAGGAATAAAAGACGGGATTATAACTCTAGAACAGTTTATATAATCTATAGTTTAGACATTGTATTTATTAAAGGACAATAATGAGTAAATATATTCCTAGAGTTAATATTTTTGATGGTGAATATTTTGATCTAGCTATAGGGCGTGATCGTTTTGGTGCATATTCTGATAACTTAACCAGATATGAATATGATATGGTATTTAGAACTAACAAGAAACATAACGTAATAAATCCACCAACCACAAAAGAAGAATTACTAGCACTAGCGGATTTTATATATGATACTGTTGGAGAATAAATAATGTATACAGTTTGTTGGGAAGATACTTACGGAGAAAGATTTTGGGAAGTAATTAGCGGCGAAGATGCTATGAATATTAGGGTTAATCAGTTATGTGAATCTGGTATTGTTGAAGAAGATATTATTGTTGGGAAAATTATCTAAAGTGGAGAATACCTAATGACTAACGAACTTAAAGAGACTATACAAACTTTTTTGACCGTTTATGAACAGGCTAATGAAATACCTATTCTTAGGCCAATGAGTCATAATCAATGTAGTTATCTTTTGAGTATTGCTGTTGATATTTTAACACTCTTGGAGAAAAATAATGAATCTAATCAAATGTTTTAGCACTGTTACTGGACATAAAAAGGCTCAAGAAGTTGTGATTGATCTTAATCAAATGAAATCTGTTGAATCTGAGGACTTTTACATTAAGTATGATCCAGATCAAGACTATTTTAATGATGATAATTATTTGGTGATTGGTAATGTAACCGAAAACGATTGGGTTGAACTTAATCTTGATATGGATTTTATGAAAGCAGATATTATCTAAGATGACTAGTGAAATATATCTTGATGATAGTATGGTGCGTATTCAGCACAATCCTAATCTAAAAAATAAACCATTTTTGGTTGAGATATTCACTTTTGATAATGAGCCTTATCAGATACGTTTTAGTAAAGATGATCTAGAGTTATTGACTGGATTTATAAATAGAACTATAGTGAACACTTGACGATAGCCGATAAGTGTGATATACTAGCAAAACACACTATGGTACACTCTACAAAGGACTAATGAGGGTTAATATGAATTATTATATTGAAAAACATGATATGGAAATTATTCTTGATGCTTTAGAATGTCTGAGTGAACATATCAAGACTAATAACAATAGCCCATATCCTTGGACTGTTGAAGATATTGATGGTCTTTTTCAGAGTTTTGACAACAGTTTTGTGGATGAAAAATGACTGGCTTGAATATACAGATTCCTTGGTCAACTCTTTTAATTGATGAGCTGAAAAGCATAGAAACACGATCCTATCATATTCCAATCAAATATGTTGGGTATCCATTATGTCTGATTGAAACTCCGGGTAAGCTTGGCAAATTTAAAGCAAGAATTATTGGTACTATTACCTTTAGTGGTAGTTTTAAATATCCAGATAAGACTTCTTGGATTAATGATTTTAATAAACATCTGGTATCACAAAATGATCCTCTTTATGGTTGGAATGATAAGCCTAAATATGGTTGGGTAGTTTCCTATGTCGAAAAATTCGAAGAACCTATTTCAGCACCAGAGAAAAGGGGAATAGTTTTTGCCAAAAACTGTAAAGTGCCGCTTGACAGATGACGATAGTATGATATACTGCCATGTACACCCACAAAGGAGAATAAAAATGATTGATCTGAATATTCCAAAGTATAGTCTTATTACTTATTATCGTAACAAAAGGGGAGAGCCAAAGGGAGTATTGGTTGCTATTCCAACACAATATAGCGGAGATTTTTCTATCGGCTATGCTCAATGTCGCAAGGGTGATAAGTTTAGTAAGAAAATGGGACTAAAGATTGCTCTTGGTCGAGCGGTTTTTGATTCTAGTCATTCTTCTTTTGACACTATGCCACATAATCTTCGTAAGATGATGCCAGCTTTTGTGCAGAGATGTGAGCGTTACTATAATTAGTAAGTCTTAAACAGGAATAGAGCGATGAATAATGAAAAATCTTGGGATACTCTTTATGAAGAATATCCAGATCTATTTTCTAATAGACTAAAATCTCCTGAAGAATCTTGTATGTCTTGGGGCTGCGAGATAGGAATGGGCTGGTATGATATTCTGTCATCTGTTTGTTGGAGAATTTTTCAACATGATGAAAATATAGCAGACAGAATAAGAATTAGGACAGAAAAAGGAAAAGAAAACGAGCAGTTAGATTTGGACTATATTCCTGTAAAATTTGACCAAATAAAAGAAAAGTTTGGCGGATTGAGACTATATTATAGTGGTGGTGACGATTATGTAAGAGGTCTTGTGTCTTTAGCAGAAGAGTTAAGCTATAAGATTTGTGAAGTTTGTGGCGATAAAGGCAAACCAAATAAAGGTGGGTGGATTAGCGTACTGTGCGATAAACATAGAGAAGAAAGATCAAAATAATGTTAAGACGATCACGCGATAATCACTGGACTTGTTCAAATTTAGCCAATCTTATTAGGGGTACAAAAAAGCCCTATGCTTTGGATTGGGAAGAGTGGGACGATTGGCATAATAAAGCACAAAATAAACATCCGGTAAGATATTGGTTGGCTGAAAAGGGTCTTAAAAAGCTACAAGACTTTGTAATGTTTCCCGGCGACTTGTATTATACGATAAAGATTTATATACAAAACAGATGGATAGATCAGACTCATGTATTAAAAACCGGACTTAAACCCGGAGAATACTATGAGTTTGACTATAAAGTATTGTATGGTTTGTTCAATGAGTTGTCTGATTATGTCGAAATAGAATTAGCAGCAGTTAGCAGATGTGTTAAATCTAAGAGATATAAATTTGTTAATGGTCGCTCAAGAGAAGCCGGATTAGACCATTTGAATTGGGCCTCTTCTTTGATATATAACGAAGATTACGGAACATTAAAAGGAGATAAACATTACGGAGAAATCACGCCCCAAGCCTTATCCGCCCAAAAAATTAAAGAGCTTTATCTGTGGTGGAAAGATATTAGACCTAATAGATCAGACTTTGATGAACTTTGTAAGTCTAAAGAGTACAAAAAAATAGAAGAAGTAGAAAAAAAATACGATAAGGAAGATACTGAGAAACTCATTGAACTAATTAAGATACGAAGAGAAATTTGGTCATGAAAGCTTTACTAAGATTTGATTTGCCGAAAGATGAAAGAGACTACGAGATAGTAATACAAGCACCAAAAGCTCAGAGATTTTTATGGGAATTTAATGAACAACTGAGAAGTTGGTATAAATATCACCATGATTTTACAAGTGCTGACGATGCTCTTAACAAGATTCGTGAAGAATTTTATAGATTGCTAAATGAACACGATGTGAATATAGATCTATGAATAATTTAGAATACGACTTGATTAATACTGATTGGATAATAGAAAAGTGTAAGAAAAACGATACTTATGCACAAAATTTGTATAGTGCTATGTGTAATAATCGCTTTTTTAAAAATGATGAAGAATGGACAGCTACATGGAGAATGGCTGGCGGAATAGTAGCTGATATAAGAAATGTGGGCGAAGATTATATGACTTGGTATTGTTCTGGAATCGGATGCGACCATATATCAGAATATATGCCAGAGGGCATTGTTACTGATGAAATTAGGGAGGATTTATCAAAATTAGGATGGATTATTAAACCTTATGAGCCTAGACTAAAACCTGGGATTTATAGAAATGACTGGGGAAGTTATGACTCAGGAAAATGAAGAAACTTCTTTGCCAGATAGTAAAAGTCCTTGGTGGGATAATGAATATGAAGGGGTTTATAGTGACGATCCTGAAGATGGCTACCCTTATGATATGGGAACCAAAGTGCAAGAATGACTAAGTATACCGAACAGTCCGCTAAAGGAGTTAAGGGCTTTCTTCTTTATAGCCCATTTCATAAAAGTCATTTCTTTAGAGTATATAATGATAAAGACAAAGGACAGTTTAAGGATTATAAGATTACGGCAGAAGATATAGAAGTCAAACTGCTATCTAAATTTAATTCTTTAATAGAGTTTGATACTGGCGAAAATATTTTAGATTATTCTAGCGAGGTTATTAAAAGAACTAATGGATAACTACAAAAAACAATCAATATCAATTAATCCAGAAACATACATTGAAATACATCATAATTTTAATCTGAGTGTGAAGCCTTATCTTCTTAAAGTATTTGCCTATGAAGGATATACTGAGCATAGACTAGATCAGAAAGAAATGTTAAATTTAGCGGAAAGTTTGGCGGATTTTGTATTTGACAATCCCAACACAACGGGGTATGATGATAAATGGATTGGTTTGCCTAGACTTTGGCTACATCGCAGAAGCGAAGTGTTAGATACTATAGAAGAATTACAGAACAAAATACAAAAATATGAAGAAAATAACTGTAATAGGTGATGTTCATGGTAAGTATGCTCATTACCATAAAATTATTAGACAAACAGAACAGCATACTTATACCATACAACTTGGGGACTTTGGTTTTAAATATGATACATTGAAAAATGTAGATCATACTAAGCATATTATTATAGGAGGAAATCATGATAATTATGATATTTGCTGGAATTATCCTCATTTTTTGACCGACTACGGCTATATGAATAATTTTAATGGAATAGATTTTTTCTATTATCGTGGAGCATATAGTATTGATAGAAATTATCGTACTGTCGGAATAAATTGGTGGGAAAATGAACAAGTTAGCATAGAACAATTTATGCAGGCTAGAGAACTTTATAGAGAAATCAAGCCGGATATTGTTATTACCCATGATGCTCCAATGGAAATTGTACCATATTTATTGCCTCCTGGTAGTAGAATATATGAGAATAATACTAATTGGGCTTTAAATGAGTTGTTTAATATTCATCAACCTAAGATTTGGCGGTTTGGACACTATCACAAATCTTGGAGAATGACTATTAATGGTACAGATTTTAAGTGCTTGGATGAACTAGAAACTGAAAGTATTTCTTGATCTGGTGTATGGATATATGTACCTAGTCATGAAATAGAAAGTTTTTATGCAAAAAATACTTAAACGGTTATTTATAAAGGAACAGAAATCAGCATCAAAAATTGCTAATATTTTGGGATGCACAACCAATCATGTATATGGTCAGTTAGCAAAATATAAAATTAAAAAAAATAAACCTAGGTCTACAGAATGGTTTAATCAAAAACTTAAAAATTTGACGGACGAAGAAATTTATATATTAGGCTTTTTATGGGCTGACGGATATTTAAATGGAAACGACAAGGCAAAAAGAAATCTAAAGTGCGAAATAGTATATGATGATTTCTTAGATCTTGAAAAAATCTTTAATAGTGTCGGTCAATGGGGTAGGTGTAAAAGAGAAGCGTCGATAAAAAATGGTATATCAAGACAAGCCAGAATGTGTCTAACAATAAGTGATACTCAACTTATCAATAAATTTATTGTATTAGATTTTGATAAAAAATCCTATATATCCCCTAATAAATTCTTAAAAATAATACCAAAAAATAAACATTATCTTTTTTATAGAGGATATGTTGATGGCGATGGTTGTTTCTATATTACAAATAAAGCGAAACATTTTTTTATAGGCAGTACATACAATCAAAATTGGTCACATATTGAAAAACTGTTCAAAAAATTAAAAATAAATAAATACAATATACAACATAATATATCCAAAAAAGGACATAAAGACTCTAGAATCAGAATATCTAATTTAGAGGGCGTCAAAAAAATAGCACAGTATCTCTATCAAGATAGATTGGATATCGGATTAAAAAGAAAATATGAAAAAGTTAAAGACTACTGTTGACAAATGACGATAATGTGATACAATTGAATAGTCGAGCCGAAAGGCTAGGGTCGCGGGTATCCCTTTAATCAACTGCCGTAGAGGTTTAGCCTAATTTTCTGTATACACTGAAAAAGAGGCTTTTATAATAAAAATCATGGAAAAAGAAAAAATTAATAAAAGATATAGCAAAACCGATTATGGTTACTTCTTAAAAAAAGAAAACGGCGAATGGATTTTCCTGCCTTTTGAAAAAGAATTAGATGTTGGTGATCTTGTTTATATAACAGATATGTTGTTTACTTTTAATGAGAGAGAAAATGACGCTTGAATTAGATATAAAAGAAAGATACGAAAGTGCTAAAAAACTAGCAGAAGAACTGCGACTAGATTGTGACAACAAAGAAACCCCCAATGATTTTTATTACTTTCAGTGTGGATTTGTGGCGGGAATGAATTATAAGGATTATACTGAACTTCGATGCAATAAGTGTTATAAAACAATAGATTCATATTTTTATAGAAATTTTTGTAAATCTTGTTATGATAAAGGTGTGCGATGAAATCCACGATTAATAATGATCAAATATTTAATAGTTACGACGAAGCCCACAAGTATAGTTTGACTATTCCTTGGAAACTATCTCTTTGTAATACTGGAGAAAGTTGCTGGTGTAGAATTATTCTTCCGTCTGAAAAGATATTTTATACGAATCACTCAAAAGATGAAAAAGCACAAGAATTTGAGTGGATAATTCCAGATGGTAGTATAGATAAAGAAACGGCTGAATATTTAGTCAATCTTCATAATTATAGTCTTGAACTTAAACTTACCATGAGTGACGATATAAATAAACCAGAACCGATGGGATGGGCAGTTATGCAACCTGACTCTTATCGCGTATTCGTATCATACGATCAAGCACTAGAACATCGTGAGGATTGTGCTGGTGGTGATATTGTACCACTTTATAAACAAGTAGAAGTTTTGTTAAATGAGGAACAAAAACAAGCAATACAATATTTTATTGATGACTCAGATTCTTATGACAGAGTGGGAATCAAAGAAACAAAAATAGCAGCAGACTTATTGAGATCTATTTTACAAAAATAAACAATACAAAAGAAAAACTATGGAAAATTTTGATTGGGATTCTTGGATAAAAGAAGCGACAAGATATAAACCCTGTGCCTCTTTATGGATTGATAAAGAGTCTGATAGAGTAGAATTGTTGTTAGATACTACTTCTTTTACTTACCATGAATGGATACCGGGGGAAGGCTCAGATATTAGTCTGGTCAGGTGCAGCAAAACCAACAAGGTTATTGGGATTAATCTTCCCTTATATCAAACAGATTTTAGTATATGGCATACTCATGGCATAAGAGTTAGAACAAATCAAGGCTTCTTAAAAGAAGAATAATTATGATAGTTAACATACCAAAAGAATTAGCAAACTTAGATAGAAATGATTTTACAAAAGTTTGTGAATTAGTAGACAAAATAGTTCAAGATATAGAAGAAATTCTTACTGAGATTGGACATGAAGAAGCATTGGCTTTAACCAAAGACTATATGATAGACTTAATTAATCCAGACTTACTAAACTTTGATAAGGAGCAAATAATATGAAAAAGAATGTTGCAAAAATATGGATAAAGGCTCTTAGAAGTGGAAAATATAAGCAAGGAAAAAGTTTCCTAAAACAATTTAATAGCAAGGGTCAGCCAAAACATTGTTGTTTGGGAGTTCTTTGTGAACTCTATAATGATACTATGAAAAAGAATCACAAAAAAACCATCTCAGTAAAATTCCGTGACGATTCACATTTATATTATGGCTATGTTAAATTTGCTAACAAAAATGGTTCGCTACCAGCCGTAGTAAGAAAATGGGCTGGGATTAAAAACGAACTGGGTACTTTTTCTTATACTGAAAGAATATTTAAGCATACTAAGTGTTTAGCAGATTTAAATGATACTGGCAAAAAGTTTTCAACCATTGCCGATATTATAGAAAAGAATATGGAGAACATATGAAGGGGCCATTAATTTACTATGAAATCAAACATATGTATGGTACTGATTTAAGCAGCATCAAAAAAGCTAGCGAATTAAGACAAAGCATCCTAGAAGAAATAGGTCTAGGATTTAATGTCGAGGTTGATTTTAAAGATGTTCGTTCCATTACTAATGGGTGGGCTAGAAATCTAATTGGTGTTATAGCTAAAGAACGCGGATCGGATTTTGTTAAGAACCATATACTGCTTATCAATATGAATAAGAGTATTAAAAAAACATTACTTGAGGGTGTGGAGGATATATTAGTATGAAGTTTGAAGAATTTCTAAAAAAAGTAGACGATACATTCTTGAATCATCAAGCAGCAAGATCAAGAGGTAAAATAAAAACTGAAAATCAGTGGAGATATGGTCAAACAATAATGAATGTTTTGTGGGAAGTTTGGCCGGATAAACATACAGAGATTAAAGGTAGCGATATTGATTGTTTTTATGACAACTCTAATGTACAATTTACTCTTGATAAATTAGAGAAGGAATGGATAGTATGAAAAAGAAAAAGAAAATAACTAAAGCTAAACGTAAGCAAAAGATTGATGTTGTAATAGAATCATTAGTTCATCTTGAACAAAGGGTTAAGGAACTAATTGAAGAAGTTAACCAACTAAAAAATAAAAATCATCACTATTATCCTCCTTACCAACCGCCAAAAGATGATAATAAGTATTGGCCCAATATCGAGCCACCTTTTTGGTACAAATACATAAGTCAATATTCATATAACACCTAAACACAGAAAGCCCAAATGCTGTCAAATTGCGGTTGACAAGCACTCAGGCTTCTGGTATAATGAATTGTGCGATTTTTCAGAAATGTCCGCAATACATTTCTATATTAGAATACACCAAATCTTGATTATCAAACAATGAAAGCCTTTAAAGAAAAGTTAGTAAAAGTTGTCGAGAATGTCTATTGCGACTGCTGTGGCAAAAGCACCACAAACTATCTTTATGTTGGGCCAGATTATGCAACACTAGAGAGTTGTTGGGGATATGGGTCAAAGAATGATGGTACAAAATACAGTATAGAACTTTGTGAAACTTGTTTCTTTGAGGTTCTAAACTTTATTAAGGACAAACGAAGGAAAGTTTTGGCCCCATTTAATTATCCTTATAACAAAGACCCTTTAGAGGGAATTGAATACCTGTGAAATGAATTAACGAACTATGTATTTTATAATGGGCATCAACATCAAATAAGAAGGAACAAAGAATGAACAAAGATTTTGAATCTGCTATTGTTTGGTACTCTCTATTAATACTAATTGTTGCGATATTAGTAATAGTATCTCCTATTGTTACAATATGGAGTTTAAATACTTTGTTTCACACTTCAATAGAATACTCTATATGGACATATTTGGCAGGATTATGGTTAACGGGATTAATTGCTGGCAGTAACGGAATTAAATCAAGATGATAACAAATGCTTTAGTTTTCTTTAATGTATTATTAGGTCTAATAAGTTTCATGCCATGTCTTATGGCGGGCGGCATGAGTATGGATAGTCCTCAAGCACAACATAGTATAATAGCGCATTTAGTAATGTATATTTTTCTCAGTTTTTCATTGGTTTGCTGGATATGTGCGGGATTATCCTATTATTTTAAGTCGTTGGCATTAGGATTGTTTCCTATATGCCAAGCGGTTTTAATTATCACAACACTATGGATACTATCCAAATGAATAATCTAACTAAAGAACAAAAGTTTATTATACTCTGGCTTTACAATAGAGTTGCCAGAAGTATGTCGTCTAATCCTATAAAGGGTGGAGGCGATGATATTATTGTTGATGGAATTAATGTAACAGAAACAGTTAGGGATTTATTAAAGGAGAAATTATTTGTATGAATAATTTTATAGAGTATGTAAAAAATCTTAGATCTTCTTTATTAAAACAAGAAGAAAGTGAAAGACAAACAGGAAGATCAACCAGAATTATAAATCAAGCAAAACACCAAAAATCAACTGTCGTATGTTTTAACTATAGACAAAAAAAAGAATTTGAACATTTGGGGGTTGAGACTATAACTCTAGAACAATACAACAAAGAAAAACAAGGATCATCAAAAACTTATTTATTTGATCACCTTACTATGTACCATATAATAGATAAGCACTATTCTCAACTGGTTGAAGAATACGGAAACTAAAAGATAAAATATAAGTTTGTTACGTTGATGGAATTAATGTAACCGAAGTGGTTAAAGAACTATTACAAGACAGGTTATTTGTATGAAACTAACTAATCAAGATTTAGATATTCTAAGAGAACTAGTAGAAGACAAACTTAAAGAAATAGATAACGGGCCAGAAGGTGTTGAAATCTATGATAGGCCGGAAGTATATATAAATATTATTAAGAAGCTGGATAGAATGTACTTTAACTAAGGAGAAAATAAAGTGAGTATGATATACTTTACATCAGACACTCACTTTGGTTAGCCTGCGGGCTAACTAAGGTCATAATAACATAATCAAATATTGTAATCGTCCATTTAAAGATGTTCACGAAATGAACAAAACTATTCTTGACAATATAAATGAAGTTGTCGGATATGATGATACTCTGTACATACTTGGAGATTTCTGTTTTAGAGGCAAAAAGCCGCTTACATATAGGCTTCGTATAAATTGTAGAGATGTTCACTTATTATTAGGTAATCACGACAAAAGAAAAGATTTTTATATAGATGAGAATACTGTAGATATGCAGGGATTTAGTTCAGTACAAGAAGTTAAAGAAATAATACATTGTAATCAGAAGATATTTATGTCACACTATTGCCATAAAGTATGGGCATCAAGTCATAAAGGCAGTATTCATTTATACGCTCATTCACATTCTAAGTTTGATACAGAAGATAGGACTTCTGATAGGAAAGTATTAGATGTTGGTGTTGATAATTGCATTAATTACGGTAAACCTTTCGGTCAACCGTGGAGTTTCAAGGAACTACAAAAATTATTTAATCAGAAAATGAGGATGTTAAATGACTGACTTTTATAGTAATTTAAGTTTTAATGATAATTTAAGTTATAATGAATTGGTTCAAATTAATGACCAACTAACAAATACAATTGCTAATCTTAAAAAACAGCAAGAAGAATATGAAAAATGTACCCATACAGTTTATGCTCCTGGTAAAAGCTATAAAGAATTAGAAGAAAAATTATGGAGACTCGAAAATACCAAAAATACAGAAATAGACGATTTAGTAGAACAAATAGTGAATCTTAAAGAAGAAAAGCAAAAAGAAATCGACAGACTCATAGACACTATGGTACAAGCTAATAAAGAAATTCAAAGCTGTAGACAGGATAATTATAATCTTAAATCTAGAAATATAGATCTAGAACGAGTCATTGAAAAACAGAATGTTGTAATATCTATGGCTGCTGGTTATATTAGTACCTCTAAAAGATTTAGTAGTACTCATCCTATGGATGTTAAAAAGTGGCTAATGGGAGGAATGGAATGAATGACAAATTATACTATTGGGTAGCAATATTTACTTCTGTTGCCTCAGTCTTGTGCTGGTTTATTTTAAACCCTGTTCATAAAGCAAATCTACAAAAAATAGACAAACCTCCACTATTAACCTGTATATATTGCAAAGGTACTGGGGAAAGATTGGAAGATGTAAATAAACTCATGTTTATGGCAAAGGTGCAACTTTATTTTAATAAACATATGATGGTTGACAAATGCGAAAAGTGTGTTAGGCTACCCAATGGTGAGTATGATTATTGCGATAAGGTAAAAGAAAAGCATGAAAGTTTTTTAAAAGACTATGAAAAAGAAGGATCAAAGTTTGAGAAGACAATGTGCGGGAAATGTATGGGTGTTGGTCAATTTCAAATATTAAGTAAAAATCCCAAAACAAATCAATGGTATACTCAAGAAGATTATGAAGAAGATGAACGAGCAAAAACAAATGAAAAATAATTTAAGCGACTCTTGCAATCTTCCGATCTATGGAGTAGAATACTCAGACGGCGAGTTGGTTCCGTTTGGCGATTTATACTTAGATTTATTTCCAGAACAATATATTGTTGAATAGGAGATTCTTATGAAAGACCGATTTAATTTGGAAGAAGAAATTTCTGAGCTATATAATTTTGCAGATCAACTTGATACTATTAGTAAAGGTGTTTTGGAATATGATCTAAGTCCAGACGATACTTCCAATGCTTTAAATGGTCTTAGGATGCTTTTGAACCTTCATGCCCAAAAGCTACATGATACTATGAATCAATGTTTTCTTCTAGATCAGTATAGAGTTTTAGAATAAAGAGTATACAATGATAAAAGACCTAGCCTATGGCGTAAAAGTAAGAGATATTATATACGATACTTTTATGCAAAAATTTGTTGTGAGTAATATAAACCAAAGTGAAAATACTGTTATTTTTACTGTGATTGATACTGGCCTGAACACTCATTACTACTCATATGAAGATATGTATTTTGAAGATTTACATGGGGAAAGCGACGAAGAAAAAAGCTGGATAAATTGGGCAAAAGACAATAAAGAGTTTGTTAATAACTTTGACCACCTATCAACAATTAAGTGGATATATAAGCAGGGATTTGCTGAAGGATTTGTTTACAACCAAAAAGTATCTTATAAAGAAATGATGCAAAAATAATGTTGTGGTCAAACATACGTTCATGGGCAAAAGAAAAAGGCTATAAAACAAGCCGTTCTAAAGTAGTTTCTCAAGACAACGGAAACGAAGAGGCTGAGTATAATTATGTATGGTCTAAACTAGATGATGAGAATATTCAAGGAGAAGCATCTAGTGTTTCTAAATTAGCTAAAGCAATATACAATAATATCACTGAAGGTATTCATATTGAGTACCAACAACAATATGTTTTAAAACAAACTATGCAAGAAGATATACATTATAATGAATAAAGAAGACAAAATCAAAAATCAGTGCGTTTCATTAACCTTTAGTGCTATTGTCGGTGCGACAGTTCAGGCTATTATAGGCTATATTGCTGTTTACTTTTTTAAACCATTATGGGACAAGATCGTAAAAATGTGGAATAAAACAGATGTACATTAAATTAGTGTCTAAGCAAGATGAATGGTTTGATGCTGGTACAGAAGTTTTTGATGCTACGATATGTGACTGGGGAAGAAGCTTAAAAAGAATGTCTAAAGAAGACTATGAAAGCGTTTGGATTAAGGCGGGACATATTCTGGGGAGAGGTTTAAAAAACGGTTTTTGGGATGAAGAGTTGTGTCCTCTAGAAGAATTTGAAATATCATATACAGAGGAACAAATATGATTACTAAAAGAAACGAAATTGGCAAATTGATGACGCAGCACGGGTATAAATATGCCGCAGAAGTCGGTGTTCAGAATGGTATTTTTTCTAAACACATATTAGAAACATGGGATGGTCATTTAACTTTAATAGATGCTTGGCAAAAGCTAGATAATTATATTGATATAGCGAATACTGATAATTTTTATCAAGAAATAGCATATTCTAATACAATAAAAAACACATCAAAGTTTTCTGATAGAGTAAAAATAGTAAAAGGAATCTCTCCAGAAATATCTAGTATATTTTCTGATTATTCTTTTGATTTAATATATTTAGATGCTAATCATTCATATTCTGCTGTTATTTCTGATATTAAGTTTTGGATACAAAAAATTAAAACCAATGGATGTATTTGTGGGCACGACTACTTAGACGGTAATATACCACAAGGAAATTTTGGAGTCAAAAGTGCAGTAATAGATTTTTTTGGAAAGTCTCCGGATATTGTAACCAACGAAGATTGGCCTTCTTGGTTTATTTTCTTATAAGGAATAGTATAATGCAAACAAAACTAGTATCTATAACTCCAGACGCAGAAAAACTGATGGCCTATTGTGCTAGGGTATCGAATCCAAAAGGACAAGACTCCGAAAACTATGCCAAACTTTTAAAATACTGCATAGATCATCAACATTGGTCTATATTTGAAATGGCATTTCTAACTCTTGAGATCAATACCACAAGAGGAATTGCTGCTCAAATTTTACGTCATCGTAGTTTTACCTTTCAAGAATTTAGCCAAAGATATGCAGATACCACACTATTATCAGAAGATATTCCTGTTTTTGAGTTAAGGCGTCAAGACAATAAGAATCGCCAAAATAGCATAAACGATATAGATGATAAAATTAAAGCTAAATGGAATATGAAGATTAGAGAACATTTCTCAAAGGCTAAAAGTCTTTACGACGGTATGATAGCAGATGGAATCGCTAAAGAATGTGCTAGATTTATTTTGCCTTTGGCTACTCCTACTAGACTATACATTAGTGGCAGTATCAGATCTTGGATACATTATATATCATTACGAGAAAAAACCGGAACCCAAAAAGAACATCAAGATATTGCTAAAGAATGTAAAAGTATCTTTTGTGAACAGTTTCCTATTATAGCAGAATCTTTAGGTGGCTCAGATAAAGACTGGAATATATAGCATGAACAAGTATAATGTAACAGCACAAGTTTATAATAAATTTGACAACGACAAGCAAACTCTTCTAATGAATGATATTATATCAGCATCTTCTAATCAAGATGCTATAAAAACTTTTCAAGAAATATATTCTGTCGATCATGAGATAGTTAAGATTTATTCGGTTGAAAATCTATAAAGGAAAATGGTATGGATACTAAACTAACTTTTATTACCAAGGTAGTTAAAGAACTTCTTTATAATGGATTCTCAGTTTTTTTACACAATAAAGAATCCTTGAATGGTTATGGAGGATGGTTTGGTACTGATACTGGAGAAGAAGAATTTGTGGTGGCTATGAAACATCATATGGGTTTTGAAATATTCATCCACGAATATTGTCATTTTTTACAATGGAAGTATAATAGGGCTTTTTGGGATAGTTCAACAGAATATTACGACATATTATTTGATTGGATAGAGAACAAAGACATGATAGTTGCAGATGAGATTCTGGATAAAAGCCTACATACCATATTAGCCATAGAACACGATTGCGAAAGTCGTGTTTTAAAATTAGTGGAGCTTAATCCTATAGAAAACTTTGATAAGGATAAATATATTAGAGCTGTAAATTCTTATTTATGGAGTTATCATATTAATAAAGAATTAAGGAAAAGACCCAAAAATCCCATATATACGGAAAGACTTCTAGCAAGTATGCCTAACACATTCAATAAAGACATAAACTTTTATCTAGATAAGAATAATCTAACCCAAAGCATGAGAGAAGCTTTGTTGGTGGAATACGAAATAAATTCAACTCAGGCTTGACTTTGATCCGATATAGAGTACAATGCTTGAATAAGGAGTTTTTATGGGTAAATTGGGCCTCTGTTGCATTAGCCTACATCTAAAAGAACAAGGTTATAGCTTTAAAACTATGACTTATAAGCGATTTTCTAGTCTACCTAGAAATGAAGCTTTGGAAATTCTTGGTGATCGTATTCGTAATAATATGATCGTTACAAATGAGACTATTAAATATTGTGCAGAGAGTGGGTGGGTCTATAGGGTTTCTTCCGATCTTTTCCCTTTAATTACTTTTGATGAAGCAAATATCTCATTAGAAGATTTGCCTAATCATGATCTAATTCAAGACGAATTCGATAATATAGCACAAACTATTATAGATACAGGAGTGCGTGTCTCAGCTCATCCTTCTGAGTATAACAGTTTAGCTAGTTTATCTGAAAAGGTTGTAGAGAAAACAATCACAGAACTTAATTTTTATAGTAGTTTTTTTGATAGGATCGGACTCCCAGCAGATCATAGATCGCCAATGAATTTTCATATACATTCTAATAGCGGAACTAGAGAAGAAATATCTCACAGATTTTATAACAATTTCAAAAAATTAGATGAGAATTGTCAAAAACGTATCACAATAGAATGTGATGATAAAATTACTTGCTGGAGCGTTAAGCGACTAACTGATATTTTTCATCCTATCACACAAATACCTATCACATTCGATTATTTACATCATAAATGTCATCCAGATAATCTTTCGGAAAGAGAGGCTATTAATATGTGTTATGATACATGGCAGACTTTGCCGCAGTTTCATTACAGTGAATCTGCACCAGGAAATAATCCTAGAAAACACGCAGATTACGCTACTCAGCCTATCAATACCTATGGTTTAGAGTTTGATTTGGACTTTGAGATTAAACAAAAAGATTTGGCTATTGCTCATTATCAAGAACTTTATCCGACTTTCGGAAATTGTCGGCAGCCCACAATGGCTGCAAATTAGAATAATGAAAACATATCTTCTGTTGTTCTGGATCAGTCATATCAAAACTAGAACAAGGAATAATATGGTCTATATGCCATCCATAAAACCCATAGTTTTCCCAATTCATACCATCAGTAAATTGCTTTTGTAAATGTATTCTTAATTCAGTGCTAGTACATCCAATCATCTCTGTAGTTAATAAATATTTTTTGCGACTTTTAAGTATACTTCTCACTCTTTTTCTTAAATTCATAGTGATTCTAAAATCTAAATCGTTCTTATATCTATTTTGCCAATATTGTTTGACTTTAGGATAATTGGCATAATAATATTGATTACTTCTCACTTTAATTTTATCTTTGTGTTGTTCATATCTCTGTTTATCATATTCTGATTTTTTGAGTTTATTGTTTTTACGATTTTTTGCATACCTTTTTTTATTTTTAGAATAGTATTTATGTAAATAATTATTCAAACATTTTTTGCACTTAGCAGTTAGTCCATACTTACCCAATTTCGCTTTATTAAAATATTCATTAGTTGCCGGAAATGCTTCTTGACAGACCGTACAAACTTTGGTATAATCCATGATAAGTTCCAATAAAAAACGCCCAAGCAACAGTTGGTACGAGCAACCATCACAAGAGCGTTTGTATTATATTAATGTAAAAAGTATCTCGTACATACTTCATATTTTTATACACCAAAACTCGATAACCTGCCCCTATATCGTCGCAAACCTAATATAATAAAGAGAAACATTCTTGTTAAGGAGAGACTCATGAGCGGATGGCTAATAGCACTAACTGGTTGTATTTATAGTTATGTTAGTATAGAACAATTCTGTAAGGGAAATTATGGACTTGGCATAGCATATGCAGGATATTCGTTTGCAAATTGTGGATTATATCTTTTAGCAACTAAATAGGGTGAATTATGGATGAATTAAGAAATAGACCAGAACCCAAAAAAATAAAGATGCCTCCTCTGGTTGACCGATCTAAGATGTATGATACAATCGGTTGGCACGACATTGATGACCTTTGGATTAAAGAAAAGCATGAAGATAATAACGAAAACAATTCGCAAGGCTTACCAGAACTGGAATCCTTGTAAAAGCGTTAGATGTTATCACTACACAGGATGTTTTGATGGCACTAAGCTTATAGCGTTCACTCAAAATAATCCTATTAAAACCCACGCCGGTGCTTATCGAATAGGTGAAGATTTTAATCTTCCTAAATATAAGGAATATCCATATTACCACTCTGAATCTCATCTTGTTTCTCAACTTTTGGATCGCTACAATACCATTGATCCTAATTGGTCGATTGTTGTTATGCGAATTAATCGAAAGGGATTGATTCTTGGCAGCAAACCTTGTGAAAATTGTAGTAAATTGCTTAGTGCTGTTGGTTTGAACGACATTTATTATAGCACTGATGATGGAAATTTTAGCGACAGTTTTGGAAATTTTATTACAGTAGAAGGGTTGACAATGTCGATGGCTAGGGTATAATCTTAGAACAAAAGAGGTTGAATATGCTATTGTCTTTAAGTGACAATGAAACCGATACGTTAAAGTGGGTGCTATATATTGCAAAATTAGAAGCGAACAAAAGTTTTCCTAAGTCGGGTTTGTTAGCCAATGTTGAAAACATTATACTCAAAGTAAAGAAACAAACAGGAGAGTAATATGAACTGCATCTACTGTAAAAATTGTGTTGGAATTGATCGGTATGAGTTTCTTGTTGAAACTGGTCGTAGAATAGTCTGTAAAGAATGTAGCGTAGAAAATAGAGCGGTGGGGTACAATGATTTTTCTCATAAAACAGCCCCACAACTTGTAATGGTTCCATCAAACGCTACTGAAACTATTCGTAAACTTGATAGAGCAAACCGGAGAGCAAGATGAATAAAATGACTTGGCTAGACTTGTACAATTTTCTAAACGAAAGAGCCAACAATATTAATGCTGTTGGGACTTTTGATTGGAATAGACCAGTATTAGTACATGATGCTGCTACTGGTGACGAGTTTTCATGTGATACTTATTATGTAAGCGATGATCGCGGAGAGGATCGTCTGGTATTAATTACTAATATTGAAAAAATTTTTGAGGAGAATTCTTAATGGATATGGAAATCGAAAGTCTTTTGTTTAAGCAAGTTGAAAAACCAAAACAATTTTTAATGACAAAAATAATTAATATATTCGATAATAGATATCGTATTAACGTATATATAGAAATTTTTGAAGATAATTTGATTAAAAAGCGTATCCACAGCAGTTATTTCTGTCATTATAAGCCTGGATCATTAGTTATTATCTCTGATACAGACGGGGAAAAGGATGTTAAATCTGTTAGGTCTTGGTGATCTGATGCTTCTGAGAAAATTCTTAAAGAGTCTGTCTTGACAAAGCCGATAGTTCTGGTATACTTAGAGCATACTTACTACTAAACTACGGAGACTGCTGATTATGGCTAAAGGACAAAAAACTTGTGAAAAATGCGGAACAATGACTGGCCCAAGAGCATATATGTGCAAGAATTGTAATACTCCTTTTATTTTCAAGGCAAAAAGTAAGGAAGCAAAAAACACAAAAATTATTAAGAATGTTAATTGGCGTGAGTTGATTAAGGGTGATAGAATTAGAGTTGCTGGTGGCCCATATTTTGTGAGTAAGGGTGAATTTATTCCTATGGGTTATAGGGGTCGTTTTGTTGTGGAAGGTGTTGACGAGCATGGTATTAGGGCTTTTGGCCTTGATAAGCACCAAGGATTCTGTCATATCTATATGGCTGGAGATATTCAAAATCCAGAAACTAAGGTATGGAAAACAGCACATAAACTTATTAAACTCAAGCAAAAAGAATTGGTACAATGACTTTTACACAAGAACAAAAACATCAGCTTAATCGCTTAATGGATCATCGTGATGAGATAATCAAGTCTTTGTTTCATATTGAACGTATTCTAAAACATTATTTTCCAGAAGAATTTGATGTTGCCTATCAACACTGGATTCCTCAAATCAGTACCGCTCTTTATGAGGATAAAAAGTGGCTGCCTAGAGGTCAGCAAACCATGCAGCATTGTCTAAATCGGCTATTTGATAAGTTAAAAGAAGAACAAGACGAAAAGGGTGTATATAAATACGTAGTTTAAACAAGGATTTATGTTATGTCTAAAATTTATGCTATTGTTGATGTACCCGGTTATGTTTCTCAGATGAGAGAAGCTGCTGCTAAGAGTTTATCTGAAAATTATTCTGATAATTTAGACGATTACATTAGTATTGGTCAGATGGTCGTGCTTCTTAAAGAGGAGTGTCTTGGTTTTGATGATAACAACAGACCACTATTGAACGAGGATACTAATTCAGAAATTTTTGATCAAACTGCTACTTGGATATATAATGTCGGCCTTGCCAAATTAGCCTCTCAAGACCTAATAGAATGTGCTTGGGATAATACTACTAATGCAATGGTATTTTGGTTTAAACAAAAAACATCAGAAACTAAGGCCAAAAATGAATACAAACGAAACAAAAATAAAAAATCTAAAGGATGAAATAAATCATCTAAAAGAATATTTACTATCTGATTGTTGCCGACAATGTTCGGAGATAGTTTCTAAAATTGAAGAATACGAAAAGAAAATAAAAAAACTCACAGACGAATATATTGGATAACCCAATTATTGTGAAAATAATGCCGTGGACGCTAGTGCTGCCATGATAAATAAAGGATTAGGAGTAAATAATGATAGATAGAATGAAATATTTTCCAACTAAAACATTTATGTTTATTATTTTAACTATTTCTGTAGTGATCAATATTCATTTATACAACGAATTAAAGAGTGAACAAGGAAAAAGATACTGGATTAGCACCAGTGAATATAAGCAAATTGTGAATGAGATTGAGAGGTTGGAAAAATCTTCTTTGGGTGTACAATAGAGATATGGGCTAGTAAAGGTATCGACAGGTAAAATAGGTATAGATCGCATCGACTGGTTAATCGACCGGCCAGTTTAAAAGTCGATTAAAATTGTTAATTGGCGAAAGAACTTTCGCTCTCGCTGCCTAATTAGTTAGGTACTGAGTGGGGCGGCATGAGCCTTATTACCCAATCATGCTGACTCCGATATTCGGATACGGTAGTCCTACCAGACATAAATAGGAATGATGATTGTACTCAATCTGACGCAGATAACTCTGATAGCTTTGTTGGTAGTGTGATAACAATCAACTAACGATGTAGAAGTTTATATTGATGTTTATTCTGGACGTGAGTTCGACTCTCACCTAGTCCACTGAATTTAAAAGGATAGATTATGAATCGTCGCCACTTCTTAAATCACTCTGCTGCAATTTCATCGTTGTCAGCATCTTCTTTATTCTTTACTGATTCTATCCTAGCAAATGCCAATGAGCTAAAAAAGAAGAATAAGAGTGCTATACTTTTGTGGATGAGCGGAGGCCCAAGCACTATTGATTTGTGGGATTTAAAGCCGGGTGCTGCTACTGGTGGAATTTTTAAGCCAATATCTACTAGTGCTGATGGAATTCAAATATGCGAACATCTGCCACTAATGGCACAACAAATGCACCACATGAATATTGTTCGCTCAATGAGTACCAGAGAAGCAGACCATACCAGAGGTCGCTACTATATGCACACAGGATATGTCCCTAATCCTAATATTGAACATCCTAGTTATGGATCAGTAATTTCTCATGAATTAATGTCCAGTATACCACAGATTGATATTCCTCCGTTTGTTAGTATTGGAGGAGCTAGTATTGGTGCTGGATTTTTAGGAACATCTTATTCTCCATTCGTAGTTAATTCTAATGGAACTGTTCGTGATCTTACTATGGATATAGATCAATCTAGATTAGATCAAAGACTTCGTATGCTTAAAACTATTGAGGATAAATTTGTTAATGAAAAACGTGGAGATTATGCTTCTGACCACTCTAAGCTATTGACTAAAACAGTTAAGCTAATGACCAGTCTTCAGATGGATGTATTAAAAGTATCTAAAGAACCAAAAGAAGTTCAAGAAAGATATGGCAATACAGGATTTGGTAAAGGTTGTTTAATGGCACGAAGATTAGTAGAGATGGGTATTCCATTTATTGAGGTTGATCTTGGTGGCTGGGATAATCATACTGATATTTTTAAGACTCTACAAGATCAAAAGTTGCCAGAATTAGATAAAGCTATGAGTGCTTTGATTAGTGATCTAAATGATAGAGGTCTACTACAAGATACTGCTATTATTTGTATGGGAGAATTTGGACGAACCCCAAATATCAATAGTAATGGTGGACGAGATCATTGGGCTAAAAGTTGGAGTGTTGTTGTTGGTGGAGCAGGATTTAATGGTGGCACAATTATCGGAGAAACCAGTAATGATGGTAAGGAAGTAATTACTGAACCATATACGTCACAGGACTTGATGGCGAGTGTTCTTAAATCACTAGGAATCTCATTAGAAACAAACTTTACTGCCAAAAATGGACGACCAATGAGAATTGCTAATAGTGGCAAACTTATTAAAGAACTATTTTAATGTCTAGAAAAATTTGTACTTATTGTGAAAAACGTAAAAACTTAGCAAGTTTTCCCAAGCATAGTATGTACAAAGATAATCTTGATAGCAGATGTAGAAAATGTGTCAAGAAACACTCCAAGATTAGAAGCAAGCTACATAAAAAAGCACCACCAAAACCAGAAGTTTGTGAGTGTTGTGGAAAAATTCCATTTAAATGGTGTTTGGATCATGACCATAGTGATGATAGCTTTAGGGGATGGTTGTGTAGCAAATGTAATGAGGGTCTTGGTAAATTAGGAGATAATTTAGACGGTGTAATTAAAGCTGTTAACTATTTAATAATGACTAAAAATAGGAATCAGCAAAATGAATCTTTACAACAAATGGATTCAACACCTAAAAGAAAATAATATGACATATTTTGAACATTTAATTTTTGCATTTTTTTATGGGTGGTCTTGTTTACTTGCGGGATTTTTTTTGATTATTCATGCTTTTTTACCTTGTTTTTTTCCAACAGCAGGAAGTGATTTGGTAACTAAACTTAATAAAATATTTAATAAATTCTAAGGATTTATTTTGTCTAGACATTCTTCTTTACCATTTCATTTTTACGCTAAAGTAAATAATAAATATTTGGGAAGTAATATGCCCAGAGGTTATACTAGTTGTATTTGGCATGGAGTATTTGGTAGACTAAACCAGATTCTCTCTTGTCATATTCTATTAGAAAGCGGAGCAAACTGGAGTGGACTTCCTATTAATGCTCTTTCATCATCTGGTGATTTTTCTTATCTTCCAGAAGAATTAATGCCATGGTCAACAATGGGAGAAAATATAGAAACTATTCATATGAAATATTTAGAAGGTATGAAGTGTGTTACAAGACAGGTTATTAAAAATTGTGAGGCTAGACATACTGGAGTAGTAATTGATTGGACAGATGGTTTTAGTAGGTATCCACAAGAGCATAAACCTTTAAATCTAATAGAATTGAATAATGGACAATTTGCACTGTACCCTAATAATTATTTAGAGTTTGAGGACAAACACTTTGTGCTAGAATCAGCTAAAGAAAATTTAAGATTTTACAAAAGAGAAGAAAATGTATACTGGGGAAATTAAATGCTTACAATAAAAACCAAACTAGATAAAAGTTCTATAGCAGGCATAGGTTTATTTGCAGATCAAGATATATTAAAGGGTGAAGTTGTATGGAAAATGAATAGTCTTTCAGTATTAAAAATTACTCCAAATGAGTATAATAATTTATCTCGAACAGAAAAAGACTTTATACAAGAAAAGGACTATTTCTGGGCAGATGAAGATGGTAACTATATGATTCCGATTGATGATAGTAGATTTATTAATCATTCTTGCAATCCTAATATTATTGATTTAGATGACAATACTTGCGTGGCATCTAAAGATATTAAGAGAGAAGAAGAACTAACTATAGACTATAAAACATTGGTTCCAAAAGAACAGTGGCAAAACTATTATCACGCATGAGACAAGTATTCAAGAAACGATACAGCATTGACGATACTTGACATAGGACTTAGCGTATGGTATACTACGCTAAACACAGGAGACTATTTAGATGACTCACGATTTTAATTATGTTTGGGATATGGTTCGTGATCTTAGGGCTACGAGTAGCACTATTGACAAGCAAGGAATTATTCTAGACTATTGTGGACACAAAAGTTCCGCAGCATCTTTTACCAAGAAAATTCTTCTCTATACATATCATCCTCTATGGCAGTATAATGTTACCAGTGATAATCTGAAAAAAAAGAATTATCTTGTAGCAAGAAAGAACGAGTACAACAATTTTTTTGATTTGCTTGACGCTCTAAAGAGTCGTAAAATTACTGGGCATGACGCTATCGCTGCGGTCAATAGTTTTATTGAACATAATGACGAATACGAAGAACTTATCCATTGCATTATTGACAAGGATTTGAAAACCCGTGCTGGTGACAAGATTATTAACAAGGCTATTCCTGACCATATTCCAGAATTTAGTGTTGCTTTGGCAGATAAGTACGAGCCTAAACTTGTAGATTGGAAGGATGAATGGTATGTTTCCCGAAAAATTGATGGTTGTGTTGATTATCATACTCTCGTAGAGTTTGATAATGGAGACATACTAAGTATTGGTTTTGTTGTAGAGAATAAAATTAATGGAAATATAAAGTCTTACAACCATAAAACTGGTCAAATTGAGTACAAACCAATTCTAAATCATATGCAAAATCTAGAAGATGTTTCTGAAAAGTCCTCAACACAATGGTATGAAATTGTATTAGAAAATGGTCAAAGTTTAAAAATTACAGGAAATGATACTGTTTATCTACCGGAATTGAAATGTTATCGTAGAGTTGATGAACTTAATGGTGATGAAAAAATTCTATTTCACAAGTAATGTCCATCAAATTTTCTGCTTATTGGTGTAATCTATACCAGATAAGGAGATTATTATGAAATGTAAATATTGTAACAAATTAGGATTTAAAGAATTTAAAAACTTATACGGACATCAAGCAAGGTGTGACAAATATATAGATTATATTTCTAAATATAGAAATAATATACTTACTAAAAAATATCTAAATTTAAATATTACTAAATTAAATAAACCGTGTTATCAATTAGAATTAGAATTAAACGATCCGCAGATTAAAACCAAACATATTATTGCTAGATGTAAGGAACTTGGAATAAAAACTCAAACCCTAAAAGAAGCAGCAAATAATAATAAAACAAAAAAGAAACGAGAAGAATTTAATCTTAAAAAATATGGCTATAAAAATAATTTTCAATCTAAAACAACAAAACAAACACTAAAAAGAAAATATGGCAAAAATATTACTAATGTTTTTCAATTAGACGAAGTGAAGCAAAAGAGTAAAAAGACATTACGAGATAGGTACGGTATTAGTAATCCTGTCAATCATCCAAATTTTAGAAGAAATGTTGGTAATATATCTTGGCAACACAAATCTATAGAAACAATTTTAGATAAATATAATATTAAATATGATAGCGAAAATAAAAATGGGATAGATTTTACTAAATACAACAAAAATTTAAAAAGAATTTATAATCCTAGACCAGATATTATCTTGCATGATTATAAAATAATTATAGAAATTTATGGAGATTATTATCATGCTAATCCTAAAAAATATAAACCGAATGATGTGCTGGTTACATGGGCTGGAGAAATAAAAGCAAAAGATATATGGAGTAAAGACAAAGCAAGAGTGCGTCACTTGCAAAGTTTTGGCTACAAGGTATACTGTATCTGGGGATCAGAGATAAGAACCAATAAGAATAAAATAGAGAAAAAAATATGCAAACTGTTAAAATTAAAAGTATTACAAAAATAGATAGTAGGGATAAATACGAACTAGAAGTTGCAGATAATGCTAATTTTTTTGCTAATGGTATACTCAAACATAATTGTAGATGTATTGGTATTGTTGATAGTAATGGTGATACTACCTTCTATTCCCGCACGGGAAAAGAGTTTGATACTCTTGGCATCGTTAGGGATGGTATTAAGGCTCTTAACATTACTGATGTAGTATTTGATGGCGAACTTTGTCTCGTAGATGATGAAGGTAATGAGGATTTTCAAGGAGTAATGAAACAACTCAAGAAGAAGGATCACACCATCCCTAATCCATCTTATAAAATTTTTGATATGATTTCTCACGACGAATTTTATAGTAAGAAGGGTGATAAAAATAAAACTTATACCCATCGCTATAATAACCTACGAGAAGTTATGAAAAATAACTCTTGTGTTTGTCTTAGTGTTCTTGGTCAAGAATTGATTAAAGATGATGACCATTTTGCTGAGTGGACGGGGAAAGCCAAGGAATATGGTTGGGAGGGATTGATGCTTCGTGCTAACGAGCCATATAAAGGCAAGCGATCCAAAGACCTCCTCAAGTTTAAAAGTTTTTGCGATGACGAATATGAAGTTGTAGACGTTGAAATGGGGCCATTTAGATATGTTAAAGATGGTGCAGAATGTGAGGAGACTATGCTCTCCTGTGTTATGATTAACCATAAAGGATATACTGTTAGGGTTGGTAGTGGTTTCGCTATTGACCAGAGACAAGAATTCTTTCAGAATCCTAAGAAAATTCTTGGAAAGATTATTCAAGTACAGTATTTTGAAGAGACAAAGAATCAAGAGGGGAAATTAAGTCTTCGTTTTCCGACCTTTAAGTATCTCTATGGAAAAACAAGAGACATTTAATCATTTTTCCAATCTAATCTCGCACCCTTTTCTCTATTTTTACTAGATTCTAGAGGTTGAAGATTAGAGTAATGGCATAATTCTCTGAGCTTTTTCTGATCTTTGGCAGAGGCTAGTGGTATTATGTGGTCTATCTCCCAGTAAGTCCCATGATTATTCCAAGACATTTTTTCGGTGAATTGATTTTCTAAATGTTTACGAACTTCTTCAATAGAGCAACCTAAAATATCTCTGCTTTTTTCTGTTTTTCTTATAAATGCTTTACTTATTCTAGATCTTAATATATGTTTTAATTTATACAAAGTATCATTTTTCATTCTGTATTGATGTATCTCACTCATTCTTTTTTTTCTTTCTGGTCTTTGACGATATTCTATACTTTTTTTGAGTAATTTTGTTTTATTTTTACGATAATATTTCTGCCCCTCCTCTTTTAATTTTTCTGGATAATCTTGTCTCCTTTGTTTAACTCTTTCTTTTATGTCATCACTATTTTTTTTGTATCTTTTTTGATCTTTAGATTTCTGACATATTTTACAGTATGGATGAAGTCCGTACTTATGGTTTTTACTTTTATGAAAATTTTTATTATTAGCAATTTTATATTTACCACATGTACTACATTGTTTTGTCATATTAACCCCTCTTTTGATAGACCATATTATGTAATACACCAAAAAGTTTTAGATTCCTCACACTAAAGAAACGACATTTGACAAGACGATACCAGTAGTGTAGAATTGTAGCATACCTGTTGGAAACAAACATTGGAGAAGATATGAGCGGAACAATTGTTGAGAAAAAGCCCATTGTTATGAGTACGAGCAAGGCTGACGAGTTTTTTAAAAACTTTCCCAAGGATAAAGTTGTTGCCTATAAAGACTATTGGGAAACTGTTCGCCCAAAGAATAATGATGATATTTTTAGGCGTTATCTTTTTGCTTTCATGAGTGTCCATACTACATGGGAAAGTAATGTTAAGGGTTATAATGCTGTTAAAAACTTCGATGAATGGATTGATGACGAAACATCACTTCTTGAAAAAATCAAAAACAGTGGAGTCGGTCTTCATAATAATCGTACAGAATATATTTGGAATTTTAAGGATAAGTTTTGGGCCAATCCTAAAGATTATATTATAACCACTAAGAAATATCATGTTAAGAAACGTGATAGCATCATAAATAAAATTCGCGGATTAGGAGCAGCGAAAATCTCATTCAGTTGCGAGATGCAGAATCCTAATGAATGTAGAGTAGTGTGTTTGGACGTTCATTTGCTTAGACTTTATGGTTGCGAGAATCTAAAATATAACAAAAGCCCAAAGGGCATGGCTATGTACAAAAATATCGAAAGGCATTGGAGTATTAACTGCGGTCGAACAAATGTGCCTTGTTATATCATGAGGTCTTTGTATTGGAATACTTTACAGAATCAAGAGAATTGTCGCTATTGGAGTCATTGTTTAGAATCATAAAGCTACGCCAAAACTATTATTTTCTTGACAGCCCGACAATCAGACGATATTATACACATAAAAGGGACATTTCTGTATGAGCCAAAACGGAAAAGGATCAAAACCTCGACCCAAAAGTGTAGATCAAGAAACTTGGGATAAAAACTACGAAAGAATCTTTAAGAAAGAAAAAGATGGGAAGCACAACAAATCTAAAAACAAATAAGACTCTTTTTATTCCTTGTGGTTGTCGTAGTGAAATTCTTATGATAGAATATGATCATGAAATGCAAATGGCTGATTTTGCTATTTATGAACATCAAGTAGCCTATAAATCAAAGATGTCATTATGGCAGAGATTACGGTACTGTTGGCAGGTTTTATTCCATAAAAAACCGTATGCTGATCAAATAATGCTGGATCATAAGCAACTAAGTGATCTTAAAACTTTTTTATCAGGCTTAGATCTACGATCATAGTGGTGTATATTATGGTGAGCCAATCTTCTTTTTTCAAGGAGGTTTACCTATGGTAGTAAGAAGTATGAACAGTTATGTGGCTGATGAACTTGCTAATAAAGTAAAACACCTACAGATTGCTTTGTCTAAGGCTAATCATATTATTTCTATATTAGAGTTTGAAAATCAAAGACTTAAAGACGTTCTTATGGGTTTAGCGTCTGAAAATAATGAAAGCTTAGTTTTAGACAGTGAGGTTATAAGTGTCTAATCCTCCTAAATGCAGGAGTTCAAACAAAATAACTGTTACTCAAATTGAGGACAATCAGTTTATTATAGAAAGTTTTGACGAAAAAATAAGAATTGGTGGTGAAGACGAGTATGCCATTAGTTATTTAGATTTTAACGGCGGCCCATTAATCCATATAGGTAGAGAGTTTTTAGGTAGAGGCTACATTAATAATATTGAAATTCTAGATACAGAGAATAAAAATTATTTAATAGCTAAGATCACTCTTGCTAACGCAAAGGATGAATAATGATAGAATTAGATTTAATATCGTATATAGGATATTATGACACTATGAAAATATATGGTTTTTTTGATTATCAAATAAATGATATTATTAATAATACAACAGTGAAAATATGAGCAAACTACATAAATCTAATAAAGACAGAATGTTGTTTGGTGTTTGTGGAGGATTATCAAAGAGTTTGAGTTTAGATCCTACTATTCTACGCTTAGGATTTGCGCTCGGAGCTGTTTTTAGCGGCAGTATTCTTTTGTGGATTTATATATTGTTGTCTATGATACTACCCACCCAAGAAGATTAATTGGCAATTTAATTGCTAGTAATAGGTGTATACTCTATTATAGAGATCACCTTTGTCAGGGAGGAAAGTAATGTCCTCAAAATATATATTATTAATAGCAGGACTATTAATAGGCTATTATTTCCTAAATATTAATAGTCTGAAACCATTATCTCCAGAAGTTCCTGCTGTTATTGTTCCTGTGCCTCTCATACCAGAGATTAAACAATATATTTATTATAACAACTATAATAAATGCAAAGAATTAGCTTATATACATAATAAAAAAATAGTAATAATATTTGGAGCAGAATGGTGTCCCTATTGTAGAGTCTTAAAAAAAGATTTAGATCAACTAGATGTCCTTAAAAAGTACATAGTATGTGTTATTGATATTGATAGTGATGCAAACTCTGACTTAGTTAAAAAATACAGGATTATAGGTTTGCCAACATCAATTATATTAGACAATAAAGAAAATGAACTATCTAGAAAATCAGGGTATAAAAAAACAGATTATATAGATTGGGTAACTAATGATTTAATGGAGAATTATATGTCATGGATAAACAAAAGATAATTTCTCTGTTAGTTTTTATATGTTTAATACTTAGTATGCTCCTACCAGTTTATTCTGCTGAAAGAGCTGTTCCTTTAGGATTACGCCTAATCAAACTTAAAAAGTTTAAGGAACTGCCTCAAATATCTGTATACAATGATGTTATTAGTTATTCTAAAGAAGATCCATTTGGAGATCATCATGGCAGAAGTACAAATATACACGAAACAGTGCATGGCATAAATTCTAGTATTAGAAATCAGTATTATAAAAATAATATGAATGGATTTTATGCTGGAAATGGTTATGCGATATTGGTAGAAAATCCGAAACTTAAACTAAGACACATTAAACAATATGTTCCTTATTCATTAAGAGGCTATAGATTCAAACTATATTTTGAAGAACAATTAGGGCATTGGGACGATACGCCCACATATCATATTGATGAATGGTCGGCATATATAGCCGGTGCTGAATGTGCTGTGGATGATGCTAAAACAGATATTAAAATAAAAGAAAAAGAAGATAGTGTTTCTGGAGCATTAGAATTTAGTATATATTGTACAGCATTAGCAATGGCTACCAAAGATGTTGATCCAGAATACTGGGAACAGAATATTCAACTAAAACAAGCTATTAACTATTTTCTTATTAAGGCAGAAAAAGTATTTTTTGAAGGCCAAGAATTATTTCCATCAGAAAAACAGGAAGTTTTACTAGATAATCTTAGAAATAGCGATGACGCTAAATTTATAAGAAGTTTTTTAATACTTGAGTTTGGGGGTATTTTTATTGACTAAATTACATTTACCAAAAACTTCTGGACTTTGGAAAAATCATCAATGCTGTGTATGGAATGAACGATATATTGCATTGGTGCATATGCTTGCCTGAGACAGGATTTAAAATTCTTGATGCGGTGGTTGTATCGTCTTTAAAAATGACTCTTAGGGCGAGATACGTTGATCAAAAAAAAATCAAGTCGGACAGTTGACAAAGACGATACTAGGTTGTAGAATGAGATAGTTGGTCGCGGGTTTCGGTTGTGTAACTGAGCGTGGCCGACAAATTGATTTATAAGTTTTGGAGGTTGATTTATGGCTGAAGTTACTACTATTGATAAGCAGACCAGAGTGCGTTGCTCTGACGAGCAGTTTCTTGAGGCAGTTTTTTCTAGCAAGACATATGCTGAAATTGCTTCTAAGACTGGTCAAAAGATTGCTAGTACAATGGCTCGTTATGCTCGCACTAAGGCCGCATTGTCTAAGAAGGGTATTGAACTGCCCTCTATGGAACGTGCGAAGCCCATTAAGACGGTTGATAATGTTGAGGCTATGGCCGACATTGTTCGTCGCCTCAAGGCTCACAGCAACGGTTGATTTTTGTAAATTTCAACTTATAATAAACTCTGACTACACAGATATGATAGAGACACAACATTAGTCAACCTCAAATCAGTGGTTTGTGTAGTCAGGGTTATTATGGCCTCTTGGCGTAATCGGCAGCCGCAACGGACTTAAAATCCGTTGGGAGAAATCCCGTGTGGGTTCAAGTCCCACAGAGGCCACTGTAGTATAAAAAGCAGAGAATAAATTTTCTTGGTGTATTCTAAATTAGACTACACATAAGGAGATTTATAATGAAAAAATGTCGAAAATGTCAGAAAGAATTTGCCAATAGGATAAAGATTAATGGTTCGATAAAAGTCTTGAATAGACGCAAATATTGTTTAGATTGTTCTCCTTTTGGTCAAAGAAATACTAAGAAATTACATCTTCCACAAAGAGATGAGAATACTACTAAACAATGTCCTCAATGCAATAAAGACTTTAAATGGAATAAAAACAATGTTTGTTGGACTTGTAGATCTTTTAATAGACGAAAAGCAAATAGACAAAAAGGAATTAAATATTTAGGATCAAAGTGTCGGTGCTGTAAAATTAAAGATATTGAGGTGTTGACATTTCATCATATAGACAGAGATGATAAGTATGATAATTTGTCGAGCCTATGGCATAGTCAATGGGATATTATTCAAACAGAGTTAGATAAGTGCGAATTGTTATGTGCTAATTGTCATATGAAATTACATCGAAAGGAAAATTTATGAGCAAAAATGTTCTAGAACTATACAAGATCGGAAGCAGGGTTAAGTTGACAGAAGATGTTTTTGGTACAATTATTAGTATCACTATTCATGGCAATAACAATATTACATATGAGTGTGGTTGGTGGAATGGTCGTTCATATTCGACACAATCTTTTGCCCCTAACGAAATTGAAGTAACTCTTGCAGACAAAATGAGAATCGGTTTTGCTTGAAGATTTATCTTGGAAATATGAGACTCGTTTAACTTTGATAGGACTAAGTACTCTTATGGATAAAGTTGCTGATCCTTTAGATGCCATTATCGATTTTGCTTGGGCGGCTGGCGCTGATCGTTTTTGGGTAAATAATGCTAAAGATGAACTTAAAAGACTAAAATCAAAAATAAAGGAAAATACCAACAAACAGGAAAATACAGATGGTGAGCATACCTAATAGGTTTTATCGTGGAATTGTTCATAGTCCTAAAAATCAAAAGCATCCTAATTTTAGATTCTTAATCGTAGACACTGTCTATGAGAAACAGAATGAAAATGGAGAATATTATATTGATTCCTTCAATAGCCGTGAAGATTTTCTCCTGCACAATCCAGATCAGGGGGACTCTTTTTATGGGGTATATGGTTCTTATTGGATAGATATTCCAAAAAGCTGTTTAAAGATTACAGAAACCAATAACTTAAATGCAGCAATTCTTATTGCTGAATCAATTATGGGCAATACTATTATAGATACTACCTTCTAATGATTAATACACAATACAAGATTGATTGTAGTGATTGGTTTGATGAGGGTGGATATTGTCAAGTATATCCTATAAAGGGAAAGTCAAACTGGATATTCAAAGAATTTCATACCAAGAAGAAAGCCAGAGGCTCATATAATTATCATAAACAATTAGTCAAATTTGATTTAGCCCCTAAAATCTATAGCAGTATTTGTAGATTAAAATTTGCTGACTATGGAGATATTTGTTTTGACCATACTAGTGATTGGGGCTATATTACAGAATATGCTAAGACTCACGAAGCCAATACTATTATAACGATGAAAGATATACAAAATCTGGTTGATGAAATTTATCAAAAAACTGGACTAAAATTTTGGGATTGTCATTGGTATAATGTGGGTATTGTAAAAAGAAAAAATAAAAACAAAATTGTTTGTATTGATACTGGTGAAGAAAGTTTTCAAAGCATTAATAATTCTTGGAGATTTGCTGAACCTGGGCCAAAATGTAATTATTGTGATCAATATCAGTGTAAATGTACAGAGGATTAATTATGCCATATATTAAAGAAGAGAATAGAATTAGTCTAGACGATTGTATAGATCATATGGTTATTTGTTTGAAAAATAGCGCTTTTAGAACATCATTTGATCCAGATAAAACGAATTATCTAAAAAAGGAACTGAACAATGAAGATTTTCTAGCAATAGTTGGCGATATAAATTACTGTTTTTCTCGCATAATTACAGGTACTATGGGTGATGTTTCTTACCCTAAAATTGCTGTCATTACTGGTGTATTAGAGAATATTAAGCAAGAGTTTTATCGTCGTGCTGCTACTCCTTTTGAAGATTTAAAAATTAAACAGAATGGTGATATTAAGGAATATAAAAAATACTAAAATAAAGAGAATAACAATGTCAAGAGATTTTGATAATATAGCTAAAGAAGTTATAAAAAATAATAAAGAAATTCATAAGGTAGATGATAAATTATCTAAAGAATTATTTCTTATTGATAAAGATATACAAAATTTAAAAAAAGATCTAAAAGCCATAGGCACTAAAGTAGATACTATCTTAGATCTATTGAATACTCTTATTATAGTTATGGAAGATGCAGAAGATATTGTTGCAGAAGATGATGATGGTGAGGATTTTGAATCCAATGAGGGATGGTTGCCAGAGCTTAATAAGTGGGAAAACGAACAAGATGATGAGGATGAGGATTAATGGCCGGGTTAGCTCTAATAGTATCAATAATTTTTTTATCTGTACTAATCATAGGGCCATTAAGTTATATCTTATCTTTGTTTGATTGGATGCCAAAGTTTTTTATATGGATTATGGGATTGCTTTGCATACTGGTAGGAGGTCTTACATTCGCTTTGCCAGTGGTCTTTTTAAAAGTTTTGGGTCTGATAGACATAGCCATCGGGTTTAAAATAATCTCAGACAGACAACAAAAGAAAAGTGGTGCTTGACAAGACAGTTTGCCGATGGTATACTTGAGCCATCACAGGAACGATAAAACATTGGAGAACAAAGATGAAACTTGCAGACAGAACTATTGAGACGCATAACAGAGGTGTTGTTTCCGAGAGCCAATTTACTATTTCGCAAAATGCGAAAATGTTTAAAATCCTTTCAGACTCTCTTTATTCTGATAAGGTTATGGCTGCGATTCGTGAGCTTTCTACTAATGCTTATGATAGTCATATCTCTGCTGGGAATAAGAATCCTTTTAAGGTAACCTTGCCCACAGCTTCCAATCCTACTTTTATGGTAAGAGATTATGGTACTGGTCTTAGTCAGGAAGATATGGAGGACTTGTATACCACTTATGGTGCTTCCAATAAGAATGATAGTAATGATTTTGTTGGTTGTCTTGGTCTAGGATCCAAGAGTCCCTTCGCATATACCAAAAGCTTTACCACCGCATCATATTACAACGGTAAGAAGTATACCTATATTGCGGCGATTGATGAGAGCGGTGTTCCTACTTTGAATCTTTTCAATACTTCAAATACGTCTGAATCTAATGGTCTTGAGATTAGTTTTGCTGTTAAGCAGCATGACTTTCAAGAGTTTACCGATAAGGCTAAGAGAATCTTCCATTATTTCCGTATGAAACCCATCCTTGAGGGTGGTATCGGGAATAGTCTGCAAGATCATAAGTATAGCAACACCAATATTATCATTAGCGGTGAGGGTTGGAGGGTTTGCCGACTTAACAATGACAATACTTATTTTCCAAGTAACTACCATCGAATTGATAGTGGTATCGTAGCTATCATGGGTAATATCGCCTATCCTGTTCAGACCGCACAGATTGTGGGTCAAGAGAAGGATGAGATGCCCGATCACATTCAGAAGTGGAATAGAGCTTTCCAAAAGGCTGATATTGATTCTTGGAAGAGTTTTGTTAGTGAGATTATTAATTCTGGTCTTTATCTTGAGCTTGATTTTAATATCGGTCAACTTGAGATGGATGTAAGTCGAGAAGGACTACAGTATACTAAAGATGTTATCAAGACTCTGCGTAAAAAGACTCAAGAAATTTACATGGAGATGAAGGAAGAATTCTCCAAGAAAATTCAAGCTGCCAAGAACAAGGTAGAAGCAATTACTTCATACTATACTATGAATGAATTGGCTGGCGGCTGGGGGGTTGGTGCTACTTGGACTGATCCCAAGGGCAAAGATCATTCTATCAACTCTGGCAATGATCTGGAATATAAAATTCCTGCCGGTAAGAGTCTGTACGTTTTTAATTATAAGACTGCTGGCTACCGTTCTCGTCGCCAAGTTGCTCTAACAGACAGAATCCATCACGAAACCCTTACTGGTAAAGGTTCTTATTATTGGAGTAACCAGAAGAAGAAGGGTAATATGGCTTTCTTTATCTGCGACGTTAAGGGTGAAGAAACTGCCAAGAAAATTATTACAAGGTACTGTAATGCAAACGATTGCTTTGCATATCTTTTGATCGACACTAAAGATCATACAAAGAGCGGAGAGGGTTTTGATCAACTAGTCGAAGATGTTGGGGCTGAAAATCTACTCAAGGTTTCAGACTACAAGCATCTGACACAAAGTTCTGGCCCAAGAAAGTCTTATGGTAGAAATTCTAATGGTAGCGTCAGTGACCAAGACGTATTCTTTATCCACGGCTATAATGAGGATAGTAAGCAGATTACTAATCCCTATAACGACGCTACTTGTCTGAGAATTCTTTCAGAAAAACAACTAGAAGATTTTCTGGAACAGGATGAGATTGTGTACGTTCCTATGCTTCGATATAAGACTGAGGATCAGTCTGGTTATCCACAGATTAATGATATTGCAATTACTCTTAGGGATCAAACACTCAAGAGCATAGTCAAGGACTTGGTTGGAGACAGCAAGATTTATGCTATTAAAACAGCTTTCGCTAAAAAGCTTGAAAAAGATGGATACAATCTTGTTAACTTCAATGACTTTTTGAAGCGTCAACTTAAAGTTGTAGCACACAAGCACTTCAAGAACCTCTCTTCCATTAACAAGTTTGTTGAATATTGCAAGAAAGACTTTAATGAAGAAGAGAAAAGGAGTAAGGGAGTCGGCTACGGTTATTATAACCATGGGACAACTGATAAGCAGTTTATGTTTCATATTCTAAATATCTTTGGTCTAGATTATGATAAGTTTATTAACAACAAGACTCTTGTGGACTGCTTGAATAAAACAATACTCACAGAGTTTTTCGCTTATACTGTTCATATTAGTCCTTACAGTATTACCAAGTTCAACCAAACAGAGTATCTGTCTCATATCTCTAAGCTTATGAAAGAGGCTGGGATAGAAGATGTTGATGGTAAAGAGATTCGTAATGCTAACTTGGCTTATAACACTTTGACAAGAATGATTTCTCACAATTTGTATAATGGTCAAGTAGATAAGATAGAGAGCTATCTTAAAATTATCCGTGGGACTTCTACTCAAGATATCAAGACATGGAAAATTTCTGAGATTAGGGAAAAAATTAAGGCTGAAGTAGATAAGAATCCTATGCTGAAACTTATTATGAGTAATCATCAAGTATCTGGTAATCTGACAGACCTAAAGCCTGGTCAGAATCCTATTCTTGAGGATCGTCACTCATACTATGGAAATTTTGGTAAGGATTGGATCCAACAGATGAGTCAGGAGAATATTGATCTATTAAAGATTCAGTTGAGTAGTTTAATCAAGTAGTCAGAAATTATTCAAGACCCCTTGACAAGCTTGCCGATTAGTGTAAAATGACAGTATCACGGGTATCGTAACTATAAACTAGGAGTTCGGATTATGGCTGTTCCATTTATGTTTGTTGATGGTAATTTGACGCTGGTTCTTAATAACCAGAGTTATCAGGTGTTGCCGGATCATATCAACTATAAGTTGATTCTGGAAAAACTTCCCTCTGCTACAGCAGAGGAACTGTTGGAAGTTGTTGATGTTCAAAAGGCTGTTGCTACTTTCAGTGATGGTCTTGTGGAGATCAAGAATGGACAGGTTCTTTACGAAGGAGAGCAAGTTCATGGTAGTATTAGTAAGTGTATTCTGGAGTTTATGAGCAAGGGATTGCCGTTCCAGCCCCTTGTTAATTTCCTGAATAATCTCATGGAAAATCCAAGTATGCAGAGTCAGAAGGAACTGTATGATTTCTTGGAGCATGAGAATTTGGCTATTACTTCAGATGGTCATTTTCTAGCATACAAGGCCGTTAGGAATGATTTTAAAGATAAGTATAGAGGAACATTTGATAACAGTATCGGAAATGTTGTTACAATGCAGAGAGCAAAAGTAGATGATGATCGTGGTCGTGGTTGTTCTAATGGGCTTCATGCTGGAGCATTAAACTATGTTGCCAGTTATGGTTCTGTTGATAATGGTGATCGTATTGTTATCGTCAAGATTAATCCTCGTGATGTAGTTAGTGTTCCTACTGACTGTAATTGTGAAAAACTTCGTACTTGTCGTTATGAAGTTGTGGCAGAATACGAGGGGGAACTCATTAAACCATTGTATTCGTCTGATTTTAGTTATGCTGAACAAGACGATTATGACGATGACGATTATAATGTAGATGATTCTTATTGGGATCAATTTGACGACGATGAAGAGGAAGATGAATATAGTGAGTATGACGATGAGGATGAGACTTATTGATTAATAATAATTATAGCCTTTGGAGTTTGAATGGTGTATTACATAAGAAGTATTCATTCTCCAGAGGCTACTATTATGACAATTCAAGAAATCATTAGAGACAAGAAAAGATTAAAAAAACTTATAATCGAAGGAAAAACGGCCAAAGAGTTATCTGAGATATATAATTGCTCAAAAAGTACTATTCATGAAGTAAAAAACAGATTAGGTTATTTAAGTAATAAATTACGTCCAGAGGATAAAACTAATAGAAAGGCTCTTGGAATTGTTGGTTGTGAGATTTGTGGTAAATCTGGATCTTTAAGAACTTGTACTAGATGTGCTAATAAAATAATTAAAATCGCCAAAAAGAAAATTTTGATAGAAAAACTTGGAAATAAATGTGAAATATGTGGATATGATAAATATCAAAACGCTTTAGACTTTCATCATATAGATCCAGAATATAAAGAATATGTAATTGGAGAAATTAATACAGATTTTAGTAAACTTCTTAAAGAAACAGATAAATGTAAATTACTATGTAATAGATGCCATAGAGAATTACACTACGAAGAATCAGATACGATTGGTTTTATAACTAAGAGCAAATCAAAAATTGATAGGACAATAAAAAATTTAAAACAAAAATATAAAGTGGAGTCTGGTGACTAAGATAATAACCTCTGGTTGGGAAACTCAACAAACGCTATTTGAGAGGGTTCGATTCCCTCCCGCTATTTTATATCGCTAATGATAGTAAGGGTTACTATCCCGATATGGTTTGAGATTATTAAAATTAATGGTGAAATATGTTTAAGATGGAACTTGGTTTTAATCCCTACGATAATAAAACTAATCAAGCTTTTAATCAACGGGACTGCGAAATGAGAGGAAAATTTATCCACTCTTTTGGTGGCGAGCAAAATATTTATTGTTACAATGGAGATCCTCGTAAAAAAATCAGTACTATGTCTCATACTGCTGACCTAACTCTAGCGGTTCATGCTAATCTAAATAATAGTTCAGATGTTTACTTTTATGTGAACGGTGGACGAAAGCAATATGCTATTAATGAGTTCCGCTCCTGCTTTGTTGATATTGATGCTGGGCGAGATTCTACTGGTAACTATCTTTCCTCAAAAGAGGTTATGAGGTTTAAGCAGGCTACCCTTGATAAGATAAATAGTTTTTCGGTAACTCCTAGTTGGGTTGTTGATACCCGTAATGGTTATCAGGTTTATTGGATTTTGGATAAAAATAGCAGATATATCAATAAACAAAATTGGAATGGTATTCAGAAGAAGTTGGTAAATTACTTTGGAGGAGATGCACGAGCCATCAAGACTAATCAGATTTATCGAGTTCCTTATACTTGGTGGCGTAAGTGCTGGGAGAAGAAAGCTTCTTACTACTCTACTGTTCTTCAAGGTTCAACTGGTCAGATCGTTAATGTTCAAGATTTAATAGCTGCATTAACTGGTCAACCAGCAACAGTAAATATTGTTCCTAATGCTACTAGTGATGCTTGGTTTGATAAGTGGCGTGAAACTTATAAGAAGTCTGATAATAATGGACTTCCAGTAAGTTTTGATGCTGCCACAAAGATTCTGAATGAACTTAATAGTCAAAAAACAGTCTATACTAATAGTGTCTCTGATAGTTGTTGTCAAAAGAATACTAAAGATAATGCGTGGGGAGACTTTGGTAAGACTTATAGTATTAATAAAGAAGATCCTAATAAGTATGTTGATTATAAGTGCAATAAGTCTTTTGGCAATAATTATGAGAAGACTTATGGTGATCCGTCGCCAACGCTACCTTCTCATGCTGGCAAAAGCGGTTTAGATTTGAGTGAGTCACAGGCCAAACTTTTAAAAACGGTGGTCGAGTACCTCAACCAAGCGTCTACAGCGTTGTATTTCAGCAACAACCGATTCCTTTCTGGTGCTGCCAGAGACTTGGCAAATCAGATTAGTGACAAGTTTTGTATCGGTTGAGAGTTCTGTGTCAGGGGTATTGGAGATTCCATACCCTTTTGACACAACAATAATATAAGGATAAAATAAATGGGTAGACATATAAATCCTCTGTTAAAACTTTTGTTGAATGATAAAGAAGCAAAAAAAGATTTTATTGAATTAGTTCAAAACCATGGAGATAAATGGACTACTTCAAAATATCTTGAAGATGGTAAGTTTAGAAACACCAAATGGTTTGTTAGTGGTCAAACAATTGGTAATATTATGAAGAGGTTGGGTTTTGTTGGTCGTCGAGGTAAACCGGCAAGAAAACCAGAGTCAATAGTGAAAGAACAAAACAGATGGATGTATGGTGATCCAGGATGTAATTAAATTATGAACCAAGATGAAAACAATTACAATGACTATGATGATAGTCAGGACAATTTAGAGAGTCAGTATAAACATTATTTTAAGTTTGATCCCGAAGCGTGGGATGCTTGGGGCAAATGGTTATATGATGCGTTAAATGAAGCTGTTGAGATTTCACCAAATGTGTGGTATACTTATGGTTTTCCATCGAAGTCGATTCCTGTGAATAGTTATATCTCCAATACTGACAAGGGTCACTCCTTCCAGTATTTGGGGAATAACTATCAAAACCAAGAAGTGTGGAAAGCTAAATATTTTATACATAACCCAATAAATACAGAATATGCATTACACATCCAATCTCACGCTAAATATTTTTTACAACAGCCTAATTACTATAAAGGCCTATTCGATATTCTTAACTAGAAAGTATGTGTATTATGACAGATATGTTTGTAATTAAAGACCTGGATCATTTTATAGATAGTACTCGTAAATTAGTGTTTAATAGCTTTGGTAAACAAGATGCTTCAAATCAATCTATAAACCAAATGTTGTATAGCGATATGTCAGAATCAGACATTAATGAAATGGATAGAGTGCTCAGTATTTCTGAAACAGAAATTATCATAAAAAATCGTCTAAAAAAGCAAAAAAATAAAACAACAGGAGAACATAGATATATATTGACAGAATCACAATTCTGTGATATAGTAGAAGATCTTAATTCTAGGATGGTTAGTAACTTACTAAGCGAATTAGCTGCCAAAGGCATGATAGAATCCGCATACGATTCCGAACTCAATGACTTTGTATTTTGGATTAAAGATGATGAACAAACAAAAGAAGACAATACGTCAAGTTAAACCATGTGATATTGATATACACTTCAAATACAAGTGCTCAAATGAAGAGTGTAATATTGAACACTGGTTATTTCTAAAAGAATCTAAAACTAAAAACTTTAAAATCGTATGTGAATGTGGTAATATTTATATTCCTAAAAGAGTTTCTAAATTAGTTATTAGATATGCTGGTTCTCTAAAACAAAAACACTCAACACAAAAGTTATCCAATAATATTTTACAAAAATGCATTAAGATATTGGATAAATACGGTTTTGATAAGACGGAATCAGAGAAACTTATACAGCAGGCTTTTGAACAAAGCAAGAGTGAAGAAATAGGTTCATTAATTAAATTGGCTTTACAACTATTTGGAGGTAATAATAATGTCTAATGGTATGCGTCCTACGTCGTTTGATGAAATTGTTGGTCAGAGCGAAGTTATAAGCAGACTCAGAGTGTCTGTGGTCGGCTGTAAAAACACTAATACGGTGATGCCTCATGTTTTAATAGACGGCCCTCCTGGGCTTGGTAAAACAACAATAGCGGGCGCTATCGCAAAGGAGTTGGATGTGAACCTATATACAACCAACGCTGCTAATATACGTAGTGTTAAAAATATTATGTCTTACTTGTTAGGAATAGCTCCTAGATCAGTATTATTTATTGATGAGATTCATAGGCTTCCTAAATTAGTAGAAGAATTTCTATATCCAGTAATGGAAGACTTTGTTCTTACTATTACTACTGAAGATAAACCTGAACAAATAGATTTGCCAGCTTTTACTGTTGTAGGAGCAACTACTAGTGGAGGTAGTCTGAGTCAACCGTTTTATGATAGATTTAGTATCAAAGAACACTTGTCTTTTTATAATACTGATGATTTAGCTAAACTAGCAAAGTTTAACTGTGAAAAGCTGTCTATAACTGTTAGTGATGAGGATTTATTAGAAATTGCTAAAAGAAGCAAAGGCACACCAAGAATTTTAAATTCACGCTTACAATGGTATAGAAACTATACAAGTTGTCATGGCTGCAACGATCCTATATCAAAAATCTATGATCTTCAAGGAATTGATGAGCACGGTTTGGACACTTATGATCGTATGTACTTAGAAGTTCTAAAGAAAAATAAAAATAATCCATTGGGTCTTAAGGCTATATCTTCTATGACAGGTATTGCCATAGACACTATAGAGAATAGTATTGAGCCATTCTTAGTGCGTAAAGGATTGGTTATGCGTACTCAAAAAGGAAGAGTGCTGTCTAGTTAAAAAAGATATTAATATTACTAATATAGGTTTTGGTTAAAGGGGCATTATTGCCCCTTTTTCTTTTTGTATAATGGTGTAAATGTTACTGGAGGATGTTGACTATGGAGATTTTATTATCTATATTGACCATAATATTATTATTTAATTTAGTATTTATCGCTGGTATTTATATTGGCTTAAACTACAATAGTCAGGCTAATTTTGGGAGCCAGTTGATTTTTAATAAGACAGACAAATTAAAAAATACAAATAATAATACTATAAACAAAATATCTATTGATGATACCAAATATGTAACTAAGATTAATACAGATAATCTGGAAAAAAAATACGACGATATAGCCTCAATAAAATATTCAGAAGACACAATAGAAAGTTCTGTAAATAAACTCAAAACACTAAAAGGTTAATTAAATTATGGCAAAAGGCTTAGACGTAGGTACTAGTTTTATAGTATTGTCTGAAGAAATAAACGGGAAAATAGTCTATAAAGACTTTAGAGATGCTTTTTATAATATTAATCCAACAACGCCCGTTGCTTCTAAAATGATTGAAAAAGGTTTAGCCGGTAAAATCTTTATAAAAGATACTAATGGTTCATTTATTTTATTAGGTCAAGATGCTATTGATAAAGCTATTGAAAGAAACGATAATGCTAAAAGACCCATGAGCAAAGGTGTGGTGTCTGCTAAAGAAAAAGACGCTAAAAGAGTTTTAGCTTTTATCTTAAAAGAAGTTGCTGGACAAGCAAAAGAACAAAATGAAAAACTGGTCTTTTGCGTTCCTGCTCAACCAGTAGATCAAGAAGATGAAGATTTTGATATAGGATATCATGAAGATGTAGTCAAATCTATTTTATCAGAATGTGGTTATTCTGCAATATCAATAAATGAAGCAGAAGCGTTGTGCTATGCTGAATTAGAAACTGAGGATTATACTGGCATAGCTGTCAGTTGTGGGGCTGGTATGACTAATGTTTGCGTGATGTTAAACGGTGAGCCAACAGTAGTATTTAGTACAACTAAGTCAGGTGATTGGATCGACCGTATGAGTGCTGTTGCTACTGGAGAAAAAGATAGTGTAGTTCAAGCAGAAAAAGAGGGAGGAAATTTTACTATTGGAGAAAAGAATGATAATCCAGTATTAGCAGCAGTATCGTCATACTATGAAAGACTTATTGATTATACTACTAAAAATTTATCTTTAGCATTAACAGAGCATAAATTATTACCTAAGTTTAAAAATCCACTAAAAATAGTTGTTGCTGGTGGTACTTCTCAAGCTAGGGGCTATATCGATAATTTTAGTCGAAAATTAATTGATAATAAATTTCCATTATCTATAAAACAAGTTATTCACGCAGAAGATCCCTTACATGCGGTGTCTAAGGGTTGTCTAATAGCCTCTAAAATATTATAATCTATTAAACAGTATAAAAATAATTATGAGCAAGATTAGATCAAAATGTTGTCCAGAGGTTTCCTTAACACCATCTCCAACACCTTCTAGAACACCATCTCGTAGTCCTACTCCTACACCGTCTCTAACGGTTTCTCTAACAAGAACTAAAACGCCAACACCAACAAGAACATATAGTTCAACTGCTACTCCTACTAAAACTCCAACACCTACGGCAACGCCTACTAAAACTCCAACACCTACGGCAACGCCTACTAAAACACCGACCGTTACACCAACCAATACTATTAGTCCAACAAGAACACCAACATCTAGCATAACTCCTACAAGAACGTCTACAATAACGCCCACTGCAACTACTACTAGTTCTGTTACTCCTACTAAAACACCTACTCCTACAATTACTAGAACCTCAACAGCTACTCCAACACGTAGTCCAACAAGAACAGCGACCCCTACTCCCACAAGAACAGTTACTCCTACTATAACAAGTTCGGTGAGTCCCACTAAAACTGCTACTCCAACAGTAACTCCAACTAATACTCCTAGCATTAGTGTTACTCCTAGTGTTACACCTAGTTTAAGCGTTAGCGTTTCTATTACTCCAACACTTACTCCAACACGATCATTAACTCCAACGCCAAACCCGACACCATCTTCAACTCCTGAACCGACACCATCTCCAACTCCGCCGAGCATCTTCACATACTTCTGTGAACCCACCACCGGATGCTTAGGCGGCGTAGTGCCCGGCCCTAACCCGCCACCTGGCTACACAGGGTACGAAACCCCAGAAGAGTGTGAGGCCAACTGCGAATATCTCGGGGTTTTTTGCGACCCATTCCAAGCTTGCCTAGGACCGTCATACGGCCCGCCGGGTAGTCCTCCTGTGGGGCCAGCAACGTGCTTGGATTGCAGGCCGTCTTACGTCTGCGACGGCGGCGGCGGCTGTGGGGGGACAGGCTATTACGACATCAATGATCCGGCTTATGTCTCCGAAGACGAATGTATAGCTGCTTGCGTATTGACAAACACCGGGTGTGACCCGGCAACCGGAGAATGTTACGAAGGATACGGACTAGGATATGCAAATGCGGGCGGGTGTCCGGGATGCACAGCATGCCATGTTTGTGACAATGTAAATGGATGGACATTCGTGGCCTTCAGAGAAGGAGACAATTGCACCGGCGCCGGCGAGCTTAACTCGAGCTTTGATCCAGCAGGATGCAAACAGTGGGTCGAGTGCGATCCCTTCAACGGATGTTCAGACCTAGGATATACTTTATCTCTTGGAATGAACCCTGTTGAAGGAACCTGCGCCGACGGAGTATGTGAATTAACTAACACCGGGTGCGACCCGGCAACCGGAGAATGTTACGAAGGTTACGGGGCCGGATATGCAAATGCGGGCGGATGTCCGGACTGCTCATTAACTAACACCGGGTGCGACCCGGCAACCGGAACGTGTGACCAAGGTTACGGGGCCGGATATGCAAATGCGGGCGGATGTCCGGACTGCACATCATCTTGGGGCCCCTATGTTTGTAGAAAACAGACTCTACAGGACACGAGGGATCTTCCCACGGAAGACTTAATTTTTGGAGGAGCTCCTACTTCATATTATATCTGCCTAGGAGGCTCTGGAGAACCAAATGGGTGCAATTCCAATCCTTCTCCTTGCGACGCTCCTGATTATCCCCATCATTGCAACCGATCTGGGGATTGCGGCGAACTGACACTTCCTGATCAATGTGATGGCTGGCCTTTGGATTCAACTACGACCTATGTGTCCGAATGCTATAATGTCAATAGTTGTTCGGAATGTCAGGGCTAGGGGCAAATTCATCATGCAAGATCAAATGTCATCCTCGTCCATGTCGTTATCAAGTGGAACCTCCCAGTAGAGTTTGTCTATCCAGTGCTTCCAGGTGTCAAGAACCCTCGTGCTGTCCCTTATGACTGAATAGCCTGGCTTTCGGGAGCCTTGAGGAGCCTCCAAAAGAAAGTTAGAGAAATAACATTTCCTATATCATTCTGAGTGTTGACTTTTATTTTGATAAGAATATAATATAAAAACAGTGATTACTCAATGTATTAAGGAGAAATTATGATCAATTTAGGAAATTTACACGATGTTCTAGCATTGTTTGTTAAAGATGATACTATTTTTAATTCTTTACAAAATGATTTTACAGAAATTTTAGCAGACTTGGTTAGTTATAAAAATAATCCTAATTGTTCCTGCAAAGGAAGAGTGAATAAATTTTTTGCAGATAAACTACAAGAAAATCCACAAATCCTCAATAAGTATATAACAAATCCACCATTTCTGCAAAACGAATTAGACAAATTAAGTTTAACAAGACAACAAAATAATTACTCTGGTAAAATTATTACTATACCAAAAACTGAACAAGCTTGGCAACAATTAGCTCTAGAAATTAATCGAGGTAAATTATTTAGAAGTTTTAATGTAGTAGAAAGAGACAATGAAATAGTGGTATACTTTTTATGACAATTATAATATATCTATTAATTAGTTTAGGGCTATGTTATGCTTGGAGTGATACTGAAGCTTCTAGACCTTTAAGAAACATGATAGCTAGAATACCTTATATCAGAAGACCTTTATTGTGTCATGAATGTTCTAGTTTTTGGATAGGGCTAGGCTTAAGTTATTTTATCAATCCTATAGGCGAATATTGTAATCATCCTATAAGTTATATATTTAGTGCTTTTTGTTCTTTTTTTATTAACCTAGTATTTGTTAGAAATAAGTACATATCTTTAAAAGACTAAATTTATAGGATATTATTGGTTATTTAGTTGTGGTGTATTTATAATTATGTTCAACATAATTTAATTTTATATGGCCAAACTCTTTTATGACTAATATTATTCCTATTAAATGCTGTTTGATTCCCTCTCCCACTCCATCAAGATCTGCTCAAACAGATATTTGTATTCGTGGATTAGTATATCAAAATAGCTATAATACTATTAAGCCTACAAACGAGCTTGGTAGTATAGTGTCTATACTAAATTACAAAGAATTAAATTTTATTAGCAGGCCTTATACTATTAATTTGCCCGGTGTTCCTGTAAATTTAACAAATAATTTTCAAATACATTTTGGGGGTCAATTATATATAGACCAAGAAGCAACATATAAATTAAATTTAATTACTAATCAAAATGCACAATATAAAATATCAATAGATGCTATTGAATATATAAACAATACAAATATTAATTTAACATCAGGATTACATTCTATAAATATACAGTATATCCCAGGAAATAGTAATAATATAGAATTAAAATTATTTTGGAATTCTATTTATACTAATAATGTAGATACTATAATTCCTTATAGTAGTTGGATCTGTACTGATCCATTGGTAACTCCAACTCCAACTCCAACGACTATTATTCCAAGTTCTACTCCAACACTAACTCCGACACGAACTCCTACACAAACCCCAACCCCTACACAAACCCTAACTCCAACACCATCACGAGCAGCTAATTGTAATATTTTTATAATAGACGGTAAAACTCATTCTATGAGTACTCCTCTAGATACTGGTATTAATATTGGCATCAATGATAGCATAAATATAATCTCTACTGGTACTATAAACATAAATTGGCCTTTATATCCTGGTGCCTATGGTCCGGACGGAATTACAGCAGCCGGAATAGACGCCTCTACAAGCTGTACATACATGGCTCTTCTTGGTCGTATAGGAACAGGCCCGATATTTCAGGTAGGATCATCATACAACAATACAGCAAGTCAATCTGGTAGATTATATTTGTTTTTTAATGATGAAGACGCATTAGGTGATAACAGCGGGTTTTTTAGCTCTACCCTTTGTATTATTAAACCAAGTCCCACTCCTACGCTTACTCCTACGCGTACTCCAACACAAACATTAACTCCTTCTATAACACCAACACGTACAGTTACTCCAACTGTATCTCCGTCTAAACCAAATCCAATACAAAGTCATCCAATATTATTAAGTGCGGATGGGGGGAATGAACATTTATTAATAAAATGGAGTCCACCAGCTAATCCTATTACTACTCCTGAAACATATCTAATTGAAGTAGATGGTACAATCGTAGGGACAGTACCGTCTAGTATAACTCCTACCTCAGCTTTAATTATTGGATTAGAAAATAATAAAACTTATTCTATAAGATTAGCTGCTTATTATCCTAGTGGTTATGTTATTGGTAATTGGGTATACGGCAATACTATTACAGCAATTACTGCTCCTAATCTTCCTGTTGGTGCCGAGTCCACGATTATATCTGCTAGACCAGGATTTAGCGCTATCGAAGTAGAATGGAGTATTCCAGCCTGGAACTTAATCACATTTAATGCTCAATTACCAGTAGACAATAACAGTCTTCCATATCGTTTTCAAGCATATCATAGTTGGTATACTCTCTACTATTCTATAGACGGGGGTATAAATTGGGTTTTTGCAGCAACCAATATTCCTCCGAGCAGTCAAAGAATTATTGTTAGTAATTTAAATTCTAATTTTAATTACATATTTAGGCTCTCTACAAGCTATTCATTATGGGGAACAGATTTTGGTACCATTAGCTCTAGTTCTAAAGAGAATAAGTCTATAGTTTTTACAAAAGACTATACTATTCCAACAAAACCTTTATAATTTATTCGTTATGAAAGACAAAATAAGAAATGAGCAAGTTAAGAACTAGCTGTTGCGAAGATTGTATTTTCCTACCCTCATATCCTATTTTGATAAAACCCAATATTACACTTTCCATATCTGCTACTCCTACTACTACTCCCACCACATCTATTACGGCAACACCAACTATTACCAGTAGTAGAACACCAACCGTTACTCCCACATTAACGGTTACACGTACTACAACACCAACTGTTACTCCCACTAGAACAAATACTCCAAGCTCCTCTGCAATATTCTCTGTTGATGCGTCTCCAACACCAACATCGACACCAACGTTAACCAGAACACCCACAAATACTCCTACTATTACAATAACGCCAACACCATCCGCTAGTAGTAAACTCGTCAATGATATAACATTATTTAATAAAGAGTCTTGGTCTTTTTTGGTTCCAGAACCATTTAAAACATATTTAGATCAAGCTTCAGATAGATGGTCAAATTATATACAATATAATAATAGTGCTTTTCAGTTTTTATTAGATAATGTTCCTGATTGGTATGGCTTAGCATTAAGACCTGACTCATTTGTTATAGGAGATTTAGGAATAGATCAATTTATTGCTGGTTGCGGGCCAGCAACAATTCTAGAAATAGACAGGTCTGGTTCAAAATTATTAGCTAATTCTGTATATTTTCAATTAATTATTAATAGATCTTTTAAAGATTTTTATTCTCCAGAAAACTGGATAGACATATTAACTCATGAACTAGGGCACGGATTAGGGATTGGGGTTTATTGGGGCTTGATGAACATAAAACCAATTAATCATTTCTTAGATGGTTTAATATATTCTGCAAGTCAAACTGCTTATAATTCTATTGTTGGCGCTAGTTATAATAAAATACCTTTAGAGATCGAAGGAGATTCTGGTACAGAAAATAGTCATTGGGAAAATAATTTTAGGGACGGATACCCTGGTTTATTAAACGAGATGATGATTGGATATTATGATCCTATGATAGGCCCATACAAAATATCTTCTCTATCCATCAAGCACTTGGCTGAATGTGGTTATACGGAAATTAATCCTGGAACTAGTGAGGGAGTTCCTATAGCTAATAAAGGACAAGCAATACGTAGTATGAGCGACAATACTAAAAAGTTATCATGTAAAGAATATTTAAATAATATAACCATTAATAGCATAGGATCATTTAATATTGACACAAAGGTATTCAAGCCACATGAACATTAATTATTAAGAATAAGATATATAATTTGATTGTACTATGGATTATTCTATATTTTATTGGAATATTGAAGTAATAGAAGATTCTAGGGTGTATTTAAATAAGGCAAAAAATAAACCCTATACAATAAAGAACATATATTATGAAGCTAAGAATAATAATTGGGTTGGTCGTATTTTTAACTGCTTGTTTTCCTGCTTTAGCTGGTCTTAGGGATCCTGAAACAAGCGACTTAAAACATCTAGAATTAGCTCAAAAATACAACCATACTGGTCAAGTTCTAGGATTTGATACTAAAGACACTCCTTGGATGGGATCATGCGTAGCTATACATGATCGTATAGTACTAACTGCTGCTCATTTTATGATTGATGCTAAACAATGCTCTGTAGTTATTAATAATAAAAAAGTTAAAGCTATTAGATGGAGGGTGCATCCAAATTTTCATATGCCTATTATTGGCCAAAATGATATAGCTATTGTTTTATTAGATCAAAATATTGAATTACAAAATTATCCAGAATTATACGTGGACAAAAACGAGGTTAACAAAACCTGTTATATTTCTGGTTTTGGATATTCAGGCACATTTTTAGAAGGGCCTAGTATTTATGACCATAAATTAAGAGCCGGTTCTAATATTATAGACTTTATAAGTCGTGGAGTTCTTGTTTGCTCGCCATCTAAAAATCATAATAAAACACCACTAGAGTTTTTAATAGCTGCCGGAGACAGCGGCGGAGGCCTGTTTATTGATAAAAAACTAGCAGGCATACATTCTGCTATTAGTCAGCCAACAAAGAAAAAAAATGACCTATATTTATTAGAATCTTATCACACTAGAGTTAGTGAACATATAGAATGGATACAATCAAATAAAAAAGCTTTTTTAGAGGTAAAATAAAATGAATTTTTTAAAACCGTTTCGTCGTAATAGAATTTCTTTACTACCATATATTAAAGAAGATTATTATGGATTATCTATTAATAGTCCTCAGACATATGGTTGGGAGCTAGAAAAATTTGATATTCCAAAAGTCTGGAGAAAATCCAAAGGAAACGGAGTAGTAGTAGCGGTAATAGATACTGGATGCGACCTTACACATCAAGACTTACTGCCTAATCTATTACCAGGTAAAAATTTTGTTGATCCTAAAAAACTGCCAGAAGATAATGCTGGTCATGGAACACATGTGTCTTCTACTATTGCAGCAATAGATAACGGTTTTGGCATGGTGGGCGTAGCACCGGAAACTAAGATTATTCCAGTAAAAGCACTGGGTGATGACGGAACAGGTTCTTTGAGGGCTGTAGCTGATGCTATCTATTGGGTTGCTGATGATACTAATGCTGATTTTATCAGTATGAGTTTGGGGTCTCCTAATAACATAAAAATTTTAGAAGATGCTGTGAATTATGCATATCAGAAGGGGAAAATTATATTTTGTGCTGCTGGTAATGCTGGAGAAGCATCAGAAATTATGTATCCTGCTAATTATGATAGTGTTATTTCTATTGGGGCGATAGATGAAAATTTAGAACGCACCAGTTTTACATGTAGTGGTGATAATTTAGATTTTTTAGCTCCTGGACATAATATTCTAGGTTGTATTCCAGGCAATAGATATGCACTAATGAGCGGCACAAGTATGAGTAATCCTTTTGCGATAGGTTGTGCGTCTTTATTATTGGCTTATAATAAAAAAACCAATAAATATAAATTAAAATCTATTAATGATTATATCGATATTTTTAAAACAAATGCTTTAAGTTTATCTAATACTAGATATAAAAATATTAGAAAATATCAAGGATATGGGATTATTAATCCTATTTTTTAGGAATAGTTTGTAGCTTTGGAGGAGAATCTATATATTTTTGTTCTAATTTATTTAAAGCTTTTTTATATGCCTTTAAATTTTTGGTGTTATATAAACGAGCTAATCTATTCAGATCTTGTTTAAGCTCAGTAGGACACGGATAATCGTCGCCATCTTCTATATCAGATTCTGGTGGGGCCATATACGGAGCATTATTTACTGCTGCATAAGTATGTGCATCTACAAAATTTGTTAAAGTACGATCCAGGCTCATTGCGGAATAGTTTGGATACGACGATTGAGCAAAAGTTGTGTTAGAGTACCAGGGTAATAAAAGAATTAATATAATAGCAATAAAATATTTAGTATACATAATTATCTTTCTAAGTATCCTAGTTTAAAAAAGTTTAATATATTAGCTTCTGATACTTTTTGAAATTCTTCTGAATCTCTAAAAATATTACAACCTCCTCTTTCTGCTGGAACGTGACCAATAACAGGAAAAGATTCTACTCTGGGAGAAAAATCAGTATCTCTAGAATAAGATAATACTATTTTCTTAATATTTTGATATCCCATATATGCAGATAACAGCTCATCATCTCTCCATGTTTTTCCAAGAAAATTATTTACAAAGTCTGATAAATCAAAAAATTTACGCAAGTATGACACTGTTTTATAACCTTCTAGAACTTTAACATATGTATCTTTATTTAAAGTTGTACAGAAATGGCATGATCCGTCTAGTGAAGACATACCCGCAAAGCCTATTGCACAATCCGGATATTTAGTTCTGGCATCTATATGAGTCTGAACCATACCGTCCATATAATATAAATCATCATCAACTACTATAATTAAAGTTTCTGGATCATCACACCTATACAGAGTAGGTAGAATTTTGGTAATAGAACCGTAATCCTCTGTTCTAAATATTTTTAGATTATTATAATCTTTAGACATATTTTCGAGCCAATCAGGAACTAAAACTTCAGTACCCTGATAGGTTAATGGAACATTAAAATGTACTGTGTATGGCAAAGAACTGGATTGAGATACTATTGTTTTTAACGCTTCTCTGGTTGTAGAGTGTCCATTTCTTTCTTCTAGTCTATTTGGTATACTGGTTAATGTAATAATAATATTCATAGTCGAATTATTCCTTGGTCTTCTTTCATAACTTGTGAAAATATTGGATGTTGCCATATGTCAATATTAGATTGGGCTCTCCATCTATTACATCCACTATAGCTTTCATATGGTAAAGGCTTGACTATAGGAAAACTGTGAGAACCTCTACCATCATAATTAACCGGCCTATAATCAGTTTCTTGATCATAAGAAGCACATAAATAGTAAAAATTATTTTTCCAAGCATAATATCCCATAAGAATATCATTATTCCAAGTCATAGATAAAAACTCTACATCTAGCAAGTCTGTTTTTAGTAATTTTCTTCTGTATGATACCGAGTGCCAGTGGTCCGGGAATCTAAGATATATATCTTTAGACGTTGGAAATAAAACACAGCTATTATAAAGTTTTCCTATTTTTACAGAATCTTGGTACCAAGTTCTCATTTCTTTCGGATCATTACCTCTAAAGCATATGCAATGGTTGTCTGGATATTCCTGTAATTTTTTCATATGGTACTCTACCATTTCGTGATGATACAGATGATCGTCGTCGCATACAATCAACACATCATCATCATCCATATCTACAAACTGTATAGGATACAGTATATTGCTGATAGGACCATAATCAACATCATGTCTAATAATATTTATTCTATCGCCTTTATTAACGATATCTAATAGCCAGTCAGGAATAGTAAAATCATCATAATTAACAAACTTATTAGGAATACAAAGTAATACCTTATATTCGTAGCTAGTATGCTGATTTATTAGAGCATCCAGACATTGTTGAAAACTTTCTCTTAAATAGATCCTGTCGGGTAAACAGCATAAAGATATATATATCATATAGTATTTACCCAATATAAATCTACGTCCTGAGTATCTGGACGATTGGAAGTATCTAAGCCAATGATAGGAAACTTATTAGTGTCTAATGATATATTTTGAACCAGATGCTTAGAGATGAAAGATAATTCTAGTACATGTGGAAAATTTTTAACAACGATACTATTATTGCTATCTGGCATTAAATTTAAATCAAAAGTTCCTCCCCAAGAATTTCCATGAATATGAAACAAAACCATATTCTTAAAATTATTTTGAATTAGTTTGACTAATTTGTTTCTATTCTCTGGTACTTGTAAATCATGTACCTCCAGAATTAATCCTGTTAGATTAGAATCTGGATAAAAATTATCAAATATAGTATATTCAGCACCCTCTGTGTCAACCTTTAACAAGACATCCTGCTTAGAATCTGCTATAATATTAATTGGAATATCTTTTTCTTTAAATCCTACATTATTATGTACATAAAAAATATTTTTATTAATTCTATCTGGAAATTTATGACATAAATTATTGCATGGGTATGTTCCATCATAAGCCTCTATATATCTTTCTGAATACTGCTCTGCCCACTGAAGTTCAAAAGCATCTTCTCCTCCTATACCAACAGAAATCAATCTTTTTGTATTATCTAGAATAAGCTCGTTTAGAATATATCCACCGTCATGTGTATTTCCACAACGTATCTTAGTAGAATTAACGTCATATACAGATAATGCTTGTAAAAATCCCATAATAAGTTTTATTTCTTTCTATAATTAATTATAAATATCCAGTAATAGGATCGGCCCAACCCTTACTTGTACTATGAGGCCAAACAATCCAACTAATAGGCTTAATATCAGTTTGGAATTCTCTCCATACTTTACAATAACCATCAGGATCTTGTTTCATGCGTAGTATTTCGTCTTTGTCGGCGTCTTTTCGATAAATATCATTACCATCAGCATCTTTAAATGCTACTGCCCAAAAATCATAATCATTTTCTGCAACTTGTCCGTATTGTATGTCTATGCAATGCTTAAAAATTCTTAGTAATTGTTTATCAAAATCTTCATCTAACAAATGTGATGTTTCTGGATCTGGTGGGGGCTGATTGTCTTTGACTCTTTTTTGTATTGCTCTTTTACTAAAGGATAAACCAGAATATTTTTCATAATCTCTTAAAGATCTAGTATCACCGAAACCATAGATACCAAAGTCTATGTCTGTTTTTTCCCCGTCCATTTCGAATAGCTTTCTATTGCGCAAATGGCACGTATTATTGCGTTCTACCCATTTACCATCATCATCCCACTGCTTAGACCTTCCTTTTCTGGTATATTCATGCCAACAAATTACTTTATGAGGATGAAATAAATCATATCCGTGAGTATAAGCCCTAGCGGCTATGCTAATTTCCTCTCCATGAAAATAATAATTAGGATCATGCTTAACTTCCTTACAGAATTGTCCAACAGTAAAAGCAAAATGAGCACTATAAAATCTGGCTGGTAAAGGTTGTGTTTTGTCATCCCACGAATCAAATGATGAGGGCAAGAAGAACACAGCACCTTCAGGAATAAATCTATCAAAATTCATTTTCCACGGTTCTTGAACACGTAAATCAGGATCATTGTCAGGATCAAAACTAGGTATATATGCTGTTAATAAAGGCTTGCTATGTCCTTTATCTTGTAGATCAGTTACCATATTAATTAGTTCAGTATCCCAGTTTTCGATAAATCTATGATGACTATCAAGCTGAAGAGTATATTTTTCATCCTTATATAATGACTGTACTAGATTTCTAGCCCAGCATACTCCTTGACTATCTTTATAGTCAATATCTATAATTCTAAATCTATCATCTTGTTTAAATTCATCAAGATTATCCCATGCATCTTGAGTACAATGTTGCCATGAGATGCCTATTCTTAAATTTTCTGGATACTGGGCTTTATCCAGCATATCTCTTAAAGTAGGCAGTAGTTGAGGATCTCTATAAGAAGCTATTTGAATAAAAATTGTATTATCAGCTTTCTTTTCTATCTTTTCCGTCATAAAAATGTACTCTGTTATGGGTTATCGGGCTGCCTAAAATAATTGCTGGTTTAACTTGATTGGTAATAGTAAGAGTATATATATGACTCATCCATGTTTGTTCATATGGATGAGCCCAAGTCGTATCTAAGAACAACTTCTGATTACCTTCTTGATCTATAATATGAGGCCAGTTGGAATAGTAAATCTCCCCCTCTGCATAGGGCATACCGTTTATTGATTTAATATGATTAAATTTTGTATTTGGTTTTTTGTTAATGTCACCGAAATACTCTATTTTTTTCTCTAGTGGCAAATTATGCCAACTCCATTGTTCACCATTATGGCCATAAAATTCACTAAAACTAAACTTAATGAAATCATATTCTTGTTTATTCATTAATGTAATAATTTTATTATAAAAATCTGGTATAGATTTTCTAAAACCAAATGGACAAAATGAAGAAGACATATCTAATAACATATCGTCTTCAAAAAAAATCATATATTTTGCACCATATTCGGCAAAATGCTCGGCAGAAAACTGTCTACCACCACATACTCCTAAGTTTCCCTTTTTTATCTGTTGGATAAATCCATATTCTTCACATATTTTATCATATAAAGGAGATAGCGATTCATTTGTTGAATTATTGATTAAGATTTTTTTGGTTTTAGTTAAAAAGTTAGTGTCATGATTTTCAAAGCTTTTTAAAACCATTAATAATTGTTCAGGAGAATTAAAAGTATTTATATACAATAATACATCATTATTTTTAGAGCTTTTACGATTTAAAGTATTATTTGCTGACAATAATAATTTATTATTTTTTACATTCTCAAAAAATGTAGATAATAATCCGTCTGAATTAATAGAAGCAAATCTATAAGAATCTGGATCAGTATATGTCATTATTGTAAATATACTTTCTTCAGTACCCATTAGATTATTCTTAAGACTATCACTAAGTAAAGAATAGTATACTTCATTTGCTTTTGATATATAATCTATGTGTCCACCAAAAAAACCTCCCCTAGCCACCCTATTAACATCATTTGATCGACAATATTCTCTCATCTTGACGATATTGAAGCCATGAATTTCTGTCTCTGGCTGATACGGAAAACAAATAAATAAAAATGAATTCAGATTTTCAATAATTTTATCTACTACTTTATCGTGACCAAAATATCCTGGATGAACAGTATTCGCTATTCCTCCATCTATCCAAAACATATATTGGCTATTAAAAGGATTAAATATTTTAGCATTATGCAGCAAAAACATTTTGCTCATAACCATTGGATTATATAATGGTAGTTTTGATTGAGTGCTATCTATTAACCATCCTGCTTGATTAAGCCAATTTTCATTTGTTCTTATTTCTTGAACTTTATCATAAAAAGGAAAAAATGACCCTGAAAAATCATTTTTTGAGTGGTAATAAACAGCAGTATTTGATCGATCTCGATATTCCCACACCAATGACTCATGCTGCTTATCTATAAAGATAATTAGATTAATATTTTTTGTAGATTGTAGAAGAGACTTAAAGTTATTCAGGTAGTGGTCAAAAGATCTGCTCCACCCCTCTGACAAAGAACCTCTACCAAGATCCCATAATCCTGTCACTAAAGTATAATTAGACATAGAAGCCCTAGGATAAGTTATTAACCGTACCACCTGCATAATATATAATTCATTGTAGACCCTTTGTCAACTGTAATATTTTTTAAAAGTCTGTTGACACGAACGGATCAAAAGCATATAATACAGTAGTTGTTAACTTTTTACATACTTTTAGAAATCATGTCAAAGCCAGAAGACTTTCAGGATCGCAAGACCAACAGAAGAGACAAGCTAAATAAGAGCAAGAACTCTAAATATAAGACTAATTATGAAGATGATGATATTAAACAACATAAAATAAAAAAAGAAATTAAAAAGATAAAAGAGAGTTATCAGGACGAAGAGTGGGAAGACTGGGACAATTACTATAATTGATAATATGCAATATCTTGAAGAATTAGTTTCTGGCGACTGTTTTGAGTGTGAGGTTGGTAGTTTTATTTTAACTACTGACTTTAAAAAACATGGACAAAGATTATGTATCAATTTAAAGACCGGTATTTCTAGATGGCTAGAATCTAATCATTTGGTTGAGAGATCCGATATATTTAGACTAGATAAAGACAACAATATTATAGCAATTAAAGAAAGAGGTAAAACTACTAATGATACATCTCAGAATACTAACATTTCTTAAATCGCTATGGTTTCATATATACAACGGATTTCCAAAGTCTACCAAAGATGAGATTCTTTATAGATATAATATATGTTTGTCTTGTGAATATTTTAATAAGCAAAAATCAGAATGTAATGTGTGTGGATGCAACATAAACAAGAAAAGCATCTTTTTAAATAAATTAGCTTGGGCTGATCAAGAATGTCCAAAAAATAAATGGTCTAAAATTAACAGGTGATATAATGGTAAAAGTTTTTACTAAAAATGTAAATTATAATACATTTATGTATTCTAATAATAGTCTATTCGAAACAGTATTCAATAGAGTTAAGGCCCAAGATAAAGGTTGTACTGTTTTTATCCCTCATGTATGTAATAATATTGACTCATTTGGAGCAGGATTTGCTGCTCAAATAGCAGAATATTTTCCGTCGGTAAAGACAGATTATCATTTATTAGGTAAGAACTTTTTAAAAGCCAACCTAGGATACGCTCAAATATTAACGGTTTATGAGGAACCAAAATATAAGCATAAAATTCATGTAGTTAATATGATAGCTCAAAATGGTATCAAATCATCTTCTAATCCTAGACCACTAAACTATTGTGCATTAGTTAAGAGCATGGCAAAGTTGAGTATGTTCATAAATATGAATACAGGATTTATCAAGCAAACAGAAAATGTAGAAATACATTCTCCTAAATTTGGAAGCGGATTAGCTGGGGGTAATTGGCCATTTATTAGCGATCTGATTGATGATATCTGGGGCAAATATTTTGTAACAGTTTATAATTATCCTCCTAAAAAATAAACAAATTTGATTCTAAAATCTTAAATGATTACTAATAAAATTATATCTTATAGTTTATGGGGAGACGATAAAAAATATACGTATGGAGCTTTACGTAATGCAGAATTGGCTGAGAAGATATATCCTGGATGGACATCTTGGTTTTATATAGGAACTTCTACTCCTAAGGATATAATTGATAAGCTATCAGAACATAAGCATGTTCGTATTATACATAAAGACACAGAGTGTGACTGGACTAGTATGTTCTGGAGATTCGAGGCAGCATATCATCAAGATGTAGACGTATGTATTTTCAGAGACACTGATTCTCGTTTAAGTTCACGAGAGAAAGAAGCAGTTTCCGAATGGCTGGCTTCTGATAAAACTTTTCACATAATGAGAGATCATCCTTTTCATGGATATCCTATATTGGGAGGCATGTGGGGATATAAAAACAATCATAAGTATGATATGGAATCATTACTAGAGTCTTTTGATAAAAATAATAAGTACGGTATCGACTACGAGTTTTTTGCAACTGTTTTATATCCCCTTATGGGGTCTGATAAAATAGTGCATGATGAGTTTTTTGAAAAAATACCATTTCCCACTCCTCGTAATGATACTGAATTTGTTGGAGACGTATTTGATGAAAATAATAATAGACATTCTGAATATTATAAACATATATTAAAATGAATAAGTCTATATACGGATTCAATACTTTCTGTACACGAAGCCATCTATCTTTGGTTCAGGTATTGGCTGATTCTGTTTGCAAATTCAGTAAGTATCCGATCACTATTAATTGTCTTAATTTTGGATATGACTTTAATCATCCTAAAATTATATCTAAAACTATTGATACAAATAAAATATATAATTTAAATTGTATTTATAGATATAAATGGTCTACATTGTTAGATTCAGACTATGATATTACAACAATGTTGGATGCCGATATGGTGGTTTTGCCTGATATAGACCAAATATTCGAAGACAATAAATTTAATATAGCAGATAGCCAAGTTCCGCTTTTCGCTAAACACCCTCATAATCCTTTCGATAATCCTATGCATTCTGATAGTTTATATCGCATGATGGCTATGATTACATCAAATAAGCCTAAAATGCCGTATGTTTATGCTTCCGGATTAGTACATAAAAATCATCTTTATTTTGTTAAGAACTTAGTAGATACTATAGATTGGTTTGTATCTAACAATATTAATCCATATATAGAAGACGAAGGACTATTAAATTGTTTATTATCTAAATATGAGATTGATAATAGTTTAGACTATAATTATTTTCCAAATTATACTTTATATAATGATTATATCACTAATGTTATAGACACAAGCAGTGAAATGTATAATACATATACTCGCTATGCTTGTCCGGTAAAGTTCTACGCTTTTCATGGATGTAAAGATCCATCAGCGGCTAAATTGATTCTTGATAAAGTATCTAATAGCTTAAAATTATCTGATAATATATGATTATTCATCATCACTTAGGACTCGGTGATCATTTTGTTTGTAATGGGTTAGTTAATTATTTCTCTAAGCTAGAGAAAATAGATCTTATATGCAAAAAATATAATGAACCAACAGTTAAAACACTATACCAAGATAATAATAGTGTAACAATCGTCCCTATACCAGCAAAAAATGAATTATTAGAAAGCTATAATTACTCGGTATCTACAAATCAAAAAATATTAAGAATAGGATTTGATAAATGCGACATTAACAATTGGGATAGGTCATTCTATTCTCAGGTTGGTTTAGATTTTGTAGAACGATATAGACTATTTAAATTACCAAAAAAACTACCTGAGCAAGCACCAGCACCACAAGAACCTTTTATATTCATACATAGTGAGAGTAGTGAAGGCTCTTATAATTTAAATATTAACTCATCAATTAATAATAGATTTTATGTAAAAAAAACAGATACAGATAATCTTTTAGGTTATTTGCATCTTATTACCATGGCTGAAGAGATACATTGTATTAATAGTTCTTTGTTTCATTTAATAGACAGCATACCTAGTATAACCAACAAACTATACTATCATAACATAAGACATCATCCGTGTACTTTTGAATTATCTAATAAATGGAGTATTGTTAATTATGACAATTAAAGGACAAATACTAGCTGATTCATTATTTGCTAATAGTATAAATAATACTATAAAAACATATATGCCTAAAACTATTGTAGAAATAGGAACATGGAAGGGTTTGGGTTCCACCAAAAGAATTATAGAAGCTATAATGCAATATAAATTAGAGTCTAATTTTATTAGCTTAGAAACAAATAAAAAATTTTATGATGAAGCAAAATATAATTTAGATAAATATACAAAATATATTAATCTAATTTATGGTAGAATTATAGATCAGTCTGATATATTTAAATTTCTTGATTTAAGCCCCATTATTAATACTGAATTTTTTACAATAGAACAGCAAATATCTTGGCTTGAGGCAGATATAGAGAGTATGAACCAGTGCCCGAATGTCATAAGACAGATTCCATCAAACATAGACTTTTTGCTTTTAGATGGCGGAGAATTCTCCACATATGCAGAATGGAAGTTGCTCAAAGACAGATCCAAAGTAATAGCATTAGACGATACAAGAACGCAAAAATGTAAATATATAAAATTAGAAATCATGAATAATCAAAATAAGTATAATGTTCTTATAGACTCTGATGATCGCAATGGTTTTATGATAATAGAAAATAGAAATAATACATGTAGTGGAGAGACACTAAAAAGTACCATCATAGAAAAAATCTTATGAATGAAAATTCTAAATACATAGAGATCAACAAACTCTCTCATCTTCACAACGGATCATCAATTTTCTTTTGTAAAACAGACTATATTCTTTCAGAATTTAAGAATATTGAAAAACAAAACAATAATACGATATTGATTACGGGAAATTCCGACTATGCTATTACAGATCAAATGCTGACTCTTGCACCCAAAAACATTAAGAAATGGTATGCTCAAAATGCGATAGCTAATAGTCCCATATTAGAACCATTACCTATAGGACTAGAGAACAAACTGCCCTCAGAGAGAGAAAATCATGGTATTGGTTATTTTGACAGAGCAACTCTAAAAGAGTCTTTGTTAAATAAAAATATCGATTCAAAGAATAAAGAGCCGACAAAGTTTCTATATGCCAATTTTAACATTAATACAAATCCTGACTATAGAAATCCAATAAAAAAAATATGTCAAAATATTGATTTCATTGATTGGGAAGAGCCTAATCTTTTATTGGATTCTTTTTTTGACAAGGTATTGGATTACAAAATGATAGTATGTCCAGCAGGAAACGGTTTGGATACTCATAGGCTTTGGGAGGTTTTGTATTCTAATCGTGTTCCAATAACCTTTATAATAGATAATTATAGGCTTTATGATCTGTATAGAAAACTACCCATAGTTCTATTGAATAATATTCAACAGTTATATGATAGAAATCTGATAGAAGATCTATATTTAGACTGTTATAATAAAATATACCAAAAAGATATGTTAGATATAAATTATTGGATATATAAAATCCAGCAAGAAATATTATGATTAATTTAATTTATTTTACTATTGGTAATAATTTTCAATATATTAACTTATTGGAACTATGTATAAAAAGTTTACATAAGCAAAATTATATTGGAGATATTTTATTGATTACTAATAATATATACAAAAACATCATACAACAACATATTTCTTGGCCTATTGAAAAAACTCATTTTTTGATTTTAGATGAGCAGACAAACCTGATTACATCCGCAGGTAATAAGCTGAAAATATACCAGTTTGAACTTATTAATAAATATACTAATATTCTATATTGTGATGTTGATGTTTTGTGGACAAATACTCCCAACAATATTTTTGATTTGATTGTTGATAATAAAATTTATATTAGTAATGACGATAAAAATCATAATATGAGTCATAGATACTGGGGAGGAGAAATATTAAATGATCAGGAAAAAACTTTTATTGAAAACAATAGAATTATCGGATTAAATACCGGCTTATTTGCTTTTAGTATATCTATGATTAATGATATATTTAATATAGATCAATTTTTTACAACAAACATTAACTTAGTAAATGAGTGTTTGGAACAACCATTTATTAATGCATATCTGTATCGAAACAGATTATATGATCTCATATCAGATGAGCTTGTGTCTCACAATGGATACCATTATAATGATAAGTTCGACGGCACTGTTTTGCATTTTGCCGGTGGTCCTGGAAACTATGATTATAAATTAGAAAAAATGCTAAACTATTACAAAAAATACCTACTACAGTAATAGAATCACATATTCAAATATTTACTGCGTGATATTAATACTTTTTATGATAAACTATAAATGTTCTTTATTTTGTTCTTTATATAAAGGACAAAAATTTCTTAATGGTTACGTCGAAGATATGTTGAAACAATCTATGTTTTCAGATATAGAGTTTATATTTTTGGATTGCGCATCATCTGAGAATGAAAGAGCTGTTATAGAACCACTAACTCAACAATATAAAAACATTAAATATTATAGATTAGAATCAGATCCTGGATTATATCCGGCATGGAATATAGCTGTTCAGAAATGTTCCGCCCCAATAATAGGCAATTGGAATGTAGATGACAGAAAAAATGTTCATAGCACAGAAATTTTATATAAAGCCTTTGAAAGAGATTCATCATTGGATTTAGTGTACGGCTTAACATATGTATCTACAATACCTAATGAGACATACGAAAACAACAGTTACGAAAATATCTATCCATGCTTACCTTATTCATTAAAAAATCTTCTAATTAATAACAGTCCACATTGTATGCCTATGTGGAAAAAGAATATACACGATAGGTTTGGATACTTTGACGAATCTTACAAAACAGCTTCCGATGGAGATTTATGGTTGCGTTGTGCTGTCGGAGGCGCTAGAATACAGATGATCAACCATCCTGTTGGGCTGTACTACCACAACCCGACAGGTAGATCAACTGACCCTAATCATCTATTAGAAATGGTTGCAGAGGTTCAACAAATGAGACAAAAATACTTGAAGTATCTAGATGGAGATAATTAATGTCGTCACTTGGAATATTCCTAGCCATATCTTTAATGTTTGGTATCCTTCACGGTTTGATTAGTATTATTCCGTCCAACATAGAAAGAAATTATTCTTCTAAAAATCTTTTTTCTTTCTTATTTTATGAGAAATACTAACTTTAAATTCTAAACAAACAAATGAATAGACTTAAAAACCAAAGAGTATATCTTGCTGGTGCTATGGACAGAGTGGCCGATAGAGGCGCTACATGGAGAGATAATATAACTCCATTCTTAGAAGGTTTAGGAGTAAAAGTTTTTAATCCTATCAGCAAACCAACAGATATTGGTATGGAAGATCAAGATAGTCATGTTATTAAGGCTAAACTTAAAAAACAACATAGATATGATGAATTATCTCATATGATGAAAACTATTAGAGCTGTAGATTTAAGACTTGTTGATATTAGCGATTTTTTAATTGTAAATTTAGATCTACAAGTTCATCCATGTGGCACATACGAAGAAATTTTCGATGCTAATAGATCTAAAAAACCAATACTAATCCATATTGAACAAGGGAAAGAAGCGAGTCCAGACTGGCTATTTGGAGCAATTCCTCATGAAATGTTCTTTTCAAATTGGGATGATATTAAAAAATACTTAATTCATATTAATGAAGACGAAAATATTACTACCTATAATAGGTGGAGATTTTTTAATCTCTAGTAATATAACAATTACATGCCAAAATATTATGTAAAATCTGGTCAAATTAAATATATCATTGATTGTCATGATGAGATATCTGCTATTCTAGCTGCCTTAACCCATTACAAAGGCAGAGGACTCATAACAGGACCAAAAATTTGTACAAGCGAAACAGGTTTTGATGACCATACAAAATGGAAATGTTTTGACACAGACGAATTTTTAAAGAAAACTTAAGAAACTTATGCAAAAAATAATTAACAACATAACATTGGATTTTAATGATGTTCTTATTATACCTCAAAGATCAACTCTGTCTAGCCGATCAGAAATTGTAACAGAAAGAACATTCAAATTTTATCATTCTCCTAGAATTTGGACCGGTGTTCCTATTATGTGTGCTAATATGAGTTTTGCTTCATTTAGCATGGCGATAGAATTATCTAAGCATAAAATCATTACATGTCTACATAAATATCATACAATAGAACAACTTAATGATTATTTTAGCAAATATTCTCAGAATATAGATTATACTTTTGTTTCTATTGGATATAAAAAAAGCGACCTAAATCATTTATTAGAATTTAAAGAACAGACAGGCATACAACCTAATATCTGCATAGATGTTCCCAATGGACATATGGATGTATTTGTCAAGTATTGTAAAAAAGTTAGAGATCACTTTCCAGAATCCATAATAGTAGCTGGCAACGTCACAAATACTTCATCTGCACAAGAACTACTAATTTATGGTGGTGTAGATATTGTAAAATGCGGAATAGGAGGAGGTTCAGCATGTACAACACGTTTTTTAACAGGCTGTGGCTTGCCTCAGTTGACCTGTTGTTTAGATAATGCTTATGTAGCCCATGGTCTTCAAAATGGACCCAAGAAACTGGGACTGATCTGCTCAGATGGTGGACATAAAACCGTAGGAGATGTATGCAAAGCATTATGTGCTGGCGCTGATTTTGTAATGTTGGGTGGATATTTTGCTGGAACAGAAGAGTGTGAAGGCGAATGGTCTCATGAGTATAGATGCTCTATTCTTAATGACGATGGATCCATACGCAGTGAGTGGTGGCAATCCTATGACCCAGGTTATGTAACAGAAAAAAGAAAAAAGAATTTTACTTATTATGGAATGAGCACACATCATTCTCAAGAAATTTATGAAGATAATGTGAAACAGTATAGAGCTAGCGAGGGGACAAAAATCACTGTTAACCATAAAGGCACTATAGATAAAGTAGTACAAGAATTGTTAGGGGGAATAAGATCATGCTGCTGTTATATCGGAGCTTCTCATATTAAACATATGGCTAAATGTGGTCAGTTTTGTAAAGTGAGCAGTATACACTCTAATAAGAATCCTACATTTGGGCTATAAATATGAATATAAATTTTTCCGCACCAATAAATAATACTGGATATGGTATAGCCTCGTTTAATATTCTTAAAGCATTAGCTAAAATACAGTCCGTAGAAATATCATTCTTTCCTATAGGAGGCCCAACAGTTTCCTGTAAAGAAGACTATGATTTTTTATCTAGACTTATACAAAATAGGCAAAAGTGTGATATAAACGCTGCTTATATAAAAATATGGCATCAATTCGATTTACTAGAACATATAGGCAGAGGAAAATACTATGCCATGCCATTTTTTGAATTGGATACATTATCTGCTCTTGAAAAAAATAGTCTTTCTGTTCCAGATCATATATTTGTTACGACTAAATGGGCTAAAGAAATACTGATAAATAATAATTGTAATAGTACTATAGATATTGTTCCACTAGGAGTGGATAGAAATATTTTCAGTTGCGATAACTATACTTCTTCTAAAGATTCTTCTAAATATATTTTCCTAAATATAGGCAAATGGGAAATTCGCAAAGGTCATGATATTTTATTAGAATTATTCGAAAAAGCTTTTCCCACAGAAACAGATGTAGAATTACATATTCTAGCATCTGAAAGCACCAACTCATACTCATCTGCTGATGAACTTAAATCATGGAAAACTTTATATAATAGACCTAGAGTTAAATTATATAGTGGAGTCAATACTCATACTGATGTGGCTCAGATTATAGCTAATTCTGATTGTGGATTATATCCGTCCCGTGCGGAAGGTTGGAATATGGAGTTATTGGAAACAATGTCTATGAATAAACCAGTTATTGCTACTAATTATTCCTCACACACAGAATTTTGTAATTCTAAGAATTCGTTTTTAGTTGATATTACAGATAAGGAAAAGGCTGTAGATGGTAAGGCTTTTCTTGGACAAGGTAATTGGGCTAAAATTGGTCAAGCTCAAAAAGACCAAATTATTGATTATATGAGATATTGTTACCAAAATAGATTATGTACTAATCCAGATGGTATAAATACGGCTAACCAGTATTCTTGGATTAATTCTGCAAATACTATGTATGGGTGTATACAAAATTAATCAGGAGAAATATTTATGCCAATTCCAAAACCAGAGAAAAACGAAGATCGTCAAAAATTTGTTTCCCGCTGTATGGGAGACGATGTTATGAAGAAAGATTATCCCGATAGCAAACAAAGAGTTGCTGTTTGTCTTGGTCAAACAAAAAAAACAAAAGGATCAATATTTAATCAATTCCTGGAAACCCTAGGATTTTTAATAGCTTTTGATTGTGAAGAATGTGGGTATACAGAGGAACTTACATCGTCTAATCTATTTATTCCTAATAATGAAGACTATATAGATACTGATGAAGAAACGGAAGAATATGATATTTCACATATTATAGCATCAGAATATCAAGGGAGAAAAGTCACTTTAAATAAACCATTCAGGACTCCAGATGGACCAAAAAAATCTGCCGTCTATGTTAAAAATGACAAAGGAAAAGTTGTAATTGTGCGATTTGGTGATAAAAATATGAAAATTAAAAAAAATATCCCAGAACGCCGAAAAAGCTTTAGGGCAAGACATAACTGTGATAACCCAGGACCCAAGTGGAAAGCAAGATACTGGTCTTGCAAGGCATGGTGAATAAAATGATTAAACCAATTTCGGAATTACTAGAAGTACAAAAAGGAACTTTAGATCAAATGAATACTGAGCCAGAAGAAAAGTCTGAAGCACAAACTGTAGAAGGTTATTCAACTCAAAGTGTTATAGAACTACTAAAGCAATCTTTGAATATTCATTGGCAACAAACTACAGTATTGTCTGCTCAAGCTGTTCATCTGGAAAGATGGGGCTATAAGAAATTAGCAGAAGTTATCAAAGCAGATGCTCAAGAAGAGCATAGGCATGCAATGATTAATTTAGCTAGACTAGAGTTCTTTGATATTGATTATCAGCCACTAGTTGTAAGTCCTCCTGTTTGGGGTCGTCATGATATGATGGCTATGATTAAATATAATCTCGCTTCTGTTAGAGAAGCGGCCGCTGCAGAGAGAGCCACTATTACAGCCGCTAGAGTCGCAGGAGACGAACTCACAGCCAATGTTATGATACCTCTACTGCAAGGCAGCGAGGACGGTATTGTTTTGTATGAGGGCTACCTCAAACTTATCGAAGAAATGGGCCTAGACAACTTTTTAAGCATACAGGTGTAACAATGAGTAGATTTTATGACCTTTTGAACTCCATTAATAATAGTATAAAATCACGCATGGGCTGTGGCTCAGATTGTGATGAGTATGATGACTACGAAGACCTAATGGAAGAGGCTAAGCAAGATCTGGAAGATCAACTAGAATTAGAAACGATAAAAAGAAAACTTAGAGAACTTAGACGCAGCAAAGCAGATGATGGTGATTTTATGGATGTAGAAGAAATGGAAGTCGAGACCATAGAACAGGAAATGAACGAATACAAAAAGGACTTCTATGATATGAGCGTGGGTTCTTTAAGGGCCATAATGACACATTCTCAAAATATTTTAAATGCTTTGAGCAACCCATCTGTTGCAGAAAACTTGACAGAAAGCTGGTTACAGGGTAAAATCGCCATAACTGAGGACTACATGAGAACGATTCACGATTTTGTCATGTATGTCTCGGACGCTGCCGATACTTCTGCTAAGAGCAAGCCGGGCTTATGGGACAATATCCGAAAGAAAAAAGAAAGACAAGGCAAAAACTATAAGCCTGCAAAACCCGGAGATAAGGATAGACCAGATTCTGAACAATGGAATAAGTTAACAAAAAAAGATAAGTAGTGTTTGGTTTAGATATTATTTAGGACTTCAAATTAAAGGACACAGGATTCTTATGAATAGAGATTATGATAGTTTGGATATATATATTAATTTAGCAAAAAAAACAATAGTAAAATTTTGCCCAAGATTCTATAACGGTTTGTCGGCAGAGATGCTAAAAAACAACGATGCGGTTTCTGATGTTGCCACCGCTATTATGTATGCTGATTGGAGATTTGATCCAGAGCGAAAAGGCAAAGAAGGTGGACAGAAAACCCTTTATTCGTATAGGAATCAGTGTGCTATATGGGCTATTAAAACTTATGTTACCAATAAATACAAAAAACAAAAAAATGATATTAGTTTAGATTTTGACGACAAAGAATCTAAGACTGCTATGTATTCTAATATTAAGGATAAAAAGGCTCTGGATCCTTTAGATATTTTAATAGACAAAGAAAATCAAGACGATCTATCTAAAACCATTGATATGTTGCTTAACAATAGTTCGTTATCCGATAAGCAAAAAGAACAAATTCGTATGTATTATTTAGAAAATCATACTCTATCAGAAATAGGTAAAAAATTTGGCGTCTCTAGAGAAGCCGTTAGACAAAATATTAAAAGGGCACTAGAAATAATTAGGTCATATGATGTTTGTGTATCTTAAGCCTATAGTTTTGGTGTTTTCCGCAGAACATGGAAAACACAAGATACTATCTATGTCTGATAGCTTGCTAGATCTTCCTAGTAGTCAATTAGAAGAGAATAGCATAATACAAGAGCATCTTAATTTAATCTTACAAAGATCATTATCAAACAATGAGCCTGCTCTCAACAAGGCCAAACTTGTAGATATTGAGGTTGTTGGTAACAATTTATATATCTATTATATAGTATTCGTAAACTATGAAACGTCAGTTAAATATGGGCACTTACTATCGGTGGACTTAAATAATGTCAATCTTTTACCAGGCATTAAAACAATTTTATCATTACTTCTCTAAGAAGTCGATACCTAATTCAGAGCCTGTGCTGTTGTCTAAGTCTACTAGTCTTTCCTTGTGTGCTGATCTGCTAGATAATGCTGATGTTGATATAAAATTAATTAAGCCTAATTTAATTAATGTTAATGATCAAATTATTATAGATTTAGCAGAACAGTATGCTGGTTTTTTGTTGTATACCAGCACAAGACTGTTTAAGGAAAAGCTAATAAGCAGTATAAAAAAAGAATATAAAAATAGTTCTAACTTTAATGATAAGTTATTTTATGATAACGTATTGGCATTTTATAATATTCTTGAATCAGAAATAGATAAACTTTCTGGTCAATCCAAGCCCTTAATAAGGCCAACATCTGTTTTTAACACTCCAAACCATTGATTTTGTAGTGAGATCTTTTACTATAAGAGGTCTTTCTTTTCCAACAAGGTATTAGTATATCATTATGACCAATAAAAATAATACCTATTTAATTACTTGGCAAAAATGGGTGGATCCATTTGGTAGAGATGATCAAGAAGAGCATGAATATGATCCGTATATTGGTGATTACGATGATATTGATATGGATAAAAATATTGATGAGGAGCATGAAAAGACCGGTTCTATATTAAAGTCTGAAATTAGAGTAATTGCAACACCAATGGGTATTATTCCTATTAATGATAATACTATTAGTAGTAAAATTTTTAATTTTTGGGTTGGCCATACTAATTTTGATATATCAAAAAGGGTTGTAGATATTATTGAGCAAACAGACGGTGTTGAAACTTTGGATATTTTTACTAGATATCGTTTTCGTATATCTGTTGGAAAAGTTTTTGATGATTCATCTGTTATGAGAGAAATTAATTCCAGAGTTTATGGACTACTAAATAATGACTAATAAAATACATACAAATATTAATGATTCTGAATTACATTCTATTCATTCTTATGGATTAGATTTACAATATAGAGAAATATTTCTACATTCTTATATGAGTGATGCCGATACAGAACCTGGAGTTGATTATCGTTCAGCGGTTATTTTCGAAAAAAATCTTAGATATCTAAATCAACTGTCTAATGATCCTATATTAATACATATGCATATGCCAGGAGGAGATTGGGAAGATTGTTTAGCTATATATGATACTATACGATTTTCTAAATCTAAAACCACTATTCTTGCTTATGGCAAGGTTCAGTCATCCAGTAGCATAATTTTTCAGGCGGCTAAAACTCGTATTTTAATGCCTAATGTAAATATTTTAATTCATTATGGGTCTATTAGTTTAGATAGCGAACACAGTAAGGCTGCCTCTAGTAATGTTCAATGGAACGAAAGAGAATGTGAAAAAATGATAGACATATTCACAGATAGGTGTATGCAAAGTAATATGGCAAAAGATAAAAATTGGAAAAAAATGATGGCCAAAAAACATATTCAATCTCAATTGGCTAATAAATATGATTGGATATTAACTGCTGAGGAGGCTGTAGCCTACGGCTTTGCTGATGGTATATTGGGCGAAAAAAAATATCCTAATATAGAGTCTCTTAAAAAATAATGAACATAGAATATGCTTGTTATGATATTGCTGCTAATGAAACAGAAATAACTAATACTCTCACTGGAGCGATTAAATTAAAACCCAGTGTTGTGTCTGTATTTCCACAATATATTAAAACAGCTAAATCTTTATGCGGAGACACTAAGATTAGTTGTCCTATCGATTTTCCATTAGGTGTTTTAGATACTAGAACACGGTTAATCGGTACAGAAACCGCAATAAAACAAGGTGCAGATATTATTGAATTAGTTTGCCCAGCACACTATTTGTGCAATAGAAAGTATGATAAATTTAGAGAAGATATAAAACAAATTTTAGCTGTTTGTATTGCTAATAAAATTGAATTAAGATATATATTAGAATATAGGCAGTATTCTTATGAATTATTATATAAAATTGCTCAAATATTATTAGGCTTAGGTATTAATGCTATATACCCTTCTACAGGTTATTTATTAGATGATATTAACGATAATATATTAGCTTCAGCATTAATAAACAAAAAAGTGCCTAATATTAATATTATTTGCAATGGCAATCTATGGAATGAATCTCAAGTAAAAATGGTCAAAAACTCTCAAATTTATGGGTTTCGTGTTAATTCTATTAATGGACTAAATTTATTCTATAACCATAACTAAGATTTATGATTTATTTAGGTGTATATAATGTTACTGGTTTAAAATAGCCATCAATCTAAAGATAAACGGAGAGCATTTATGTCAACAGTTCAACAAAATGGTTCGTCTGTAACGGTTTCTTCAACCAAAAATAAGGGTGGATCGGCTAAAAGAGCCGGGACCTTATCTACAGTACTTAGTAATATATCTATTGGAGTTAACAATGTCGGCGTTTTTGCTTCTACAGTAGTAGACGGCACAGCCACAGACCCTGCCATAGTCGGAGGCGTCTTTGCTTATAACAATAAAAAACCGATTGCCCGCAGAGTTACTACATCATTAGCCAATGTTAATAATTTGGTACTACTAAGTGGTGCTGGTATTCCTTCCCAAGTGCGTAGTATAAATAAGAGAGAATCTTATGTTTCAGAAGGAACATCAACAGCTTTTAGAGCTGGGTATTTTAATTTGTACACTGGCAAGTATAGTCCTGCTCCAACATCTGTTGTAGAAACTCCTGGCACAGACAATGCTGCTAGCCCCACCAGGACCGCTCCAGGTAAGCTAGTATTTAGATCAGGTAGTCTTGTACCAACCAGTAAAAACTATTCAGCCAAAAATGGCTAAATAATATTTCTAATCTAATTAAAAAAAGAAGAACCGGATGTAATACTCTGGTTCTTTTTTTTATTTGGTAGTGTATATATCTTTGATATTTAAAATTATTTTATTTAGGAGTTTATTATGCCAGAAACAATTATTCATTTCTGGGAAAATCTTGCCACAACCAGTATAGGTATTATTATTACATTAGTAGGTTTTTGGGTAACTTTTGGTCGCAATATGGCCACTAAAGCAGAAGTATTGGTCATGATTGAAACCCAATCTCCTTATGTACATGATCGACAATTTATCATGGAAAGATTAAATAGTGGTAAAGAAAGCCAAGCTGCTTTTGCGATGGCATTGCAGCGCAACACAGAAGTTATGAATGAGCTTAAAATACAAATCGCTACGCTAGGGAAAACCTTAGAGGCTCTAGAAGATAGAATAGAACGAAATTAAATTAAACATAAATAATTATAAAAAAGAAAGGCTCAACAATGTCTAGACCATATACAGATATTACAACAGCTATTAGTTCCAAGCCTATTAAAAACGGTTCTTTAATAACAGGTACTACGGTATCTGGTTTTTATAAAACATTAAATACATACGTAATAAATACGCCAGAAATAAATGATATTCAACAAAAGTTTGGTAACAGATTTTATAATGGTATTTTTGTTCACGTAATATCAGAGTAATGTATTCTTCTATAAAGAAAGTTATATAATGACTCAAAGAAATATTCGTATCAGAATACGCAGAGACACCGCAGAAAACTGGGTAATTAATAATCCTGTGCTTAAAATTGGTGAGCCAGGCTTAGAGACAAATACTAAAAGGTTAAAGTTTGGCGATGGTATAACAGCATGGAATAGTTTACAGTATTCTGGTATAAATATTAATGATGCTTTATTGCTAGAAAACATAGATGATAGAGTAGCCACGCTTATTAAAGCCGGTTCTAATATCTCTGTTGTATACAATGATAATACTAATGAATTAATTATTGGTGCTACAGGCTTACAATTATCTGGTAATTATGCTAGTTTAATAAATGGTAAAGTACCAGTCTCTCAACTTCCTAGTTATATTGATGATGTTGTTGAATATGCGAATTTAGCAGTATTACCGTCAGGCGGCGAAAGTGATAAGATTTATATTACGCTAAATGACAAAAAAACATATCGTTGGAGCGGCAGTACATATATCGAAATTAGTGCTAGTCCCGGTAGCAGTGATGCAGTTCCCGAAGGTAGCGGTAATCTATACTATACAAATTCACGAGCTAGTGCCGCCGCTCCTGTGCAGAGCGTAGTCGGACGAACTGGTATTATAACACTAACGGCGTCAGACATTTCTGACTTTAGCTCTGGCGTTAGTGAAACAGTTGATACTTTACTAGTTGCTGGTAATAATATTGATTTAAGCTATAATGATTCAGAAAATTCGTTGACCGTAAATTTTTCTATACCAGTATCGAATATCGATTTACATAACGGAGGCCCACAGTCTGCACAAGTTCTACAATTTAGTGATGCAACTAAACAGTCTGTGATTACCGGACCAACACCAGTATCTGGTGTTAGCTCCCAAAGAATAATAGTTCAGGGACAACGTGCTCAGGGTGGAGGTGAAGGCGGAGACGTTTATATTTGGGGCGGAGATGCCGATACTAATGGTGGAGATATTAAAATTTATGCTGGCGATGCTGATAATGTTTCTCCAAATAACGGTTATGGTGGTTATGTTAATATTGATGGTGGTAATGGATATACTCAAGGCGGAAACGTTAGCATCAGCGCTGGTAATTCATTAACTCAGGGGGGTAATGTTAATATTAGTGCTGGTTATCCAAGTGGTAGTATAAGTATTAATACAAACGCTAGCAGTTGGACGTTTGGTATAGATGGTAGTACAATACTTCCTGAGAATACTTTAAAGGGCTATTGTTTTACCGCTACTAATACGGTCGTTAATTATATTCCACAAGCGGCATCATTTTTATATACTGATAATCCAATACTACGCCTAATATTAAGCATAGGTGGATCATGGTATATCAAAGGTCCGGGATTGGTTGGATGGAAACAGATAAGTGCAGCACAGGACAATGGTGGAGTTTCTTTAATTTTAAGAATTGGTAGCGGGAGTACTCCATTGCCAGATGGTTCAGAATTTCCTTCGGGCGGAGGCAATGTTTACACCATAAGTCAATATGTTGAATTTGATCTCAAAGTTGCTGATAAGACTTGGATATTTAAAAAAGACGGCAAGCTAACATTACCAATAGACGGTGACATCCTAGACAGTAACGGAACTTCCGTACTTGGTGGCTCAACAACGGTCGTTAGTTCATCATACTCTTCGACAATAAATACTGATGCTGGCGCTGGGGACATATTTGATATAACGCTCACTGGCAACGCCACATTGTCCAATCCAACCAATCCCGTCAACGGCAAAACACTACGTTGGAGAATAACCCAAGATGCTACGGGAAGTCACACAGTAGCTCTCGGCAACAAATTCAACATTCCTAGCAGCGCCACTTCGCCTCTTCCTTTCAGCACCACTGCGAACAAAATGGATGTTTTGGCCGCAACGTACCATTCCGGAAGAGACAAGTGGGATATTATTGCATTTGTCCCCGGCTATTAAACAAGGAGATACCATGATTCAATTTGACCCGCCGCTGACAGTGACAGTGAACAACAAAACCATCAGCGTGTCCGAACTGCCGTTGGTAATCATTGATGTTAGTAAAACCAGAGTGTGCAAGGCTCAGGCCGCTCCGTTCTACAAGACTGTGAATTTGTGGACGGGCGGCGACTACGACGCGATTGGCGACTACACGCAGGAGCAGGCAGAGGCCCGGTATCTGGAAGTGCTGGGCGATGATCCGGCCGCCGAACTGGCCAAACTGTATTTTGAGCCGCCAACAAGGAGCAACTAACACATGGCAAACCTGTCCTCCCACACCGCGATCTACGTTCGCACCACCGGCAATGACACGACCGGCGACGGCTCATCTGGTTCGCCCTATGCGACCGCGCAAAAAGCGTTTGATATCGCCGCCGCTACGCCCGGAAACTGTGTGCTGGACTTCGGTGTTGGTTCGTTCGGTGGCGTGACGCTGACCCAGGACTGGCCGCTGAGAATCGCTGTGCGTGGTGTCGGGCCTACACAGAGTTTTGTGGGCGGCATCAACGGGAGCGGGGAGAATATAGTCTTTGACTTCGAGAACTACGTGACGCTCGCTCCGCCCACCAATGGACGCAACGTGTCTCTGGCGAGCGACTTGTCAATCAACGTAGGGAATATTAGCGTCGTGGGCGGAAACAACGATGTTGACAATTTGGAACCCTCTGGCAATGGCGGTTTGGTCACTATCACCGATTGCGTGGGACTTCTTGTCAATTCGTCGAGCGGTACGGGCGGAGGCGGCTTAGGTGTACCGGGCCTCAATATGGTTGCAGGAGATGTCACGCTTGCGGGCAGCAACTTTGGTGACATTACGGCCACTGGTGGAAACGGCACCGATCACATGAGCGGGTTTGGCGGGGATGTTGAAACAACCAACAGCACGACCGGAAACATCAATTGCAGCGGCGGCGAAACTTATTACAGCCAAGGCTTTGGCGGCTCCGCTGGCGAGGTTACCGTCAGCAACAGCACGACCGGAAACATCACTTGCAGCGGCGGCTACGGAGCCGAAACGGGCGGTTACGCGGGCGACGTTGCCATTACCAACAGTACGTGTGGTAGCATCAACACGATAGGTGGGTGTACTGATTACGATGCGTTTAAAGCGGGCGGAAACATTACGCTTACGAACAGCACGACCGGCGATCTTAATAGTTCTGCCGCAGAGTGCGGTGCTCGGGGCAATATTATTTTTGCCTACGTGAGCGCTGGTGGCGTGTTTTTGGGTGGCACACTCACGCTGGTTGGCGGCACAATTCTCCCGAATAATATCAAAGTAGGGCGAATCATCACCACCAATTGGTCACGCGGCCGTGGCGTCAACGGTTCGTCAATCCTTGGAGTAATATAATTGGTGTATATTAATCTTAGTAATAATTTTTATATAGGATATATACTATGATAAAACCGGGCTATCGCACTTCGGAGTTTTGGTTAACCGTTGTTAGTTTCATTTTTAGCGGTCTATATTTAATTGGCTTATTAGATGACCACTCTCAAAAAGAAAATCTTATAGCAGAAACAAGTGCGAACAAAATGGATATTTTGGCAGCAACGTATCATGCTGCAAGAGACAAGTGGGACATTATCTCGTTCGTTCCCGGTTATTAACATTTCGATAGTTTTAAAAAAGGAGAATTTTATGAATCTAGACAATCCAGTTACTATACAGCCTCCGATTACTCTCTCGTCATTAGACTTTACCATTATGGACAACGCTACTAGAAAGAGTGTTGTTGCTCAAATTCGTCACTGCCCCTATCCACTAGCGCTATGGACAGGCGATGCTTATACGGCGGTTGGCGATTATACTCAGGCTCAAGTTGAAGCTAGGATTCTTGAGTTGCTTGGCTCTGATATTAAAGTTGGTCTTGAGAAACTTTTTATTTTACCAGCTCTCCTAACTAGAAATTAATTAGGAGAAAATAAATGGCGATTTTTTATGGAGTAGGAATGTTTGACGAACAGAGGCAGACGCTCGGCAACTGGTTTATGGGTGCCGAGCTAACCATTCCTGCGACTAGCAGCGACAGCGTTGTTATTCTGTTTAGTCAATTGTACGACCTTGGAATAGTATAATATTATGCCAATCTATATTAAAGGAAATAAAGTATATCAAAATAAAGTTAGGTATGAACCTACAGATCCTGCTTTAATAACAGCGACTCCAACTCCGACTAGAACCGCAACACCTAGTATTACTAGTTCAATAAGTGCTACCCCGTCTCTAACACCCCATCCGACATCTACGCCAACATCGTCTCTAACACCCCATCCGACATCTACGCCAACATCATCGCTAACACCCAATCCGACATCTACGCCAACATCGTCGCTAACACCCAATCCGACATCTACGCCAACATCATCGCTAACACCCAATCCGACATCTACGCCAACATCGTCGCTAACACCCAATCCGACA